TTCCACAATATTGATTATATTTACATATCTAATTAAAACACCACATTATGAACAGACAATCTTACTTAATCCGCACACAACCTAACGAATTCATCGTTTTAGTAAACACGAAAAACCCAATTGACACCCTCTTAATCGAGCCTGGTCATTCAAAATATACTTGGGTCCAAAACCAAGACGCTAACCGTATTATCAACATCACCGAAACTGGTAGATGGACAAGTAATAAGGACTATAATAACGATTACGGAACCTCAACATCTAAACAACCTCAATCGGTTAACCCTTGTGCCCCTGTTGAGGTTACACTTACCAAATTAGACGACTTAAATATCGATGATTCCCTATTTACCAGCCTTCCAACTGGAACTATCTTTGACCAGTTTTGTTCAACTGAAGGTGGATTCTTACCTGGAACTAATATAATGGCTGCTGGAGCTCCTGGTGTCGGTAAAACAACAGTGCTATTAGAACTTCTATCTAAGCTATCTGCTCAAGGTAAACGGGTCTTATTTATATCTGCCGAAATGAACCAGATAGATATGGCACGTTACCTTAAAAGATTCCCACACTGGGGACAATTACCTATCCTTTTCCTATCTGACTACACTGAGTCTTGTCCAAAAGGAGTAATTGAAGGTGTACTTAACCAAGGATGGGACGTTGTCTTAACCGATTCATATACCGAAGTTAACGATACCATCAAGGAGGAATGTAACATGACCAGAGGTAAAACCGAAAAATGGTTCCTAGACCTAATGACTCAGCATAATAAAGGTGGTAACAAGACGAAAACATATACAACCTTCGTAACTATCCTGCAATTATCTAAAGGTGGTAATTTCGTTGGTTCTAATAAACTGAAACACATGACAACTGCGATGATGATGTTGGACTGGGACGGAAACGAAAACTCAGGTAGAAGGTTCATGGAGTTCTCTAAAAACAGAACAGGTCAAGTCGGTAAAAAACTATATTTCGAATTATCAGATGGTGTTTCCTTCGACGAAGGCCGATATACAAGAGACCTATTTAACGACGAGGTCCTAGCTGAGGAAAGAAAAGCCCTAACAGGAGAAAGTAATGCCTTCGACAAACTATTCGGTTTCGACAAGGATGCCGTACCTGAGGAATTAAAAACCCTGGTAGAACTATAACAAATATACGGCTGGCAGCCGAAACTGCCTTAATTAGATAGAGATTTCCGGGAGTGTGGTGTTCCCGGAATTCTTGTATTCCGAGGCTGGCAGTTTCAAAATACCCGCTGGGGCAAGGGACGATTACCAATGGCCGGGCAAGGCAGAATTGTTTCACCCGCTGCGGCACTAGGAACTGGTAGAAATCTGGTGCTGGGCATGGTTTCGGTTGGTTTTTGTGGTGCCCAGGAGTGTGGAGAGGGTCCGGAGTGTCTCGGAGGGTGACCCAACTCGACGAGAGGTTTAAGGCCCAATGAGGAACATTGAGGAACATGAAGGGGCCCTTAGAGGAACATTGAGGTGACATTGCGAGCTTGGAGTGCCTGCTATATATCATTTTAATAAAAAAGGTAGAACTGGGGTACCTGGTTGGCTGGAGATTGAAAGGGGTTAGGGAGGGTTGGTAGGACCATAAGGGGCTTAGAATCTGGACAGGTATGGGGGTCAGGAGGGGTAGAAGGGTTCTTTATAGGGGGTTTATATCCTTATACTGTTATTCTTATATCTGTATATCTATATAGAGGTTTAGATGTCTTAGATGTTTTTGTTTTAGGTTTATTAGATTTATTTCTTTTTTATTGTGGGGGAGGGGTGGATTCCGGACGTGCCGGACCTAAATAAAAAAGAGGACCTTTAGGGTCCTCTGTGTGGTTATTTTTGTATGTCTATAATATCGTATTTGTGGAAACCCTTTTCTATGTTCCGGATGGCAGCATCGATATCAGTATACTTGCCTTTCCACTGGGTTTCAAAATTACCTTTTACTGTAATTCCTTTAAATCCGTCTGGCGATGCACCTTGGATTGTTGTAGTGTCAAATGGTTTATCATAGATAATTTCAATTTGGTATTTACTGGATTCATTTAAGAACGCTTCAAAGGGTTTGATATGTTTCATAATTTTAAGTAGTTTACTTTGAGTTTGGTTTCTCCTAGGGCCCAGGCCTTAGTGAGTCTGTGGTGGCCGTCGTAGATTACAGGTCCTTCTGGGTATTCGATAACATTTATTGTTTTGACTTTACCCTCTCTAAGTATCATCTCTGTAACCTTACTAGATTGTATATTCCTTTGAGTGATATGTATATCCTTTGGGTTAATGGTTTTAGGTTTGGCCTTGTCCTCGTTCTCCTCCCATGTTTGGACTATTTCGCTCCAGGGACGGTTACTGATTTGGAAGATACCATCTATTCGTTTTGCATCATCGAATATAGAACCCTTTGGAAGTCCTTCTACCTTTTCGATAGCGGCTTCCTGTTTTTTGGATTCATTTAGGAATTGTTCGAATAGTTTTACAAGTTTCATAGATTAATAGTATGATGGTTCTCCTCTTGTTGCGAATAATGCGGTGATGTATGGTTTACCATCATTAGTGATAATTGCATATCCTCTATCATGTAACCAAGTTCTAAATTCATTGGCAGTTGAGTTAAAATAGGATTTTGAACTATTCCCAATCTTAAGATCGATAATCGGTTCTCCATCTTCTAGTTTTCCTGCCTTTCCGCCTTTAAGTGGAATATGGATTAAGGGTCTATTAGGTGTTGTATTACTCTTTTCTGGAGTTAATTTAACGTCCCAATCAAATGATTTTTGTAGGTCCTTCATTAGGGCACTGAATACTTTTTGTTTTTCAATGTCTTTAATATCAACTACATCATATCCTGCAGCACGGATTCCGTCTTCAAATTCAGCTCTCATTTCTGGAGTAAAATCAAGTACCTCTAGGTCTTGGTTCCATGCCCATCTAGAGATGAATTTATCAACATCTTGATTTATTGTTACGTATGGCAATCTATCTGTTTTATCAGTGGTTGCCTTCTTAATCATTCCTTTGATACTATAACTTTTAGCCTCGTTTACGAATTGTTCGAATAGTTTTATTTTTTTCATGATGTGGTTTTATTTTCTTTTATTTATTTGATTTTTAGGTAGAGTTCTATGATTGAACTGTGTGTTAGGTATATTTGCAAATGACGAGAATCAAGTGTCATATTGTGCTTGATTCTCGTCACTATTTCTTTTATGTATCTTTGAGGTACATATCCAGTGTCAACATACGCTTTCCATTCCTTATTAGTCATCTAAATTATGGTCTATTGTAGGGTCTTTGATGGTTCTCTCTACAAAATATAGAGATGATGTTGATACCTGTGCTGGTACAAAATCTGTTGTGATATTTATTGTATTTTTACGGAAGACGATGTAAACTAGTCCAGCATGGATTTGGTTTACAGCCTTCTGCATGTCTACTTCTAAGTCTTTTGGATTTCGGACATATTTTAATCGCTTTAATTCTGATAAAACGTAGGTTGCTGTTTGGTCAGTTTTTGCTACGTGAAATGTAATGGTATCTCCTGTTATTAGAGCAGGGTCTAATAAGTCGATACTCAATTCGATTGGCTTTGAATTTGGTCCTCTTAGAATAACATTAGTATATCCTTGTAGACTATTTTCAACTTTAGCGGCTTGTTCGTAGAATGCATTAATGTTTTTGAAATCGGTTTTATTACATTCACCTGACATAATGGTTCCTTTTCTTCCCATTAGGTAATTTGCTGCTGCCGTCATTTCAGCAGAGAAGTATTTGCTTATATCAAATTTAGGTTTTCCAGCAGAATATCCTGTTAGTTTATCGATTCTTGATAGCGTATCACTAATCTCTCTCCAAAATTCAAAGTTACTAACTTTTGATTTTACACCAGCTCTAATCGCTGAATTTCCATTACTATAATCTTTAACTTCAAAAGCATCTTTGTTGTTAATAATAACATCATAGCTCTCTCCACCACCTTGAATTACTGCACCTTTAATTAACCATGCAATAAGGGCTTCTCCTTTTCCAAGTCCTGTTGGCTTTTGGTCGAATAATTTACCAAGTACTGAATTTCTGTTTGAATACATCGAAACGGTTAAGTCCTTTGGTGCAATTGCTGAATATAAATATTTTGCTAGCTCTACTGACTCTTTTGGATTCAGTGATGCAAAATAATTTAGAATGAAAGTTGTTGGAATTCCATTTGGATAGTTTTTTGCAAACTCTTTATAATCTACAATTTTTCCTTGTGAGTTAATTGCATTAATTAGAGCCATATTTCCATGAAGAGAACCTGGATTATCTACCTCTCCTTGCATACTATCTGCATTAACCTTTTCATTTAATGTTAAATCAAAAGAATTCACTATTGCAGAATCTATTGATGTGTTTAATGCCGCTTCAAAACGGGCTTTAAAATCTCCTACTGTACTCATAATTTTCTAGTGTTTAGCAAGATGTGTCTTGATCGTTGTACCAAGTTCACTCTCTAGTTGTTTTATTAGTTTTATATTGTTTCTATCGTCGTCGAAGAACGTGATATCCGTGTAACCCTGGTCAATAAACCAGCGCATTGCATCCTGTTTTCTTTGTTGTATGTTTCCGGTAAGTCCGTGAACTGGGTCATTAACTGCCCAAATTAGTTTTTTATCGATATGGAATCCTAAGTGAAAGCGGAACCATTCATATATCATCGATTGATTATCTCTAGCAGTAATAACTCCAATCGCAACTCCATTCTTGTAGTTTGTTGTAAGTACCTTAAAGTATTTATCGATTAATCGCCCAGCTTTCATAATCTCTAAGGATCTGAATTGGTCAAAGTTAACCAAGTGGTTTTGACCCTTCTCGTAAGAGTTAAACTCTTCTGGAGTCAGTTCAAAGGATTTTCCGGTCTTGGTATCAGTGACTACGATTTTAGCGGGTGTAATTGCTATTGTATCATCAATATCAAAAATAAGGATTTTATCAGTAGTATACTTTTCGTTTAACATGACATTTGATATTATTTAGTATTATATATCAAATTTTAGTAATGTTTAAGCTTGCAAATCGATATTTGGCTCTTCTAAAAAGTCTTCATTGATATTTTCAGCGTATTCATTGATATTTTCAATGTATACTATATTAAAAAAAGATAATCTTTGTTTTAATTCATTTAGTGAATTAAAATACTCTAGATGCGGCTGACCTGTTTCTACTACCTGGCCTTCTAAAAGTTCTCCATAATGAAAAACATCGGTTTCGTTGTGCGCTAAAAAATATCTCATATTTGTCCTCCATCTATTATTGTCCAGTTATTTGGAGCTGATGTTAATATTGCTCTTTCTGGAGCTGCAGCTGCACTATATTTAGTTGTTCCAAAGCTAATTACTTTATTTGCAAGAACTGGTCTAGATGACCAGCCTTCAAGTAAATTATCGTAGTCTGTAGTTGATAATCCTATTCCATCTGCGAAGGTTTCGTTTAATATAGTAGAAGAATTAAATGAGGTTACCAATGAAACATTCCAAGAATTAAGATTTTGATTAAAACTAGCAGCGTTATAAAACATAGCAGTCATATCTGTAACTTTAGCAGTATTCCAATTTCCAATGTTTTGGTTAAACTGGCTTACAGCGTTTCCTGTCTTATTAAAAAACATATATGACATATTAGTAGCCTCCAAAGTGTCCCATGCATTATATGTAGAAGCTCCAATAGTAACACTAAATGTTCTTAAATTTTGATTAAATAATGGTTGATTTTTAAACATATTTAAAAACGTTTTTACTTTTGATGTGTTAAAATTTCTAATAGAATTAAATGAAGAATTATTAAATACTCCTTGTGCATCAGAATTTAATAAATTTGCATTAAACATACTCGACATATCTGTTACGTTTAGCGTGTCCCACGCAGTGTATGTAGAAGCTCCAACTGTTACTTGTTTTGTTCCTACGCTTTTATCATAAAGAATTTGTCCTCTAAACATGCTCTGCATTGTAGTAACTTTTGATGTGTTCCAATTATCTATATTCTGATTAAAAATTCCGGTATTACGATAAACACCAAAGACATTAGACATATTCGTTACATTTAATGTGTCCCATGCAGTATACGTAACGCCATTAATAGTAGTTACTGTTGTGTTTATATCGCGATTAAATAATGGTTGATTTTGAAACATTGCAGCAAATGTTGTTACTTTTGATGTATTCCAATTACCAATAGCTGAACTGCCTCCACTATTAAATACCCCGCTAAGTGTATTTGCTGTAGTATATGCATTAAGCATACCAGACATGTTTGTTACATTTAATGTGTCCCACGCAGTATACGTAACACCATTAATAGTAGATACCCTTGTTCCAATAGGTTGATTAAATGATTGTTGACAATTAAACAAACTTGCCATTGTAGTAACCTTTGATGTGTTCCAGTGTTTAATTGAATCGCTTCCACCATTATTAAATGATCCCGCCCGTACTGAGCTATTACTGGTGAAAGCATTAGATAAACTCGTAACATTTTCAATATTCCATGCGGTATATGTATTACCGCCAACCGTTACTACTTTGGTTCCAACATCTTGATTAAAAAATGCCTGTCTTTGACAAAAAGCAACAAGTGTTGTAACTTTAGACGTATTCCAGTTTTTAATACTATTTGAGCCTCCATTATTAAATATCCCAAAAGAATCTGCGGTATTTAAGAAAGAATTGAACATAAATGACATAGAAGTTACGTTTAACGTGTCCCATGCTGTGTAAGTAACACCATTTACGGTTACTACTTTGGTACCAATATCATAATTAAACACTGGATTACCCGAAAACATAGAGTTCATTAATGTTACCTTAGACGTATTCCAATTCTTAATACTGTCTGAACCTCCATTATTAAACTTGCTAGGAGGTACAGCAACCCCTGTAGCAGCGGCACTTTGGAACATACTACTCATATCAGTTACATTTAAAGTATCCCAGGCAGTATAAGTAACGCCGTTCACGGTTACAACTTTAGTTCCGATATCTTGATTAAACGCAGTATTTCTTGCAAACATTGCTGACATATTTGTAACTTTAGAAGTATTCCAGTTACTTATTGGCTGGTTAAATGACGTATAAGTTCCACCTGGCACCGTTCCATCTGCTCCAAACATAAACCTCATAGAAGTTGCGTTTGACGTGTCCCATTTATTAATATCGGGACTACCTCCGTTGTTAAACTTAGCAGCGTGTACAAACATTAATTCAAATGTAGTAACATTGGAAGTATTCCAATTACTGATATTGTCATCAAAATTAATATTGCCATCAAAGACTGAAAACATGTTTGTAATACTTGATGTATTCCATTCATTAATCCGATTAACTCGTACTAAACGAGTACAAGAGTGAAGCAGTCGAAAAAAACTCGTCATTCCAGTTGTGTCAAGAACATCTCTTACATTATCCAGCATTAAATTACCACAACCCATAAATATGGCAGTGTTATCTCCTGGTCTTAAAGGACCCCACCATCCAATTGATAAAATCTTAAGTCTATCTCCAGTATTATTAAATGTCCATCCTGTTACAGTTCCTGCTATATAAACATTATATGTTCCTGTTGTTGCGTAAGTATGCGTTGTTTGTGCTTGGTCCCAGGTTGTTATTGTATCTGATGTTCCATCGCCCCAATAAACAGTACAATTGTAAGTACCGGTACTAACTAATGGTAATTTGAATTGTGCTGCAGTACTACTACCAGTCGATATGTTATCAGTTTTGATTACGAAATTAAAAGAATTTCTAATAGTAAAAAAGTTACTTGTAGATTTAACACTACCCTTGGAGTTGGTTGCTTTAACTACACATCTTAATATTCCATTACTAATGTCCGGAAGTGTGTAAGTGTTTGCAGTAGCTCCTGATATTGGGCTACCCTCTAAAAACCATTGGTATGTATATGTTGATGTTGGACCGTCAAATACACCATCAGTTACAGATAGCACTGAACCAATCGATGTATTTCCACTTACTACCGGAGCGGCAATAAATTGTCCCTGTTTTTTTCTAGATGATATTATACGTCTCATCCAAGTAATGGTGCTAAATAGTCTGCGATTGCCGCTTCTGTTGCATATGGTACTGCAGCATCATCTTGAAAATCTGTAAAATTTATTATAGTCAGCGTGGAGATATTAGTAACTCCTGTGTGAATTAATGTAACTGATGTTGCAGTAAACTCTAAAATTGAGTAAAGCGCTGCATTTCCATATGTAGTTGTTCCATCTGTTTCTATTCTTAGTTGATTATCAACCTTCCAAACTTTTGTTGCCATCTTTATTGTTTTAAGTATTTTTATAAAGTATTAATTAACTTATATATCTGTTTAATTCGATGTACGATTATAGTATTATTGCATTGCGAGGAGGATCAGGCACGGTCACTGTAATAGAAACTGGATTTTTTAGTGCTTCTATTTGATTTGCAATACTAGTTTCTATTGCTAATACCTTCTCTTCTCCCATTGCTGCTTTTGTCCAAGCAACTGTTTGCTCACTTGTAAGTTCATTAAAAGGTATAAAATCTGCAACGTTTTCTGTATTTAATATTTGCATTCCAAAACTAGATGCTGTAATTGGTGTTGTTGAGTAATTTATTCCTCCTATTACATTATAATGTACATTGTGTATTACATTAGTGTAATCTCCTAGCGTCGGATATATGTCAACCCTATTGCAATTCCAATTGTAGATAATTTCTGAAATTTCGGTTTGTTCTGGCATTTTTGTTTAATTATATATTTGATTCTATTATTGGAGAACTAAAAAGTGGTCCCATAATTGTGGTAGGACTAATTAATAAAGCTATTTTCCCCTCTAGATTTGTTTTCATCCAATCCAATTTAGATATTTGGGTTTCTTCTCCTGGTAGAGTTTCTGGTATGGCTCCTAAGATTGATTCTAACCAACCTTCTACATCTGATGTTGTTACATCATTATAAGGAGTAAAGTCTTCAGGATTTGGTTCTCCTATTGTGGTTACTCCATACATTTCAGATGTTATTCCATTTTCATCTGTAGCACGGTATCTCCAGTGAATATTTTGGATTACGTCCGATAATCCGTCTAGGCTTACAGCTCTTTCTACAGCTGGAATTGTCCAATTAAATGTTATCATTTTTATTATTTATTTTTATTAATTAACGTGTGAATATTTGTAAATGTCTCCATTATAAACGCAGAAGTATACGTCGTATCCGGTTACAGTTGATACAATACAAGTATCTGTCCAATTTCTAGGTGTTAGTCCTAGGGCAGTAAATTGAGGGCCTTGACCACCACTACCAAAATCTCCAGGTCGGTATTGCCTAATGTCTCCAGTAGTTGTGGAACTTGATTCTCCAGTCCACATGTCGGTATTTGGTGCTATACTAAATCTTTTTGAATATGAAAATATGCTCGCATATTCAAACGTTGATGAAGCTGCTGGTTTTACGTACATTCCGGAACTTCCTGCACTAACATATATGTCTCCATTAGCTGCAGTGGCCATACCTTCCCAGTTTCTAATAGTCTGTCCTGTTGTTGTAAATGTTGTTGCTCCAGATGGTTGTTTATAAATATCTCCACCATATACACTAGCATAAATATCCCCATTTGGTGTTGCTGTTATACCATTCCAGTTTCTAATAGTCTGTCCTGTTGCAGTAAATGTTGTTGCTCCACTTGCTTGCTTAAGTATATCTCCAGTATATAGTGCATAATACATGTCTCCATTGGGAGCACCTGCGAAACAACCTGCTCCGGGTATAGTCTGTCCTGTTGCTATAAATGTGCCACTAGCTGCGGATTTTTTATAGATAGCTCCAGTACTAATGGAAGCATATATATCTCCATTAGCCGCGTCTCCAATAGACGTCCATGTTCTAGAAGTTTGACCTAACGGAGAAAGACTTGGAGTACTCCAACTATTTCCTTGTGATATATAAAATGTAGCCGAAGCTGCGGATTCGTTACCTGATAAATCAACAGCAGTAACCCACCAAGTAATTGGGGCGCCACCACCAAAACCTCCAAAGAATGTATTGCTAATGCGCATTGCACTTTTTCCAACAAGATAAGATCCTATGGTATCATAACGCGTCGGAAGAGAAATATTTCTTGGTCTAGTATATTTTCCTAAAGTAGAAAATAGTATAGGGAATATTTTAGGTACAATATGAATTGTCTGTACTGTAAAACTTCCAGATTCCCTAACATATAGGTTATAGTGATGCAACATATCATTGTCAGTTGAAGGATCCCATGTAAAATCAATATACCTCGTAGTACCTCCAATTATAGACTTTGCTCCCGTAAAGTTAGGAGGTGTTGATGGAGCCACATTAGGACTTTCATAAACTGAAGTATAAATTCCTTGAATTATGCTAGATTCGTCTATATAATATATAAGGGGATTTGTCCCTCCTTGTCGTTGATACCATCCTTGAGAATATGTTTCTTCTACTCCAAACCCAGAAGCACCTCCAGTATTACTACCATATACTATTGAACCTACTACCGGTGGGTTATCTGTTACCCAAAATGATACAAAAAGCGAATCATTTTGAACTAATGGACCGCCGTAATCGGTATGTTTATAAGAAACGTATTTGGCCACGATTGTATCTGCAACCGTAGAATATATCCATGAATTTGTTGGGTCTATATTTATTCCGTAATATACCAATGGAACTCCACTTGCCCAAGCACTTTTAGGAACTAATTGTAAACTCCCATACGTACTTAAATTACTTGCATTAAGGCTATATTTTGCCTGCATAGCAGTTTTATCCATACATTGATTAGCCGCAGGAAGTGTTGTAAAATGAGACTGACCCGACAGCAGAGGAATTCCACTCGTCGAGGCATCTAGATAACTAACCATTTGATTACTTGCAACATCATTCCATGCCATTATTTCTCTAATTGTTTTATTCTGTTCTCCAATTCTTGTATCTTTGCAACCAGGACTTCAATGTAATTTATTGTAAGCATTCCATCATCACCTTTATTAACCTGGTCAGGATATGTTTCTTGAACTTCTTGTGCAACATATCCTATATGTATCTTAGTATCTCGTCCATCCTTCCAGGTAAATTTAATAGTATCTCCATCTCTTTCAATAATATCTTTTAACCTAGCATCAGATGTATTAAAGAATCCAGGAGATGTAACATTTGTTGAAAAGTACCCTGCTCCAGTTACATTTAGTTTGTATCCATTTGGGTTTGTATTTCCTATACCTACACCTGTCCCATTATCGTAAATTTGACTATTTGCTAAACTATATCCATCTGTGTATTTTGATAAATAATTAGCTGTTCCTACTCCTGTAAATGCTACATCTTTAAATGAAGAATATGCTGTTGCAGATCCCCATGTCTGTTGCCAGATACGCATTCCTATTGCATCTTTTCTGAACATTACTAGGTTATCATTTCCTCCTGAAGAGTCTTGATATGATCTCAGATGTATGAAATCTGCATAAGGTCCAGTATTATTGTTTGCCCAAGAAGTGAATCCAAACTTAAGTCTGTTTGCTGTTGATTCACTTGGTGAAATTGTCCTATTATCCTCTCCAGTTAGTAGTCCCGAAGTTGTAGCCGTAGCAGAGTTTCCTGTAATATTAATACCCCAATCTCCTGATGCAACGCTTTTTATAGAAATCATCGCATTTGTAGGAGATACTGAACGATAATAATTATCTCCTTGTTTAGTAATAAATGAACTAATTGATGTTCCACTTCCTGGATTGCCATCATCAGACATATTTATATAGTTACCATTAATATATCCATTACCATCTCTTACAACAATATAATTTCCTAATGTTGATGTAGATGCATGGTAATTATCAACAGTATCTGCATTAGTTGCATTAGTTGCTGTACCTGTTAAGGCTCCTATAAAGGTTGTTGCGGAAATATCTCCAATAATTTCTGTACTTCTCTTCGCAGGTAAGGGATTTGCTGCCCATGCAATTGATGTAAAACTTGGTACAACTGTTGAATACATATCAAATAAAACATATGGAGTACTTGAATTTGAAGCCCATATATATACTCCTACCCAACCTCCTACTACCTCTATATTACCTATTCTTAAGTAATCCGCAGCTGACGCTACTGCTGCGGATAGTCGCGTTTGTCCTGAATTTATTGAAGTTGCGCCGAGTGATGTATAAATACCGAATTCTATTTCAAGAACTCCCATAATAGGTGCCCAGTTCCAATCACCTCCTACTCGGATTCTACCTCCTGCAAAAGCGGCGCCAGCCGAAGTATTGTATAATCTTACAAACCATCTACCACTTCCGGCATCGTTTCCAATTCCAGGGTAAGGAAGTACTATTCTTCTAAAATAATGGCCTGTATCTAATTTAATACTTCCATGTAATACAGTTTCAACGGTACTTGAAGTACCTAAAACAATTTGATTATTTTTAGTTGTAATTGCCTGGTATCCTATAGCTACACTATTAGTAACATTAGCTAACTGCCCAACAATACCTCCTGCCTCTGAACCAATAAAAGTGTTTTGAGACCCACTTATAATAAGCGAGCCTGATAAATTTCCAATGGCAGTATTGTTATTTCCTGTAACAATCTTTAAAGATTGATGCCCAATAGCTGTAGTGAAACTACTTCCAGTTGGTGTTTGAGATACTGCTTGATATCCGAGTACTGTATTTTGATTTCCCGTGTTATCGAGTAATGTATTTAAACCAATTCCTATATTAGTAGCGGCATTATTACCACCTCTCCATATAGTAATTGTATTTACTATAATATTATCCGTAAAGTTTTTTAGTCCTGAAAATTGTTGGTTATTTATTGTAATTACTCCTCCAAAAGCGGTTGTAGCTGGTTGCAAGGTTAAAGTACCACTTATTAATGTAGCACCAGTTGCATTAGATGCCGTTGCTACCGAAGGAATAGGAGCTAGAGTTGATACACTTGGCGCACCTTGTTCTCCCATAGGTCCAAAAACACAATTCTTTAGTCCATTTATCGATGATACATTAGCAAAACTAGAATCAAGATACAATGGAGCTCCAATTGCTCTTGGTACAATTCTTATAGTTACACCATCTTTCAAATATCTTATATTATAACCATCGTATGTAATTGATACTATAGTATCTGTTGTAAATGTAGAAGATGGATTAATGAATACATTACTTTCATAGATATACAAAATGTTTTCATTTATAAACCATGCATAATCAATAGATGTGTATGAAGAATTAAGTGTTGGATCACTATTTAATCCAACCATTAAAGCAAGTCCTATAGTAGTTGTTAATTGAGTTGACATATAACATCCTCTAGCATATCCTTCCGCAGAATATACTTGTCCATCCCATTGACCGGCATTACCTGCTGCTTTATAAAAAGCATTTGAATTTTCACCGTAAGTAACACCACCGCTAAATAATGGCGTCCAATTTGAAGTACCTCTAAACCCTTGGAAACCTTGTACTCCTTGGAAACCTTGGAAACCTCGTACTCCTTGGAAACCTTGGAAACCTCGTACTCCTTGATATCCTTGATATCCTTGATATCCTTGATATCCTTGAAAACCTTGTGTTAATCCGACGTATGGGTAATGTGCCATTGTTTATTTTTATTATTTTTAAAAAGACCGGAGGATAGGGAGGGATACGAACATCATTTTTCCCGAAGGAACAGTTACGAACAACTATGTTCCCAAAGGAACAAGAACGGACTTCTACCTCCCTATCCTCCGACTTATATTATGGTAAGTGAGTTTCAAACATACATTTTAATACAGTTGGCACATGTAGCGGATTAATAAATGCACATGGATTACCATATAATGCACTTGCGGCATAATCTAACATGAAAGGCGCTTTATGATGTATAATTTTAATAACTCTACTTAATGGTCCGGAAACAATTTCACCATAATGTAAACCCGTGACAGGATTAATTGGACCTGCATTTCCATCCCAAGCAACATATCTAAATGCAACATACATAGGAATATAAACTGGAGAATATGCAAATCTAGATGTAGGCAGATTCTTCTGGGAACGCTTATTTGCCGATGGTACATAAGTATAATAGTCAGCGTCCTGTCCTGATTGATCACGATACTTTACTAAAAACTCTTGCCATCTTCCTGAAATCATCGGAGCTAAATTTATATATTGGTTATGACCTGTTACTTCAAAATGATTAGGTCTATCAACTCCTATAAACCCGGTTGTGATATTATTCTGATGATTTCCAGATCGGTTCCAATAGTTATTTCCCCATGCAGGATATGGAAAACTTCCATTAGGGTACCATGGCGCCGGTACTATATAACCTCCACCTGGACGATAATTTGGTTTCTTATTTTTCTTTCTATAAAGAACCATTTCTATATATATATTATCATATACATTAAATACTTCCGATGACAAATCTTGTGTAATTGCGTATGGTGCAGAATCTAATGTTAATACGCTTCCGGCGGAATTAGTTACCATATTAATGGAATTAATTACTATAGGATCACCTAACTTAATTGATGGCACTGGCAAATTTCCTTTACCAATTGTCCCTTTTTCTCCCATCGGTCCAAAAACCAAATTTATTAACTTTTTGGTTGATGATACGTAATAAAGACTAGAATCAAGATACAATGGAGCTCCAATTACTCTTGATACAGTTCTTTGTACTACTCCATCTTTCCAATATCTTATATTATAACCATCATATGTTATACTTAATACGGTATTTGCGAAAGTTCCTCCATAAGTTATTGCATCTCCATTAATATCAACAGTGACACTTCCATTTTCAATTATATAAAGATCACCTGCTGCGCAGTACCAACAATAATCGATACTAGTATAACTACTATTGGCTGTTGGATCGCTATTTAATCCAACCATAAGTTGTTCACCAGTATTACTTAATTGAGTTGATACATAAGCTCCTCTAGTATATCCTTCTAAAGAATATACTTGTCCATCCCATTGAGCATCATTACCTGTTGCTTTATAGAAAGTATTTGAATTTTCTGCATAAGTTACTCCGCCATTGAATAATGGTGTCCAATTTGATGAACCTCTAAAACCTTGGAAACCTTGGGCTCCTTGTATTCCCTGAGCACCTTGGAAACCTTGAGCACCTTGTATTCCTTGAGCACCTTGGAAACCTTGAGCACCTTGGAAACCTTGGGCTCCTCCGAGTGCAATACTACTCCTAAAACCAACAGTCCCATCACTTTCTTTTACAAGAATATCGGTTGTTGTTCCGGCTGGAACAGTTGTAATTTTAAGTTTTGCTCCTGTTGTAATGTTTTTGTCACCATCCCAAGTAAACGGTTTTTCAATTTCGCTACCTAGTCCTTGATCACCCCATCTTGCACTTAAAAGTTTAATTGACGAAATCCGAATTGGAGCCGGAGTTGTAGCTGTAAGTGTTAAACGAGAATATGCATCTCCGCCATACCAATTAACATAAAACCACGCAGCGATTGCATTATGATTATTTGTCGAAGTATGTCTTACTATCCAATTTATATTATCTGCAGAAGTTTCATATACAACATTTTTTATTGGTGCTGTAGCTGTATAAGTTGAACCAATAACTAACCATTCTCCTATTGACCACTCCATTCCTGTCCAATTCCATCTTACAGAAGTTACTGTAACTCCATCAGCAACTTCGATTGTTTGATTTTCTTTTTGCGCAAATACTTCTTTATTAAGCGTTGCTGCATTATATGTTACATTATTAGATGAAGTTGAAAATGTTGGTGAAAACCTAGAAAATGCAAATAAGTCATGCCATAAATAAGGTGATATTGGTGTTTGAGCTACTTGTGTCGTATCACTTGTTATTACCTTATTTGTTAATGTTCCGTTTTGTTTAAAATTATCAATTCCAAGTGCTATAATAGAACCAGCTCCATTAACTAGGTCAGTTCCATTAAATGTTAAATTAGCTTCAGCATTAGCAGTATTTGTACCACCATCTGAAGTTAAAACTCTATTATCTGATGGGTTTGTTATTGTTGTAAATCCAGGTCCTTGGAAACCTTGAGCGCCTTGGAAACCTTGGGCTCCTTGGAAACCTTGAGCACCTTGGAAACCTTGGGCTCCTTGTCTACCTTGAGCTCCTTGGAAACCTTGGGCACCTTGGAAACCTTGAGCACCTTGTATTCCTTGGGCTCCTTGGAAACCTTGAAAACCCTGGGCTCCTTGTATTCCTTGGGCTCCTTGGAAACCTTGGGCTCCTTGTCTACCTTGAGCTCCTTGGAAACCTTGGGCACCTTGGAAACCTTGGGCTCCTTGTATTCCTTGGGCACCTTGGAAACCTTGGGCACCTTGGAAACCTTGAGCACCTTGTATTCCTTGGGCACCTTGGAAACCTTGGGCTCCTTGTATTCCTTGGGCTCCTTGTATTCCCTGAGCACCTTGAAATCCTTGGGCACCTTGAAAACCTTGGGCTCCTTGTATTCCCTGAGCACCTTGAAAACCTTGAACACCTTGGAAACCTTGGGCTCCTTGTATTCCTTGAGCACCTTGAAAACCTTGGAAACCTTGGGCTCCTTGTATTCCCTGAGCACCTTGTATTCCCTGAGCACCTTGAAAACCTTGGGCACCTTGTATTCCTTGAGCACCTTGGAAACCTTGAGCTCCTTGGAAACCTTGAGCACCTTGGAAACCTTGGGCTCCTTGTATTCCTTGGGCTCCTTGTATTCCTTGGGCACCTTGGAAACCTTGTATTCCCTGAGCACCTTGGAAACCTTGGGCTCCTTGTCTACCTTGGGCACCTTGAAAACCTTGGGCTCCTTGTATTCCTTGGGCTCCTTGGAAACCTTGGGCTCCTTGTATTCCTTGAGCACCTTGAAAACCTTGGAAACCTTGGGCTCCTTGTGGTCCTTGTTCTCCCATTGGTCCAAAAACAACATTCTTTAAACCATTAGGTGTACCATTAGTATATGATATTGTACGGAAGAAAGTAGAATCAAAATATAGAGCGTTACCTATTGCCCTTGCAACAGTTCGTTGTAGAATACCATCTTTCCAATATCTTACATTATAACCATCATATGTTATTTGTAAAATAGTATCTGATGTATATGCACCTAAAGCAACTATTACACCTCCACTTTCATAGATTTCTACACTATTGTATTCAGTGACATACCATGCATAATTAATACCTGGAAAACTAGGCGATGCAGAAGGATTATCACTTAAACCAAATAGTATATAATTAAGATTTGATTGTGGTTGAGCCGATACATAACATCCTCTAGTATAACCCTCTAATGAATATACTTCAGCATCAAAAATATCATCGTTACCTATTGCTTTATGAAATATATTTGAATTTGCACCATATACTGTGCCACCATTAAAAACAGGTGTCCAATTTGCTACTCCTCTAATTCCTTGGAAGCCTTGAGCACCTTGGAAACCTTGGGCTCCTTGTATTCCCTGAGCACCTTGAAAACCTTGGGCTCCTTGTATTCCCTGAGCACCTTGAAAACCTTGGGCTCCTTGTATTCCCTGAGCACCTTGAAAACCTTGGGCTCCTTGTATTCCTTGAGCTCCTTGAAAACCTTGAGCACCTTGAAAACCTTGGGCACCTTGGAAACCTTGAGCACCTTGTATTCCTTGAGCACCTTGAAAACCTTGTGCTCCTTGTCTACCTTGTGCTCCTTGTATTCCTTGAGCACCTTGAAAACCTTGAGCACCTTGAAAACCTTGTGCTCCTTGTATTCCTTGAGCACCTTGAAAACCTTGGGCTCCTTGTATTCCCTGAGCACCTTGGAAGCCTTGAGCACCTTGAAAACCTTGAAAACCTTGGGCACCTTGTATTCCTTGGGCACCTTGAAAACCTTGGGCTCCTTGTATTCCCTGGGCACCTTGAAAACCTTGGGCTCCTTGTATTCCTTGAGCACCTTGGAAGCCTTGAGCTCCTTGTATTCCTTGAGCACCTTGAAAACCTTGGGCTCCTTGTATTCCTTGAGCACCTTGGAAGCCTTGAGCACCTTGAAAACCTTGAAAACCTTGGGCACCTTGTCTACCTTGGGCTCCTTGGAAACCTTGGGCTCCTTGTATTCCCTGAGCACCTTGAAAACCTTGGGCTCCTTGTATTCCTTGGGCACCTTGGATTCCTTGGGCACCTTGTATTCCTTGAGCACCTTGTATTCCTTGAGCACCTTGAGCACCTTGGAAACCTTGAGCACCTTGTATTCCTTGGGCACCTTGAGCACCTTGGAAACCTTGAGCACCTTGGAAACCTTGAGCACCTTGGAAACCTTGTACTCCTTGAGCACCTTGGAAACCTTGGGCACCTTGGAAACCTTGGATTCCTTGGGCACCTTGGATTCCTTGGGCACCTTGTATTCCTTGAGCACCTTGTATTCCTTGAGCACCTTGTATTCCTTGAGCACCTTGGAAACCTTGGGCACCTTGGAAACCTTGAGCACCTTGGAAACCTTGGGCACCTTGGATTCCTTGGGCACCTTGTATTCCCTGGGCACCTTGTATTCCCTGGGCACCTTGGAAACCTTGGGCACCTTGGATTCCTTGGGCACCTTGGAAACCTTGAGCACCTTGTATTCCTTGAGCACCTTGTATTCCTTGAGCACCTTGGATTCCTTGAGCACCTTGTATTCCCTGGGCACCTTGTATTCCTTGGGCACCTTGGAAACCTTGAGCACCTTGTATTCCCTGGGCACCTTGTATTCCTTGAGCTCCTTGGATTCCTTGAGCACCTTGGATTCCTTGAGCACCTTGGATTCCTTGAGCACCTTGGATTCCTTGAGCACCTTGGATTCCCTGAGCACCTTGTATTCCTTGGGCACCTTGTATTCCTTGAGCACCTTGAAAACCTTGTGCTCCTTGTATTCCTTGAGCACCTTGAAAACCTTGAGCACCTTGAAAACCTTGTGCACCTTGAAAACCTTGAACACCTTGGAAACCTTGGGCTCCTTGTATTCCTTGAGCACCTTGAAAACCTTGGGCTCCTTGTATTCCTTGAGCACCTTGTATTCCTTGAGCACCTTGGAAACCTTGTACTCCTTGAGTTCCTTCAATACCTAATGATGTTACAACATAAGAATAGTATTGACTACCTTCTGTATAAAAAGTAACAGGATGATTACCTGAAGATTGATCGACTACATAGACATTAACAATCATTCTATCCGTAGGATCAATTTGATATGATGCAGGTATTACTAAATCTACGTAATTTTCAACTGGTATAGTGGATTCAATCCAACCTATAAGTACTTGATTTGTTGATATTGGCGCTGCTGCGTATGGTGTACCGGTACTATCTGCTAGTTGTATAGTACAGAATGTATCTGTATTAAAACCAGTTGCTCCTTTTAAGAAATGTAAATGAAATTTTTGAGGTCCTGGTGGAATAACATTAACTCCTAATCCACTTGCATCAGTAATATATGTTTGAACTAATACTGGAGTTGTTCCAGTAGTTGTTACTGTAATAGTTTGAACCGATCCAGTGGTTGGTAATGTACCTATTTGTTTATATTCTAAAGGTGTCTGTGTTACTGATTGATTAAAATAGTATATCTGTCCGGATGAAACGCCTAATGGACCTTGGTCACCTTGAAAACCTTGAGCTCCTTGTATTCCCTGAGCACCTTGGAAACCTTGGGCACCTTGAAAACCTTGGGCACCTTGAAAACCTTGAAATCCTTGGGCTCCTTGTATTCCTTGGGCACCTTGAAAACCTTGGGCACCTTGAAAACCTTGAAATCCTTGGGCACCTTGAAAACCTTGGGCACCTTGAAAACCTTGAAATCCTTGGGCTCCTTGTATTCCCTGAGCACCTTGGAAACCTTGGGCACCTTGAAAACCTTGGGCACCTTGAAAACCTTGGGCACCTTGAAAACCTTGAAAACCTTGGGCACCTTGAAAACCTTGAAAACCTTGGGCTCCTTGTATTCCCTGAGCACCTTGGAAACCTTGGGCTCCTTGTATTCCCTGAGCTCCTTGTATTCCCTGAGCACCTTGTAATCCTTGGGCTCCTTGAAAACCTTGGGCTCCTTGAAAACCTTGTATTCCCTGAGCACCTTGAAAACCTTGGGCACCTTGTATTCCCTGGGCGCCTTGAAATCCTTGAGCACCTTGTATTCCTTGAGCACCTTGTATTCCCTGAGCACCTTGAAAACCTTGGGCACCTTGGAAACCTTGGGCTCCTTGAAAACCTTGAGCACCTTGAAAACCTTGTATTCCTTGGGCTCCTTGTATTCCCTGAGCACCTTGAAATCCTTGGGCTCCTTGTATTCCCTGGGCGCCTTGAAATCCTTGAGCACCTTGAAATCCTTGGGCTCCTTGTATTCCCTGAGCACCTTGAAAACCTTGGGCACCTTGGAAACCTTGGGCTCCTTGTATTCCCTGGGCACCTTGTATTCCTTGGGCTCCTTGTATTCCCTGAGCACCTTGAAAACCTTGGGCACCTTGGAAACCTTGGGCTCCTTGTATTCCCTGGGCGCCTTGGAAACCTTGAGCACCTTGAAATCCTTGGGCTCCTTGTATTCCTTGGGCACCTTGAAAACCTTGGGCACCTTGAAAACCTTGGGCGCCTTGGAAACCTTGAGCACCTTGTCTACCTTGGGCACCTTGTATTCCTTGAGCACCTTGAAATCCTTGAGCACCAGTTCCTTGGAAGCCTTGAGCACCTTGGAAACCCTGAGGACCATTAGCTGGCCCTTGAGGACCTTGAGGTCCTGTGTCAACAGTTCCACCTAGATTTTTTAGTGAACCATATTTGTCATGGACGAATACCGGACCTAGGTCTGTGCTGGAATTTCCATATTTATCTAGTCTTTGTATGTTCATGAAACTTCGGCTGATATGTAGTATGTGGTATTGGGTTGTGTAGATTCTAGGTGAATATAATCACCTTTTGCAAATTTATATTGAGTAACATCTCTAACTGAATCTCCATCATTTAAGATAAACTTGTAAAGAAGCGTTTCAATAGCCCCTGCAGCAGTATCAAGTCGGCTAACTGTAAGATTGTAACTCGCGGTTATATTATTGATAACTAGAAGAGAAATTATCATGCTATCGTAGGCGCAATTTATTTGAGTTCCGCCTGGAATATCAATGGTACCTTGAAATACTAAATTCATAATTTTTTCTTTTTTATTATATATTCGTAAATCAGGAGGGACTCCTTATAAGGGTTAAGAGTCTATTGAAGATTTAATTTCTTTTTGTAGGGAATCTACTGTGCTTTTATCCTTTTTTAAGGATTTTACAAGGATTCTTTTAATATCAGAATCTGCCATTTTAATAAGTTTTTCAGTGGACTTCATTCTGGCATCAAGTTTAACAGTACTTACGTATTTTTGAAGAGTTTCATTTTCCTGTCCAATAGCATCCATGTTATCAATGATTGCATTTTCTAGTTCGGTTAATGAATCCTCTTTAAGTTGAAATGCTGCACTACCGCTATTAGTACTACTGCTACTATAAGAACTTGGACGTGATGTTTCAGAATATGTATATGGGTCCTCTTCTGCTGAAGCTTCAGCTTCAGCTTGAAGTTCCTCAATTTGGTCTTGTTCAATTTTTAACTTTCCAAGTTCAACTCTAACGTCAACCAATTTATCTGCTAATTGTCGAAGTTTTCTCTTTTTCATTGGATTTAAAAAAATACCCTTAATCCAATCAAAGAAACCCTCATTTATAAGTTGATTGATTTGTTCTTCATTCAGTTCGCCTTCATGAATTCTATGGATTTCTTGAACCATATCGCTCATTTGGTACTCTTCAAATAATTTAACCTTTTTCATTTAGAATTGTGGAATTGCTCCAATTTTTTTAGCACGTTTTCTCCAAAGATCGACCACTTGTGTTCTCTCCGGTTGACTTAAACCTTGAGTATCTAAGTATCTATTTAGGGTATTTATCATTATTTCTCCGCGAACTTGAGATTCTAATCGGAGTCCTTCTAGATTTGCATCAATTTCTTTGGGTAGGATGAGGTAGGTTGATTGAGGTAAGAGCCCTTGGTGTATCAATTCACGTTCCATAGAATCATCACCAGATGGCTTGCCAGGTATGTAGTTTCCAATGCTCTCACCACCTTGGGTTATATGTTCTACTTCATGTCGGACAACATCAATAAGATGGAAATATAGTTCACTAAAGTATTCAGGAAGCCAAGCGGCTTCGATACCAAAATCAATAATTATAAATGGCGTTTGAGAGTTGTCATCATTGTCAAAGTCTCGACTATCGGCTCCTGTTGAATCAAATGATGTGAATCCTAGGATTGGTTGTCCATTAACACTTCCAAAATAAATTGTAGCATCAATGTCGAATTCGGGTCCATTCGCTTTTACTTGTTTAAATAAGGTTGAATGGGTTTTGCCTAAATGATAGTCCAAATTCCATTGAGCAAAAATATCATTTGCTAACCTTAAAGACATTCGGTCAAGTGTTTTTTGAGTCATATTCTTGTTTAATATTATATGAACCCATTCTAAAAAGTTTATCTATATTTTATAAAATTATATACGAAGATATTTTTAAAAACCACAGCTCGCACTAGTGTCTCCAATAACACCTTCTGTTGATATTTCGTATAAGCCACCGTCCCAATAAGTTCCAGACGCAGGATAGGCTTGAGTTTGATTTAATCCAAAATAAAGACCACCTCCATTATAAGGAAATGTTAAAAGAGAATTAGTATATACGATATCTCCAGTAGAAAGTGCAGCTAGACTTTTTGCAGCAAAAAGAGGTTCAGTGACTTCATACGGAGGAGCGCAGCCTGGGTTAGTTTCAAAAACGTTGTCGGATCCGCCAATGGGAGTCCTATAAAATTGATAAAATGCAGGAACTTCCAGTCGATTAACTAATTTAATGTTACCTTGAGGCACTGAATTAACCTTGAATGTTGCACCCGGTGATATACTTAATACATATTGTCCTAATCCAGGAGTTCCAGTTTCTACTACAAGGTATGGTGCCGTTCCGGAAATGTTCAATGCAGTGTAAAGAATAGAATCAGTAGGTGGCGATAGATATAAATAATCATAATTATAATCTACAAGTGCAAGTCGGATATCCGGTTGTGTGTTAAACGCATCAATAGCATTGGCATTTAAAGATATAGCATTCCATCCATCGGTTGGAGCTACTGGAGTTGCAATATAATCGGTAGTATTACCGCTCATTGATCCACCTGTGTTGTATCCTGATATTTGGAAGAAATCAGCTGCTGAAATATTTGTGGTAGTTGATGGTTTATCTGCCTGCACTACCATAATATTATTAGCTAGATCTCCTCCAAAGTGTACCCATAATGTTGCAGAAGTGATTTGAGTTGTAAAGCCACTGTCCATTGTAGAAAATGCCATAAAGTATCTACTAATTGCTGCTCGCCAATTGCCGAATGTGAAATTGTTCCAAGAAGCTCCAATGGAGTCTTGTACATCTTGATTAACTCTAGCAATAGGAAGGTTACCATATCCATTATCACGGTTAGATAGCCATTGATTTTGGTCAAATTGTTCTCCAAAGGAATCTGAATCTTCAACTAAAATGCTTCCTCTAGTTGTCGCTGATGTTATATTATATTCCATTATTCTAAAATTGATGATATTAGTTCAACCCAAGTTTGATCTGGATTAAAATAGATTGTTGATGTATTATCTATATTATGTCCAATAATTCTAACTACATTACCTGAAGCAGTTGGGGCTGTTGCTGTAAATAATCCATCACTGGTAGACATGTATAGGGTTGATCCTGATATTGAAGTAGTGTATGATGCTGCATTATATCTAGCATATCCTCTTATTAACATACCAGCTGCTGGATTTGTTCCGAGTGCTATAGCAAGCATTCCTAACGAATGCGTAGTTGATGTTGAATTTGTTAATGTCCATGTTAATGATGAATTTAGGTAATATAATGATCCTGGCGTAAATCCTTGAGCACCAGTTCCAAAATATGCAATTTCACCAGATGATGCAGGAGCAGCAGCAGGAGGTACATAATTTCCTCCGGTTCCTTGATAGCCTTGATATCCTTGAAAACCTTGAGCACCTTGGAATCCTTGAGCACCTTGGAAACCTTGAGCACCAGTTCCTTGGGCACCTTGGAAGCCTTGAGCACCTTGGAAGCCTTGAGCACCTTGGAAACCTTGAGCACCTTGGAATCCTTGAGCACCAGTTCCTTGAGCACCTTGGAAACCTTGAGCACCAGTTCCTTGAGCACCTTGGAAGCCTTGAGCACCTTGGAATCCTTGAGCACCTTGGAAACCTTGAGCACCAGTTCCTTGAGCACCTTGGAATCCTTGAGCACCAGTTCCTTGAGCACCTTGGAATCCTTGAGCACCAGTTCCTTGGGCACCTTGGAATCCTTGGAAACCTCGATCACCTCGATCACCGGCTCTACTAAATGTAACCATTGCTCCTGTTCCTGGTACCATGGTACCAATACCTCCTATATAACTAACAGTTATGTAACCCATATTACTTACGCTAGTAGAAAGTATTTGATAATCTGCGTAATCGGAGGTTCTTCCTAAACGGCTAATTCGTAAATTACCTTTAATTGGGTTCGTACTAGTACCCAATGCAGTTACCCAGCTAGTGGAACTTGCACCATCAGCATCAAAATTACTAGTAAAGATAGTTGTTGTAGTTGCAAATGTAGTGCCATTAAATCCAATACCCCCGGGCGGTGGAGATTGAAAAGTACCATAAAAATTAACAACAAACCTTAAACTATCTCCTCCATAATTTCCAAAACTTCCTTGTATTCCCTGAAAACCTTGGGCTCCTTGGAATCCTTGATCACCTTGGAAACCTTGGGCTCCTTGTATTCCTTGAGCACCTTGATATCCTTGATATCCTCGATCTCCAATGTCTCCTGTTCTTTGGAACGTAATATAAGCACGTTGGTCTGGAGGTGCAGTTCCACCAACAGGGCTAGAAATAAATGCAATTGGAACGTCGAAATGGTCATTATGTTCAGTATGGTTACCTGTTATATTAAAAAGTGCATAAAGTAGAGGGTCAGTATATGAGGTTATTTTAAACGTACCTTTAATTTGAGAAGATGAGTCATCAATTGTCTGTAAGAATGATTGGATATCCACTGAGTTATAGTCTAAATATGAAATATACATCATTGTACCAAATTCATTGATTCTTACATGTCCTGCAGTCAAATTTGTAGGATCAGTTGTAATATCATCATAATAAAACTCAAACGTTGCTCCACCAAAAGATCCTGGTTCACCTTGGTCTCCTTGTGTTCCTTGAAATCCTTGTACACCTTGTGCACCTTGAAATCCTTGAAATCCTCGAGGACCTGTTTTTGCATATGATACTATAAGTTCAGTACCTACAGGCCAAGTTGTTCCAATAGCAGATACAGTTCCTCCAACGTATGATAATTCAATAGTACTATAAGTTCCAGTGCTTCCACCAGTTATTGTATAGTCTAAATATTCAGTTGTTCTGCCTGGTTTGGTAATTCTTAAACTTCCTCCAAGTGCAATCATTGAAGTAAACCATGCAGTTGCATTTGCATTATCATCATCCGTATTGCTTGCAATAATAGTAAGAGTTGGGCTAGGAAGTGTTGTTGTATTACTAAATGTAATTGCTCCAAATCCCGCAGTAACTCCATTATAACTTCCTACTAAAAATCTTAAACTATCTCCACCATAATTTCCTACTGATCCTACAGATCCTTGATGTCCTTGTCTACCTTGAAAACCTTGATAACCTTGATAACCTTGGGCTCCAGGAGTTCCAGGGCTTCCAGGTGTACCTACAGCTGAAGCTCCTTGTGTTCCTTGAAAACCTTGCGTTCCTTGTCGACCTTGAGCACCTTGAAAACCTTGGAAACCTTGTCTACCTTGAGCTCCTTGTCGACCTTGAAATCCTTGGTCTCCTGTAGTTGTAGCAACTGCAGTAGGTACCCATACCCTGTCGCCAACGAGTGCTCCAGCTAGGATTAAAGCAGTATCACCCGAGGTTACAATATATAATTTAAGTACCTTTTCAACATCATTATCAATATCGATAGTTCCATCATTATTAGTTCCCATTACTCTGAATCCATGAATAACTTGTCCAATTAAGTCCAAGTTGTAATCCATTTCTGGGTGAAATAAGGCTCTTCCAAGTTCTCCTGGATATAAAGGGTTATATTTACCCAATGGTCCTCGTTCTTCAGAATTTTGTAAATTATCTTGTGGCATACGTTTTATTTATATTTATAGTATAGTTTCTTTAATTTTTCTACAGAATCTTGAAAATAGATTGAAATATATCCGCATTCAATATAGTTATATTGCAGTAAAATATATTCATTAAGTTTAAAACTATCAAAAAGTTCTTTAACTTCTATCATGTCAATTAAATATCCTTTATTTAGGTTTAAAATTGAAATTTTATTAACATTTGAAGTTTTTGTTACAAATTCTTCTCCTGAATTATAGACTAAATTTTTATCTGTATCATTTTTATCAAAACTAAATGATTTTAATTCAAAAAGATTAAGTGACTTACAATCCAGATTTTCAAATCCTGAAGGACTTGCCCATCGCTCAATAAATGCTATTAGAACATCAATGTTCTCAAATTTAACAGTTTTAGTAATGTTGGTATGATGTTCCCTCATAGAAAAAAGCATGTTAAAAACTGGACCTTCATTCTGTTGAATTTGGTCTAAGTATTTTAGGGCAATATTGAGAGATATTCTGTCAAGTATCATTTATACGAAATATTTTCTCATTAGAAATGTAACTATTGCTCCACTTGCTGTTAATAAGGCAATAAGTACTTTAACAACTCCATTTTTCCATCTGACAAGAGATTTATGTTCTTCAATTAATTTATCACGCTCAACCTTCCATTCCTCTTGTTCTTGTCTAAATTCTGAATTCTTTTTATTTTCTACAATCACACCATCAAAGGGATTCAGGAGTTGTTTTTTCAATCCTCTAATCTCTTCTTTCATTTCATTTTGATTCTCCATCAATTTTTCTAATGTGTTCTCTATTTGAATATAATTAGGGTCTTCAATTCGTCTTTTGAATGAAGAAAATAAATCATACAGTTCAAGAATCATTTCTTGTGGGCTTTGGTCTTGCTTCATATACAGCATTGGGTCTTTTTAGTCTATAATATATATCAAACTAAAAAGACCCAATGTGGGTTTTACTATGTATTTATAGGATTATTTATATAACTTTGCAGTAAAGTTACGGGCTCCTCTTGGAAGATTCTCGCCGTGAGGTCCTTTTGCTTTATAATCTTGTAGTAATTTAATGGCCTCTTCAGGTGATGTTGCTTCAACTTCCCAATCCCATTCCATTCCATTCGTATCATCGAAAAATACTGTGTAAATACTTTTCTTTGCTTCATCTATTCCAGAGCCAATTTCAGGAGTTCCATAGTGTGCAATCCATTCTTCTCTAGTCATGTTAGCAGCTTGAGCCTGCATTCCTAAGAAATCATATTCATGCATAATTGTTTCAGATTCTGTAACTTTATCATAAAGTTCAGTATCTCCATTCCATTTCCAATCAGCAGCATCAAAATCTTTAAGTTTCTTAGCTTTTTGATATTCTGAAGACGATAAATGGTCAGCATTAAGATTTATAGCACCTTCGCCAATAAACTCTTCGAATAATTTTACTTTTTTCATATCTTTATTAATTTTTTGGCCAGATCATTAGAGTTCCTGGATCGTTCCATTCTAACCACCAACCTGTTTTTTCAACTGTTGTTCTAAACTGTTTTAGTACTCCATTAGCATATTTTGATGAGTTGCTATAGTAATCAAAAATTGGATTACCTCCAAGTTCTTCTCCATTATCACCTGCGATCCAAATTCCTTCAGTTTGTCCGTTGAATTCTTCAGAAGTTCGGACAGTTCTAAGTTTGTATTTAGTTTCTAATAGGTTCATCAATTCGTCTCTAGTAGAATCTTTTGCCTCATTCATAAATGATTCTGTAAGATTACCATCCTTGTCTATGGCATCTGAATAAAGATATTCTCCTTTGCCATTGTAAGTAACTGTTTTTGCTACATATTCTTTTGTCTCAGGATTCCAATAATGAGTTTTACCACCAGGTTCTGTCATTTTTTTCAGGACTCCATTTCTAGCATTACTAATTAGTGTTGCATTAACCTTTGCAGTTAAGGTGTCGTGATTTGTTAATTTATCTTGGGAGGCTGCTGCTAAGGCTTCATTAGTAACTGATTCATTCCAAACAACCTGTCCTCCAGCATCTTCAATATGAAACTTGGCTCTTGGAAATTCTTTTTTAAGGGCTTCATATTTTGCAGGGATCAAGTCTTGAATTTTAATATTGTTCGACTGTCCAACTACTTTATTATACTCAATGGCTACAATCGACCATGGTCCACCATCTCCGGCTCTAACGCCTTTCATCATTTTACCCCAAGAAGTTGTGGCTTCTGCGATATATTGTTCAAATAATTTTACTTTTTTCATAGTGAATAAAAAGGTCCTTTGTTTATTTTTTTAAGATATGTCATTTCAGAGTCAGTCAATTTAGATGCAATTAACTTTTGCCATTGTCCTCTTTGTTTTGTACGAGGTAGTAATAAAAATTGTTTAATGTCCTCATCACTTTCTAGACGTGAAACAATTTTAGTAACGGCAGCATCCGATTTCCATTTTTTATATTGGTCTTTCCAAGACGTTGAGTTTTGAAAGTCTTGTCCTGCGTCAGTTCCTAACCACATTGCAAAAATCCATGGAGAAAACCATGTAAGTCCCCAAGCAACTGGTAAAAGAGTATCTATTAGATTAGCCTCGTTAACAAATTCTTCGTATAGTTTTACATGTTTCATTTCCATTTTAAGTTTAATTCATCAGTCATTGCATCCATTAAATCATTAAATTTAGACGGATCTTTCATTACTGCTTTTATCTTAGTTTTTATCTCATCATCAGATAGTTTCAAATTTCTTACCCAACCTTTAGCATCAGCTAGATTCATTGGGTCTTTAAAGAAATCTTTTATATTGGTAGATTCGTTAACTGTAGATTCATGAACACCTGGTCCATTTTCTATTTTCTCTAATGAAACCCAATATACTTTATCATTTCCGTAATTGTCTACAAAACTGGATTCTACGCCTGTCCATCTTTTAATAAATTTACCTAAACCTGATTGAGGTCCTCCGTATTTATCGTCTTTTACTTTAACCATTAAATATTCCTCATTACTTGAGGGTCTCTTTGATGGGGCCTTAAACTCTACAACATTGAATTGTTTTCTGATTAAAGTTTCCAGTTTTTTAATATCGCTATCAATTCCATTATTAGATTCCTTAATTGGAATTTCCGGCATGTATTTATATTTTTGGTATTGATTGTTTGAAAGCTCTGTAGCCTTAATGTACTTTTCTAACTGATCGACTGTATTAAATATACGTCCACCTGCATCAATATCATAACCTTTGTAGTATTGGTTATATTTGGCAGCAAGTTTTCCACCATTCATTTTCTCCCATTCTTTCTTAAAAAGAATTTGGTCGTTTCCAACAATTTCATTTGGAAATACATCCTTACCTTCAGTAATGTACTGCTCGAATAATTTTACTTTTTTCATACTAATGAATTATACTCGAGAAACCCAAGTATATATGTTTTTGTTAGGAACTCCTAATAGAGTATCTCGAACTTCCATTCTAATTAAATAATCTTTATCTGTTTTACCATCAATAAACTTACAAGTGATTACATCACCGGTTTTAGCTTTTGATAGGTCCAAAGATGCAATGTCTCTAACACTGAATCCTGCTGATTCAGGTGATTTACCTTTCTCCCAGAAACTAACTAATGCCTGTGCCGCTTTAGTTGAATCATTATTTGCTTTTACAGTATTGTTTGAACCAATACTTGGTATGGTAACTTCTTCCCAGTAGGTTGCACCACTCATTTTCTCTTTTTTTGATTCATTTACAAATCCTTCGAATGTAGATATGTGTTTCATATTATTGTACTTGTATATTTGTTCTAATTGATAATCCTGAATAACCATTCCAGATTCCAATGTTAAAGTCTGGTATAATTTTTTCAATTTTCTTTAAATTACCAATATGTATTGCGGTCATTGGTAATTCTATAAACCAAACTCCATAATTTGTAGTTGCAGTTAATTGATATTTTTTCATACCAATTCCAATAAGACTATCAATTATCTTTTGAACCTCTTCTGGATATACTTCAGACTTTGCCTCGTTTGTAAGACTTTCATTTTCATTCCAAATAGTTTGTAACCAAGCCTCTAAACTTTTGAGTTCTTTAACTGACTTTGGTTTGCCATATTCGTCCATAAAAGCCTTTCTGAATCCCGTGAAAGAATCTGCCTCTTGAGCCATGATATGAATATCTCCAATACTGGATTCATAAATAAAGGATTGAGACTCTCCTAAGAACTCGTTAAATAGTTGCATATGTTTCATGATTATTCTATTGATGTTACATCTTTTTCTAAGTTTTCAGTTGAAAACTCGATAGGTAATGAAACGTAACTCTTTTTAGTATCGCCATAAGGGGCTGCAAAAATCTTTCCGGAAGAGATTCCAGAAGTTTTAGTAACTTTCCATGTTTCACCATCTTTAAAGTTTAGAATAGTACCAACTTTAATGTCTTTAACATTGATTCCTTCGCTAACTTCTGATTCATTAACTTCAAATCCATCTGATTGGATTGCTTTCTTAGCCTTACGCAATTCAACTGCATTTTTGGCTTTAACCATCATCTCTTCAGAATCTATTCCAGGCTCTGCAATCGCATCAACTCCAGCATCATGTAAAATGTTTTGAACGTATTCTACGTCATCCTCATCGGTATTGTAATTAAAAGAGAATGAATATTCTTTAGCTTCATTTAAGTTTCTTTCAAAGATTAAACCCGGGTCTTGTAATGCACTACTACCAGAAATATTTTTGGCAATAGCCATAATAACATCTTCATATCTTTTTTTAGTTAATGATTCGCTATGTTCTGTATTTAATACAGGTGCAATCTGTTTAACTAATTTATCTATTAAAGATGTATCAATTTTAGACTTCCTTGAATTAATACTTTTATTAGAAACTGATATCATAGCTTCATTTAAGAATTCTTCGAATAATTGTGTATATTTCATATTATTAATATATTATATTTTGTTTATATATCAAGATTTTCAAGATAGTTTATAATCTCGGTCCAATCCTCAAATCCTGGTTGTCCAAACTGAATCCATTCTCCACGGAATTCGGCAGCGCCATTATTTGGACGGTCGTCGATTAAGAAATCACCAATACAAAGGTCTTTACGATGTGAGATAATTAACCTCTTGTGCGCATATTTACCAAGATTCTTTTGTACCCATCTTCTTTTAGATGAGAAACTTGTTGGATTGCTCCAAGGTGCAGTTGTTAGGAAATAGATGTCAAATTTATCCCATAGGTATTTGACTGCTTCAATAGCACCTGGAATAGGTTCTGGTTCTTCAAAAAGTTCTTTGTCAATTGAAGTTAACCTCCCAAGTTTTTCAACGGCATTGGGTCCATGTCTCTTGATTGCATGACTCTCTAAGTCTACCATTACTCCATCAAGGTCAATATAAAGTATTTTTTTCATAGTGTTTTAATTATAATGTAAATATAAACAAAAAACCTGACACGGTAAAATGTCAGGTTAATTATTTTTGTTAAAGTTTTAATATTTATCGTTACGTCTTCTTTCGTCTCTTTTATACAATCTTCGAAAAACCATAGATAGCCCAAAGAATGATCCCGCAATACAATACAAAGCGAAATTCGCCCATAGCAAACTTCCAGTCATCCCTATCAGCCAATATTGGACGGCGTCGAACCCCAAAGGGTTGAAAAACAGGGCTAACATCATGCACCATGTCGCCAGGTTTGATTTGGTTATTTTTATTTTTTGTATAAGTTTCACTATCGGGGTCCATAATTATTAATTTAGTTAAAATACTGAATATTAAACGAAATATATTTCTTCGAAGTGAAGAACATCAAGTTTATTATTAACATTAATTAATTCTAATGCATTAATTAAGTCAGAATATTCAATAACAGAATCTGTTTGAATTTGTCTAAAACCTTGTAAGAAATCAAAGGTTGCCAAATCAATTGCAAAAATTGATTGAGAATCTTTCATATATTTATTAAAAAGGTCCAGTTCTAATTGGTAAGCTTTTTCAACAATATCAACTAGACTTGTAAATTTAAAATTAGGTTCAACCTTTGGTAAGGCAGGAACACAATTCCAATCTACTAAATACTTTTGTAATTTTTGAGCATGTTCTAATTCTGATGCAGTTTCACCAGCAAAGAAAGCTGTTGCATTTTTGTAGTTTTTATCAGCACACCAGTTGTGAGCAGCGTTGTAAAAATAATGTGCAGTGTACTCATCACCAATTCGGGCATTAAGAGTATTTACTACCACGTCACTAAGAGTCATTGGATTTACCATAAAATTTATTATATTTTTTATAGGTTATATATCCATTAATTAAAAAGTTTCTTTAGGCTACGACTTTCTACAATTTGTTTAACTTTATTAACATACCCAGGGTCTTCTGCATAACTTGCATCCAAATATTGATAGTACTCCGATTCACTTTTAATATTTCCTAAGTACCTACTCTGATAGAATGCATAATCATAGACACTTTCTCTCCACGAATTATATTCAGCATGGTTAAGATTGGTCCCAATTGATGTGGTTATCCTGGATTTGGCCTCTCGCATACCAAAGAGATTATTGTTCTCAAGGAAAACTTCGCTCTTCCATTGGCCAGTTTCTATCATCGATTGTGCCATAGGAATCCATGGATATCTTACGTTTAAGTCAGCAAGCATAGTAGCCATCTTCTCTTTACTAAATGCATCCTTTTCATTAATGAGGGTGATTCTCTCCTCTGATGTTAAATTTTGAATAGAATTACTGAGTCCAATCTGGTACGCGATAAAACTCGCGCTAATAAACATAATTAAAAAGATGGTTCCAATCTTAAAATAAATAGATGTTCTAATCCTTTTAAATGCTAAAGAATCTTTGCAATAAGTGTAAATCATAATTTAGTGTTTAATATTAATATGTAAATATAAACAAAAAACCTGACACGGTAAAACTTTTATTGAATTATTTTCAATAAAAAAAGCGTACCATAAGATACGCTTTAATTCTTTTAACCCGGACCGCCAACTCCAAACATTACCAAGTCTTCCGATTCATAGTAATCTAAATCAAAATAATCGCAGTCAAAACGGACTACTTCATTAATTTGATCCTCGTTAATCTTTTCTTTAACCCTTGGAATGTCTATCAAAGTGGCTTCTGCTTCGATAAACTCCATTGTATTAAGATATTTTAGGTTTTAGTACCAGTTTATATATCGCCTTTAATTCGGTCTTCCCAGTAAGATGCATAATCTGCAACAGTTCCTTTGAATTGTCGAATTTTTACCAGTCTTGGGTCTTCGCCATCTCCTGGTTCGACTGGATTAATTTCATTATTAGGTTGAATATCCTCTAAGCCGATTGTTTTGGCCTCGTCAATTGTAAATTCTTTAAATGTTTTCATTAATTATATATCACGATATGTAATTTAATAAAATGTAACTTAATTTATATCCTACAAAGGCTCCAATCGCTGATGGTATTGGAAACACTATTAGTTTTCCAAAATCTGTAACATATTTAGGTCTATTTAAAATCTTACCCATAAAAGAATAGTATGTCAAATAACCTAGTATAACTGCAATGTCGGTTTTGGTTGCAATAAATACTACTAAGGTGGCTCCAATAAAAGCAAATATAAAGTTATCTCTGACCCCTTCCCAAATTTCTTTATTGGTGGCTTCTTTCCACTCCTTAACTATTTTACGGACTTTTGCTTTATGTTCTTTCATACTATGGATGATAATTGTAGTTAGTATAATCAGTAGTAGTAGTGGCTTGATAACTTAAATTTATGTTTTCTTCCATTTTTAATATCATACCTACTAAAGTTTCAGGTTGTTCCTTGATTAGTTTAATTAAAGTTTTTGATGTAATGTTTTCAAAGATTTGAACACCATTGTCAGATTTTGCCTTAAGTTCATATACTACCATAAATTAGTTACTTAGTGGTGCTTTAATTTCTGCGTGTGATTGATAGTTCTCAACAGTAAAATCACCTCTATCATATGTGAATATTCCGCCACCTATTCTCATTTTATTGTTTGGGTTTATTTTTAACGTCGGTAATGGAAAAGGTTCACTAGTACTGTATGGAATGTTATAAGTTTCAAAATACTCACTCATACCCCCACCAAATGGCATTAATTCATCAACTGCTTTATTGTATTGTTCCTCACCCATTTTGTCTTTTAGCATTTCTGCCCTTTCTGGGAATTTTAATTCTCTTCCTATTTGTTTCTTTGCTTGTTCAATATGATTTGAATAAAGGTGAACATCGCCAAGATTTCCAATTAACTGATCAGGAACCATATTGACCTCTTTTGCCAAGATTTCTAATAGGAGTCCATAACTTGTAATGTTGAATGGTAAACCTAAGAATGTATCTACTGAACGTTGATTCCACATTAGGGAGATTGCTCTGGTTGGGATTCCAGTTAAATCATTACCTTCCATATTTACTGAATCATAACCATATCTTTTCCAATATAAATCTTCTCTTTCACCTTCACTCAACTCTCTTGTATAAACTTGAATTCCATAATGACAAGGTGGAAGAACCATTTGGTCTAATTCTCCAACATTCCAAGCATTGACCATTAATCGTCTTGAGTCTGGATTTGTTTTAAGATCGTTGATTAGATTTTGGATTTGGTCTACCCATACGTTCCCAATAAAGATTTCACCTGTTTCTGAGTTCATGGTAGGTTTTACATCCCATTTTCTCCATTGCTTACCATAAATAGGCCCCAACTCACCCCACATCTTTCCAAACTCATTATCTGTTTTAATTTTGTTGATGAACTCTTCTTGCGTTAATGATTCTACCTGACCAGTCATTCCCATTGTAATTGAATATCTCTTATAACAGTCTCCATCCCAAATATGGCAATTATTATCAACCAAATACTTAATATTTGTATCACCTCGTAAGAACCAAAGAAGTTCTGTTACGATTGTTTTGAATGGCATCTTTTTAGTTGTAAGTAGTGGAAACCCTTCGGACATTTTGTGTCTTATTTGGCGTCCAAAAACTGAGACCGTTCCTGTACCTGTCCTGTCACCTTTAACTACTCCATTGTCTAATATGTCTTGGAGCAGGTTGGTGTATTGCTTGTCTAAAGTATTATTTTTTATCGCATTTATTTTTTCCATGGTCTCTACTAATAACGGTTTTTGTTGTAAATTTTCCACATATACTACATGTAGCACAGTTTTTTTCTTTATTTTTTGGTTTTTTTAGTGACTCTATATGTGTATTACTTAAAGGTTTTCCTTTTTTAGTTTTTGAAGTTGATTCACTTCTTTTTTTAATTCTTTCAGGTGAATCTTTTTGTTTACTTCTAGCAATACTTAATTTTTTTCTGTGCTCGTCTGTAAATATAACACCTTTTTTAAAACCTCCAGTATTACCTCCATCTCCTTGCTCAGGTATTAAATTTGCAAATTCTTTACTATTAACAACATCCCATAATTTTGAATAATACAAACCCATTTGTATTAATTTTTCTTTATCTTCAGTTTCAAATAAAATTGTTGTTTTTATATCATTAGATGATATGTTATGTGTTTTTAAATGTCTTTTCCATACGGTGCCACTTCCCTTATATTTATAAGGATCGGTATTTACACATTTTCCTAGATATTTTAAACCTAATGGTGATTCTTTTAAATATAATATTATCATGATAAATTGTTTTATTTATATATCACGATAATATTATCTAAATTGTTCATTACAATATGTCTTTATATGAATCTGTTTCTTTTAATATTGCGTCAAATGAGATTAAATTATCAACCCTAACTGTATTATCTTCAAGGACATGTCCTATCATCCTAGGTCTAAATACAATATCATCTAATAGAGTTTTTAACTCCTTTCCCCTGGGCGTATCGAGGACTTTGATTTCTGCAAAAAGAGTATCTCCTTCCACTTGAAGGTTTTCGACTTGATGCGAAACTCTTTCTAAAGAGGTAAAAGAAGTACTTTCAGGATAACCAAGTTCTCCAAACATTTGAACTCCATTCGAAACTTTCTGTTTAAATTGAGCAACCATTTGTTCTAAACATTCATCAGTGTACATTCTACCATTAAGATTAACCGTGTTGGATTTTAATACTGATGTTTTCATTCATTTAACTATTTGAGTTGGAAGTTCTAATTTAAGAAATTTGTAAAGTGCCTCTTGAGATGGTCTGGCATTCTCATGTTGGTGTGGTATAATCCAAGCCTTTCCGTCATAATTAACAATAGGCTTTGGCGTAATCATATACTCTAAAATTCCAACAGCATTTGTAGTAACTACGTCTTGATGCTTTTCATTAACAATTGTAAATCTACCATCCAGTAAATCATACACTCTGAAAAGGTCACCTTCAAAGTTTAAGAGACTTAAACGAGGACAGTGCGTCGTATGCACATAATTGGCCTTTGATTTATCAAGTTCTTTGATTTTAGTTGCAACTTTTAATATTGCTGAATTGATATGCTTTTGCTTTTCTTCATACATTTTTACAATATCTTCACGTCTTCCATCATCAAGAAGGGTTTTAAAAACTAATTTTTCAATCTTGCTAATTAACTTTGATTTGATGCTCATTGGAGCCGATTCTACTGGAAGGAATATCAATTCCTCAATTTCGTATTTGTCAAATTTAAGTTTGAATTTAACCGAACGTGAGTATTTTTCAATAACTTCTAAATCAACGTTCATATAAACTACAGGGCCAAGTTTAACCCACAACACCCTTCCACCTTCTTGGGGTTTTGGCAATTGAACCTTTACACTAGAACCAATAACATTGTCTAGCATAAATTCAATATATTTCTTATTTAGTTCCATCTAGCTATTGATTTGCTCGTTGTCAGTCCCTTTGTCAAATCTTCCTAAGAAGTACTTATATGCTTTGTACCCGCAATACGCAAACCATGAAACAATAAAGAATTCTATTGCAGGACCTGGGTAATTTGTAAATACCCATAGAAAGGCACTAACTATGAACATTAAGACTCCAATAGAGCCAATTGCGGCAAAGATTGCCTTGATTTTGTTAATCATTATATAAAGTTTTAAAATTAAACACTCTCGTTATCGGTAAAATCTTTTAGGTCTTTGATTTCTTGTTGCAATTCAGTTACTCTCCATTCATAATCAAAAAGTTCATCTGTAGTAATCTTGCCATGTTTGCATAATTTTCTTGCAGCAGCAAGTTCCTTTTTTGCAGATTGTAGCATTTTATATAGATGAGAATCTGATTGCTTGTAAGATTCAGTGTCCTTATTAACTTTAATAATTTCAGGAGTCTTTTCTTTATTAATTACATTAAATGAAAATTGTTTGAAGCAACTTAAGAATTCTTTGACGGTAGTTTTAATGCTGTCCATTCGTTAGATTTATAATTTATATAGGTTTGGTCCTATTTGTTTCATTATATTTATTAACGATTTAAAAACAAAAAAGACCTTAATTACTTAAGGTCTCCTAAAAATCTAATCCGGTCTGATTCTTATATAGAACCAGGCTGTAGTACTGAAATTGCTTTAGCAATCATAACTGAATCTCTTACAGTAAGAGCTCCAGAAGATTGTGCCATTTGAGCAGCTTGGATTAATACATTTACTGCACCATTTTGGTCCATACCTTCAATTTGATCGAAGATTGGGATGATTTCTTCAACACCAAGTCCATTTGTTGGGTTCTCAGCTTGAGGTCCTTCATTTACTAGAGCTGAATCTGGTCCAAATACTCTTTCAGATTCTGGATTTTGGTCTAATACACTTTGTTTTTCCATTTTGATTTGTTTTGATTTAAAATTATTATATAATATTTTTTAGGTTTGTTTCACCCTATAGTGATTTTAACATTTTAATTAATTCCGGCTGCGGTGACATGTCAGTCTTGTCGCGTCTTGTGTTTGTATGAGTCAACATCCCTTTCACCTTTCCGGCCCATGCATCTTTATTAAATTCAAATGCTTCATTTGGTGTTTTAGTGGTTAACCATTCAACAAGTCCTTTTTTGATATTAATACCATTACGGTCTTTAATGAATAGTATAAGTTCTCTAAGTGCCTCGATTTGAGCCTCTGAATATTTATGGTGATATTGTGAACCTCTAAATTTGAATCCTAAGTCACAAACCTGGTCTGGATGTACAATTGTTCCAACATAAGTTTTAAATACATTTCCAACCTTTGTTAAAGGTCCAAAGTTACATACTTCAATCCCAACTGAATTATTATGCATACTTTGAGAACCATTATCTCCTAAGTGGGCTGCAAATCCTCCATCTGGCATGCATTTTACAATAACACCATCGTATTTTGTACTTTTACCATTAACTGAAGGTCCTCCAATTAAAAACTCTGTTGCAATTTTACCTCTAGTATCATCATTCCATTGGTCTACTACGGCAATTGGATTTTCTCCTCCGGCAGTATGATGCAGGAATAAGTACTCAGGTTTATTAGGACCTGCATGGTACTCATCTTTGTCAAGATAATAAATATCGAAGGCATTTAATGTAATTTCACTGTCCAAATGTTTTTCAAGTTCAGCACCAAAAATTAATTTCTGCGTGGTTGGACCAACGAGTCCATCAATTGCCAATCCATGGCTCCCTTGAAAGTTCTTAACTGCTAAATCTGTTCCAGGTCCAAAGGTTCCATCAACTTTAACACCTAAGGCTTTTTGTAGCAACTTAACGTCTTCGCCACTATCTCCTCTTTTTAATAAATTTCTCATTCTAATATGTTTTTTAAATTATCTATACATTCTTGTACTTGGTTATAAATTGCATCAGGATTCTTATGTTCAAAAATACATCTATAAACTGTTTTATTAGACATAAGATGAACTAATTCACATCTCATAATAAACTTTGGTTTTTTAAGTAGAAGTGGCTGTAAGTGAATTACATTCCAAATTTGGCTCTTGGCCTCTCCAATAAATCCACACTCAGTTACAACATTTGCAGTTAGTAAATACTCGTCACTTGATATTGAAGCAAATTTCTGAAGTTCTTTAATACCATTTGCAATTAAATAAAGCCTATATGCAGTTTGATAGGTTGAATCAAGAACTGCACGTAATGTTGTTGCATCTATTTTCTTACTAATGTATGGTTTTGGTAGTTTTACTTTTTCAAATAGGACTTCAATTAGCATACATTTTTTTCTTTAATAGATACAAAGTTTCTATGCGCGTTGTCATACACTTGCATAACATCAGGTGCGGTTACTGCTCGGGTTTCTCCAGTTCTAGCTATTAATCCGGATTCATCATTAACAATTATACGATCGATTTCGATAGGAGCACCTACTATTCCGTCGTACACATCTTCAATTAAATCCTCTTCATCAATAAAATCTTCAAGAGAAGCCCTTTCCCATTCATCCATCTCTTCTTGTAAGTCATCATAAGATTCTACAACATTTCTCATTGATTCAACCTGCTCTTCTACACTAACCTCTTCATGAAGTACTTCTAAGTCTTCAACCTGGGTTGGTGTTGTGACATCCTCTGGTTTAATATAGTCTACCAATGATTTTATAAACCCAAGTGCTACAAGCGGTAAGATTGCTCCAGAAACACCTGCAAGTAATCTTTTTTGTGCTATAGGTTCCCATTCTACGAGGTTAAATAATTCTACCCATCCCTGATAATCTTTAATGTTTGTATATGCGTAGTACATATTTCCTTGCATTTGCATTCCAGTGATTAAAATAAATAGACCCCATACTATGGTTTTATTCATTTTATCTAAGGTAATTAATGCAGCTAGAGATGCAGCAGCTCCTAATTCAAATCCAACTGCTAATGATATTGCTAACCATTCTGGATTTGATAGCCTAAAAAAGTCAACTACGTGTATTGTTGATATAATACTCACTAATAAATAAAGTGAAACGAATGTTCCAATTATAAATGTGTTAACTGTCTTGCTCTTTGTTGATTTCATCATCTTCTTGTTTTTTATAAAAAATCTTATTAACTAAAAGATCCGGATTATCTAAGGTCTCAGCTCGACCGGCACATCCACAATCTTCATAACCCAGGGCCTTTGCAATCCTGTCGGCTGCAATGTCGGCTCTAACAAACCTGGCAGCTTTTGACAGGTCAGTTCCGAATCCGTGGGTTTTTTTCTCGATAGCCATTACTTAGATTTCTGCAATACTTCTATTTCTGCTTCGATTTGATTTTGTCTTTGAACATCCAGAATTTTTCTATCCGTTGCTTGTATCATTCGCTTCTCAGCGTTTAATCCTTCAATTTTAACATCTTTTGATGTTGGAAGTTGATTGATAATTTCAGTGTTTGCCTTATTAACTTTCTTTAAGGTTGTTACCTCAGAGTCAATACTACATGATTTAAAATATACAAGTACTAGTAGCACTGCAATAACTTTAAGACCATGTGTTGCAAAAAATTGATTAATTTTGTTCATAATTGTTAATTTTGTTATTTATTATTTATCTCTTTTATTTTTGCAGGAGTTAGGGATTATATTAAGAATCGGTCTATTGTTTCTTTTTACAATTGTCAAAATGCCATCTAACCATTGCTGCTTTATTGCCAATTCTATTACAATGTATGCATTTTGCAGTTTTCACAATTGATTGACCTTTAATCCAACCTTTAGGTACTTCATCAATATTTTTGAATCTCCTATTCTCTTTGGTATTTGGGTCATGATAAACATTTACTCCTGTATTTAATTCTCTTAAATATTCTTTAAACTCTTCAGAGGGTTTATAATCAAACTCTAATTGTTTTTTCTTGATTTTAGCTTTGGTTTCTTCAGACATTTTATTTCCCTTACAATAAGTATTTCCAAGATGTGCTTGCCTTAACTTTTCTCTAGTTTCTAATGAATATGGGCCATTCCAATCAAATCCGGAGCTTGTTTGCTTTGATTTATTGTAAAAAGATTCATTTATTCCTACATTAAATTTAGTATGTAGTTTAATCTCAAGTTGCATTGCTTCTTTTCGTGAATTAAACACAGAGACAATAACATATTTATAATCTTGAGGATTGTTCTTCTGGTCATTTCTGAATTCTTTGTCTGATGCGCTTGAAAAATACTTGACACCTAAATCTTTACATGGCTCTATATTTGAACTCCTTGTGCCGTAATAATGTTTGTTGAGTTTTGTGTTGGTAATCCTATACACATAGTGATATTTGTTCATAATTTTAAAATATATTTAGTCGTTATAATATATATCTTTATTTTTTATGAAGCTTAAAAGAAAGGTCCTTGGATATGAACATGAAATAAGAGAACGACCAAATATATCTTTCTACCAAAGACCTTATAAATTATTTGTTATTTATTTCTTTTATCTTTTCAGGTGTTAATGCCTTTAAGAATTCAACATATAATCGTATGGCATATTTAACATCGTTCTTGTGACACATTTCTACAGTGGTATGCATGTATCTTAGTGGAGTTGCCAAGATTGCAGTTGGTGTACCCTCTAAAAAGAAGGACATTGTATCATTACCCATTGAACCGACTGTTAATTGAACTGGAATCTTAGCCTCTTTTGCAACCTCTCTTAACATTTTGTTAATTTTTCGGTGATTTTGTGCAGTGTACTCTAAACATGGACCTTCTCCACCTTTATTATCTCCATCTTTTGCTTTATCTATTTTAGGAGTATCAGTTGCATGGCAAACATCATGCACTAGGGCCAAATCAGCTTTAAGTGTTTTTGCAATTAAAGTGGCTCCATGTAATCCTACCTCCTCTTGAACTGAATTAACTACATATAAATCATAAGGTAAATATGCATCCTCTTCTACCAGTTTTCTTAGGGCTTCAGCAATAATATAACCACCAATCTTGTTGTCTAATGAACGTCCAACATAATAGTTTCCAATCTCTTCTAATTGAGTGTCAAATGTGATTAAGTTTCCAATTTCAACTCCAGCTTTTACAACAGCCTCCTTGTCTTTAAGACCCATATCAACCCATAGTTCCTCTGGACTGTAACCCATCGAAGTGTATTCTTTTCGGGTATGAATTGCTGGCCATCCAAAAAGTCCTCTTAATTTTCTACCATCATGAGTGTGTATCATTACCGTTTTAGAAGGTGCAATCATATTGTCGCTTCCACCATGTCTTTTTACCCGGATCATTCCATCACTGTCGATGTTTGTAATAATCCATGCAATTTCATCACAATGCGCTTCAATTACAACTTTAGGAGTCCATGGCTCTAAACCTTGTCCAGATTTTGTTTTTCCGCGGAAGACTGCATAAGCCGTACCATACGCATCAATTTTTACATTTCCATTTACTAATGGTCTAACATAATCCAACCAGATCTTTTGACCCTCTCCTTCTTGGGCTACTGGAGCGTACGCATTAAGGTAGTTATATAAGAACTCCTTATTTTTCTTCAATTGTTTTGTTTTCTTCATTATATTGATTTAATCGTTTCATAAATTCTTTAAAGTAATGTTTTATGTCACTTTGTGTTAGTGTAAATATTTGGGGTTTGTCTTCTAGTTCATTAGCAATCCATACTTCTCCTCCACTCGGTACATTTCCAGTACGTTCCCAAAATGCGATTGCATATCCTGCGACTTGAAGGAAATAATCTTCTATCCACTCGTCCCGTTTAGGCTTTCGACTATTCTTATAGTCTATGATTAAGATTTTGTTTCCAACCATTTCGGAAGCATTATCAAGAGTTCCGGCGTAACCTCGGCCTGACCATATAAATTTCTCAGCGGCAAGTACCTTAACAACCCTATCAAAAAAATCAGGATGGTGTGTCCAGAACTTCAGAAAGAATTCCCAACCAGCCTTCAACCATGTTTCCCCTAAGGGATCCTCATTGAACTGGTTGACTTCAATATCCGTCTTTGATATGAATATCAATTGAGATAGTCGTTGATTCGGTGTACCTTGGAGTCCTTTGTATAATTCTAGAAGACGGTGCATTATAGTTCCTCGATTCATCGATAGATTTGAGATTCTATCTGCTTCCTCATGTCCAATCTTGTTTCGCCATTCATCAAGTCCACTTTGGTCTTTTGTATTTCCAAGAATTGTCGTCATACTTGGATAGGTTCCAAGTACAAGTCCATTTGTGGTTACTCTGTAATATCTACGGCCATTGATTTCTACCCGTTCAATAGATTCTTCCATTAAAACATGGAAATTATCCAATTGATAAAATATCCAACTCCTGTTAGGATTCCGGCAAATAATAAGTTTCTGACAACGGCAGTCCATGTAAAGTAATCATTGTCAGGATACAGTACAACAAGATACTGTGCACTTCCTTCAATTTTACTTATTTCAGGGTATGAAAGGTCTGAAAGTCCGTATTTGATTAGAATATCATTGATAGGTCCCAATTGTTGAAATACTATCGATTGTTGTACCAAGTCTGGTTGACCTAAAAACTCATTTTGAATTTCTACAACACCATAGATTCGACCAATCATGTCAACTCTAAGTCCGGCAGCGGTAAGTTCTGGCTCAACGGCCTTAACTGCTTTATAAAATTTTCTTGTAATCCATGCCTCTTTAAAGAATCGAGGCCAATATAATAGTGCATTTTTCATAGTGCTAATTTTTATATTTATATTCTATATTTTAGATTTGTTTCTAAATTAAAAAAGGGACCCTTTACAGAGTCCCTTTAGTTTTGGGTAGGTCAGAGGCCTTCTGCCTACCGAGACCTTGTCGTTGCCACAACAGCAGAGCGTACCAAGACACTTTGTTTTTAGAAGGTCACCAACATCACCTTCAGTGGTAGCTTTAGGAATACTTATCTATTCCAAGGTTTCGAATTCTTTTATGTCTTGTTCTGAAAGACTCAACGACTGTTTCATCGTTACCGCACGCCACTACTTGATACCTCAACGCGAACTGGTTTTAAGATTGTAGGCCGAAAGGGAGTCGAACCCTCACGCATAAGCGTCACCGTTTAAGGATGATGTGTCTACCATTCCACCACCGGCCTAAATTTACAGGATAACTGTTTGTTTGAATTACAGTCAAAGTTTTTTAGTTTGCTGAACGTATCCTTTAAAATATTGTTTTAAGCATTTTTAGCTTCAGAGATATGAGTTCTCACATCTTGAGCCAAAGTCTTAATAGTTTGCATTGCTTTACGAACTCTTGTTCCAGCAGCGCCATTTTGTTTTTCTTCAAATTTAGCAGCATCTACTCTAATAGAATCAACAGCCTCTACGATTTGATTTAATAAATCTTCCATTGTTATAGTTTTTAAATTTAGATGTTATATATCCCTTTTAAATAATGTTTCAAAAATTAGATGGTTTTCCATCAACTAAGATTGAAATAACCGGCTCATCGCTATTTGATGTTATGTATTTAACATAGGCCTTTGGGTTCTTAATGTTATCATACACTTTAATTCTGGTTGCATAATGAACCTCAACTACACTTCCACCTGGGATGGCTGATTGCGGGTTAGTTCGGAATTCTTGTCCGACAAATACTTTATTCTTTTCCATTTATTACTACTTTTCTAATTCTGTTAAATAATTTTTCAAGGTCTTCTATAGAATCTACTGACCATTTTTTGGTTTTAAGGACAAAGAAACAATCATTATCTCGGTCAATTCCAAGACTTGAACGGGCTTCGATTTCTAGGAATTCAAACTCATCAGGGTCAGATATACAATTACCATCTTGTGAGAAACGGAATGATGCCTCTTCTAATATTAATCCTTGTTCTTCCATGTTATTTCTTTTGTTTTAATTTCATGCTCTTAGGCTCACTAATAATTTTTAGGTATGATGCCTTGTCTTTTAGACACTTTGTACAATAAGGCGCATAATATTCGTCATGATTATCTTCGACTCCTCGATGCGATTTCCTGGAAACTGTGTAAAGGTCCTTGCTAGGAAAATCATCCAAGCAGTTTGTACATATTGTAAGTGATACTTCTCTTGCCATATTATTCGGTATAAAATGATTTAACTTTCTTTACATATCCTTGTTTGTAGCCAACAATAGTTCCTTCATCGTTTTCCTCATAACTCCAAGTAGGAACAGGTTCGGTGTTGAGATATGAACGTAGGTCTCGATGATGTACCTTTCCATGAATTGCATTATGCGCCGGATGTGACTCAATGAATGCTCCATCCATACGATTCCAAAATACTTTAGATTGGTGTGGACTTCCAGTCTCCCAAGGTAACCAAACCTCAACAGTATCTCCATCATAAATCATTTTGCCAAAAGAATCTCTTCCTATCCAATATGCTTTCTTATAGTGTCTAATTGTCATCTTAATTATTTTGCATAGTTACGGTCTAAAAGGTCATGCCATGTTAGTACTCCAACCAAATGCGGAAGTGAATATGAATCAGTGTTCATTTCCCAATTTCCATCAAAATTAGTGAATTGAACCATATAACAGTCCTCTAGAATTGTTATTAAACATTTATCGTTGGCCCATTTATTAGGACCAACATTCTTAAATGAGTTTCTCTCTAAGAAACGTTCCGCGTAAGGATTAACAATCTCTTCCATTTTCATATATTGCTTTTACGGTTGGAAATCTTAAAGATATTCCGCCATTTTGATTTTTTGTCTCTTCGAAGTACTGAACTGTTATTTGTTTTCCAAGAATTTCGTTAGGATTCTCGAAGTAGAATCTTTTTTGTTCGTGAGAGAACCCACTACCAACTTGAACTCTATAACCTTTATGCTCAATTACAACATTTCGCATCATCATCTCTGCAACCTCTTTACCATCTACGATAACTCTATTGACTGCATATTCGATGTCAACTACAACATATTCTGCATCGTAGAATTGTTTTACCTTAAGTACATCGTTACTACGTTTTCCTTGGTAAGGAGCATCTTTACGTAACATTAGTCCTTCCCATCCATTTTCTTTTGCCTGAACTACATGATACGTTAGCATTCTCTCATCTAATAAGATAGTCTGGGGTAGGTAGTCAATTTTGGTAAATTCTCTTTGAAAGAAAAGGTTATCCAATTGAACATTTCGGATTCCAAAGGTTGTAGTACCTTCTTTGTTAATGAATTCCTCCATGGTTAAAAGGTCAAACATATAAAAGAATGGATTTTCAATTGTATGGTCTTTACGTTTGATTTCTTTAATGATACCTTGGAAGTTTTCATTTCCATTAGCATCCAATATACAGATTTCTCCATCAATAACCATATTCTTTAGGCCTAATGAGATAATCTCAGCGTCCAGGTTCTTAAGAGTCATAAACTCATTTCCAGCTCTAGAGAAATATGTAGGTTCTCCATCTTCATTAATGATACAAATACATCTACATCCGTCCAATTTACGACTTACAAACCAAATATCATCAAAGTCTACCTTCTTTGCCGTTTTCTCATCGTAAGAATTAGCCAATGCAACATCGAATGTAGGAATCAACCCTGGAATCACTTTGTTAATCATAGATGTTGTCGAACGGGTCTTAAGGTTTCTATCAATTATATTAAAAATCAACTCCTCGTAATCCCTATTTGCTTCGATGAACCCATTAACACAACTAATTGCAGTATGTCCGGTAATGTTACGGTCATTCAAATCATCAAGCAATTGTGATAGGTTCGGATAGTTTTGTTTTACCAAGTTAGAATTCTTTTTGCAATTCTCTGAGGAGACACCATACTGTTTAAAAGTATTATAGGTGTAATTAAGAGCAAGAAGTACTGAATCGTTTTTGGCATACTTTTTAAGTACGTTTAATTTGTCAGTATTAGAGTTAGTTTGATTCGACTCAGTAACGAAATCTTGAATGTCTTGTAAGTTCATATTTGTTTTAATTAGATATGTAAATATAATCAATATATTTCAATCGGTAAAACTTTTTGATAAAAAGTTATTAACAATTTGTAGTCAGGACAGGAATCGAACCTGCAACGCGAAACTTAATTCGTCTTAGCCTACTTTCACCTGACTTCCGTTCTAATGGAGGCATCGCACCTCAAAGACTGTTCATAAACTAGTTTAATTAGCGTAGTCAGGACAGGATTCGAACCTGTATGAGTTTCTTTCACCTCCACTCCATATAGAGTTGCGTCTCTCCAATTCCGCCACCTGACCTTTTGCAATTATGGTTGATTAGACCTCATGAAGTTTATTGCCCTCCAAGCCCAGTTTCCGTAACGGCGCAACTGAATTTCAAAACCCGCTCTTGCCTCACGCCCAAGAGTATGTCGGTACGTTTTATAGATACGCACATCATCTGAGTAATCAACTCATTGTGGTCAGTGTAGGATTCGAACCTACAAGTAATGGAAGTTCCTCAACCTCTCCTCTATGTTCAGTGACTTTGCGTCCTGCCCTTTGTTTTATACTTTGGTGCCATTTCTCCACCTGACTCCTTCGCTAATGTTAAAAACTGATCCAATCCTCCTAAAAATCATTAACTTGCTACTTACTCTATAATAGGCTCGCCCGTCCCGTTTTAAATATAAGTTTACCTGAAACTTCAGTGAGTTGTTGATTGACCACTCCCACCTACTCAAGTAGTTTTTAGTAGAGAGGGAAGATTCGAACTTCCTGTGTTGGCACTGCCCACTTTAACCAGACCTCTCCTAGCTCTGCAGAGCCGTTTTATTTTTGAAATCGGTAAGGGATTCGAACCCCTATCCGGACTTACCGTCCATGTTAACCCTAGCAGGAATACTCCTGTTACACCAACCGATTAATTTACCAACCTTGGTCTTTCTTATTAACTAACAGGATTTCTCACATTAGAAGAACAAGAGCAGGGTTACTGATTGAGTGCAATGGGCGACGTCTTCCTACTGTTAACCCTTGTTCGGAAATTATGCGCTCTACCTCTCAATTAACAGCGAGCATTGGTAAATCTAAAGAACCTGACCTGACCTTCCAGATAGTACATGTCACAATTAATTTGGCGCCGTGTTATGTAGCAGGTTCTTCATTATCCATGGATTCAATTAACTCATCATACTTGCCTGAGTGATAATCTTCTACCATTTGTTGAATTCTTAAATCTCTTGATTCAACACCTTTTCTTAGTTTTTCAAGCTGTTCCGGTGTTGGATTGTTATTTACTGTATAGATAACACCAATATCATCTAATTTATCAGTAATTTCCTTAGCATCAAACTTTTTCATATCTCTTTTCTATTATATCATTACATCAACAAATTGTTTCTTCCAATCTAACCAAGGTTCAGAGGTTACTCCGAAGTGAGTTAAATATTTCCAATGCATAAACAATTTGCGTTCATTCCAATCTTTATAATTCTTAATCAAGGCATCCTGTCTGTCCAATTCTTGTTTATATGCTTCTGATTTTTTTGCAAGAGCCGTAAAACTGCTATCAAGTTTTGCAAGACGTTTTACCACTTTCTCGGTTGGAAGACCCTGTACTGCTAGAGTTACTATCAATTCCTTCAAGTTAACAATTTTATCCACCATTGAATTAAGGGTCGGAACTGTTGCATTATAAGAGGTCTTTGCAGATTCTCTTGACCTTTGAAACCCTTCAAAGTTTCTTTGTAATTCTCCGTCTTCAATGTCTTCGTTTATCAGGGCTTCTGGGTCGATTCCATAGAATTGATCGAATTGTTCTCCTCCAGGAAGAGGTGCCTTTGATGCATGTTCAGCAACTTCTATTGATTTGGCTGCTGAAAGAACTGCAACGTAACAATTAGCTCTTTGAGTTTCTAAAAGCTCTTTGACTTGTTTTTCTGTGAATAGTTTCATATTATTTTCTTAAATATTTTCGGAAATTTGTAGTTGCTCTAACGATTATATCGATTCTGCTCTCAGGGTTCATTTCCATAATACGTTCAACACAATCATAAAATTTACCAGGAGTGTATGTTGATTCTCTTTTGACCTTTCTAGTTTTGTTCAATTGATATATTGTACTTTGTCCATATCCACGATAACTTAAACCAGAATATTTACGGCGGACATATCCACTTTCATAACTTAAATAATCACACCCAGTAATTGGGTCATGAAAACATTGAGTTCCATTATTTGCCTGTCTTTCGGTTGTTAATTCAATTAGCCCGATTGCTGATGTTTTTGTCATGATATATTATTTTAAGTTAAAAAATCTTTTAAATCTGTTTTGGATTGAATAGTACTCTGGTGTTTCTGTTTCAATAACGAATCTTCTTTTTTTCTTATCTGATAAATTATCAAAATCCATCCAGTTACTAATCATATCAGCCATTTCGCATATACCAGCGCTCTTAGCTCTTATTGTAAGTAATTTGTAGAAGTCTTCAGGACTTGTTTTTGTATAATCCACTAGTGTAGAAATCTTAGGTTCTTTAGCAACATAAGGTTTTTGATTTCTTAATAATTGTGAAGCGGCAATTGCAGAATATGGAAACATAATAGTTCTTTGTTTTAATTAGATATGTAAATATAATCAATAGTTTTGAATCCGGAAACTATTTTGTGTTAAATTTATGTTAAAATTTCACAATATGTTTCGTAGTCAATATTCTTAGAAGTGTGCGAAATCTTTTTCATAGTTCGGGCTCTTTCCAAGATTCGTGCAACAATTAATTGATCAGCCTCTTGGTCTTCCGGCCAGTCATTGTATAACCATTTGAACTCCTTTATTTCGTCTAACTGCCATTCAATTGTGGCATTCATCCCTCGATTAATCAGTTCACTTCTAAGAGCATTAAACCTGAGATGGATATACAACAATTTGTCATAAAAGAATGTAACGTGTCCACTTCCAAGTGTAAAAGATTGTTGAATATTACCTAACATCGACTTTCCCTCTTTCCTGGCCCTTTTAATTGCAAGAGCATTAGTCCTCAGGATTTCTCGATACTCTGCAACAAGGTGCTGGTCGCATAATTTTATCGGTCGGATATGTGCATTAATTCGTGTCATATTAATCTCCTGAATCTACAGTATGAATTACAGTGTAGGTCTGGTCTTCAATAAGGACATCAAACCCATACTCATTATAACATCTGCCTAAGTTTCTTTGAGTTCCCGAACCAGGTACTTTGAATTCTTGCAGGGCTCGATAATCTTCACCCGTTTGTTTGTTCCATCCATTTGCGGTGCCTAAATTAATTACACCATCTTTTGCCTGTTTTACTAATTGTAGTTGTTGGTAGTTCATATTTTTGGTTTTAATTATAGTGTAAATATAAACAAAAAACCCCAGACTAAAAAATCTGGAGTGTTAAAATTATGTTAAAGTTTTGTTAACCTAAAAATTCTTCGTCTTCATCGAAATCAAGAAGATTATCCGTCTTAGTCTCTTTTTTAATCTCATTTCCATTATCATCTAAATGAGGAGCCCTATGTAATTCGTATGCTACATATATACCTACAATTACAAAATAAATTATAACTGCTAGTCCCACCATCGTTCGATATTTTGTTCCATTAATTTGAATAACAATTTTCTTGCTCGGTCATGATTAATGTGTCCGATGTTCATTGCAATTATTTGTTTGTCCTCTTCGCGACCCTTTCTACCAAAAACTCCTTCTCCGTTTAGAACCTTTTTATAAATCAGTGGATATTTCTTAAAGTAGTCATCAAAGTTCTCTTCTAATAATTTGGACTCCCAAGAAGATAGGGTTGGTTTGTCCGGAACAGGTTCAAACCAATGTTTTGTTTTGTGATAGTCGGAGTACTCAGAACTATAAAACTCGTCTTGAACCAGTCCCATTAACTTAACGCATAATCTCATAGTACGGGCATCCTCTTGGGCTCTGGTATGTAAATCTCTACGACCAATGTAATCAGCCTGTGCTGAAATTTTATGTTTCATTATCTCAAAGATATAGTGAGAATCCCAGTGACGGTCCTTCCAAATAATAGGCAACCAATACCAAACGCTTTTTATTCCTCGTTTAAATGTTGTATGCATATACCTACCATCATGATTCCACCAAATCGGAATGTATCGAAGTTTTTTTACAATCCAAGGTTTTTTGGCTCTTTCATCTGCCCATTGGTCAAAAATGTCTAATTCTGGTTCCATATCTTTATATTAATTTTAGTGCTTCAAATAATCCTTCCTCAAGGGCATCTTCCCATTTTCGGTGAAGTCCCCAATCAACTCCATTTGGAAGATTCTGCCAATCCCATTCCTCAGCTGCTAAATTCATTGGATTGCCAATAAATCTACTAATCATGTAGCAAAATTTAGGAGCGGAGGTCTGGTCAATATCTACGTCTACATAGATTTGATGTACTTTTCGCAACCATTTTTGCAATAAGGCCTGAGTCGGCGCAGAATATCTTAAAGAATCATAATCAATATGGTCATCTTCATAATCAAATGGAGACTCGTTAACAATATCGTAATAATTGCCAAATTCTCCTTTTAAATCATAAGCATTATTAACAGGTACATTAAATCCCTTTTCTTTAGATAATTGGGCTACTTCGAATGTTATATATTGTTCTTCCATTACCAATCCTCTTCGTGACTTATATCTAATGTTGTTCCAGTTTTATGGCTCTTAACCACTACTCCCATACCCATTCCATACGGGGTGAATGTATAATCATAGTGACCGTACTCTCCAAAGAGTTCTTTAATCTTTGCTTGCCATTCTTGGAGTTCCGCCTCCTGTCTTTCGGTTAATGTAAAACTTCTTGTCATAGCTCATAACACGTTCTAAGTAACATTACTACATCCATTGCATCTTCGACTGCATTGTGAGTTACCACACCATCGATTCCTGCACGTTTTTTACATTCGTCCAATCCTGGAACGCTCTCATCGTTAATCCAATCAACAAATAGGATTCCTGGGTCCAATACTCTACTACGAATTGAAAAGACTTGTTTCCATCTTGGAAGTTTCTCTAAGAATTTCTTGTCAAATCCTGCAAAGTTTTTACCAGCACATGTCAAGTAGGTTTTTACCATATTTGAACCTAAAATTGGATATGGAATACCATCGACTATTTTCATTTGTTTATTTAAAAAGTTAGGGTCTAAATCAACCAAACCATTTCTATAACAAAATTGATATAGTGCCTCTACTACCTCATCTTCATGATAAAACTTGGCTCCAAATGATTCCTCAACCAGTTTCTTTTCATCTTCGGTACGGGCTTCAGAATAGTCCTTCATCGCCTGAATTAAATCCTTGTTTAAATTTAAGGCAAAGATACTACCATAAACACTTTCGCGTTTTATAACCGCGTGGAATTTTGGTAGGTCTTCGAATGGAAGTTGATTTAAAGTGTCTTCAATCACTGCTCCTATTGAAAGGATTTGATTAAATTCAGAGTCTAATCCTGTAGTTTCGATATCGATGGAAATGTACTTCATAATCCTTTTTCTTTTTTATATATTTCTAATAGTTTTTTATAAGAATAGTTAGGAGATTTATTTACCTCATTAAATATACACCATTCTGCAAACTCAATAGCAAATTCACCTGCTAGCCTTTCATGTTCAATAGCAACTTCCTCTACAGTACCTTCATAATGCTCTTCAACATCATTAATAAACCATTGTTGGAATCTTTCGTTTAGTGTCATAATTATATCTTAAATTCGTGAAAAGTTTACAAATTCTGTCGCCTTTCTGGCATCATTGAATATCTTTAAGGCACTTTTCATGCTTACTTTTCTACCTGTTCTGGTAGTTAATAGTTCGAATCCTGACTCTTCGAATCGGTCATCAACTCCCCAAAATAAATAATAGTTCGATACCTTTTGGCCAGTCTTCTTATTATAAGAAGTCTTGTAGGTTGTTTTTTCAAACCTACCCCATTTTGGTGAAACGTATGGTCTTTGTGTTGATGCTCCAAGCGCAATTACACTTGGAAGTTCTTTGCCATCTTCTAATCGCTGGAAGCTCATTAAGATTTCTACCGTTTTAAGGTCTTTATGTACTATGAAATTTCCCATCTTATTCCTCTAGTTTTACAAATTCATATGTACCCTTAATCAAACTGTTTAGGGCAATTCCTTGCGATTCGGCGTTCGCAAATTCTTGATAGACCCCTGCAGGTACCTCAATATATCTGTAAGTCGCATGGCCAAAAACCACATAAAGGTTTTTACTCTCATACTCGTATGTCGATGCTTTAATCGTGGACGAATCATAAATGTTTGTTTGTGTTTTAATCATTTTCTTGTTCTTTTGCTACTAAATTTCTATGTTTTTCAGTAAGTGTCACTACTAATTCTTTGTAGGTGTCGACCGCGTCGTTTGCATTAACTGTTTTAGCTCTGATCAAGTCTAATGTCTTAGCATCTTTAATCATGATTGTGTCTACACTTAATTCTACCAAAATACTTCCAATTACTGTTTTCATGTGATTTGTTTTTAAATTGTTGTTTTAATTATAATGTAAATATAATCAATATGTATGATTCCGGAAAATCAGGAGTGTTAAAATTATGTTAAAGTTTATTGAGTGGATATTCATTGTTCTCGCATTCGTCCCGTTCAGGGTGCCACTGAACTGCCCAAATCCTCTTCTCTAAGTCTTGAAATCCTTCAACAGTACCATCAGTAGCCCTGTGGGTAATCTCAAAGTTCAATGGAACCCAACGACAGTGCTGGTGGTGACGTGAATTAACGGTCTTTGAATCTCCATCAATATCATATATTTGATGAAACTGGGATAGTCTAAATGAATGATCGTCATCGTCGTCAAATGTATCATTGAGATGATTTTCAGTAAGATGTTCGGATATATTTTCAACCTCTCCGCCAAAGTAAACATTTAAGAGTTGCATTCCTCGACAAATTCCAATAATTGGTTGGCCATTTTCAAGGGCACTAGTAATCCATTCGGTTTCTCTAGCATCTCTTTTAGGACTTTTACCAATATCTCCACCTCCGCAAAGTATTAATGGAGCATCGATGTTTTTACATTCGGTTCCTAAGAAATATGGTTTAAAACCATTTTCAATTAACCATTCGCGGTACATCTGCTTTTCAAGTTCTCCATATGGCGGAGCCACTAATACTTTAGGTGTTTTAATCATTAAAATGTGTTATTATAAACCTGTCGGCCTTCAGCATGTTCATCACATAGGGTTGCAAGCCAACTTCCACCTCTGAGTTCTCCTAGTTCTCCGCACTTTTCACAAGTAATATATGAGGCATCTTCAGCCAAACGGATTCGACTGTAAACATCTTCACTAACTCCATTTGTATAGAATCGTAGTCCTCCAAACTTTTCTTTAACTTGACAAATCTGTTTGTCCCATCCAAGTTCAATAAGGTCTACTATAAGTCTCTTTAAGATTCCTAGCCAACCATTATCTACGGCAAAGTAACCTCTAGCAGTAATGGGATCCCGTCCAGTGTAGTAACCATTTTCAAGTCCTCCGATGCCTTTTAAAAAAGCCTCAAAGTCCTCATCGGTCATATAGTTATTGTTCTTCATTATTTTATTTGGCTATAAAGTTTGGTTAATATTGTCTCTTTTTTACCACGGATTACCTCTTCAAGGTCTGTTCGCTGTTTCGATACTTCCTCTCTGATTCTTTTAACAGCTCTTTCCGTTACTTTTGCATTCAGATTTAATGGATAGATTTGTTTTGTGTTAACAATTTCTGCCTTTTCGGCATCGATAATTAGGTCAAGGTGAAGCGATGGTACTTGGATATAAAATTTTGCCACATCCGGATCTTTAAGAGGTGTTTCAGCCTTAGGGTGATACAACAACTTTAGAATATTTCGGTAACCTCTTAAGTCTTCCGAAGATAATTCTTGTCTAAATTTTTTAGCAAATTTAATCTTAGTTCTTCTAAACATAACCTTTTATTTTAAAAATTGTAAAATCTTTTCTTTAACACCTTGCTGTTTAATTCCTTCTGCCATTTTTGGAGTATTAACAAAGTTAGATAGTCCCCATACTTGTTCCTTTCCATGAGAATCCGCTTCTCCTAATTCTAAGTCATCAACGCAAACCCAATTGGTAATTTCTGGATGATCGGTTAGATATTGTCGAACTTCGATAGAACGCTGCTGTTCGTACATTGTTCTTCGGGTCCATTCAAATTCATCTGGTTTATCACAACCAATATATCTTTTAGTGAATGCGATAGGTTTCTTTAAGATTCCCTGTGATTCGTAGTATTCTCCAATTTCCTCTAAGTTTGCATGTAACCTCCAGTCGGAACTTACTACTATTTCGGCACAAGTCTCTTCCAAGATTTGGTTTAATACCTTAATTGCTTTTTTATCAAAGTTGTCAAATCGTATGTCAACCGGAGCTATAGTATCGCTAGTCGCTTCAGGATTAAGTTTTTTGTACTTAGCCCATTTCTTTGAACGACCTCCCCAGTTATTATCTAGGCATATTACTCCGTCATTGTCTAAAAATATTACTTTCATCCTAGTTTCTAATTAATTCTATTTTTGTATTCTTGTAGTGCTCTACTAGTTTATCTTTAAGATGTCTTTTAACTTCCCAACTTAAATCTGTTTGGGTTGAAAGCCATTTATGGTACAAATCTATTAAATTTCTGGAACGAATTATCTGTTGCATTGTAGTGCATGAATTAATCGTTTTAACTATCCATTCCTCGATTTCCATTGGTGTATTTCCTTCTGCTGCCATACTATAATTTTGTTAGTGGTACCCATTGTCCGTCTTTAAACTTATGTGGGATTCCGTTAATAGTTCTGAATTGTGAATGAGGGTCTACATTGATTTCCTCTTTCTTGAGTTTTCCAAGTACGTTTTCAAAGTCCTCTTGGGATGTCCTCCGTCTTACCGTACTTGGGTCAACTTTCTTCTTTCTACGAGGTCCATTATAATATGCCATAGTTATACAGTATGTTCGATTCTTACACGGATGCAATTCTGAGGCAATCTATGAATATGTCTATAGTTATTAATATAACCCATCATATTTGCACTACCAACTGCATTTGCAGAGTGTATTACAACATCAACAACATTAGCTCCATCCAACCATTGATTGACCAACCATTTAGTGCAATCCATTCCAGTCTTTTCTGTAATATTATCATAGTTCAATTCGTAATTGTGGTACACATTTTTATGCCATTCGGCCATTGCAGTGTCTCCTAGGTCATGGTCTAATGAAATCAAGTCAATATTTTCAAGTCCAATTTCGGTAACTTTTTCTACAAATTCATCGTAACTTCTAACAACAACCCAGTCTTTTTCAACCGGTGTTCTTACGTCATCTAAATATACTCTAATCATTTTGCGTTTGTTTTAATTTGATATGTAAATATAATCAATAAGTTTGAATCGGGAAAACTTTAACTGTTAAAATTATGTTAAAGTTTTAATTTTGTAAGTATTCCTAAACCGTGAGATTCTTCATAATTATAGAAATTAAGATTGTATTTAATACTTAAATCTTCGCATGCCTTATACACTTCTGGAAAGGACAAGGTATCATGAAAAACGGTAATTTCTGCATGTTGAACACACCATTCCCCGCACTTGTAAGTATCTTCGTATGTGTGTATAATATCAACATGAGCCATATTATATACTTCAGGATTATCTTTAATATAATCCTCGTATGAACTTCTAATAAGATTTATATTTGTAAATTCCGCAAGATTTGATTTAGTAGCCTCAAGCATATCTTCTCTTAATCCAGCGTGTATGTCTCCAACGAAGGTATCGACCCCGTCTACTGTATTAAAGTAATTTGCAAAGGCAGATGTTGAATATCCAAATTCAACGCCGAATTCGATCGCTTTTTCTGTTTTTATACCTGATCTTTTTATTAAATCTTGCAAGATTGTTGGTATATTTCCCCAAGCTGTTGGTTGTTGGGTTGCCAACTTTGGCCATTCTCTAGTTTGAGGAGTAAAAATAGTGTGCATACTTTTGTTTTTTATATATTTATTAATAGTTGTTTCAATTAGCGGAGGATATACCGATCCACATTCGAATGTAGATTCAAAGTTTGCTTCTACGGAACCTATCCAAAATTCTTCTAGGTATATATTGGTAGTATCGATTAAAAAATCAGCATTTAAGTTTCTTAAATGCTTATGGGTTGCCCACCAATAATTTCCACTAAAATGTGGATCATACCCTTCGTCATGTCGTCTGTAATTAGGGCCAATAGCGTCATATCCATCGTCTAGCATTTGGATATTAGGTAGCCAGTCGCAAAATGTAACCCAGTCACATGAATTTCTCCAATCATCTTGAAATATTTCGCGGGTAGTAACGCCCTTTGAATGAAAATAGCAATAATATCCTTCAACTTCATCTGCCATTTTTTTAAGATTTAGCAGTGTTATTTTAGATTCTCGATAATCACTTGGATATTGTGATTTATCAATTTCAATGACAGTTGGAATTATCTTTTTATAGTCTTTAACAATATCTAAAAGCCATTGAATTCTGTCTCCATGTGGCGATGCTATATGCAATTGTATTGAATCGCATGCATCGTATAAACCACCTAAAAATAACTTAGTCAATTGGTCTTGGATTATACTTTTGTAATTACCATCTAGATATGTGTGATAAAAAACAATTTTTTTCATTTCTTTAAATCTTTTAAATAGTTAACAAGTTCTTGTAGTTTGTCGGCATCTTTTGGATTAAATATAAATTCATCGAATGCTCCGTAGTTGCATTGTCTTCCAAAAATGTATTTTAATCCGTACTTAACTCGTTCCAAAAATGGTCTTTTAGTTAAATGTATATGAAAGTAACATGTTGGATATCTGTGTCCTTCAACCTCATCCTCATCATATAAGATAATAAGTTGATGGTCAGTCGAGTGACATGCACATATTAAAATTTCTTTGTCTTCAAGTTGTTTCATAAGTATTATATTTAAAAAACTAGTTTTGTTTATAAACTCTTTTGTAAGCTCCGTAAATCCAACTATAGATTATCATGATTGCACAGAAAGAATCTAAGATCGCTATAATCCATTTTACAAAGTCTGGTGTTGGGAATGTATCTGGACCTAACAATATTAATACACCAAACCCGGTAAATACCCAAACTAATCCTAGAAAACCGGCAACTATTCCTGCGATAAACGTAACTGTCGGTCCAACCAATTCCCAAATAAATTCTAAAAACTTTTTCATAATTATATTTTTTCAAAAGTTGGTTTCAGCCACATCCCATTTTTAAAGATTAAATCTAAGAATCCTGGAATATCTTGGTCAACGTCAGCAAGTAGTCTAAAACTTCTTGGAGTATCATGTTTCATCATTTTTATGATTTCCTCTCTGATTCTCTCTCCACTTACAGTTTGTTCTAGTTTCTGTAAAATGTTTGGTTGCTTCATCGCATTCCAAATATCAGCGTGCATTTGAAAATCTTTAGTGATAGTAAATCTTAGTGCTCTTAGCAAACGAAGTGGGTCATCCATTAGGGTAGCGCTAGCGTGCATCGGAGTTCTTAAAATTCCAGCCTTTAAGTCCTCTACTCCACCGAATAGGTCAATAAGATTACCATCAACATCTTCTGCAAGGGCGTTTAGGGTAAAATCTCTACGAATTAAATCGTCTTCCAATGTTCCAAGTTCTAGGATAGGTCTACGGGTTCCTTCAACATATCCAACCTCTTTACGGGCCATTACAAAATCTGCAACCAGTCCGGCGAACTGATGGTCTTTTGGAAACTTAGCACGAATCGTAAAACAATCTGGAGTACTTAAGAAGATTTCAAAACCTTGGTCCGTCATCCAGTTTGTCATGATTTGAAAACCATCCTCAACCGTAAAACCTTTAGTATCTTCCAACACGAAAGTGAAATCTATATCTTTAGAGTCCAATCCAAGGAATTTATCTCGAATACATCCTCCAACACGGTAAATCTTTGCCATAATTTGTTTGTTTTAATTATAATGTAAATATAAACAAAAAACTCCAGACCGTAAAATCTGGAGTGTTAAAATTATGTTAAAGTTTTTGATTAATCTTTGTGGTTAGTGCGCCAATCGCATCGTCTAGATTTTCAAAGATTGGAATGTTATATCGAGTACATACAATGTCGACATTTCCTTTTCGCCAAAACCCTTTAGGACAACATACGATAATATTATCTCTGACATGTAAACCTAATTCTAGGAGACTAATTGGACTCTTAGTTTCTGGAGAGAAGTACATGAAGATTATATCTGCATTTTCAAGACTATTCATTTCCCAGTTTACTTGTTGGTTAAATTGAGGATTTGATTGTTCTTGAGTCCAGCTAGCATCCCAATCATCACGTCTTGGATTGTAAAGTGTTACATTGGTATTAATGTAATTGTTCTCGATTCTCTTTTGCCAATCTTCTGCCTTTCCCATTTCTATAGAACCGGCTAAAAATACTGAACATTTATTTTCTTGGTTTTGGTACCTGCTATTTGGTTTAATTACTTGCATACTTATATTATTTTAATTGCGTTGTGTTTTTTAATTTTAAATGATTGTCGAAGTTTTTCCTCTTCTTCATTATAATGGTAACCCCATCCCAGTTTTATGTTATCTTCCGATAGTCTTGAACGGAATAGACGGTATCGATTAACCATATAGTCCTCTCCAATATATTTATAATGCAGTAGGTTATATTGATTTAATGAATATGTAACATCACCCCGAGGGGCTGCCTCATGGCATCCTGGATAGAAATTGATTTCAGAGATTTTGCTTTTATCAAATGCAATACTTTTATTATAATAATGAGTATACTCACCATATTGTAAGGTATCAATGCTAATATCTGCTGGGTCTTCGGACATATTAACCATATTCCAACCGGTAAATTTTATTATTGATGTTCCCAGTCCAGATTCATATTCTAATTGTTCTCTAGTAATGAGACCAAGTTCATCAGCATCACAGACAATATTCCAGTCGGTTTTTGAATCTTTCCAGCAATTGTTTTTAATTTCTAGATTTTTTCTATCAGAAAAATTATCTCCAGTGTCGTATTGAATAACCTCACAATTAAATTCTTTTGCAATTTCTACAGTTCTGTCCGTTGATTGGTTATTGTATACAACAATTCGGCAGTCCGGAAATGATGCTCTATAATGTTTAATAAAAAACGGTAGCATAAGTTCTTCATTATATGCTACCGTGTAAATTGTTATTTGCATTCGTGTATTGGATTTTTACAATTTCCTTTATGTGAACCCCATCGAGAACTTCCCGAACCTGCAACTATATACTCGCAACCTTCAAGAGTATAAACTCTATAGCGTTGATCGTAATATTTTGAAGTACTATCTAATTCGTAACGACTAGCACTAGTATTTTGATGTGGGTCTTTATAATTATCTGGTTTGCAACTAGTAACCATAAAGATTACTAGTGCAGCCAAAATTACTATTATTAAAGGTACTGGTGAGTACTGTCTATTCATTATAGATTAGTTAAACGTTTTCTAATTTCTGTAAGAGTTGTTTGGTTTTCAAATTGACCATTCAAATAGATAGTTTTTAACAATCCAGACTTTTCATCTTCCCAAGTACATTGGTCTTCTAGTATGTAGAAATTATCTTCTACAGCTCCAGCAACTCTTAATAAACCTTTTGCAGATTTTTTAACTCCATCATCAGTGATTGGGTCTTTAAAGATTTCTCTTCCAACTCCATCAACTTCTACATAGGTGGCTTTCATTGCAAAACCAAAAGTATCTCTAGTGTTATATTGGTATGTAAAACTTCCAACACCTAATACAATGTTTGTACTTGCAAAACCTTTTGCCTCTAATCTTGTGAAGATTTGTTCAGCACGGTCTAATGTAATACTGTCTCCGTAGATTGCTCCAATATGAGGGTCTAATACTTTATAACCTTGGTCGTTAATAGTTCCACCGAATACATCCCAAAGTAATTCAATAACACCTTTTACTTCTGGTTTGTTTAAATATTCATCAGTAGGATTAACTTCTGCTACTCCACCTAAGTAAGCAACTACGTCATTATCGCTATGAACATTTGTTTTGATTATATTAGCACCGCAAATAATATCTACAGGGTCTCCTGAGTCAGGACGAATAACTAATTTACCATCTCTTGCAAGGATTTCCTCTTTTAAGGTAACGATATGTTCAGTACAAACTTTCCATAAGTCCCATGTGTCAGAAACTACTGAAAGAATTCCTGTTGGATATGTCTCCAATAATCTACGGAAGGTTCCAATCTCATCATCTTTACTTCCAGCACACATTACTGAGTGCTCTGTTGCATTTACCGAACCAGATACAAATCCAGTTTCATTGTAATATTTACGGGCTCCAAAGATTGCAGGTAAACTATCTGAACCAGAGAAACTTGTTAAGTGTCCTAATCCTGAAGAGATTGTAGCATCTATAGAGTCCATACCTCTCATTGAGAAATCATGGGCTTGCCAATCTACGAACCAACCTTTTTCGGCATCAGTTTTTAATTGCCATTCTGTAAATAATTTACGGTAAGCATGGGAAATAGTTGCACTTGTCATTGGTTTCCATAACAAGTTAGAAATAACTGTCTCCAAGTAATTGGTAATCCAATAGAAATCTGGATGTGTGTTGTAAATTGTCAAGACAGGTACTCTCATTGGTACTGTAGCTCCTTCCTCAATCGATTTAACTGCGATTGGTAGGTAACCCAAATCATGTAGGGCTTCAAAGTGGCTAACATCGTAGTCAGTATTTAAGTACATTGACAATTCGTTTTTCATTTCGCCACAAACTTTGTCTTTTGGTTTGCTAAAGAAATCTTTGTCAAAAGCCTCGTGGATTTGTTTCATTACCATTTGTTGGCCGAAACTTACTAGTTGGTTGCAACCTTTAGGAGCATATTTATTACTACGAGGAGTAAAGTTCGAATAGACCAACGTAGTCCCTTTTGGATATTGTTGGTGATGTCCTGTTTTGTAACCGTCTGTTAAAAATAATGGGTTCATAGTATTAATATTTAGATATTGTTCTTAAATAAATTGCTTGTTGTCTAATTCCATACTCTCGGGTAAGTAAGCGGTCTGCATAATCATCACGCATAACAACCATAACATTATTAGACATTTCAGTTGCATCATGAAAACTATCTCTTCCTAGTATCATTCCTAAAGAATCTGCAAAGGATAGAATTAAATCTGCTAATTGTTTTGCATTTTTACATTGATTAACTGCTTCCCATTTTTGTAATTCTGTCATAGTGTATCTGTTTTAATTATAATGTAAATATAATCAATAGTTTTAAATCGGTAAAATTGGGAGTGTTAAAATTATGTTAAATTTCTTCAGGGTCTGGTAAACCTTCTACAATTGTAAACATAATTGGAAATGCCCATGCAAGCCTATTGGTTGCTCCATAATCTCCAGTCCAAAAGCAATAAGAACTATGTTCAATTGTCATTTCTCGGCATTCAATTTTTTGTATGGTAGTATTACCATCGTGCTTGTGTATTACTTTATAATTTCTCATGGTTTATAAATTACAACTGACACTTGCATGTCCCTTAATTCTGTTTGAATAATGTTTTTAATCCTGTTCCAATCTCCACCAGCCAGTCCGGCTCCAATTTTTGGAAGTCCAATACGTTTACCTGCAAAAGTCTTATTGATTTTACGTAGACAAAGCGCAAGTGCCTCATAATCAATTGGCTTGGCAACACCATCTTTATGGTTAGCACCATAATTGTACTGTGTGTATGAATTCACAACTATAATATCTTTAACACCTGGTTGACCTGATGACTTTGAGTTCATTGGAACTGCAACTCCGGGTTCTGTAACCGATGGATGCTTAAACCATAGATATTGGTGTTGATAATCAATAGTACCAAGTTTATTAATGTCTCCACGATTTTTGGTTTTTACCAAATGCTCGTAACCCTCGTCGTCATACTCAATATATTGAGTTAGTTCCATTTCAAATTCATCGCATCCAAACGCATCTGCCATTTGAGGCGCTATTCCGGCGCCCATAGTACAAAAACAATTACACCCATGGGTGATTACATCAAATGTACCCTGTTTTGCCAAACGGATTAGGTCACCTTGGATTTCTTGATAGTTTGTTCCCATCGCTGATACTATTTGTTCGTTCAAATATCCCATTATGCAAATCTAAATTGTTTAAGGAAATCTCTTAGGAATATGATTTGGTCTGCTTCCTCTTCAGTTTCGGCAAAATTCATCTTCCATTCATAAAATTGTTTTTCAAGACTTCTACCTCCTAGTTTTTCTTCTATAGCATCTCCTTCATAATCTGGCCAAGCAACTTTATCATATACTCTATCATCAACTAAGAAAACTACGGCAGTTAATTGGTCTCCCAAATCTGGTTCGTGGAATTCTCCAATACGGATGCATTGGTCATATAATGTAAAATAATGATTGTTAAGAGTTCCTTTGATAAAAGCCGTATTGTTAGTAGTACCTCCATTTAGAATTATAAAGGTCTTGTCTCTTCGGGCCCATGTCTGGTACTCTGGAGTCTCTGAGAATTCAAGTCCGTATTCAACAACAGCATGACCGAACTGGATGCCTTGCTGAATTGGACTAATATTGTAAGGAACTAGTCCGTACATTCTAAATTCTCTATTGTCTCTATTGTTCATCAGTTGCTTTCTTAATTTCTTCAGTTAATATCCTTTCTAGTTCGGTAGTTGCATCAATTCCAAGATGCTGAAAGAATTCTGATTCTACTACTTCTACCGTTTGTAGTTCATATTTAGAGCCTAAAATTGGGTCCTGAACTAATACTAATTGCTCTACAAATATTGTTTTTGGTTTTTTTGACATGTTATATTACGTTAAATTGTGTTGTGTTTGTTTTTTGTTCATATTCATTATCTGCAACATTTCTATGAGAATTTGTAGTATAAATGCCTTCGAAGTATTTGTTTAATTCTCCAAATCCGGTGCTAAAAATACCATGAGTTACTACTAGATAAACTTTAGCAGTTGGTCTGCTTCCTTTGATTGCTTTTGCAAGTTCAATAAAGGTTCTACCACCATCGCAGATATCATCAATGATAACATATTTTAAGTCATCGTGTTGATTCAATGTAGGAATCTCAGTTCTTAGAATATTTCCACTTCGCATATCACGGACCTTAGTTGCGGTAATAATATTTTCAATTCCAAACTTCTTTGCAACATCATAGATTTTTTTGTAGGCTCCAGCATCTGGACTTACTAAACAAATTCTGTCTTGGGCACCAATCTTATTATCAATCTTTGATAGTGCATGTTTTGCAAGTGTGTGATTATCTACCTTCTCGTAGTTATTCAAACATGCTTCTAAAACATCTGAATGAGGGTCTAATGTAATTACTGTTACAAAGTTTAAGGAATTGATAATTGGGCAAATAACTTGCTTTAAGTAATTAACTCCGCCTTCAACAAATTTACGGTCTGAACGGGCTCCTATAAAATAAGGAACATAAAGTGCAATTTCTCTGGTTGGTTTAATATTACGAACGGCTGCAGTTGCGCAAATAATCAGTTCTAAGTCTTTAAAGGTATTTAAACGTGAATTGATTTTCACAGCGTCTTCGTATCTTAATAAGTCTTTCCAATCCGTAAGGTCTACTGTTTGCTGACCGTCAGGAAATTGACTAATTTTGTATTTAATCTGTGATTTTTCTGGGTTAACCAAGTCTAATATTATCATCTGATATGTTGTTTTTAATTATATGTAAATATAAACAAAAGTTTTTAATCGGTAAAACTTTAATCAATTTATTTTTAAAACTTATTAACAATTATTCTGGCAGCAACTCGGGTTCCTGTTATAGTTTCATCAATTGACCATTCGAATAGGTCGCTCTTCATAATTTGGTCGCAAATTTCACGTTTCATTCCATACTTAACAGAATCAAGTGCGAATCCGGGTCTCATTGCCTCTCCAGCTCCATATGTTTTGTCATATTGATTCATGTATTTTTCGGATTGGATAACAACTGGTTTGCCATGTCGAATATCATATACGATATTAGTATTTTTAGACTCTTTAATAATCTTACGGCTAAACATACTATAGATTGCTCCAAGAGGTCCGGTTAACAAAAAGGTTTTTAGGTCAACTTCACGATTTAATAGTTCTTTAATCTTCATTAGCTACGGTATCTTAATTCATTTTGACGGTAAACGCTCAACACTGAACCCTGCCCGTGCGTGATTGCGAATTGGTACCCATAAAAATCATAAACCATTGAAGAGAAGTTCTCGGTTAGACCATCGATTGGGTCTATTTCAACACCTTCTTTTGATGCAATTTCCCACATTAAATTCATAAGGTGTAGGGGTCTTTCAGCGTATGTTGAGTAGTGTCTTGCATCATATTTCTCCTGCTTCACTAAAATGTCCAACATTAAATAATCAAAGGTAGAATCGTCACAAACACCATACATTTCTAATAACCTCTTGGCTCTTGCCTGTTCGATAGCGTCCCGTTGGGCAAGTTTATTAAAATAGTCTTCCATCGATTTTTGTCCTTCTGGACTCTTCATATATTCTAATCCTTGCTTAAGTGTTTCGTTTGCGTTCATATTTTTATATTTTAAATAGGTGACATGCATTAACAGAACGTCTTCTTGTTTCTGTACTAAATGATTCAGTTATCTTTCCCCAAAGACCTCTACGTTCTTGCACATTGTTCAATGTTACTTTAAGTTCATTTACCCTTTCGACAGTTCCTACAACTATAGTAACATGTCCGCTACTTTGTTGTGAATATCCGTATCTTTGTCCAATTTCAATTGGATTTCCTAGTGCGTCTGTTGCTTCCATGTTTAAATTTTAAATCGTTTCATTAACTTTAGTTTGTCAATTTCAGCACCCATTGCTTCTAATGATTTTGTATCATAGATAACCTCATTAGTTTTTGAGTCCATCATTACTCTATCATATTCTCCAGTTTCTTTACTTCTTGTAACAAAACAATAGATATTTTTTAGGGCATCTTTAAAAATACCATTATCGGTTTGGGCGTAATTGGTGGTTGTTTTATCATGGAACCATTCATGTGTTCCAGACTCAAAATATAAGCCATCGATTTCTAAGAATTGGTTTCTACTATTCATCATCGTCAGATTTTGAAGACCATTGTGGAGTAAATATTAGTGCCCATAACGGCAATCCTGAACTTGTAAAATAACATGCACCTCCGATTAAACCAAAGAATGCTATGTATATAAGTGCTATTGAAATGTATTTCATAATTTTATTTGTTATGGTTCCAATCTATTTTAGGACAATATTTATTATACGATGCTTTAACAAAACTTACAATAATCGAATCTTGTTCTTCTACAATAGGATTCCAAATTCGGTAGCCGTGTTCATCATATTTAATGTTTCGGTTTTTCCATAGTTTTGTTAAATAGTTATAAGCAGTAGCAATTCCAATTCCAAAAGAAAGTACCCATCCCATTCCTCCGATTACAATTGAATGATAATATAAGGTGTCTTTAACAGGTTCTACAAAGAGTAAACCAACCCATGATACCATACATATTAGAATAAATAAAATAAACCACGCAATAAATCCTAGACCTGCACGTTCTCCAGTCGAATGCGTTTGGCTTCTATCTAGTCTCTCCATAATAATTACAGGAAGGGATAGAATCGAATATGGTAGGATAAACGTCCACATTAGGACAAGTTTCCAGAAGTATGGACATAAGGATTCTGGCATTCTAGAAGTTCCATAGAACCATCTGTACAATTGTGCTGTGTTTGAATTGATGTTTAATTTCATAGTTTTATTTGTTAATGATTACGTGAAAGTTTTTGTCTGAACTTAGGATTAAGTCATCTACATAAGTTTGAGCCTCATTATTCGAGTCGAATGTTTTTCCAAAAGATTGTTTGTAACCTAGTCGGATTTCAACATGAGATTTATTGTAAATCCTTTTGTTGGTTTCATCAATTCGATATGATGAATAACCTTCAAAATATGATGTTTTAGTTCTATCCCACTGCCATTTTTCATTTCCTGCACAATCTTTGTATTCGTTCCAACCTGCTGGAATTGCCTTATTAGTACCAATTGGAATTCCTAAGAACATCTTAGGTGTTGCAGGAATCTCTGGATACCATCGGTAAGCCGTTTCTCTTTCTAGTGTTAAAGTAATTGATTCTACTTTGTCTAATTCAAAATAATGTTTTTGCATCTTAATAGGTATTAGTTATTTGTGTTGTTAGTATATGTGTGTCTCTTTCTTGCGACCCGATTCCTAATGATATTGATTTTCCATAAGCCATTGCTTTAATCTGATCATCTTTTTCATCAAAGATAAATCTGACAAATCCGGCTCCAGTTGCTATTTCGTTGTGTCCAACCATATCTTTATGTTGGATAGCTGCTGAGAATATGATGGCACATCCATCAACAATTACGTATTTTGCGGCGCTTAACATTACTTTACTTCTATAATGTTAGGGTATGAACTCAAAAAACCGATACGGTAACCCGATGTTTTGAAGGTATACGTAGAATCTTGTCTCAGTTTACCATACTCGTCGCTTGAATAAAAATTACCGCGGAAAAGGTCATCTTCTAATTTTAATGTACCTTTGTCAGTGTACACTAAATAATAAGAGTCGATTGTTTTTCCGTTCTGTTCGGTAATTCTCTCCTTACCTTCTACCTTTGCGGTAACTGTGTTTACGTTAGCATATCCAGTGATTCCAAAACCAATGGCCACGATAATAATTGCTACTACTAAAATTTGAATTGTTAAAATTGAATTTCTCATAATGTTTCTTTGTTAAAATTAGATATGTAAATATAATCAATTGTTTTGAATCCGGAAAATCCAGAGTGTTAAAATTTTGTTAAAGTTTAGTATCTTCTAGAATTGCTATATGCTGTATTTGCCTCTTGTTCGTTTAAATACAATCGGGTAGTTTCCATTAAATTACCTTCTTTCATAAAACCTAGTGCATTTTCTCTAATGTTGGTTTTACCTTTTTGTATGTAACAAATAGGGTCATATTCACCATATTTCATTTTAGGGTATTGTTCCTTAATCTCCTTGATTTTCTCATCAGAATATTTTGCCTCATATCTTCTGGCTAATGCCAAATCCAGGACCATTTGAAGATTTTGTGATTCGTCGGTGAATTGAGGGTCTACTCTATCTCCTCTATCTTTATCAGATGCTAAATAATTCTCTTTGACAATTTTGTTTTGAATAGGATATGATTTGATGTTATACTTCCCATCAGGGTCTTCGTATGCAAAGAAGGCTCTTTCAGGAGTTTCATTAACATAATAGAAAGTTTTGCTATCACTTCTATAACCATAACTTCTAGAATAGCCGTACGTTGCAATATTAAATGTACCTAAGTACACCATTACATTTCCATGTTTACATATTGCACTAATAACTCTATCACCTGGAGTCAACGCTCTAACACCGTAGGTTGCAGCCTCCTCTTTCTCCTTCTTGTCATGTATCATCTCCATGTAATCCAATGTATCGGCGCGGACAAGGACCATCGAACCTCCGACCATTACCTCTTCTACGAATGTGATTGGATTCTTAATAACACCATATTCTAATTGGATAGTGTCTAATGGCAATTGATGGAAATCAACCCAAATATCTTTTGGTAAGTCTGGGTGACTTAGTTGAAACCCTAATTGGTTCCATTTCATGATTTTTACGTCCGTCATCGGGTCATTTTTGAAAGGCACTGTAGTTTTGTCCTTTGTTTTACGAACTCTCTGTCCGATATGCACGTCTTTTAGTATTCTGTAGTTACAATTCATATTTTTTAGTCTAATTGGTTTTCGATTATGTCAAACGTTTTTCCAGAGCAGTAGCTTGTAGCATAGTGGTAAGCTTCATCATAATCAGTAAAGCTCTTAACATCATTGAAGAATACTCCGTCATCTGGATTAGAAAAGTACGGTAAAACTGTGTAGATTGTCATAATTGTTTGTTTTAATTATAATGTAAATATAAACAAAAAACCTGACATGGTAAAATGTCAGGTTAATTATTTTTAAAAAGTTATTAACAATTTATTTTAAGCCATACATAGTATTAGCTCCACTTGCCAATTGAGTTGTAGGAAGTGCTCCATCCCATCTCTCTATCCATTGTTGCTGTAATAACATCGGAGTCAAGGTCGATTGTCTTAATTTATTAGACTCTGCTTCTGCTCTTGCGTTTGTTAACAGGGCTTCAGCGTCTCCTTGTGCTTTTGCTACTTTAATTTTAGCTTGAGCTGTCGCAGTTTGTACTTGATTCTCTGCGGTTAGGGCTGCCTGAACTGCGTTGTTCTTAGCATTAATGGCATTCTTAAATGATGTAGGATATTCTAAGTTAGATGTAAATTGATTAACTATAAATCCTTCTTTAACAATCTGCGCTTCTAATAACCTTCTTACTTCAACTTCGAAAAGGGCTCTATTTGATATTAATTGTTCTGCTGAATATTTATTAGTTGCAAGTCGGAATGCGTCATATATTGCCGTCTTTAAGAAACCTTCCTCCAATTCTGGTAAGGTTCTACGATATTTGGCAAATATTGAAGGTGCTTTGTCGGCTGCTACTGAATAGTTTAAGATAGGTGCAACTCGGAACTCCGAACCATCTTTTGTATTTACAGTAAATGAATTGTCTCCTTCCTCTGAGTTCTTATATTCTTTATGTTGAATAAATGTTGGAAACTCATAAATCTTTGTTGTAACAGGATTAAAAAATACCCATCCTGTGCATGCTGTTACATTATTGACCCCTTTACCTGAGCCATACATGTTAACCTTTACTCCTACATGTCCTGCATCAATTACTTCGCATGAACTAAACATTGCGAAAATACCTACTACTACTGCTAAAATAATTCCAATCGATTTTAATCTCATTTTTTTTGTTTTAAATTAATTATTTGGTTTTTGTTTATTACTTACTTTTTTTGCTCCACATTTACATGTAGTGCATTCAGAGTCTTTTTTGTTCTTTAACTTTATTAAATAGTCAGCTATAACATATACGGCACTTCCCCATATAAAAATTACAATTGCTAGATAAAAAAGTCCCAGAAAGAAGAGACCATCGTCCGGTGCACTTAATAGTTCAAATGCAATTTGTTGGAGTTGAAATACTCCGGCGATTCCGATAAAGATACCAAGAATCATCAAGAAAAATTTAGAAAATGTATTCATAGTTGTTTAAAATTAAGAAGTTGCCGCGTCATTATGGTGGTCAAATTCATGGGTTAATAAAGATTTTATAGGTCTATTGCCAATTAGTTTCAAAACTTGTTGAATTGTGTATGGCTGAAAATCAGGACTTCCATCGATTCCAACATCCATCATTCGGCCAGGTCCAACTTTAAACTGGTGAGGTGTGTGAATATGTCCGTGGATGTGCATAACTCCCTGTCCCATATCTTGCCAACTAGCCATAGGGTAGTGACTCATTACGAATCGGTGTTTTGCACTTGGTCCGTTTTTAACCAATGGAGGCATAACGATTGTAACCATTCTTTGCTCATTTACTGAGGCGAAAAGGTCTTGAACATCTCCACGGTTTGTAAGGATATGATGGTCGTGATTTCCTAAGAAAAGGTGGATATTTTTACAGTTTAATTTGTTTCTAAATTCTACAATAGAATCAAAACCACCAAAGCTCCAATCACCCAAGTGAATCAGGATGTCGTTTTCCATAACCAACATGTTTATATTGTCCTGCAAGTCGATGTTCATCTGGTCCAATGTCTTGTAATCCCTAGTACCTCGGGCACCATCCCATTTACTAACTCCTCTACAAATATTTGTATGGTTGTAGTGAGTGTCTGAAGTAAAAAAGACTCTTTGTCCTGGGTTAACTACTATTTTCATAATGTGTTTGTTTTAATTTGATATGTAAATATAATCAATAGTTTTGAATCGGTAAAACTTTAAGTGTTAAAATTTTGTTAAAGTTATTAACAAAAAAAGAGGAGCAATATTGCTCCTCTCCTGTATTAAATGTATCTTTTAATTAGTCTTTAGAACCGTAAAAATATGTTACTGTTGCTGGGCTAACCGGGTCATTATTTTTAATATCGATTTTGAAACCTGCAATGTCTGCTGCATAAATTGGTAGGAATGTTGCATTTCCAGATAGCAATCTTGCGAAATGTATGGTAACTGTAGGTGCGCTTTTATGTGTTAAATAAATATCAATTCCGAAGTTTGAATTAGTACTTGCAGATTGACAATATAGATAAATAATTCCAAAATTTCCAGATTGTTCGTTAGTTTCTAATAATACTTCTGTAGCAGATGGCTGAATTTGATTAGTAATTAATGATGTTGAATCGCCATTAATAGTCTCAGTATCTGTTGATTTTATTGACAATGGATTTGGGAAAAGAGTACTTGAATCCAGTGTTATTGTTGTTTTTAATGATGCCATCTCTTTATATTATTTTTTATTTATGCAGGGTTTTCTGGAGTTTCTTCTACTACTGGAGTTTCTTCTACTACTGGAGTTTCTTCAACTACTGGAGCAACAGGAACTTCTGCTTTTGTTTTAAGTGGAAGAGTTGCTTCAAATTTTACTCCGTAAGAGGTTACTGCCTCGGTTCCAACTAAATCTTTTCCGTGCGCTGTAAGTTTAACATCAACTACCCCTTCTGGAAGATTTAATTTGGCTTTCACTGATGTGATAATTTCATCTGCAGTGTATGTTTCAATATTAGCCTCTGTTGATAAACTAAAAGCTCTTTTTTTAACGGGTTCTTTTTTATATTCAGAAAGAAGTTGTACTCCTTTTGAATCTTTCTTTTTATAATTTACATCTACTGTTTCGTAGATGTTTGCGTTAACTGTATAGTTCATATTTATATGTTTTTGTTTTATATTAAATTTTAAAGATTACCACCAGCCGTTGCTATCAAAAGCATAATTGTATCCATTAGGATGGGTTGTAGTTAACGAGCTTAGCAATTTCCCAAATTTATAATGAGTATAGTTACCATTGTTGTCATAAAATACCCAGTAATTTAATTTTCCGTAGTTAGTATAATTATCATAATTTGGTTTTTCAGTATCGATTTCATATAAAAAACTAAGGTTAAGGTCAAAGACACGAACTTTCCAATTAATATTTGAGGTTTCCTTATAGGCTAAAACTACTGTTTCGGTGCTCATGTCTAAATTCCAACTGTTTATGTTTCCAAGTTTAAGTAATTCCTTTTCATTAGCCGCAGCTCCTCTGGTTATCATTCTACAATATAAGGTGTCTAATGTTGAGGTGAATTGAGGTCTAACTAATAAAATTTTACCAGGACTTACAGGGTATTGGTCACCTTCAGAATTAGCGTTCCAATAACTTCCATTAGTAAATGTTGGAAGTAGTGTCCATTTTTTAGTAGAGGTATTAAAGTACCACTCTTTGTCAGCAGCGTAATCTACGGCGATCAATGTATTAAATTCAGTAGACCAGTCATCATCATTACTGATTAAAATTTTGTCCAGTACCTTTGAATCATAAACGGTTATTTCACGAGTGTATGGTGAAACAGTATCAGGTCTAAGCCATAATGCACGATAATCTCCAAAACAATCCGTATTATAATTTGAAGCATCATAAGTACTTAAATCATTAATAAGGTTAAAACGGGTTGGTTCAACTCCGGATGTAAAACGAGTTGCAACCAATGGTCCACTTAAGTTACTATCGCCTGATAGTAATATAAAATCTTTATCAGTTGCATAGATTTTGGTGTTCCAATCGTTACTTGTATAGAAATTGTCTTCAGTATTTGGTACAATATAATTTCTTTGTTCCAAATCATTATTGATAATATAAGTTACTTCAAGGTCTCCGTCAGTGTCTGTATCTAATAAAAGACTGTTATTGACAAAATAATTACCATGCAAAATAATTGCAACTGATTCTGGTTTGTAGTCCCTTCCAGCTCCAGTGTGATAAGTATTGCTGATAACTTCATAAGCGTTATGATTTGAAGTCCAAGTTAGGTCCTCTCCGATAAGTTTTCCAGTAAGTTGGTTGTAGTTCAAGAATATGAAATCTCCAGAACTGTTATTTGTGTATACCACTTGCATTTTACCCGAACCATAGAAATAGTAGTCACGCTGTGTCATTTCAATATTATTAAAATCTACAGTTTTAAGAAGTGTACCATCAGTGTTGAATATTTCTAGAGTTTCTATAACATCGTATGTATTTCCTTCGGTTAAAGTTTCAACTACAATAAAGTTACCGTATGAATATACGTAAGAATTTGTAAAATTGGTGATTGGATTGGTGGTTTTGATTAAGGTTTTATTAGCACCTTTAATTAAAAATACGGCTTCATTTACTGTTCCATTATATCCTTCAACATACACAGTAAAAGTTCCATCAGCAGTACAGTTATCCCAGTTATTTTCAACGTAGATATTACTAATACCTATAAAATCATGTTGATAAAAGTTATCACCATCAAAATAGATTGCATGTCCATCATCTCCGTCATACCAAGTTATTAAGTTGGCTCTTCCATCTCCATTGTAACTGTTAAAAGTTTGATTAATATTTTCAGCACCGATTATAGAACCTCTACTATTTACAAAAACAAATATATTGTTTCCGGCATTATCAAAAAATCTCCAAATATAACCCTTTCGATTAACAACTGCTTGAATTGTCTCATTTGGATAGTCAGTGTGGTTAATTGTAGTATCTACTATTGATCCGTTCATAAATATATTAGGCCCTTGTCCAGGGATTGCCGTATTAGCGTCTAATGTAAAATATTTCCACGTAGTACCAGAGTCTTTGAATTTTACAAGCACATTTTCTCCAACATCTTCTCCTCGACTTCCAGTAAAATATTCTAATTCTGCAGTTCCATTTGTTGTAAATGCTCCAATACCGTTACTTCCAAAAGGACCCTCGTTTTCATTATATGTATAAAGAGGAACAGCGGCAAATTCTCCAGGAGAAAGAGTGATTACGCCTCCACCAGTTACAATACCAATTATATTTTGCTTTGGGTTTGTTGCAGTTGATTTAACATAAAGGAATGAACCTCTAGATCTACCACCGCCTAATGGAATTTCTGTAGGATTAGTATTAACTGTTACCTTGCTCATAACAATATTATCTAGTAGATCGTTGTTATATGAAGTGGTAAATTTAACAGGTGTAGATTGATCGGCTGACTCTACACTTAAAGTCGTTTTAAATATTGACATACTTTAACTTTTTTTTTATTTAAAGTATATATCCATTTAAAACGACCATATTTTAAATTATAGGTCCAAACTATTAGGGTAATACAATAAGGTTGGGTTCCTTTTTTGTATGTCCAGGTCGGGATATTTCTCTTTAAACTTTAACACATTGAATTTCTTAGTAATCAAGTGATGTCCATTCTTGGTTGGGATAATAGCCTCGATTTTTGACTCTCCAAATGGTCCGCATTCATGGTCTATGTAGGCCATCATTATAGGACTGGCTTCCATAATATCATCAACATCGATTATCCATCTCTTCTCTCCGGTTTTGATTTGTCCTACAACCGAATCGAATAGACCTTTTTGGTTGTGTTGACCATTTTGGATACGTTGAGCCAAGTCAACCATCATACTTAGACTTACATCGAAGTGGTTTTGTTTTTGTACGTGGATATAGGCTCTGGCTTTAAACATTTCACAAAGTTGAATAACCTCATCCCATCTTCTTTCAAGGTGGTCGATACTCTCAATACAATAAGTCTTAATAGTCCTTACTGATTGGTGATTATCTCGTTCTTCTGCTGGCTGGTCCTTCTTGCGTTTAAAAACATAGAGCATATAAAAGTCTCCTTTGTTTTCAAAGTTTAGGAGTGGTTTGATTATTTCTAGGTTGTTTATCATTTTAATATGCGATTTTGTCCTTTGGAACTTCAAGTCCATTTAGGGCGTTTAATAATATTTGTGTTCCTTCCTCTACATCAGGTTTAACACTTCCAGTACATCTCTTAGAGAATAGTTCGTCAGAAATATTAGTTCTTCCGGTAGAAGTAGCACTTACAGCCTTCATATACCATGGATTTCTACTAGGTCTCATTGTTAAAATGGCGTACCATTTATTATCACTGCATTGTACTAATACTCCTTCAACACTTGTTGTGGATTTTAAGGGCTTTGTTTTAACTACGGTAATTTCTACTTTTTCAGACATATTGTTTGTTTTAATTATAATGTAAATATAAACAAAAAACCCCAGACCGTAAAATCTGGAGTGTTAATGTTTTGTTAATTTATGAATGTTACTTCATTAGTAACCGGGTCCCAATCGAATGTTACTGGTTTGTTCGTGTACTTATACTCTTCATTCAAGATTGAAGCATTAAAGAAATGAGTTCCATTCAAGAACTTATAACCATAACTACCGTGAATATGCCCAAAAACATGTATCTTTGGTTTAACTACATCTACTCGTTCTCTCAATAAGGCGCATCCTAAGAGTGGCTCATTATATGGAGGTCCACTAATATCCAAAATCTCTTGAGGTGGTCCGTGAGTGATTAATATATCAGTGTCTTCCGGAATGGCTTCCCATTTGCTCATTAATCCTGGTCCGCCTTTCGGAAGGTTAAAAGCCCAGTCATAGAACCATGGCTGCCATGGAGTACCATAAATAACTGTTTGTTGGTCATCCTCGTCCCATAAATCAAGTCTTTCGTCTTGTAAATATGTAATGCCTTTATAAGAACTATAAATCTCTCTTGCATCATCTGGAAAATCCTCAAAGGTTCTATCATGATTTCCGGCAATAAATATCTTTTGGTCATAATGCTCAAGCGAATTATACCAGTGACAAAAATCTTTAATGTCATTTTTATTATAACCAGAGTTCATTAAATCCCCAGCATGAAGTAATAAGTCTCCACCTGGAAGGTCCAATTTAGGGTCTATTAAACCGTGCTTAGTATGTGTGTCGCTAATTAATGTGATTCTCATCTTATTTTTTATTTATTATAATTTGGTCTATAAAGTCTCCAGGTTGCAGTTCAACATTTTGAAGTATTAAAGCTCTTAGCATCTCTTCGGTTATTTCCAAAGTTCTTTCTACATCTTGATTGTCTTCATACTCTTGGTCTGTCCAATCCTCGTTGTCTATAATGTACTCAAGTACAATTTTTACTTTGCTCATTTTTTATATTTTAAGTAGTTTATAAATTCTATTATTGATTTTTATTAAATATAAAGTATTGGGCAGGGATTCAAAAAAAATAGTTTCTTCATTTTTTATTCTACTACTTTTAATCAATCTTCCAGTTAAATCATAGACTTCATAGTCTATAGACTCATCAATTCTAGAATTCACAATTATATTATTCTTAGTAGGATTTGGATAAATAGTAACTTCGGAAATTAAGTTATTTAGTAAATTTAACTTAGGTTCTTCATCAGAAATTTGTATCCCTTCAGGTGCTACATAAAATATTTGACCAATACTGTATTCATATTGACCAGATGTTAGTATAACCTCTTGTGAGTATGTTGTTAAGTAAAACAGTAAAATTAGATATTTTATCATAATTTTATATATTGTCTTTTAAATCTGGTTTGTTTCTCATTCAGGACTAAAATATATCGAGTGCCTAGAGCGGTCTTATATACTTGGTACCTTTCATTATCCGTATAGCACCATTCATTAGTGTAAGAGTGTTTATAGATTCTCTGCTCTACAGAACAAGAGGTTAATAATAGTAATACAAGTAAAAGCAATAATTGTTTCATATCTTATTTATTTTAAAATATTGATGTTGCCTGCATTCTTTACACTGGAGAGTACATCCATACTGCGGCATATTAGCTCTATGAAATTCGTAACATTTCCATTTGCGCTTTGCTAGTAACTTTTTAATTCGGACCTTTTTAAGCGGTTCGATAACTACAAATCTTATAAATAATCCTGCTGTAATTCCTAATAGTCCAAATATAACTTCTCTCATAGTTTGCTTGTTTTATTTCTCTTTTCGTATGCTAACTCTTCTCTAAGAAGTTTTATTTCTTTTGCATCTTGTTCTTGTTGCCATTTAGCACCTCTTTTGAATCCATCTCTAGCTGCAGTTATTTCTTCTCTGTTATAATCATCACTTCTATACCATTCCTTAATTGGAAATTCTAGTAATGATGCCTTATCAATAGTTTCTTCAAGTGTTTCTTGTTTAGCATTTTGGATAAACCTTTCCATTATTTCATCTTTGGGAAGGTTTATTGAATATTCAACCCTCTTTCCATAACAAGTTTCGCATCCACGACCTTGATGCAATGTGCATGTCATGTCTGTAAAACAAAGGTCATCAACTCCATTACATCGACCGCAGCATCTGCTCTTTTCTACTGTTTCTATCTTTTCACAATTTTGATTCTTAATATACCATTTTAAGAATTCCTCTGGAATGGCCTGAACCCCTTCATTAATAAGAGCAGTATCCGTTGTTAGGATAATCCTTTTCCATTCTCTTCTATCAATTAAACCTTGAGCATCAACCAGCTTTGGACTGGCTTTCATTACCTCAATCCCGTCTGTAACGTAATCTCCTCTATTAAATTTACCATTGGCAGTAATATAGAGCTGCTGAGTACTTCTTTCAAAGGCCCTAAACAGCGAAGTATATTTGCTAAGAGTTAACTCAGAACTATTACCTAGATAATATAATCTGCTTGGATTCGGTGTTGCTAATAAGTGTACATTTTTCATAGTTTGCTTGTTTATTTTACCCAAAGGCTTAAAGACTTAAGTTATATTCAATGGGTAGGTTTTTGTTTCTTTATTTTAATTATAATTTATAAAAAGCTAATAATTCTTTAGATTTTTTAATTTGTTGTCTCAGTTCTTCCATTTTTGAGTGAGACAACTCTGACATGTCATACAATGCTTGCATCATCACTATTTGATTTTCTAACATTAATATTTCTATTGCATTCATAATTTTCTTTGTTTTAATTAGATATGTAAATATAATCAAAAACTTTTTATCAGGAAACATTAATCCCAAAAAGTTATTAACAATTTTACACAAAAAAGCCCGGCATTAACCGGGCTTTGAGAATCTACTTGTCGAAAAATAGATATTGTTTCCATTCGTCTGGAATGTTTTCGATATGTTTCATTAACATAAGGAAATGAGGTCTTCTGGGTTGCGGAATGGTCTTACCGTACTCTTCCAGACTTAAGTCTGCTTTTTCACCATTGCATTTTTTGCAGGCAGTGGTAAGATTTTCCCAGGTGTTAGGACCTCCTTTTGATTGGGGAATAACATGGTCTATTGTAAGTTTCTTTCTGTCGGATTCTTCGCAATAAACGCATTTATGGTTGTCTCTCTTAAAGACATTTTCTCTGGTTAGAGGAACGTTTCGGTGCTCAGTATAAATGTACTTTTGTACTTTTATAATCGAAGGCTTATAGATTTCAGCATCAGGGTCGCATAGACCAAATTTACAATCATGCTCCCAAATCACTTTTGCGTTTCCCTTATACACTATTGAAAATGCTCTAAGACTACTGATAACACTTCGAGGCATATAGCTCGAATCGATTACTAATGTTTTGTTAAAAATGTTCATGATATTAAATATTTGCGGAGAGCAGAGGTTACGATCCCCATCCGGTTCTCCCGGACCAACTGTTTAGCAAACAGCACTGAAGCCACTTCAGATTACTCTCCAAGTTAATTGCGGAAGATGACGGATTCGAACCCCCACACCATTTTAATGATCGACGCATTTCAAGTGCGCTGCCGGTACCCAGACTCTTTCGGCTTAATCTTCCAATTTGTTTGTACCCCTAGAAGAATTCGAATCTCCATTTAACATCTTAGAAGGATGTTGCATTTCCATTTATGCTATAGGGGCATAAAGCCAATCCCGTAGATTGGCCGCTCGGCTTTAGGTACCAAGTTTGCAAGAATAAATCTCTGACCAGGACTTATACCCTCTGGGTATCGTCGTGTGTTTCCGGGTTTCGAACCCTGTTCTCTACATTCACAGTGTAGCACTTTACCGATTAAGCTAGAAACACCATATTAGTCTCGAATAGTGGAATCGAACCACTGCCCTTTGCATGTAAAACAAATACGCTACCATTACGCCAATTCGAGTTTTGAGAGGGTTAGGTATGGCTCACCTCTCCGTGACTGACGTCCTACCTTAACAGTCTAATTGTTCCCCCGGATGGCCTCGAACCATCTACCCCTCCGTTAAAAGCGGAGTGCCCGTCCACATGAGCTTCGAGAGATTGTATTTTGTTGCGATAAGGAATTTCGAAATCCTGACATCTCCAATATGAGCGGAGTACTCTTCCTCTGAGTTATATCGCATTTTTTAATTTTTCAAATTCACTTAATACAAATTTTTCATTATATCTACCAGAATCTTTAATTATATAAGGAACATATCCACATTTAATTATTTCTTGGATTTTTATCCTATCTCTGTTTTGGACCTGTTCTAATGAATGATTTTTGGTAATTTTTTCATAGTGCCATTTACCATTCCATAAAATAGCAATTTTTATTGAAGGTATTATAACGTCTGCATCCCATCCATTAAATATACATTCATTTGTTAAAATATTTTTAAATTCATTTTGACATAATTCAGCAAATAGTATTTCATTTTTGCTTCTTTTATTTTGAGATTTAGCGCTATTTAATCCACCTCTTCTACTGTATTCTAAATGATTAGGATGTGCAACTGCACATGATTTAGAACAAAATTTAGAATTTCTTTTGTGCCATTTTACCGTAAATTCATTTTGACATGACATGCAACATAGTTTAACGTCAGGGTTTGCATTGGCACTTATTTTTTTAGAAACTTTTTCATTAATTTCTTTTCTTTTGGCTTTAGTACTAAAACCTCTAGAACATTTTGTTGAACAGAATCTGCCAGAACCATAAGTTCCTTCATGTTCGTTGTTGCAATTTTCACATGTTTTCATATTATATATATCTACATATTATTCGAACTTTTAAATTTGCCTTAGTAGTCTATGAAGGATTCGAACCCTCATCTTCCGATCCGTAGTCGAATGTTACTATCCGTTGAACTAATAGACTAATTGTGTCCTTGGGAGGGATCGAACCTCCATATCTCTCGGTTATGAGCCGAGCGCCTTCACCAATTTAGCTACAAGAACCTTACAGCACGGGTGGAGGGATTTGAACCCCCATCGCTGGTGTTGGAGACCAGAATGCTACCGTTGCACTACACCCGTAAATATGTAGGATATCGCTTAACCTACCAGGTTTTACCCATTAAATCATATTAAATGACCCAAGACGATTTTTTTGTAGATATGGGCAGAATTGAACTGTCCGGCACGTCCATGTTCCTTGCAACTGCGAAGTACTGAGGATTGCTCTACCACTGAGCTACATATCTGACCTAGTTGCGATTAGAGGAGTTGAACCTCTGGAGGGTATATCTACCGATACGGCTCATGAGACCGTCTCTGACCAACATCGCATTTTAGAGCCACGTAACAGGGATCGAACCTGTCTACCGAATCTTGTCAAATACTCTCATCTTGTCGACCTTTCAGAGGCATATTCTATTTAACTCTTCATGATTTTCCACCTTACGTCTAAAGTGTTCCATACATAACTAGTTAAAAGATCCAGTTGTCACCATTGACTACGGACATTTTGGTGGACCCTGTAGGAATCGAACCTACTCCTCTAGTTCTTCAGACTAGCGTACGCACCAGCTATACCAAAGGTCCATAAAAGTATAATATCCGTTATAATACCGACCCAGTTTCCCAGGACCAGGTTGGATTCGAACCAACATCTCTTTTTTACGTGGGCAGCAGTGGACTCGAACCACTCCCTTTAGAGACCGATTTTACAGACCGGCTGCCGTATCCGAACGACTTTTGCTACCCTTATTGTAGTGATATTAGGAATCGAACCTAAAACCTCTTCGGTATCAGCGAAGTGCTCTAACCAATTGAGCTATACCACTAGTTGATTACCATCTGACTCTTTTCGAACTTTGCAGGCTCGTATCATTCCTTAATGGTAATTTGCTCTTCCCCTAGGACTCGAACCTAGATAAAATGATTAACAGTCATCCGTAATAACCTTTATACGAGAGAAGAATTTTGAGGACCCTGAGAATTTCGAAATCTCGACCCGTTGCCTAACAAACAACCGCTCTGCCTCTGAGCTAAAGATCCAATTTAGTCTTTTGCTTACCTCTAAATAATTTACTTTGCCAACCGGGCCTTAGTTCCCGGCGCTTACCAATCATACTGGAGTAATTATTCCTTTGTTGCGGGTGAGGGACTCGAACCCCCGACCTTAAGCTTATGAGGCTCACGAGATACCAACTTCTACCAACCCGCTATTTGTTTCCCTTGAAGGACTCGAACCTTCATCAACTTACGTTGAGCAACCACATTCAATAGTGGTCCATGTTTGCCAATTTCACCAAAGAGAAAACTACTAAATAAATTTCGTCTGCAAAGTACTCTTTATCATATGTAGTAACCTTATAGTCCCGATAGAATTTGCAGATTCTATACTTGCCTATCCAGTTTGTTGCCGAGATGACGGGACTCGAACCCGTGACCTTCGCCGTGACAGGGCGACATTGTTACCAACTCTACTACACCTCGATTATTTTGCGGTCCCGGAGGGTTTCGAACCCTCATTTTAGAGCAGTGACAGTGCAATTCCCCGACCAATGGGGCTCACAAGACCTTTTGTGGAGCTACCGGGATTCGAACCCGGAATAACAGAATGCAAATCTATCGTGATGCCAATTTCACTATAACCCCAAATGCACTTCCTCGACTGTTTAGTGCGAACCAACGTAGTATTGCGTATGGGATTCGAACCCATGCCTCATCATAGAAAGTGATACGTGTTTACCCCTTCACTAACGCAACATTTAGAGCCTCTACAAGGAATCGAACCCTGTTATCTTGTGTACAAAACAAGCGCATCACCATTTATGCTTTAGAGGCAAATCAATTAAAGTGGGTGTTTGAATCCCTTCTCCGCTTTATCAGTGCGGTGCTTTACTACTAAGCTAACTTTAATCCTTGTACCCAGGGAGGGATTCGAACCCTCAATATCTAGTTCCTAAGACTAGCGTGTCTACCGTTCCACCACCAGGGCAAATCTAATTCTATGCTCACAATATGTAGTTCTATGAATTAGTAACAATCTCATCTGTGTCTGGATAGCAGGATTCGAACCTGCGTGCTCTAGCGTCCAAGGCCAGCGAGATAAACCGGGCTCCTCTACATCCAGAAATTATTTGTTGCCTGTGGAGGTAACGATCCTCCTCCGATGCTGTCAAAGAGCATTGTACTACCTTTATACGAACAAGCATTATTTCAAACTTGGTTTTTAACTAGGTTTCGGAGCGCATCACTTGTATTTTCAAAGTAACGGAACATTCTTAAAGCTTATTGAATGAACTGCCTAATTAAATTTCCAGTATCACCGCGAGGAGGTGTTTGATTGATACCGCTGAGCTTCGTTATTCTCCGGAGAATATTCTCCTTTGGATATTCGTTTCATGCTACTTCTATGTTTATCGGCCGATTCCATATTTTCGCCATTATACAATTTATTTCTTTTCGTCATCCCCTACTGCCCACTTGGATGCGGTTACGAAAGCGTTCCAGTCTGTTCACGATACAATTTACAGTACCTCGAGAGCGATTTCCCGTTAAGAACCGATACTTGTGACCGGCAATCAATTTAGTTATCATGACAGGATTCGAACCTGCGATTGGAAGACTATTACCTCTACCCGTGCTAACCATCTACACTACATAATAGCTACACTGTGGTATATCAATTTAATACCCTTAATATTTACTCAATGACGAGCAGTATAGTTTGAGCAGATAGGGAGAATCGAACTCCCATCTTTAGATTGGAAGTCTAAAGTAATGGCCATTATACGATATCTGCAAATTTGGTTATCAGTATGTCAAAGAACCTTTGTTCTAATTTGTTATGTAAATATATAACAATTCTTTCAATCGGTAAAACTTTAAGTGTTAAAATTATGTTAAAGTTTTAATTTGAGTCTCCGTACAGAATCGAACTGTATCTGTAGCGTTTGCAATGCTACCGGTCGCCATAACCATCAGAGACATATAAAATCAAAAAAGGACCAATCATTTCTGAAAGGTCCTTTTGAATATTTGTATGTTAATAGAGTTTAACTCATATTAACTAATTTTGTTTCAAAAGAACCATAATGCTTCCAATCCCCATTATTTCTATAAGAGGCACATATCGGGCTACCTGTCGTAAGGACTGGTTGTTCCATAAAAATGATATGTTGTTGAATTGCTTGCATTGTAATTGTTTTATTTGTTCTAATCTATATATAAGATTTAATTTTCTTATGTATATTATAGTATTATATATCTTTTTGTTTCATGAAATTCAATGTAAATTCCATTTATTTTTTATTTATTTTTAGATGATTGGTTTTCAATTGAAAGGGCTTTGATATGTTTACAATCTCCTCTTCGGAAGCTCGATGCGGGACAATTACAACTCCAAACCCCTCTCTGAAACTTGACCAAATATTCTGACTTTCCGTTTGATGATGGTACCTTAAATTCTAGGTCCACCTGTGGTTCAGCCTTCAATTGGGTTGGAACTATTGGTTTCTCAATAATTATACTGTCATCGAACTCTACATCATCTCTAGTTGTTCCCTCATCTACAGGAATCCAACCCGGACATATATAGGTACCAAACATGGTTCTCATAATTCCAAAGTCTTTAAAGACCCGGTCTCTAGGTATTTTATATTTAGCCATTATCTTTCTAGGATTACGAATTCACCGAATGCATTATCAAATGCTTGTAAGAGATTCTCATAGTCTCCGCTCATCATTTCGTTTATGAGTGCTTCACCTCTATCTTTCCATCCTAACTGGGTTGCAAATCGTTTAGCGTAAGCCATAAGAGCAAATGCATTTCCATCAGGACCTGTAAGGTCTATAATAATCGGGGTGGTTTTGACTTGTTTACTTCGTATCATAATTGATGTTTTAATTATAATGTAAATATAAACAAAAAACTCCAGACCCGAAAGTCTGGAGTGTTAAAATTTTGTTAAAGTTTAATTACTTTACAGTGTCTACTTTTGTAGTGTCTACTGATACGGTGTCTACTTTTACTGAATCAACTTGTACTGTTGTTGAATCTGTTCCGGTAGTTGTAGTTTCTACTTGCTTACAAGATGTAGCTACTAGTGTTGCCATAAATGCAATCGCTAAAAATACTTTTTTCATTTTGGTTTAGTTTAATGTTATTTAATTTAAAAGTTATATGATTTAAAACCTTTTTGTTTCAAATTATTCTCTTTTCTTTTTATCAATAACTGACCATACTATTCCGATAAGAGTTGCAACTGCACCGATTCCAGTGTTAAGTGTTACTTCTGTTAAAACTCCTGAAGTTACAAGGTAACCTCCTACGAATGTTAAAATGTGTCTAACAAATCCTAATGTTTTGTCTAATGATTCTTGTGTCATAATTATAAATCTATTTTTTGTTTAGAGCCATCTGTCATACTATAAGTAATATGCAGCGGTTTTAGTGAATGTTCTCCTGAATTTAGTATCTTTAAATATTCAGAACCTTTACCTGGTTTTAAGTAGGCAACAGTCATGTGGGGCATATAATCTGGGTAGTCCGTAGTGTGCGGAAGTTCACTAAGTGATTTATTTGCATTATGAAGATTATCACCTTCCATGTCAAATTTTAGGACATCAAATTTATCATTTTCAAAAAGAGAAAGATTGTAGGCTTTGCACTCTCCGAGTTTAATCCCTTTTAATTTGTCTGCAACCTGATCAACAGTTACTTCAGGGTGAAGTCCGTATAATAAAGTACAGTGTGGTTCATTTTCAAGACCGTAACTTTCATCAGCTTCTACTGTGAAAATATCTTCAGGTCTTATTGATTGATGTAGAGTTGCCATTGCTGGAAAGTCAAAATATAACATTGCACAATTAAAATCATGTGTTGTTTTTATTTTTTCATTTAAGAACTCTTCGAATAGTTTAATTCTTTTCATTATTTTCTTTTTTATTAATTTCATCCATTTTTTTCATAGCCCAATCAACTCCTTCATCTCCACCCCAAATCAACCATGCAACATATCCATTGTCTTTCCACGGTTCTGATTTATGTTCTGGTGCTATTTTCGAGTTCTTTCTATGTCGATTAAATTGTGCCATTCGGGAAACTACATCTTGCGAAAGTTTTTCTCCTTTTGCCAACTGATTTGCGCGTTGCCATCCGACTGGAGTACCTGCAGTTACTTCATCACGTCCATATTGGTCTCTCCAATCCAGGGCCTTCTTTGCATTCTCCTTTGCGGCAGCAGGATAGTCATTGTAAGTATCTTCTGATTCTAAAACAACAGATTCTTGCGCGTCCTCCCAGTCCTCTTCATCGGGATAATCTTTATCACCTGGCTTTGCAGGTTTTTCGCCGCGCTTTCTTTTAGCCCATATATTGTCCCAAAGACCCTTCTTTTTTTCGTCTAGGAACTCTTCAAATAATTTTACTTTTTTCATTCTACTTCAAATCTTTTTGGGTCAAAGTCCAGGGTTTTCTTAATCATATAGTCACTCAATTTCTCGAGCTCGGTGTTAGCCGCTGGATTTACATCACGACCGTAAAAATCATTAAATAATTGTCTGTATGCCTGAACTGTAGAATCAAATGGTACTCCCGGCTGACTGTTACTTTCAATTATATATAGTTTTCCAGATTTATCTTCCATAATATCAAAACAGATATATGGCAAGTCTGAGAATATTTTACCGAATTTTTCAACTAGGTCATTAAATTTCTGTGGTATTTTGGTAACGTCCTTTTTAATGTATTTAAACATCATTTGTTCGTCTCCTTTTCCTTCTCCAGATTTTGCTTTAGCATTCAATGGGTTTCTTTCCATCCAGAAAAATGGTTTACCCTTAAATGTAATCAATCTGTGTTCGGCTGCTTTGTCAATATATTCTGAATAAACATCCAACTTCGAATGGTCTGCATCGTCCCATGATTTCTGGTCCTTAAAGATTTGAATACCAAGTCCTGAGTGTCCTTCTGCTGGTTTTCCAATTAATGGGAATCCAATTTTTAGGGCATCTTTTTCATTATGCGCAGTTTTTGGGATGTTTTCATCACCATCAACCAACTTATGAAATTCTGCCTTGGAACCAGATTGTTTGATATGTTCTGGTAGGTTATAGACATTTTCTTTTTTAATTAACCCTTCATCTAGGAGCTTTTGAGTTACTTTAGAATTGTATGTAAGGATTGGGTATTCTGAATTGATGTTAATGTCTTTGTAATTATCAAGTGTTACCTGTACAAAGAAATTATCTCCGGCGAAGTCTTTATAAGACCACCATCTATGCCCACTATCAGGATTAATAGCCAAATAGATTTTATGCAAATCGGAATTGTCTTCCTTCTCTGCAATAAACTGTTCAAATAATTTAATTCTTTTCATGTATTATATATCTTATAAATACGAAGACGAAAGTTCTTTAAGTTGTTTTAATATAGTAGGGTCTTCAATCTTATGAATCACCTTCATTCCGTCTTGTTGTCGACGGATTCCAATTGCAGTTGTTCCAGAATTAAATTTAATTGTATGCAGTTTTGCGACCTTAGGGTCCATTTCAAAAATGCAACCCGCAAATTGGTCCTCTTGAGTTTGTAATGGGACTGAAACCCAATAAACCCGATGTGAATTCATAATCTTATCATGTTGGCTCTTTGGAAATGAAAACGAATCGTAATAGATTAAGGGTGCATTTGTTTTTACCTCAATGTTATATCCATCAATTATCATATCTTTATCCGAATCAAAAACGTTTAGGGATTCCTCGACCTGATGTCCGGAATCCCTAAAGTGTTTTGCAACTATCTTTTCTCCTAGCATTCCTAGAAGTACTCTTTTGTAATCAACTGCCATATCAGTGAGAATCTCCTACGTTATTCTTTTCACCATAAATCAAGTAGTCTGGATTAATTACTTTCGCAACTTTTTGTCTTTCACCAGTAATGTGCTTGATTACAATTCCTTCATGTGGGACTTTAGTACCGTCGATGAAGTTACCGAAAACCAAACCATCTTGTACCTCTTGATTCCATAATCCTTCATAAAGAACTGTAACATGAGAGAGTTCTAGAACTTCCTCAACAATGTATTCTGTTAATTCAGGGTCCATATACTTTCCATCAATTGTTAAATCAAATGCAGCAAATCTAGTATCTTTTAAACCATATTCATAGTTCTTTTGAATTCCTGCACCATAGATTTCACCATACAAAACAAAACCAGAACCAATTTCTTCGACTGATTTTCTTTTTACAGCTCTCCAAAGTTTTTCTTTGATACCATATTCTTCGGCAGTTGTTCTCCAAACGTCAGTTGAATAAAATCCTTGAGAATCAGATCCTTTCTCACAATTATGAGAACCATAAATGTACTCGTAGTTAACCCATTCGTCAGCAATTCTTAAGAATTTTCTTACTCTGTCCCAAAGGGTCAATTTAGATTTCTTTACAATACCATAACGTGCATTTGTTCCGTGCAATTTTCTGGTGATTTGAACCTCATCCGCTTCAGTAAATAATCCAGCCACATTTTTCAAGTTTGGAAACTTGTAGTAGATATGGAAGTTTTGGTTATCTCTCCATTTGATTTTTCTACCAGATGCTAATTGGATTTGTTTAACTGGTGGCTCATATTTAGTGATACCTAACTCTTCCATTAAATCCTTTCCTTCTACAATAGATTTTGCTCTAATATATGTAACTGGAATGATTAAACATTCTGAATAGACTCCACGCAATTTTACAGTTCGGACTCTTGTACCTTTTCTTAGGTAGTTTGCAACTCCCATTTTTTCAGAAAGGGCTTCAGGTATTACTGCATCTGTTGTTGCAATTACTGTTAGGGAACCTTCTCTAAATTCACCTTTCTTTGTGATGGCATTCCATCCACCTGCGATAACTAATTCGATGTTATCTGCTCCTTCGATTGCTCGAACTTCATTTATTTTTGCTACGTAGCAAACTGAATTTTGATTTTCCATTATATTAATTCATATTTGGTTAATGTGTCTCTTCTCTCTTCTTTGTTAATTCCTATCAAATAGTTCTTAACGTTTTTAACGATTAACTTACTATAAAATGTTCCAATGTATGCTAATGTTACCTTCTTTTTTTCTGACGGTCTTGTTTTTAAATCTATTTTAACATTTTTAACATCACTAATTGCGGATAGTATTTGATTTTTATAGCCAGAATTACCATCGATTAAATTAATAACTCTATTTGTTAAAATACCATTAACAACTACCCGGATTTGATGGGGTTTATTACCTTTAAGATATGTGATTTGATACTCATCATATCCAAGGTGTTTAAACCCTTCATCCGTCTTTTCGTATTTGGCAACTTTAAAAATGTTTTCCATCCTTTATAGTTTTACTTCAAATCTTTGTTTCATTTTTTCTAATGTTTCTTGCGGAACATTGTGCTCATTTACCCCTCCATGTCGGTTTTCTACGATTAAGGAGTATACTCTATAGTCATATTTTTCAGCCAAATCATAGTAGGCTTGCATTTCCCATTCTTGGGTAAATGTGTTTGCTACTGCTATTTTAAGTTCCATTTGCATAAACTCTTCACATCGGATTCTACACCATTCATGCGCATCTTTTAATTTAGTTGCATTAAATTCATAAGTACCATTACTCATAAAATACTGGTCTGCTTCTAAACGATAACAATTTAATGATTCTGCCAGCGTAGATTTTCCAGCTCCTGGTAGTCCTCTTAATAAAAATAGTTCTTTACTCATACCATTGTGATTTTTGTAGTTCATAATATTCCTCTTCAGTCATTGGCCTTTCATTGTAAATTGCTTCTGCGACCAAGAATCCAAATAGGAAAGCCATTAAAGCAATTATCAAAATTACTGCATTTGTATCTTTGTCTCCCATCTTATTTGTTGATTTGAGATTCTACTTCTTGAATAAAATCTGATGCTGATACTTTACCTCCAACATTAAATTTCATCAATTCATTTTCAGTGTATTCTCTTGAACCGGTCTTCCAGTCATATATTGTAAAAATATCACCTTCAAAATCTACAACCCATTCAACTTGAACTTTATTATCTCCACTTGGCTCATTGTATGTAGGTTCTCCTAGTGCCTCTAGTAATTGACTATAAGTTGCAACAATATAACCTTGAAGTGATGTTCCTGATTCGTCTGCGTCTTCGATTGAAAGTACCTTAAAATTTTTCATAGTGTTTCTTTGTTAAAATTAGATATGTAAATATAATCAATAGTTTAGAATCCTGAAAATCTAAAATGTTAATTTTTTGTTAAAGTTTTTGTCTTCGAAAGCTTAAACTTAATCGAGGTTCTACATCATTTTTTTCTTTTGGAATTCCATGTAAATATATGTCTTGCATACCAGGACCCATAAATAACATAGAATTATGTTTTAGTACAACCTCGTATCCAATGTTGGTAAATCTATTAATCAATCTCATTTTACGATTAGAATTGCCGAGTGTAAGTGTCGCAACAATCATTGGTTGTTCTAGGTCTGGCATTTTGTCGGTATGATCCCTAAAAGAACAATTTCCACTATTATAATAATTAAGAGTGCATGTATTAAAATAATCAGCGTTAACAGGTAACTTCTCCTCTAATTCTTTTTTAATTCTTAAAACAGTTTCAGAGTAGTTTTTTCGACCATACTTTTTGCCAAATAGTGTGTATGTAATACCCTTATCGGTCATTCTACACATTTTTCTACCACCTCGACCGGGTTTATCAAAACTGGCTTCTACTTTAACACTATCAAAAAGATTTGGATAATTATCAATGTCCAATATATCTTCAATTAAATAGATGTTGTCAATTAGTTTTATTGCTTTCATTTAATTAAATTTAATATGTAAATATAAACAAAAAACCTGACACGGTAAAATGTCAGGTTAATTATTTTCAAAAAGTTATTAACAATTTAACAAACTTCATGTTTTTTAATTTTATGTTGTTTTTTATAGCTCTCTATAAAACTGCCACCAACTCCAATCTCATCGATAATATAATTATTCGGAATCATTGGTTTCCTGGCATTCAGATTTATAATTTTATCCGGGTTTTGTTCATTCTCAAACACAATCATGTATTTTGTTTTTGAACTGCTAGATTTTCTATAGACAACAACAACCATTACGACATCATATTTTCTTCGATGATTGCTTTACCTCTACGAATACGGTTTTTAATAGTTTGTAGCGGTAAGTCATGTTTTTCTGCGATTTCTTCGTACTTCATCTCATTAATCAAACGATCAATTACAATTTCACGGTACATTCCTTTCAGGTTTTCAATTTCAGTAAGAGCACGACCATACTTTGCCATAAGTTCGTCATCTTCCTCAAGGAAATCCTGTTCGGTTTTCATTACGTAATCTTCAATAGCACCATTTAATCCTTTTGAGCCACTTACAAATTCACCATTCTCACTTACTTCAACACCGTAATCAGATAGGGCATCCAGGGAGGATTGTTTGTTTCTATTATTGATATGTCCTAATGCATCATTGAATGCAATTCGGTACAACCATGTAGTGATCTGGTATTGTGGGTCATATTGATCAATTTTAGTCCACAATTTTGTTAAAGTGTTTACGGCAATATCTTCAGCCATTTCGCGATCTTTTACTATTTTATTAATATAAGTCGTAAGTCCTGGTTTTACTTTGTAAAAAAGTGCAGTAAAGTCTGCTTCAGAACGGGTTGATAAAAAATTCTCTGTTAATTCTCTGTAAGATTTAGATGCCATATTTGTTTTTGTTTTTTAATTATAATGTAAATATAATACAATTTTTTGAATAGGGAAACACTAGAGTGTTAAAATTTTGTTAAAGTTATTAACATTATTCTACTTCATTGAAGAGCTCAATTATCTTGGATAATTCTACGGGTTTAAATTCCCAAAAGTCACAACAACAATTAATTGTTTTGGTCTTATGGTTACTTGCATACTTTTTATTCGGAAATCCTATGATTGAATAGGCACCTTTTGATTTGCGTGGCCATTCAAGGAGAGGCCAATATGAAAGAACTGCGTTCTCTTCTGAAAAGACTTCTAATAGTCCATTAAAAAAGTCAATATCTAGGGCAGAGGCGGTCTCTTCTAGCTCTTCAAGGGCCTGGTCAAATTCTCCGTCTATATTAATAATAGTCCCGTTCAGGTTTCTAAGGAAATATTCCGCAGTTTCTGGGTCCCATGCAAAGTTACCTAAAACGTACACTATATCTTCCGGAGAGACTGTTGAATTCCATGATTCAAAAAGAGTTTGATTCATTTCTTGGACATCCTCGAAGGGTCTTTTATATGATTTTATGGCACCTGGTCGGCCAAATTGCTGATTTGATGTTACGAATGTTTTCATTAAACTATTGCAAATTTTACGTTAAAATTATCCCACAAATTCTCTAAGAATTTTTGTTCATTTACTGCAGATGAGCCTTTGACGATTCTACCATCCTCACTAACATCAATAAACATATAAATAACAAAATCATAAGCAGTTGAATATACTATTGATTGTCCAAATCCTTCTCGTAAGGATGAACCTCTGTCTCCCTTCTTAAATTCGATGGCAATAGTAACCCCTTCGCTTTGGATTGTCATATCCGGACGGTTTTGAGTCCCCATGAATTGAATTTGTTTCACAGTGGTATTTACATTACCCTCCCATTTAATCATTGTTCTTGCTTTTTCTTTGGCAAGAGATCTGCTAAAGCCCTTCTTTTCCATGACATATTCTGTCAACTGAGTAAGAAGGTGAGGATAAATAAATTGAATTATTTTATCCTCACTTTGATTCTTGTAGCCAATTGTTTCAAAAACATCACGAGTAGTAATGCCGTCTTGGATAGCTTCTAGCAAATCTAAACGTTTTTTAGATTTACTTGCTAATTTCATAATTATTGTGCGATTTCTTCTACTGCAACCTCAGGTTTTTCTGCTTCATCAATAGCAACATCAAGTTCTGCTAATTGAACGTGTTTCTCTTGGATTACCTTGTTAGCCTCAGCCATTTCATTTAAGGCATTTGAGATTTGAGCACCTACATTTGTTAGTAATCTAGTAAAGATTTTAGCTCCATCAATACCAGTACCTGTTATGTTTGTGATAATAGTGTACAATTGATTAAGTTGAACTCCACTAAGTTGAACAGTAGATTCTCCCTTGTCTGCGATTTGGAATTGTTTCTTTTGGTCTGCTAATGCATCATAAAGGTTAATTACAAAAGCAGCATTTTTAATACTCCACTCGTAATTTTTGTCAATTTGCTTTAAGATAGCGTTAATGTTTTGGATGCTTTCAAGATTTACAGAATATTTCTTTTCTGCTAAGTCTTTTTGTGCCTCGTTAACTTCAATTTCTAATTGAGAACGTAGGTCTTTTAATTCTGCTGTAGATTTTTGTTTTGCTTTCGCCATTTGAATTGTTTTAGGTATTATATATTATTAAAAGTTTTCATTAGTTATTTTACAATCAAAATCAAAAAAGTTTCTAAATTGTTCATTATCTGCTGAAATTCTTCTGTCAGTTGAATCATTTTTATCATTTCGATCACCTAGGCGCTCTCTACGAATCTCTTCTGGGATGTCTAAGTATATTACAAAGACCCTGTTTCTGTAGTCCTGTTCAAGCAGAGTAACAGCCTCAGCATTTAGAATCATCACATCGCATCGCTCAAATTCATCTTTGGTTAGGCCATATTTCCAACCATTAAATTCTTGCCATTCTGCAAATTCTCCTCTTTCAATTTTAGAATCAAATTCCTCAGTTGTTAGATAATAATAGTCCTTTCCATGAACTTCGCCCTCTCTAGGTAAACGGGTTGTACATGAAACTCCATACACAAATCCCTTGTCCATCATTCGTTTTCTTAAGTAATCCTTACCGGTAGCAGCAGCTCCGACAATTGCAATTTTTCCAGTCATATAAATATTTATTTTTTAGTGTATGCTTCAGGGCTTGGCATTCCGCTATAGTGACACCAAGTATCAGAGTCAAATTCAACAAGGTCCCATTTCCGGTCGTACCAAAATCTTCGACCATTGGCATCAACTATATTTGCCATAGTTGGATTTGAGTAACATTGAAAGAAATGTTCTGGAGCGGCGTCTAATCCAAAGGGGTTTTTCCAGTCTTTAATACTTCCACCTCCCATTACGTAGGCAAGTTGCGGTATTTCTCGGCATAAGGTTAAAATGTCAGGGTATTGTTGCAGAATCTCTCTAGCCGGAAGGAATGGATTTGCATCTGCAACTCTATATAAAATCTCAGCTCGTAAGTAGTTTCCAATTCCATTAAAGTACTTCTGGTTCATCATTACCAAGTGAACTGGTTTATCAAATTCCTTCTTGTCAATATTGTCCATTATGTTTTTTTGGAATCCTTCAAAGTCCTGTGTGGGGTCTGGTCCTCTGTCCGCTGACCAGTCGCTTTCAACTTTCCACTTTCCAAATCGTCGAACATCTACAAAACTCAGGGTCTTTCCACATTCTGAATAGAACTTAAGATGGGCATGTTTTGATTCTTTACCTGTTGGGGTTATTTGAAAATGTCCAGCCATACCCATGTTCATTCTGAGAGAAACATATCCGATTGGAGAGATTAAATACACCATCAATTCTTTTCCTCGGCTCTTTGCACTAATTTTAAAAACCGTAGATTCTGCATCAATTTCAACCCCTTTATGCACGGGATTCTTTTCAATCTTATTAAAAAAAAGACCTTCAGATACTGTATTAATATACGCTGCTGTAAGTTTAAGTTCTGCTAATTCTGGCATATTAAGATTTAAAAAATGAAACAATAAATACTATTAGAAAGAATGGCCAAAATACGGCCAATAAGACATGTTCAAACCTTGTATATGGTTTTAAATGGATTCCAATCGGATTACTCTCATTTAACAGTTCTCTTAGTTGGTGCATCCCAAATGAATAGGACACACCAAATAATAAGTACAAAATGATATTGTGTATCATTTTATTTTTTGCTTGAGGTTGAAGTTCCTTTGAATAGGATTGAAAATAAGAAATTCAATCCAAGAGCTTGCCAAAATGTGATTGGGTGAACTCCATCAACTGCACTAATTAAACATCCATTCCATAATAATTGTACTGGCCATGCAAATAAGATTGCAGCCACGACTAATAATGCTATCCCAGCAAAGATTAATCCGATTCCTGTAGTTAATTTTTCCATAATAATTATATTTGTTCTTCGGGTTTTGTTTCAATTACTAAATAAGTTCCAACCTCAGTACGTTTTACCGTTCCATAGGTTACAAGTCTCCTAACTACTTCTAAATCGGTTGTAGCCATCAGGTTTAATGTGTGTTCCATGTAGATTACTTTCATATTTTCTTTATTTTAAAGTTTAATACCAACCATCCTAAAATTAATGTAGGTATTCCAACCCACCATATCCATTCTCTATTATATTCAATTCCTCCAACTTTACCAAAAAAATAGGACATTGTTGGTATTAACCATATAGTCATAGACCCTATTGGATTCGAAAAAATGCTTCGTTTAACTATTTTCATATCTTTTTATTTTACTTCGTCAATTTTAGTTATTTCGGCAGTTTGAAAATCTATTCGGTAGATTCCTAATGGTAATGCTATCTCTTTGTCATACCAACTATATGTATGATTGATAATTATACAGTTGACTCCTTGGATTGTTGGTGAACTTTTAGGTGCAATTGCATTTCCAGTTCGTAAATCATATATGTAATTACCAATCGAAGCAAGATGTCCTCCTATATGGTATGGATAATCTAAACTTTCCCTATTTAAACAAATTTCTCCAAGTCTATTAATAATTACATGGGTTCCAAATGAAAAACCATTATCGTTCTTTTTTGGTTGTTTTGTTTTAACGTAATTAATTAAAGAGCAATAACCATCTTTAAAAGTTCCGCCAAGTCCGCCTTTACGAAAGATTAAGTCCGATACTTTAAGGTCATTATGATATAGGTGAGAATATTTCATCCCTACAATTCTAGAGTTTTCAGATTGTTTTTTTGTAAGAGGAATCGGTCGAAGTTCATATCCATCTCCTAATTTTTGGTATGGATATTTTTCTATCGGTTCAGGTTTATGTAAACCTCCAAAGATACTCTCAAGCATTCCACCTGAATTTGAAATAAAAGCATTCATTAATTTTAATCCTTCTAATGCATCATCGATGTTTTTTTCTTTATTGCTCATTACTTGTTTTTTTAAATTGTTCAGGATATAAAATAGTGTAATTTCTGGTTATGCACCATTTTGCATACATTAATGGAATTCCCCAGAAATATTTTAAGACAGGTTTTACAAAACGGTGTCCATTGTAATCTCCTACTAATAAATAACTATCAACAGTATAATCATGGTCTACTTCCCATTTAATAATTCCGTCCATTATTTTACGTATTTAATTTTAGTTTTTATAATGGCTAGCATTTGTTTCATTTTATCATAGTGGGGTCCTCCACCTGATAATCTTCTAAGAGTTCCACCTTCTATAAATTCATCATTGATTATTGCATGCAGTTCCTTTGAAGTTTCAGCAGCTTCGATTCTTTCACTAACCTCTTCGGCCCTGTCCCAGAATAATGTATTGGACTTTGACATGCTAACCATAAGTAGGGCAATAGCAGTAAATGGAATTGACATTAGGCTTGAAAATTTAAGAGATGTCACTGGATTTGTAAATACATCTTCAGGTCCTCCCATTGCTTGAGAGAGTCCAAACCATATTATAAATACGACCGTTGTCATTATTGCATACCATATTGGAAGTGCAAGGTACCATTTTAAGTTTGATAGTTTTTCCATGATTAAACTAGTTTAGCTATTAAATCTATTAATAATTGTTTTTTAATTTCAAGTTCAATTATGCTTTCGGCTAATTGTTTACTTCTTAATACTGAATGAATATCATCACATGATTCTTTACTCATTGATAACATTAATGCATTTTGTTTTGTGCAAACTTTTTGTAATTCGTCTAGCATAGTCTTATTTTTTAATTATTGCTTGCATTTACGCATGCTGTTTTTATATTTGTTTAAGTGTTAAATTAATATGTTTGATTGAACCTATTTTTGTACCTTTGAAGACTATATCCTCGTTAATAATTAGACCCATTTGAATTAACCAATCGATTTCATTTGGAATTGGTAAGGGTTTCCATGGTTTTCGTTTGCCATCGTATCTTATACGAAGTTCTAAAAGTAATTCTCCATAAGCCCTATCATTATAGATTGTTGCATTATTAAAGACCTCTTTGAACCATAAGATGTTAGACAAATGTTGATGTCCTATTCGATTAAATCTTTTACGTTTTCCAAATGCGGTTGTCCAATATCCCATGCTTTTATTTTTTAATTATTGCTTTTGCAACCTTCTTTTTGCCATTAATACCTATCACTGTGATTTGGGTCTTTGTATTAGTGAATTCGTAATCGGTGCAACCTAAGTGGCTTAATTGACCCATTGCTTCTGATACTGTATTGAACTTAAATGTCGTCATATTTCTTTGTTTTAATTAGATATGTAAATATAATCAACTTTTTTGAATCCGGAAACTATTTTGTGTTAATTTTTTGTTAAAGTTATTAACATATTGCAAAAGTGCTAGCCTTATATTTCTTGTCCAATGCTCTGGCTGCCCCGTGGGGTTTGGGATTCCAACTTAGTTTAATGCATAGTATGGCTATCAAGATACTATTTTTACATCTTGTGAATAAAATATAATTTTTCATATTACATTACAGGTGAAAAGTGAGCAACTAGAGCTGTAAGTATTAAGACAATAATACAGCATAATGCAAACTGGAGATTGCTTTTTACATTTTGTTTCATGGCGTTTATTATTAATTTTTAAATGGTACAAGTTTTTATAAATCCTCGGATTTATCTTTATGCTTTATTTTCTTATAATACTTCTTTTTATTACGATACGGTGCCGGTACTTTTAGGGCATCAAACCATTCCTCTAATGTGAAGTTTATTTTTGTAAGTTTTTTCTTTTCCATGGTGTTTAATTTAATTAGATATGTAAATATAATCAAAAAACTCCAGACGGTAAAATCTGGAGTGTTAAAATTATGTTAAAGTTTTTAATCTATGTTTTTGAATTCCTCAAACATTTTAATTCTCTGCATCTCATTAAGATAGCCAGAATTTAGTACATATTTCTTAAATACATTTATTGGTGTTTGATGTCCATTACTTTCAAAGTGAATATTAAAATTTCCAGGATTCTTTTTAACCCATTCAATTGTCCCTTCAGGGTTAATTAAATTATCCCTCTTACCAAGAATAACAGTATGATTTGCTTTCATACTTCCAATTTGTACTGCTGGTTCCATTGAACGACTATGAACTGCTGGATTAAAAAGAATAGTTGGTATTCCAGTGATTGTTGAAAGACAATATGCAAACCATCCTCCCATTGAGCTTCCAATTAAAACGTCTGGTCTATTATTTTGTATCTTTGCTAAGATTTCATTAAACATCCCAGGATTTTTGTAGTCCATTACAGGACATTCGGCATCAAACTTTGCTAAGAACTCTGACTTTTGACTCCTAGCTTTACTTTCAAGACCATGTAAAAATAGTGCTTTCATACTATACCTTTGGTTTACCTAACATTACTTTTTCATGGGCTCCTCCACCTATAGTTCGACTATACCAACCTCCGCCAGTTCCACCGTCTAGGTTTCCAATCCAATCGACCTTTTTACCCAAGACCTTTTCTACTGTTTCTTGGTCGGTTACAATAGGTACTTGGTACTTATTAATTAAGATTTCGGCAATTTTACCAGAAACTTCTATATAATATCCAAGTTGTTTTAATTCTTTTCCTCGTCTATCCATATAATCTCTCTTAGCATCTTTGGTTCCATCATGGCCAACTCCTGAGAATTTAAGTCCAAATCGGGTTTTTTCACCAAACATGATAACATCAAAATCATTACTGCCGTGAATATCTATTCCCTCCCAATAGTTCCAATCAGGGTCTTTAAATACATCACTAGGTGATTGTACCTTGATATGTCCTCCAATCTCAGAGTACGCTGTACTAATAAGATTAAAGAATTCCTTTTCTAATTCTGTATCTTTAGTCGGTTTTAATATGACTGGTTTGTTTTTCTTAGGATTAAAAAGCTCTCCGCTTCTCTCTTCTATAAATTGTTCATATAGTTTAATTTTCTTCATATTCTATATATTTTAATTATAGTGTAAATATAAACAAAAAACCTGACGCGGTAAAACTTTTTCAATAATTTTTTACAAAAAGTTTAGATAAATAATCTAATCTAAAAATATTCATACATCATGGCAAAAGGCACTACAGGAGGGGCTTTCAACGCAACTCCAAAAAAGAAAAGAAAAGGGGTTCATTCTAAAACTAAAAGTACTAAGAATAAAGGAGCCCAAAAATACAAAAAAGCTTATAAAGGCCAAGGTAAATAACCTTGGCTTTTTTATTTAGCGCAAAAGTTCTCGTTTGTAGTATGCGCAAATGAATTAGGGTTTGCAGTTCCTGTATGTGTTGTATATTTCCCATACAACGGCTGGTTTTCTGGTCGAAAAGTCCAATCACACTGCGGAAACATTGGATTATATGGTGTATTTGGAGCAGTGTATGGCTGATACGGCAAGGTTGTTCCAGGACCAATCCATGGATTTGGATTTGGTAACCATTTAGTATTTTCAGTCTTTAATAAGACAACTGCTTCTTTAGCAGTTATTAATTTCTCGTCTAATAATCGTTGAACAATTGATTCTTTAGTTGGCATGATTCTCAAATTTTTCAAGATAGAATTCAACTGGATTAACTCCTACAAATCTTTCAAGTTCAACTCCATTCTCATTAATTAATACTACTGTTGGAATATTTCGGATTCCATACTTTTCGGTTGTTTCTGTGTCTGAATCTACTAAGATTTTTTCAACAGTAACACTTTCTGCAACTAATTCCATTTTTGGTGCTAATTGTTTGCAAGGTCCGCACCACGGTGCACTAAAATAAAGGTATTTCATAATTTTATAAATTTTATATTATATAAAAAATGCGTGGTTTGTTTATTCTGGTTTGATCTTAACAGTAATGAATGTATCAAAACGTTCTTCTAATGATGTTATTGCATCAATAAGTGGCTGAAGGTCCATAACACCTTTTGCATCGGCTGTCATTTTGCTTACATCCTTTTTAACTCCAGTAACAGTTTCTTTAATATTGTTAAATGCTCCAGAAACAACATCTGCGGCAGCGCTAGTATTATCTCCTTGTTTTGCAACACTATCTTCAAGATTTTTAGCTGCTCCAGTAAGTTCTTTAACAGCAACCAGTAATTTATCGGCTAAGACTCCCATTGCAGATTGTCCATTATTCTTGGCAAGATCCGTAAGGGCTTTAAACATGTTTGTAGTAGTTTCAATTGCTTTAACATTTAATGTTCGGCTTGCATTTGAAATCTTAGCGTAAGAGTTTGCAATACTACTTAATGATTTTGCGTTTGCAGTTAAATCATCAGCATCAGTGTCTCCGACAAATTTAGTAACGCTTTCAAATGCTTTAGAAACTCCGTTTGCTGATTTATTAATAAGAGCAAATCCAGTACCAACAGCAGTAAGCGGTGCTGCTAGTGTTTGTATTTGTGGTCCGAGCGTTGCAAGTTCCCTTAATATATCAAGAGGTGAAGGAGTACTACCTCCGAAAAGAGATGAGATTCCATTAAAAATTGCTCCAACTGCTCCGGCTGCCGAACCAAGTAATCCTGCAACATCTCCACCAGCTACTGCAGCAGAAAATATTAACCAAGCGCCTCCTAAGGCAGCAACACCAATAGCAAGAGGAATCATATTTTCAATTCCAATTTCATCTTTAAATCGGGCAAATGCTGTGATAATAGCATTTACCGGCATCATTACAATATCGACAAATCCACTGGCAACTCCTTTAAGCGCTGGCATAGCCGGTGCTAATAAGGAAAGAATCCAACCAACTGCCACGATTGTTATTGCAATTACTATAATACCTAGTGCTCCTAAAAGAAGTGTCGCTGGACTCAATGCTTGTACAGCTATACCAACTCCCGAAATAACAATGGCAAATGCACCAATTGCTAAAGCGGCAGATAATGTCCAATCCATTGGTGGAGCAATAAATGTACCTGGTAACATTGAAAATAACAATGCAACTGCAATTACTGCGAATGATGCTACAACAACCCCTAATAGGGCTTTAAGCATATCACCCATACTTAATTTTCCAATACTTTTGCTTGAAAGATACATCATAGCTCCGAATAGGACAACAGAAAGTGCGGCTTTAAGACTCCATTCAGGTTCGGGTGCTTCAAATTTAATCCCAGCAAGTCCTTGAAAAATCCATGCGGTTGCAAGAACTCCAAATGCAATTATTGGAATTGCAACTGCCATAAATAACATTTCTTTCAGACTCATTCCACTGATTGCTTTTGAAATTATATAAAAAGGAATTGCAAAAATAAGCATGGCAAAACCAGCTTTAAGAACCCACATAGGGTCTGGCGCTTTTAAATTGTCTCCTTCCGGAAGAGCCATAAAAATCCAAGATGTCAAAACAATACCAATTGCCATAACTGGAATTGCTACTGCACCAAATATAATATCTCTAAGAGAAGCTCCTTTGATAGCTTTCATAATGAAATAAAATCCAACTGCAAAAAGTCCAATTGCAAGTGCAGATTTAAGAGTCCATATAGGATCCGGCGCCATTAAATTGTCTCCTTGCGGAAGCATCATAAATATAACTGAAATTGCTACTAATGATAGTGCTATTAATGGAATTGCCAAGGCACCATAAAGAAGTTCTTTAGGACTGGCTCCTTTAATTGCTTTCATAATAAAATAAAAACCAACTGCAAATAATCCAATAGCAAGAGCAGATTTTAGGACCCATATAGGATCTGGAGCTATTAAATTGTCTCCTTTTGGTAATAACATAAACGCGTAAGCTGCTCCAACAATACCAAGTGCCATTAATGGAATTGCTGCTGCTGCAAACATTAATTGTTCTTTTGTAATATCTTTGGATGCTTTAAGAATCATTGAATATGCAAAAGCGGCTGGAATCATTATAACTGCAACTGCTAATGCTGTTAAAAATTGACCACCTGTAATAACTGGCATCAAACTAAATATTGCTCCACTTAATACTATAGATATTGCAATTCCTACCATCGCAAGAGTCGTTGCTCCTGCAAGTGCAAACATAGATTTTGGTTTACTTAAATCTACTCCCTTTCCATTTCCAGCAAGGTCTTTTTGTCCACTAAGTACTTCTGCTATTTTAACAAATGTAGGTGCAATAAGTGCAAAAATACCTGCAACTGCAAGTACTGTAAGTAATTGTCCTATTGAAATAACTGGAACTAATGTAAATATTGCAGCTGCTCCAACAATTGCTCCAGCAACTCCAACTATCATTAGCGCTGTTAATCCAACATCTTTAGCCGACATTGGGGAGAACATTCCTCCTCCAGCGCCACCTTTTGCTCCAGCGCCTGATGCTAATACTTTATTCTGCTCTCTTAAGATGCTTCGAATATCGGTAAGTATTGTTGTTTGTTTTTTAAGCTCATCTGAAGTGGTCTCTCCGGATTTACTACTCGTTCCGTTAAGAACAACTTCAGCGATTCTATTAAGAATAACCGCAGTTGCTTCGGTAGCGTCTTGAATTTTATTTAATGGGCTTGTTAGTAATCCAATTTGTTTATTGCTTTGAGTCACCTATTGTCGATTTTTTTGGGATAAAGGTTTTATCTTTGTTATATATCCAAATAAAAAAGGGCCCGATTAGGGACCCTTTGTTTTACATTTTCGGCATGCTAATATTTGGCATTTTCATGTTAGGCATTTTCATATTACCCATCATTCCTGATGCTGCATCATTTTGATTAGTGTTCTGTTTATTCTCCTCCTTAATATGCTCTATCAAGTCTTTAACAAGATAATGGAATTCATAGTATTCCATTCTCTCAAGTTCCGATGGTTGCGTATGGAGTTTAAGATATATTTGAAACTTCGTTTTAAAGAAGTTCTCCAGCGATATCTTGAACAATGAAAAGAGATTTGATTCCGTCGCGAAAACTGATGGGAACCTCTTCCTCCTCGTCCCCTAATTGTACTAGCATGTTTGGTTGAATTCCGACTTTCATTTTTTCAGCCAACGTATAAACCAGATTGTATTTTTTATTTGTCCAACCGTTTAATTCAATTTCAAATTCAAAAATTGTTTTGTCATTAAAAGTTCTCCAATCTTTGTGTAAGTATGGAATGATTTGAAGTACTGACTGGTCAACTTTAAGTCCTTTTTGCTGCTTTTCTTTAATATATGCAGTAATTTTTTGCATAACTCCGATAGCAGGTGGTTTCATTTCAATAGTACCAAATGAACGCGTTTCAACTTGAAATGATTTTGTTTCAGAATCATAATATTTGTCAAGTTCTGTTGGAATTTTAAAGTATTGAAAATAATCTTTTTTAATTTCAATATCATGCTTCTCTCCTTTTTTGCTAGTGTGCTCAATTTTTAAGTTTGATTCTGGCTCTGGAAAAGTTAAGTCTCTAATAGAAAGAATAACGTAAAAACGGTCCTCTTCTAAAAGGTCTTTATAAGATAATCTTTTTATTGAACATGTAATTCTTGTACATGAATCTACTATTGTATTCAGTTTTTCATCGATATCTAACACGTTGGTCTCATCAATCGTTGAAAAATGTCTAACTTCTGCAACTTTAGCAGATCTAATTGAAAGTTCGGTTCCTTCCGGGTAAAACATACCACCTGAAGGTAATGAAAGTAATGGAATTGTGTGGTAACCTAGGTGAAAATCTGCATCTTCAGCTTTATCTCCAGTAAATCTTTGCATGTTAACTTTTCCTAGATTTAAGGGTGCCTCTTGTGCTGGTTCCGGAACTTCTACATAAACCTCTTGGTTTTCTACAGACTGAACCATATTTTTATATTGTTCTTCTAGATTTGAATCATTTTCTGTATTCATAAATTATTTGTTTTTAAGTTTTTTAATGTCGATTTTATTAAATTTGGTTATTGTATCTGCTCTCTTGTCTATTTCGGTTCTTATAACATCTCTAATAAATGCTGAGATTGAAATTGGTCTTTGTCCTGTTTCGATAGCTTCAGTAAGTATTATTCGATTAATTAAAGTTACTTCATCTTCTGATAATAAGACCTGTAACTTTTTGGTTAGTTTATCCATCAATATATTATATTATCATTATATTATGTTTTTGTTTCAAAAAAATATAGGGAACAAATCAATTATTCCCTATACTTTATAAAATAATTATGCTAGAACTTCTTTCCAAGCATCACATCTCCATCCTACTTCTAATGTAGCAGCATCCTTAGAATCGTAATTTAATTCAGTAGTAAAACCTAAAGCTGAAGAAATTTGGCAATCTTCTAAAGTTACTGTTCTATAAATATCTCCAGCTCTGTTGAACTGTACGATAACAATAGTACCTACGTAATCTTTTTTAAGACCCATTGTACCAGTATTCGGATCGTATCTTAAGTTATACCATTGTCTCATTGCTTTGTATAAATAAGCTTGATTTGCTTCATTTAAGTTTAATGAGAAGTTAATGGTTACATCAACTGCAGTTCCATCAGGCATACCAGCGAACGATCTAGTAACCCATTTGTATTTTTGTTCTACTGCAGCAATGTCTTTATATAATTCTAATCCTGAGATTGAATTAACGTGCTGTAATAAAAGTGGAGCATCTGCAACACCAGCTGGTGGAAGTATTGTAACTTCAAACAGGTTAGGCTGGATTGGTTCAAAATTTCTACCTTTTCTAGACGTTTGGTCTTGATTATAGTGTGGTAATCCCATGTTAATTAATTTTTATTTTTTTATATATCACGATTATAGGTTACCTGATTGAATTTCTCCAGTATTTAAAACTGTTGTTCTATGAACTACAATTTCTAAACCTTTAACTGGTTCTACGTAAGTATCAATTATACCCATATTGTTATCGATAATCTCATTAGTGTTATTCGTAGAGTCCATTACATTTTTAAACTCATAAATACCATTATCTTGTTTAACACCTTGTAAGAATGAATCTGCAAGGGTCTTGATTTCAAGTCTTGTTTGTGCAGTGTTAAATTCAAATACGTAATCTTTAAGAATATTTGCCATACCATCTTCGATGTAAATAAGTACCTCTCTTACGTGAGCAGAAGAAAGTGCAGATTTAATAGATTGTTGCGCAGTTTTATTACCTAAGATAGTTAAACCTGTTCCTCTTTGGAATACAATTGGATTGTAACCAAATGGCTCTAAAATATCTCTATCACCTTTGTCAAAAGAATATTCAACTCCTTTAACGTTTGTACCAGATACAACTCCTCTTCTTGGACCAGCAACGATTGACCATGGAAGGGCGTTCGTGTATTTGTCGATGTAGTTGTTAGCAACATAAGCAGCTGGAGGAACAATAATGTCTTTTCCATTGTCGCTTACAATTAAACCAGGTCCGTAGTAGAATGCATAATTTGCACCTTCATTTATACTTGGTAGAGCATATATTTTAGTAGGGTTTTTATCTTGATTACCACCATCTGCAATATAAGCAGTATCAAAAGCTCCATTTGCATCTGTGAAAGATGGGTCTGTAGATTTTTTGAAATCTTCAATTGTTGGTGCATTTAAGATTGCGGCAGCATTTTGTCTATCTTTTGCTAATTGAGAAAGATTGCGTTTGTTGTTTAAACCATTCACATCAAAAGATGTAAAAGTATCTACAACATATCTAAAATCAATAATGTCTTTGTCGATTAGGGCATCATAGATTCCATTACCTCCAGAAAGAACAGATAAATAGTCGCTTATTTCTTTTCCAGTTATATTTGCTTTTTGTAATACAAATGTCTTATAAACTAGAGAAGCTGATTCATAAGATTTAATAATTCTACTTTGGTAATCCGGTACTACATCAGTATAGACTGTAAAAATAGTATCTCCGCCAACTATTGCTTTTGCAATTCTATTAACTCTTGCAAGTCTAGTTCCAAGATTCTCAGAATCAACGTATTGTCCAACTGTAATTGGGAATGTTGTAGGCTCATCTCCAGTCGTATAAGTTACAGTGAAATTTGAACTACCTAATGTATTGTCAGTTCCTATAGTAGCGCCATCAGTTATAAAATCAAATATAGTTTCTCTATCACCTGCAGGAACATAGTGAGATAGTAATTCATAAGAATTAGCACTATTATGAACATGTCCTACAAAATCAACTTGAGTTCCTTGTTCGTCCATAACTGCATCTTCATTAACTGCACAGAATAAACCAGTTCTTCTAGCTTCTGCGTTAATAGTTGATTCAATATATAAGTTTCTACCTTCAAGGTCTTTAAATCCTGGTAAGATAGAACCTGTGTATTGTGCAATTAAACTAACCTGTCTAAGGTTTGCAAATTGTGCAAGTTTTGTTTTATCTAAACCGTCTGCTGTAAAATAAGCAGAATAGATTGGGTCATTTATCATTGCAGCAGCATCGAATTCTCCTTTGAATACAAATACATCAACCATAAAATCTGACATTTTATCGAAATCATTTAAGTATTCTGGAACATTTCCAACACCATACCATTCTCTTGCAGTTAAGTCAAATTCTTTAACTTCTTGAGCCTGTCTTACGATGATTGTGATTGGTTCTTGTTTAATATTAACAAAGTTTAAGACGTGATCGTTATCAGGAACTATAGTTGCTAATGTTTCAGCATCTGAAGGAACCATGAATTTATCATTATCAAAGAAATCTGCGTATCCTGAATTACCACTATCTGATGTAATGTTAACTGCTCCAGCACCTCCACAGGTTACTGGACTTTGGTAAGATGCAATATCTCCAGGAACAAATTGCTCAAGATTTAGTGCTAATATAGGACCTCTTGAAAGTGCTTCGATACAAGATCTGTGGAAAAACATTCCCTTTTTTTCTAAACTTTTATCAATGTTTCCAAACACATTTACAAGAGTTTCAACTGAATCAATCAAAACCGGTGTGTTGTAAGGACCTTTTTTAGAGTGACCTACCATTAATCTAAGAGTCTCGACATTTATATTTGCTGTCTGAGATTTATCAAACTCAAGTCTATAAACTCCTGAGCTCTTAAAATTTAATAATTGCGGACTTAGTGCCATAATTTTAAGTGTATTTTTTTTCTTTTATTATATATCTAAATTAAAATGGATTTTATCCCAACAAATCGTATATGTCATACTGAAGGTCTCCACTTGTTTCATTATTTTTATATAATATTTTCTCCATGAGAGAGTGCTTTTCAGGCTCTATAATATCTAATAGTTCTTCAACATAATCGGCATAATCAACTGTTGTAAAAAATTCGGTTGCGGTAATGCATGTCATGATTGAATCATCATTTCCCATCTGGGCTCCATAACTTCCGTTTTTAACAATTCCAAAAAGACTTGCCTCTTGAACTGTTTGAATGTCATTTATTTTAACACGATTAATTTCTATAAACTTTTTAAAGTTTTGGCAAAACACTGATTTATTATCAGATTTAAGTCGTATTCCAGGTTTTGGTGCTTTTGCATCATGCCTGTGTTTAAATCTTAGGACCAATTCATCTTCAAATTCATTTCGACCTGGGAAAACCGTTGAAAGGTATTGCAATAAGATACTTCCATAAGTATTATATTCAATAATCAATTTAACGTTTTCAGCATTAAATACATCAAGTGCTAATATGTATAAGATTTTTGCAAAATCTTCGATTGGATGCTCATTACTTCGGAATATTCCAACCTGATTAATCCGGAAAAAATCATACATCGCTCCTGGATTAATATAATTTTCTATGTCTTTATCCGGAAGTGGTTCAACTTCAAACATATTTATAACTGAATAGTCTCCTCCATTTCCTTCTGCAATATCAACTGTAAATAGATAATATTTTTCTTCGTTTCCGGCCTCTTCAATATCAAAACTTGGATTAAATGAAAGAAATCCTTGAGTATCAATATGGGCATTTTCAAACTCTTCAATATCATGCCAAACAAATTTCTTGGCATTTTTTCGGATATTTTTCATAGTGCCAGGACTTAATAATAAACTGGATGAACTTGTAAACTCATTTCCGTATTGTCTATTAAAAGCATCTTCAGAACCTAAGTTTCCAAGTTCTCTTTTATACCAGGCATCGTCCCTATCAGGATGTTGCCACCAATCTATTCGGGTTGCTTTATATTCATTAAGTCCCTTTTCAGCATCGGCATAAATTTCATAGAACTTATTAAATCCATTTGGTGTAGAGGTAATATTAATCCTCGAAATCTTCGATGCAGAAAGCGTAGGGTAAACGTTTTCATAGAATGAGTTTACAATCGTTGGGTGAACGTGAGCAAACTCATCAAGATATAAATTGTGAATAGTAAAACCAATACCTGACTTAGCTGTAGTTGACTGACCAACAAGTCTACAACCATTATCAGCCCTTACGTTCATTACATCATATTTGATAATTCCCGGCTTCATAAAGAATGGAAGGTTCTCAATTACAACTTTAGCCTTGTCAATAATCTCTTTTGTTGATTCAGATTTATTTGCAAGTAGTAGGGTTGTTTTGTCATAGTTAAATGTAAGGTACCATGCATTAAAAATACTGGCAGTTACAGTTTTACCCATCTGTCTGGATGCTAAGACAATATTAAATCTATTGTGTTGAAAGTCCCTTAAGAGGTCTTTTTGATATTCACGTAATTTTACCTGTTGAATACCATTATCGGTCATTACAACCGCATAGGTTTCTGCAAAGTAAACGATATCATTTGCGCACTTTGCAATTTCTTTAAGTTCTGCATCAGTATATTCAAATACAATATTACCTCTTCGTAGGAATTGTTTTCCTTCGTAGAATGGCATGCTGACTTGGGGTCTATAACCTTTATCAAGCGCAACCATTAAATCATTAATGATTTTAGTTGACCATACTAGTTTCTGTGCATCCTGGTCTGATTCTCCTGAGGGAATCCATTTGTTGTCTCCAACATATCCTTCGTTTGCCATATTATTCTGTTATTTCAACATCTTGAATGTCAGCTTCGGAAGAATCGATTCCTTCGCGGATCATTCTCATTAGGTCTTTAGTACCTCTTTGAACATTTCCAGAACCTGCGTCTCCGCCTGAAACTTCTATTTCTCTGATGTTATCTCGTTTTCTGTATATCTCAATATCTCGTGCAATTCTTTTGGCGCTCTCTTCAGTTGCCATTAAATACATTGTTTGAGATTTGATTATATCGAGCATTGATTTTTGTAGGGTTGCAAGTACTTCAAACATTCTAGGAGCAACTTCGCCATCTTCAATTGCATTAAGCAAGGTTGTAAGAGCCCGCTCTCCGGCTTGAAGTTGATAAACTAATGAACTCATTGTCATTTCGTCCATCTTCTTTTTAGCTTGAATATACTCATCTCGCTCTATAATATCCTCATCCAAATAGAACTTCATTAAGGCAGTAATAGTTTTCTTAGCCTTTCGGGTAGAGCTCTCTTTAAGTTCGGCAAAAGTTACATGATTTTGTGCTCTTCTTGCCGGAAGTGCTACATCAGTTTCTATTACTTCAGATATTTCTCCGCTTCCTGCCCCGATTAATTCGTCAAGGTCTTTTCGGATATCCTCTGCCTGGTCTTTTATACTTTTATTTTCTGACATATAAATTTGTTTTATTAAATTATATATCGAAATTAACGAGCATTGGCATATTTTTGGAATCCTATGCTTGGAATTGCATTATCAACAATAATTGCGTGCTGATTATCTCTTACAACGTATTGATTTAAAATATTTGAATGCTGTTCAAATTCAACAGGAGTATCGAATACTCTAATATTGGTCATTATCATATTATTAGCTTGTAATTCAAATTTTGCTTGAGAAGTCCAAATCTGTTCTTCAAGTTGCGGTACTATTTGGGTAAATTCATTAGTTAAATTATTTCCAGCGCTTTGAGGAAGCATCATATTGTTTGACGTATCAAGACTATATATTGATGCAGACATTTGAAGAAATTCATTATTGATATTAACAACATAACCATACCATTTTGCAGGGTTAAAAGCTATTCCATGTGTAAAGTATTGTACTCCTTGTGGTGTTGTAACAATTAACTCGGTATTACTTATTGTTATTGAAAACTTGTCGGCAGTATCTCCAATTAATCTATAATCTAAAACTGAATTAGATGCAAATCGAGGGGCAAACCATGAAGAGAATGCAATTCCATGTCCTGATTTAACTTCAGATTGAGCTTCGTAAACAACAGCAGAATCTCCTAGTGTCATATTTAAAAAATTGTAATGATTTTTGCTGACAATAGTCCATCTATTTTTTAAGTCATAATCAACTATTCCAAGTTTTGTATCAACAAAGGTTCGGATTCCATCGTTATATTTATTAATAACTGTTTGGAATATTTCCGGCTTAAGATTCTTTTTATATTCGTCTTGAATTCTTTCTCCAAATATTTCTTCAATTCCAGTTATTAATACGTCAGTATCGTCGTCAAATTGTCCTTTGATAACATCTCCGCGGTCTTGGTATTTAACAAGTTTAACTTTCCAATATGAATGGCTTCTATTAAATTCATCTGCTAAAGAAACAGAGTTTATTTCGTACATTCTATTAATAATTGGAATAAACATATAGTCCTTGTTTCTTGGATATTTTCCTGCCCCAAAATGAGTTTCAAACTCTTCAGCAGTTATATGAATTTCAAAGTCCTCTAATTCAATTCCAAATATATCATAAGTGCTAGCTTCTGTAGGGAATTCATTATCTGGAACCATTATCTTTATTGTTTGCTTGTCAGTTACATTATGTAATGAATATTCCATCAAAATAACATCAGATGTTCTTGCGTCAGGTTCAGTTTTAAAGTAGGTAACCTCATGTCCAAAAATTCCATTAACAATGTTAACAAGTTGCTTATACATTTTAACTGATTTGGTAAGAGCGTATGGATTAAATTGGTTTGATGCATTACATGTAACTTGAATATTTGCGCAACCATTCATTGCAAAAGGATCGGTACAATCAGTACAGAAATTTGGACATGATACTATTATACCATCCCCGGTTATAATTGAAATTGTAATTGAAAGAAATGTTAACGTATTTCCAGTTGCAAGTCCAGCAACCTCTGCCTTAATATCAAAATAAAGAGGCTTGGTAGGGTCAAAAGTAATTCCTTGAATATCTCCAGAGCCTGTTCCATGATTTAATGGAGCAAATTCAGAGAAAATTGTTCCAGATTTGGACCATCTAAATTCATATTCAAAAAAGTTTACAAGGTCTGGTGTTGTATAATATTTAGCATTTGTAAAATTGTATTGTAAGGGTTCAGTAACAGTCAATTCAGTATCACTAATAACAACGTCGATTTCGTATGTTATATTACCAATAATTATAGAATCTCCAGAAGCAAATGACGTAGTGAATTGAGTTTCATATCCAAAAACATTCAATGATGTACTTGAACCAGTAACATTACCAGTCATGTGAGGTTTTTTAAGACCTACAACAATATCCCAGTTGTCAACTTGGGTTGTATTAAGATATGGTTGTTGGATAGATGCGACAAAGAAATCTCCGTATTCATTTGCTGTATAATTGGTTACCATTATTAGTCTTTATTTTTATTTACCTCGTCTTGTGGAGCATAAACCTCTCCAGCTAGCCAAGATGCTACAAATCCAGTTAATGATACAAAATATAGTGCAAGTTCATTTAAGTTTGCTTTAAACCAAATGGCTCCGCAACCTGCGATAGCCCAAAGAATAACAATAACATATATCATTACCTCTTTTCGAGAGTTTGGTCCCGGCTTAAGAATTGCTGATTTTGAGCTTGGTTTCTTGGATTCAGCCCATATATAAGTTGCAGCGTATGCTGTTAGGGATCCAAAATATACTGAAAGGTCTGTGAAGCTTGCCTCTTTAAAGGCTCCAAAAAGTCCCATACCTACCCAAAGAGTTACTATAATATAGATTAATGCTTCTCTTTTACCGAAATTACTAAAGAAATTCATATTAAATGTTTTTCTTTTATATATTCACGAAATATTAGTAGTCGGTAATTAATAGGATTAATGGGTCCTCTTTTTCAATTTTTGACTCAAGTATATCTAAAATGTCGGTAACTATTCCAGCATCGGAATCTTCAGGGTCTTTTTCATCAAGATAGAAAAGTATACTATCATAGAGTTCTTTTGCATTAAGTCTAGCAAATGGAATTCCCTCTTCGAATACTTCAATTTCTTCTAGAATCTTATTAACTAATGGAAGTTCTGTGTCTTCATATAAATCATAAAGTCTCAGAGTTGCAGTTAGTAGTTTAAAACTGAATTGAATCATTTTTATACCATCAGTTTCAATTATTCGGGAGTACTTTTTATCCTTATTGAGGGTTAATTTGATATATTGTAAATTTTCCATTTCTATTAATATTTGGAAAAGAAAAAAGACTGTGTTGATTTCTTTATGCATAAAATCGGAACCAACCGATTTAATTTTATTGATAGAATTTTGATAATATGTATCTAATATGTATTTTAATTGAGATGACGATACCATTATAGAGTCATTTCCAAGTTCGATAAAATCAATATCGTTTTGGATTTGTGCCCATAATTTATTGTCAATGTAATTATATTTGTACAGCGTAACGTCGATCGCAGTTGGGATCGAACTAAATTCAAATTGTTGCATAGTCGGATATTAATATACCTGCATCGAATTCTCTATTCTCTGTAAAGAGGTATAAAGTTCTTCTTTAGCAAATTTTTCAAGTTCTTTAAATTCTCTTTTGCCAATTTCATTTCTTTGCATAAAGAATGAGATGGCTTCTTCTGAGGGTATATATTTGCTTTTTGAAGTCACTTCTTTTTCTGACTTTTTGGTCTTAGTATAAATCCAACCCGGTACACTTTTAAATCGGGCTGCAACAAGAGACCAACTATCAATTACTGCAAGTGGATTAATCCCATTTTTATTAAATAATTGGGCATTTGCTGGGTATTGAATCGAAAAGAAGCGATTAATCATGAAATGATGTCGCTTCTTATTATGGTTACTTATTTTTTTATATTCAGCAGGTTTGGTGAATATTATTTTTATAAAATCAAACAGTTTTGTTTCGTCTAACATTTTTTATTGCTTTTTTAAAAAGTTCAATTCGTGTACTAGTTATATCGGTTTTTTGTAATTTGTTTACCTCAGCAATAACCTTGTCAAAGTCGCCGTCTTTGTGCGCTTCAATTAGTAATTCTGTTAAAATATCCTCGCTAGTCATTTTAAAATAACGTGTTTATTTTTTTAGTTTCAGGTTGTTGAGAAACTTTGTCTAGTTGTAACGTTGCAAATGGGTCAAAACTCTTTGGAGCACCACTTCCGGTTGCACCTTTTGAATTCCACTGTGTACCTTCTAATATCTTTTCCATCTGAGTTAATCCGGCCAATCTTGTTTCAACTGTAAAATCTTTTTCAATTTCATCATATATTGCTTTTAGAATTCCACCAGGTATCGTATTAAAGTGAAGTAACATTAAGTCTAGATTTTGATTGAATCGCAAACGGATTTCATCAATTGTAGATTTACCAACAACATCATGAATCATATTAACTATAGTTTTAACCTGTTCCTCAGAGAAAAAATGGTCGATGTGGAAGTTACCTTCAATTTCACGATATTTTTCTAGGATTTGAATTGCCTGTTTTTCAGTTATTGAATAGTTTCGGATAGAACCAGTACTAGTTCTTTTAGTCCATGAAACGACTGATTGAATGTTATCGCTTTTATCACCTTGTAAGATTTTAGAGAAGATAAAATCATCGCAATTAATCTCTTCTATTTCTACGCCGTTTTTAGCAATCCAACTGATAAAATCACCTTTAAGTTGGTTATTTAGCACATCAGCAGAACCCATGTTAAATAATAAGTCATCATTTGAAATTTCTACCTCATTAGGTTTGTTAATAAGGTTTTCGAAACCTTCGAATGCTAACAATCTACGCTTAGAATTATAGTACCATAAGGTATATGCATCTGTTGCTTCATTATAATTAACTAATTGAATAAGGTCACGGTCACCTGTCCAAACAATACAATTTTTACCTTCATTGTTTAACTGTGTCGACCAACCGAATAGAATATCATCTGCTTCTGCACCGGGAACTTTATGAATGATTACACCCTGCTTTGCAAGAATATCTTGGAACTCTGTATAAACATTAAATACATTTTCCCAGTTAACTGAACTATCGGCAACTCTGGTACCTTTATATTCTGCGGTTGGGAATAGGTCTTTACGCCATGATTTTGAATCGACTGCAACTACGATTTGGTCGACAAAGGGTGTCATCTTTCTGACCTCTGACGCAAAGTCAATACACAATTTTCGCATAAATTGTTCTTGGCCATCTCTGTCTCCTAATAATTGTTCTTTTTTAGGACGTGGAAGTACAAAAAGTCTGCTATGTACGAAATAGTTTCCATCGATAATAAGTGTATGTTTTCCTAGTTTCATAGTTCTATAATTTATTTGTAAATATAATCAAAAGTTTTGACACGGGAAAACTTTTATCAATTTATTTTTTAATTTTTTACAATTTCTTGTATTTTGTACGTGCATGAAAGTAACGTAATAACCGGGTCTATTACCAGGGTTCTTTGAGCCTGGTGTTCTGCAACACAGATTGCAATTTGTGGAATGTGTCGAGCGTTTTGTGGCTTTTCTGTCTGTATGTATTCGATAAATTCTTGGCCAAGTGTTTGGAGCACATCATCAACTCTATTTGAATATTCTCCTACAATATACTTATAATTAGTTACAGGGTCCATTTGATTAAAAATCAGGTCAAACATATCCTTGTAGACTGAGTTAAATTTCTTAACATCATCGAGTGTAATATTCTGCGTACCTTGAGTTTTATAACCTTGTAACTTATTAAGAGTTGTTCGAAGGTCTGGAAAGTTTCTTTTAACAAATTCTACCAGGGCTGGTTTTTCAATTGCCATTCCTTCTTTTCCACAAATATCATAAACCCTTCTAATATATTTCTTAGTCAATTCATTCTCTTCAGATTTATCGAAGTCAAAATTGATAACTTCAAACCGTGAAAGAATTGGATCTGGAATTTTATTAACATAATTACAAGTTGCAATAAAACGGGAGTTACTTGCAAACTGCTCCATGGTTGCACGAAGTGCTTTAAAGAATTGGTCAGATACACCATCAACCTCATCTAATATAACAACCTTAAATTTTCCTTGGTCATCTAGGATTGACATCGTTGAACAGAAATCAGTGATCCGGGTTCTAATCACGTCGACTGAAGTATCGGTAGATGCATTAATATAAAGGTATGGTAATCCAAATTGATTAACAATAGCCTTTGCAGTTGAAGTTTTACCAGTACCTGGGCTACCTGCCAATAACATATTCTGTGTTAATCCATTTTCAAATTTCGACATTACACGTTCTGGAAGGATTAAATCTTCTAGATTTTTAGGACGATATTTTTCTGTAAAAAGTGCTTGAATCATTTTTTAGGTTTAAGTTTATAGGTATTATATAAGAAGGTCTCTATAAGTTTCAGATAAATATTGTATGGCTTTTAATAACAAATACCCAAAGATTCGTCGTACTGGAGGACCCTATCCAAGGAATAGGTATGGTGTATGTTATGAAGGACTCTCGCGACAACAGCGTCGATTACTATTAGAGAATCCATTAATGAAAGAAAGGGCTCAATCTGACCAGTTTCTACATATTATCTTTGAGATGTGTAAATATAAAAATGATTCGAAGAGGGACAAATATTATTATGATTGGTCTACTGGGGAGCTTATGAAAAGTGAAGAGCTTTCGGATAGTTACGATACAATTGATTGGACTTGCGCTCTATCTGGAGAACCTATCAGGTCTAATATAAATAACTTTAATGCGGAGAACTTTGTTCATCCTGATTATCACGATACTCTTGGCGGTAAAATGGTGGATGGTAGAATCCTAAAATCTTCTGTTGCCTTCCAACAGCACGTAAAAAAACTCCTATTGAATCAACAAAAGGAGTTTTTAAATATTGCTAGAAAAAATTCGAAATTATAGTAATCTAGAGAATCTATCTTTAACACTTAGATTTTGGTATTTAGATTCATTTAAGGTATTTGAATATTCAGCCTTTTTAATTATTGCATCATATTTTTGATACAGTATAGTTCCTTCATCTAATTGCCAATCAAACTTAGAACCAATTTCAGATGCTAATTCATTTAAACCAACTGAGTTTGCTCTATTAACTAAAGATTCTGAGGATTTTTGTTTTAATGTTTCTAATCTTTTCTTTTTACCTGCAATTGCACCTTTTAATAAATCAATGGCTTTAGTATCTTTTGCTTCTACTGCATCTGCTAAATTCTTTTCATCACCTGTAATTTCATCTTCTAATGCTTTTACCTTTGGATCTTTTTCAGTTTCTTCTGGAGTTTCAGTTTCTTCTGGAGTTTCAGTATTGTCTTTTTTAGCAGCTTTAGAAGCAGCTGCATCATCATCTAATTTTTTTTGTGCTGCTTTAGCATCATCAGATTTCTTTTGCTCTTCTTTCTTTTTTTCAATTTCAGCCTTTTTATCATCTTCCGAAGGTTCAAGTTCTTTAATTGCAGCCTGATCTTCTTTGTATTTATTTTGAAGTTCAGTCATTTTTTCTTTATAAGATGCTACCTTTTCCGGGTCATCTTCTAATCCTGAAGCTCTTTTAATTGATGCGATTTGACCAGCTATTTTTGCATTATGAAGTGCCTTTGCAACTAGTTCACCTTTTGCATTAAATTTATCATCAACCATCTTTTGAAGTTCTCCTGCCTGATCTCTTGCAATTTTTGCTTTTGCATTAATTTTTGCCTTTTGTTCTGCGTCTGGAGCATCTTCGGCCGCTGATTCCATATCAGTGACATTCAATTTTATTTTATTGACTTTTGACTGTGCTTTTATTGCCTTTGGCATCCACCAAATCCATTGCCAAACTTTGCTTGGACCTTCAGCATCAGCTTCGTTTAATTCATTAAATTCCGGAGAATCAAGTTCTTCAGTTAATTCTTTAACAAGACTACCTAAAGAATCTATAATTGTATCGACATCTCTAGATAATGATTTAATAGGAGCTGTTGCAACCTCTTCAAGTATACTTGTATACCAATTTTCAAATGTTTCCATATTTTAATTTATTTTGTTATGATAGATTATATATCACAAAAAAGGGAACTGATTTCTCAGTTCCCTTTAAGTATAATTAGAATGTTAGTTCTAATTTAAAATATTAAGCTAATGTTAACAAGTTACCAGTAGCAGTTCCATTAACAGTTACATTGAACTCAACGTATTGAGTTTCAGGGTGGAATCCTGCATCAACTAGAGCGAATCTAGATTTAACAGCTACTTTAGGAGCCATAGTTCCTTCAGCAATTGCTTGAACTGATTCAGCCATTAAGTAAGGCATGAATACGATACCAGGTCCGTTTCCGTCTCCTTTTCTACCAACTGCGATTGAATAATCGTACCAGTCCATTGTAGGGTCAGTATAAATGTTAATTCCAGCAACAGATCCTAATGGGTAGATAGCTCCAGCAGCTTGTGCGAAAGTATTTGCCATTGGGTTTGCAACGAAACCAGCGATTGATTGTAAAACTGTAGCAGTTTGTGGTCCACATACTGCGAAGTTACCAGCACCTCTTCTACCTCTGTTAGCGATCAAGTTAGCAGAAGCTAAGATTTGAGAAAGGATTCTTCTGTGAACAGAAGGTAAAGTTTCTCCACCAGCTAATGCAGATGCAAGAGGTAAGTTTAAGTCAAATGCATTAGCACTGAATGCTCTAGTAACGTTAAGAGCACCTAATGTTCTGATTCTTCCTAAGATGTATTGGTTAATACCTTGAGTTAATTCATTAGTTAAAACAGCTTCAACTTGAGCAACAGCATCAACTCCGAATTGTTTTAAATCTTGAACTTGTTCTCTTGTAACGGCAGCAGCAACTTGGAAAGTTTCAGCTGTAACGCTTTTAGAGAATAAAGATAATCCCATGATTTTATCTGGAGTTTGTTCTCCAGCTTCTCTTGAGAATGGAGTACCAGATGCATTAGAAGCAGCGAATCCTTTAACGTGATCCTCTAAAGCTTTAACTAATTCTACATCAGTCGCAGTACATGCATGTGTTAAACCAACAAATGCTAATTTAATATCGTCATTAACGTTAGCGTTAGCAGCGTCAATAGAATTTACTTTAAAAATCATTTTACCATCAATTCTAGAAGTTCCTATTAAAGTATAAGAACCATAAGTTCCACCAACAGCTACAATAGTATCATCAGCAAGTGCTTGAATTTCAGCTAATGCAGTTGCAAACGTACCAGTTGCAAGACCTACTTTAACATAAGTTGGAGCAGTAGTAGCAGTTACACCATTAAGACCGATTTTACCACCTTCGTAAACAAAGTCTAAGTAAGACAATAATCCCATTGGACCAGCCATAGGAACTACTGGTACTAAGTCAAGACCGATAGTTTGAGCAGCAACTTGCATTGCTAAAGGAAGTAAAGAAGGAGCTTTATCACCAGAACCTTTAGTAGTAGACATACCACCTGAGAAAGTATTACCTGGTAAAGTTGTAGCACCCATACCAAAGATGTTACCAGCAGTACCTAAAGTCATTTGAGAAGCATCTTCGTATAATTTGTGGTTGTGACAGTATTCTGACATCCAAGCTAATTTGCTTGAATCGTTGATACCTGTCGCAGATTCGATAATCGGAGCCCACGTTGCTCTGATTTCTGCTTCATTAATTAAATTTGCCATTTGTAAATTTATTTTTTTTTAATGGTTTTATATTTTCGTATATTACGAGTTTTCGATATAATTTCAGTTTTTTGCTTCTTAACTGAGCATCGAATATGTTTTAATAGTATTATATATCCTTGTTTTTTTGGTTTTTTTAAAAAAACCCAAAAATAATGTTATCTGTTAAATCTTTTTGCAATTTCAGCACCTAATTCAGTAGCGTCATAACCTAGCGTTTGAGTTGTTTCAACCACTGATTCATTTACCATAGCGATTTTTTCCATTACTGGAGCAACCTCTCTAAGGTCTCTAGTTTGCCAGAAGTTTGCAACTTGGTAAGCTGTTTCTAATTTATGATATTTAGATTGTGCTACTATTTGGTTTTTCTTACCTTCAGAACATTTAGCCCAAGTATCATGGTATTCAGTTGGCATTAATTTGATAACATTAGGTGTGTTGTTAGTTTCTACAACTCCTGATAATGAAGTGTTCCATAGAGCTAAAATTTGTCCTTCAGTAAGGTAACCTCTTCCTTCAACTGCGCTTACAACTTTAGATTTTTCTTCAATAGTTAATGTATTAAATTCATTTACTTTCTCTTCAGAGATAAATTTAAAGAATGTTGGATTTTCTGATTTTTTAGAATTTACCTTTTCAACAATTGCTTCTAATTTAGAAGTAATTGAATTTTTGTAAGCTTCCATTTGGTCAACTTGTTTACCAGCAGCTTCTCCTTCACCTTCAAGGTCTAAGTCTTTTTCTACGTCTTCTGGTTTTCCAGTGATTACATTACCATCAGCATCAACTACATCAACAGTAACATCTTTAGTAGCAGTTTTAATGTCTTCGGCAGGAATTCCTGCTTCAGTTCCATCATTTGCTTCTGTAATTTCTTTACCAGCAGCATTTCCTTTACCAGCAAGTTTTATGTCTTTTGCAACATCTTCTGGTTTTCCAGTGATTACATTACCATCAGCATCAACTACATCTGGAGAAACATCTTCAGTTTCATCTTTAAGAGCTTCAGCTGGAATTCCTGCTTCGTCTTCTAATAATAGGTTAGTATTAACTGTTTCTGCAACGTATTCTGCGTATTCAGTTACTTTCTCTAAGTTCTCTCTTAAATATTCAGTATATTTAATTAAGTTGTCATAAGAAGTAGAACCTTCATTGTAAGATTCAGCTAAATAGTTAGTGTAATTTTTGATAGCATCAACGCTTTCAGCGATATGCTCAGAATATTGAATACCTTGATCAACTTTTTCTGCAAGTGTTTCTGCATATTGAATACCTTGGTCTGCTTTTTCAGCAACGTGTTCTGAATATGCGATTGATTCTTCTAATTTCTTAGCTAAATAATCGGTATATTCTTTTAATGATTGTACTTGAGAACTAGTAGACTCTGCTTCTGTTAAAGAATTCATACTTTCTTTAATAGATTTGATTTCTTCAGAAAGATATTTAGAGTATTTATTAAAATCCTCAGTCGTAATAAATTTAGACTCTGCCATTTTTGTTTCGTTTATATTTTCGATTGATTGTTTTTTGTTTTCTTTATTTATCTCGTAAATAAATAGGTCGTTTCCTTCATTAACAAAACCATAAGCTTCATTAACTCTTTTCAATTCAGCGTTTTCAAACCCAGGGTCTGCAACTAAATCGTAAGTAAACAATTGTTTGATTTTTACAGTTCCATTAGATTCAACTGCACCAGCTGCTCTACTTGAAATTTGTAATGGAACTCCAGCATCTACAAGAGCTTTTGCCTGTCTTCCTGCATCAGTATCTAATAGTCTGATACGTCCTTTAACTTGTTTTGTCTCTGTATCATAAGTAAGTTCTTCAATAATATGTGATACATTTTTTAAAGAAACATCAAATGTTTGTGGGTGGTCTAATTCACCTAATAGCTTAGATGATTTAATTTTGGCCTGTAGAGCTTCAATTTGCGGTAAGTATTCAGATTCAGTATAGATTCGGTTATTACGATTTTTCTTATCGATTTCTCCAAAGATACCCTCTAGAACATAAGTCCCACCTTCTTGTTTAAACTCTAATTCCGTTGACGATCTTTCTAAGATCAGTAAGTTATTAGTCATAATTATTATTTTATTATATTTCTATTATATATCCAGTTAATTTTTGAAGATTTTTAAAAATTTTAAATTTTTATAGACCGGCTAACGGATCCTCTTCTTCTCCACCTGCATCGCCTTCTGAATCTTTTTCAGCGTCCTTTTCTTTTTGAGCCACTTCTTCTTGATAATCGTTAAAAAATTTAACTAGAGTAAACATATCCTCTTCGGTAAACGCTGTATTTCCGTATTCTTTATAGAAATATTCTTTAAATTCTTTTTCACTTTTTGAGGACAATATAGTCCCTAAAATTTCAGTAGATTTAATTTCTTTTCCTGAGTCAAGAGTTACATCATCAACTACTACTTTTGAATCTTCTCCTGCATCAATTGCATCTTCTTGAAGAGAGCTAGTAAATTCTTCAAATGTTTTAATTATTTTCATTTTATTTATATTTTTATTTAATTACATTCCCATCATTGGATTTTCCTCTTCTGGTTCGGCAGCTTTCTTTGCAGCAGTTCTGGCTTTATATGCATCATTAGCTGCTTTATCATCTGGAGAGAGTTTAAGGTATCTATCAACTAAGAAGTCCATATCAAAATATGGAGTTTCTTCCATTGTCATTGGATCTGTTTTAACCAGTGAATCTTTCATCGTACTAATAAAATCAAGTCGCTTTTGCATGATTTCCATTGTCTTTAATTCAGAGAACATATTATCCTCATTAAATCTTAGTGCAATTTGAGTTCTAAATCCTGCATCCTCTTTAAATTCTGGAAATTTAAGACACATTTGAATCCAAAGGGGTTTAATCAATATCTCTTGGAATGAACTACGTAAACGATTAATAAATTTACTGAATTTAATCTCATCTCTAATCATACCATCAGCAGCTAGATTGAAATCTCCACCTCCATCTTCATACATGAATCTATTGTAAGGAATTTTTGAAACTGCTTTAAGTTTATCTGAGAAGTATTTTAATGATTCAGTGTCGCTTAATTCTGGACCTTCTCCACCCAAGGTTTCAATCTCAGGTTGTTCTCCATCCTTGCTAGGTAACCAATATTCTTTGTTAAATTGTAACATTGGTTTACCGTTAGTTGTAAGAGATGCACTATCCCAATCAAAATCTACAACTTCTTTATAGTTATTCATTAACTGAGCAAGGGATTGCTTTGCTCTTGTTTTAGATTTACCACCAACTGGTATAATAAATTTCATTCTATAAGATGAATTTGTAACAGCCCAAATAACTCTGGTATGCTCCATAATTCTCATTAAGTTGAATGCTCTTACAAGTCGCTCAAGGTAAGAAACCCTTGATGCTGTAGTAATCGAAGAGTATGATATGTACACAATCTGTGAATCATACAATTTTCTCTGTTTAACTGGATCGTCTTTAAACTGAATCCAAACTTTTTTACCATCTTCATGGTTATATCCTGGAACCAATGTGATTGGATCAATTTCTTTAAATCCAATAACATCTGACATTTCAGGATTATAAATAATCTCAAATGATAGATAACCATCAATTAACCATTTTCTAAAAAAATACCATGCTGATTGGTCTAGATTGAATCCAAAATATTGATAGAGGTCTCTATATGCTTTATTAAGATATTTCTGCACATCTTCAGAAACTTCCATACCGATAATCTCTGGATTGGCCATGAAGTTTTTGCTATCATACACAATTGACTCATCGCAAAGTATATCTAAGATGTCTTCAATTTCATCATGTTGTGCAAATGCTCTAAGTTCATCTCTTTTACCACGGTATGCTTGGTCAAAAAATGGAATATTTTTACGCATTGTAGTATCAGCCATCGAAAGGGCTGCAAATGCGCCATACATGTCATCACTATCAAGACCTGTTGGGTTCATTTGGCCATAACCAATTGCATCTTCTACCGGTCCGATTGCTTGAGATTGTCTAAGCACCAAATCGTCATAGTACATACCAAAAGAAGATAACTTCTTAAGAGTACTACTTAGGTTAAAAGGTCGCTTAGTCAATGGACCATTTCTTTGTACAAATCCTGCCATTATATTATTATATTAATTTAAGTTATATATTCTTTTTTAAATAGTCATTAAACATTAATCTGACCTTCATTACATTTGTTTTGTTAAAGTCCATAAAATCACATAGTGCTATTTCTGGCCATTTTGAATAACTAACAACTGCTTGGTCCCTCTTTCTTGAAGGTATATATTGCCTTAAGGCAAACTCATATCCATCCTTTTTAAGGTATGCTTTGATTCCTTCATAAGTTATCCGGAGAGGTTTTTCTTTAAGTGCATTATTCTTACTAGGAGTTTCAATTCCTAAAATTTCTGAAATTATGTCTGTTTCTTGTTTATCTACCTTAATATTCATACGGGTAAATAATTCATCTAGCAATTTTTCTTTGTAAAGAACCGGCAGTAGGTTTAAATTAATTCCTAAGTCATTATTATTAACTTGTTCAATTGCCAATACTACTGGATTTGCATCAAACCATGGAAGTTCTTTCTTGTATTTTGGATCGTATTTAAAAACATAAATCTTTCCAGGTTGAAAACGTGTCCGGGTTATTTTAGCCTCATTTTGGGTTTTAGATTTAATTCCAGCTTCATACCAATCCATGCATGCCATAGAAGCCTTTACTTTACCTCCAAATTCCTTGCTTAATTCATCTATTCTTTGTTTAATGTAACCCATTTTTAATAGTATCTTCAGTTAGGACAATAAATCGCCAATAACGACTAGCCGCATATTCTTTAGCAGCATTATATTTATCCATATTTTTTATATATTGTTCCGTAAGAAATTTATAGGATGCAAGACTTTTTTTAGTTGGATTTGCCGGAGGTTTTGGCTTTTGTATTTGATTTTTTGGTTTGATTTCAGCAAGAAACTCTTCGCTGGAGCCATCTTGCTTTAGTATTTTAAAGTAAAAGTCTGGGTGATATGTTCTTTGTTTGTTTCCCTGACGCGACCAATATTTAATCTCAACAGGTTCGCTTGACCAGCAAAGGACTTTGTCATTAATATCACACCAAATCATAAACTTATATTCCCAAGAGCTTCTGTAAATAATAGGCAATGGACCTACATATTTTTCAGGGTTCTTGGGATTAAAATATCCTTGGTTAAATCCGGACTTTTTAGTTGGTTTTAAATTCTTAATTGACATTAAATAGAATAAATTCCGCCACTATCATCATCGCCCGATGTTCTACTCATAGAAATAGTACCTTTGTATTTTTGTGGGTGAATTTTATTCCAACCTTTGGCATATCCTCTTTTAGCAATTTCTGTAAAGTATGCAAAGGCATTTGGATAGACTGGGTTAAATCCTCTCCAGTATTTTAAGAGGTCTAACATTGCAAACTGAAGACAGTCATCTCTATCATCTTTATTAACGTACGACATTCTATTGATTGCACGTTCTGCTAATAGAATTAACATTTTTTCTGCAGTTGGAGTTAATTTATCCAAATTCTTAGATTCACTCATTGCATCGTGCAAGTCCTTATTATTTAGATAGTTTTTAGTTTTAGCCATTTTAATTTATTTAGTTTAACTTTATATAACAAAATGTTGGTACTGTTTCAATTCCAGTCTAGACACCAAAGGGGCTGCTTGGCAACCCCTTTAATATTAATTTAAAAACTATATAGATTATGCATTTAGGGCAGTAATCTTGTCTTCCCATGAACGGATTTCTCCATTGATTAAAGACTCAGCCTCTTTAATAGCTTCATCATTTCTATCAGCGTTTGATAGTATTCCTTTTTGGTCTTTTAAGAAAGAAATCATAGCTTCGTATGTTGCTAGTTTTTCCTCTTTAATTGCTAAGTCAGCAGATTCTCCTTCAACCATTTCTTTTAAGAATAAAAGAGCAGATTCTCCAGTTTCTTTAGTAACATATTCAGCAGCTTCATTAGCACTGTTTGCTTTAAAGAATTTAGTAATTTTATTTGAATGGTTATTACGTGCAATGTAAATATCTTCGTTTAGTACAAAAAGATTTACAGTTGTGTTATTTCCTTCAAATGTTGCAGCAAAATCAAGAGTTACAAAATTTTCTAAAAGTGTAGGAAGTGATTCAAATAATTCAGCAATCGGTTTTTCAGCGTATCTGATATGTCCGGCTGCCATAATATGGTTTGAAAATGTGCTTCCAATAATTTCTGAATTGTTATGTTGAAAAATACCTTCAGCTAAATTGTAAATAAATTTGCTTGGTCCATGGAACCATCTAACAGAATCTTCAGTAAATTGAAAAGATTCAAATGCATTAATTGCATTAATTAAGGTTGAATTTTGGGTTCCTTCAACTTCTTTAATTTCAGTGTCATTCATTTCGAAAAGTCTTCCACTTACATAAAATTGGAAAGATTCGTCTAATTTAACAAATGGTGCAAGAATATTAGTTGTCATATTGTTTTATTATTTTATTTTATTTATATATCTCTTTAAATAGGAGCTTCTTCTATTACATAAGGTTGTTCATCATACCAAGTCCATCCATCTACTGGATATGTATATGTGTCTTTTAATTCTTTCTCTAATGTATAATCCGGCGCACTCACAAAGTTGGGTGCGTACTGCCAATTATCATCTTCTAATTTGTAAAATCCTGCTGTTGTTTCCATGTTATTATCCTGTTACGGTCCATCCTTTAGCAGTTGCTATAGACCTTGTGCAACCTGCTGCTCCAGTGCAACCTGTTATATTTATTGTTTTTGATGTTACTGTAGTTAAATCTGTAAATAATTGGTCTAATGCTGCTATTCCTAAATCACAGTAAGATACGTTTATTTGCGGAGAACTTCCTACCCATTGTCCTATTGATGTATTTAATAATCTTAGACTATTAAGCTTATTAAAACGTGAATTAAATGAGCCATTTACAGCTAATTGAGAGAATGGACAATTAAAACTTAGTGATGTTAGTGCATATGTTTGGGATGTAAAAAATGATCCATTAACTAAAGGAGTAGCTACTAAACTTCCTATTTTGTCTAAATTATTTACTGTTGTTAATACTCCGCATTGAGTTAACATGTTTGAAATAGTATTTATTGCAATCATTTGCGTTGTTGGAAGTGTTATAGTTTTTAAATTAGTACATCCAAGAAATGTTTGTTGAAAACTGGAAATTGCTCCTGCTGTTGTAGGTAGCGTGATTGTTTCTATCTTAATGCAGTTGGTAAATGCTAAGGCTGCACTAGTAAGAGATGTTGTGCTTATAGGTAATGTAAGAGATGTTAAATTGAAACAGTTTAGAAACGTATTTGCCATTGTAGTTAAAGAAGGCATTGATGCTGGAAACACTACAGAGGATATTCTTATGCAGTTAGAAAATGTATTTTGCAGTGTATTGACTGAAGTTAAGCTTGTAGGTAGTGTAATAGATTCTAATTTATAACAGTTGTTAAATGTACCTAACATTGTAGTTATACTATCCTGGGTGTTATTTGGTAAAACAACTGTTTTTAAACTAATACAGTTGTTGAAAGCGTTATTTAATGCGCCTAGTGTCCATGCAGATGGAATTGTTATAGATTTTAATGCATAACAACTATTAAACGTAGATTGCATGCTAACAGATGCTCCAACAGTAACTGGTAATGTTACTGACGTTAACAAATAACAAGTTTGGAAAGTCTGATCCATCATTGTTAGATTAGGCATTGGTGATTGAAATATAACGCTTATTAAACTATTACAATTACTAAAAGTATTAACTAGCGTATTGGCGTTGAAGTTTATAGGAAATACTATATTTTTTAAATTGAAACAACTATTAAAAGCAGAGCTTATATTATAAAAAGCCGTGCTCGAACATTCTGAAGGAAAGTACACATGTTGAAGAGATGAGCACTGAGAAAACATGCTTGCCGCATTAACAGCAGTCAACCCGGATGAAAACACAGGAAAAGATGTAAATCTAACCCATTGTAATGATTGACATAGTTGAAAAATAGAACCTAGATCTATGCATATATTAATACTTGGTAAAGTTACATTTTTTAAAGAAATACAATTCGAAAACGCTGCTTGGAGGGCAGTAACACTATTTAATGTTGTAGGAAAAGATACAGTTCTTAAAGACCTACAACTAGAAAATGTAGTCTGTAAACTAGCTATTGATGTAGCATTTAATGGTAATGTTATATCTAATAAATTTACACATCCATTAAATGTACTTACTAATGTGACTAGAGAACTAGCGGATGTAGGCATAACAACTTTATGCAAATTTACACAGTTTTGAAACATATATTGCATTTGAGTAGTCCAAGTAACAACTGCAGGTAATTTTACATATTCTAACTCTGTAAAACTTGCAAAGGAATTAATACCTCCAATAGATGAAAATAAAGATTGAGATATTTCTTCCATTGTACCATCTCCAAAATAAGCTTCTAATACACCTACACTATAGGATGGATTTCCTCCTGTAACAGAGAAATTAGGAACATGTTTTACATTTGTAATTACGCACGTTGCATCTCCATATATTCTAATTTTAAATGTATTATATCCACGCGAGCAAGGAGTACCTCCTGTACTATAAACATGGTTTGTTGTTTGTACTGTAGGTATAGTTATAGTGTCTATTACACCATCACCCCAATCTATATAGATATTAGCTCCACTATTTTGTGTGAATGTAGTTTCAATAGCAAATGCTTTTAATCCCGTATCGGCAACTAAAAATTGAACTTCATTTGCTACATCTGTAATTGTTATCCAATCTACAGGTCTTACCCAATCTGCAGGAGTTGGGTGAGGTGCTATTGAATTTATTGGTATATTAAATGCCATTGATTTATGTGGTTTGTGTTATTATTATATCTACTACAATATCTGCTTCCGGAGGAAATTGAGAGAAAAATATTGCTACAGTATATCCGGTTGATATGTATGGAAGTATTTGTGCGTTATATGCCGTTTGATAACTTTCATTTTGTGGTGTTATTGATAAATCAGTATTAGGAGTTATATTTGTATTAGAAAATGTATAAGTATAATATAGGCCATTTAATGTCCAAGAGGCAGCATTTAATGTTTGTGAATATAATTTTATAAATGCAGATGCACCTTGGAAACCTTGAGCACCTTGAGCACCTTGGAAACCTTGAGCACCTTGAAAACCTTGAGCACCTTGAAAACCTTGGACACCTTGTGCACCTTGGAATCCTTGAAAACCTTGTGCACCTTGGAATCCTTGAAAACCTTGGAAACCTTGAGCACCTTGGAATCCTTGAACTCCTTGCGCACCTTGGAATCCTTGAGGTCCAAGATCACCAATATCTCCTGTTCTTTGAAACGTAATGTAGACTAATTGGTCAGGTGGCGCACTTCCAGCAACAGGGCTAGAAAGAAATGCAACTGGTACATCATAATGGTCATTATGTTCTGTATGATTACCAGTAATGCTAAAAAACGCGTAAAGAAGTGGATCGGCCTGTGATGTTATTTTAAACGTACCTTTGATCTGAGAAGATGAATCATCAATTGTTTGTAAAAATGATTGAATGTTTTCAGAGTTAGAATCTGAATATGAAATGTACATCATTGTACCAAATTCATTAATCCTTACATGTCCTGCAGTCAAATTTGTAGGATCAACTGTAATATCATCATAATAGAACTCAAATGTTGCACCACCAAAAGTTCCTGGTTCACCTTTTTCTCCTTGAGCACCTTGGTATCCTTGAAGTCCTTGGTAACCTTGAGTTCCTTGGTAACCTTGGTAACCTTGGTAACCCTGAGCTCCTTGGTAACCCTGAGCTCCAAATAAAGAAATTCCAGGAGGTTGGGTTGGCGTAGGTACCTGTATAATATCTCCAATAAATTTTCCAGAGATTTGATTAACATCTTCGGCGTTTACTATATTATTAATCGTAAACATTCTGTTTCCAGCAAATTGTTCAGTAGAAAGCTTGTTGGAGCCAAACCCTTGTTCATTACCTAAATAGAAAGAAGGTATGAATGAATTGACTTCAATTGGAAATGTTATTTTAAATTGATCTTTGTCTTCGTATGTAAATCCAACTGGTCTATCTAAAGTATAATCGTCCGGGAGTGCATAATACGATGCAATTCGATAATTACCCTCTTCTAAATGTCCAACTTCAACATTAAAATAGTTGGATTTGTACATTCTTTTAATTATTGATTCTGTTATTTTAAACGAATCAAGAGTTGAAGATACTAGGATTTCGACATCAAATCCAATAGTGATTGGAATCATGTCAAATTCAGCAACATAGGATTCTATGATACCTTCAGAATTCATTTTGGTATAATTACCCATGATTCTTTTGTTAACTAGTTTTCCAGAATCAATAGAAAGTCCTGTAAAGTTTACAATTCCTCTAGGTACAACATCGTAATTACCATCGGCGCTTGCTTTATCCGGAGTACAATTCGGTCCAGAAGGTGTTGAGAATAGAAAATTGTCTCTTAAGAACTGGTCATCCCCTGTTATTGAGTAGTAAAATGGAACATCCACTACTACTCTTTCTTCGTTAGTTATTTGTCGATGAAAATACAATTTAGTATTCAAATCGGCTAAAAATCCTATAATAATGTGTCTAACTACACTATCATCTGAATTAAATTTTTGATTGTAACTTGCCATGGATTATATATCCTATTCTATTAGCTCAATATTAAATTTGGAGAATCCATTTTCTCTATAGATTTGAATTTTTTTATCAAAGATTTCATGAGGTAATGGTGTGTGATTAATCACAAAACAATTTATTTTGCTCTCCTTAATTACTCCACTTAATATTTTTAAAATATTGTGAATTCCATCTTGATCGACAGAACTTAACAACTCATCTAAGAATAACAAGTTTAGTTGTGGGAATCTTAATTTTAAGATTTTAATAATTGCAATAATAATTATAAAATCTGCCTTCTTTCGCTCTCCTGTTGAAAGGGTCATTGGATTTATTTCTTCTCCTAAGTGATTGATAATACAATTGAATTTCTCATCAAACCTGAGGTGGAAGTGAAGGTGCATTGTCTGGGTCATAGCTGCAATATTTGCATTTAGTCCGGGCAATATAGTCTTGATTGCAAGATTTTTAACTCCATCCTCTCCAAGAACCTCTTCAACCATTTCTAAGAAATTGAAGTCGATAGTTTTAGTATCTTTAAGATTTCCTTTCTCCAACTCTTGTGTTTCAAAGTCAGAGATAATTTGTTCCATGTGAGAAAAATCAGTTGTACCTTTAATTGAGGCGGCAATTGCTAAGAGTTCAGTTTTAAAATTTGCAATGTTAATATTTAAGGAAGATACTTTGTCTCGAACAACACTATCTTTATCTCTAAGTCCACTGATTAGGGTTTTAATGTTTGACACTTCTTGTGTAACTTCTTGAAGTTGATTTGGAATATCTTTTAGTTCGGATTCAAGTTCATCTTTTCTAGAGTTATGGAATTCTCCGGTAAGTTCATGCTCACAAGTTGGACATGCATTATTTTCATACAATTCCAATTTCTTTTTAAGCTCTGCTATTTTAAACTTTAATTCAGTTTCAGTCGACTGGTTTGATTGTAGGTCCAAATTTAAACCTTTAATACTTGCACTAATTTTACCTTGAGCCTCTTCGAGTTTCTTTTTATTCTCATCGTATTTAACAAGAGAATCTTTAAGATGCTGAATTTTCTTTTTGTCCTTTTCTTGACTTTCAACCATTAACTGGTCCAGTTTAGTCCTAACTGATTGTATATTCTCATTTATTTGGCCTAACTCTCTACCAAATGCATCAATATCACTTTTAAGGTTTCTTCTCTCTTCTTTAAGTGCATTTTGCATTTCATTTAAGATAGAGAACCCAAACATTTTATCAATAATTTGTCTTTTGTCGCTATTACTCATTGTTAAAAAAGACTTAAAGTCATTAACGGAAAGAATAATGATATTTTTAAATACGTGGAATGGAATCCCATAGATTTCCTCTTCAAGATATTCTTGTACTGAACGTTTACCTGCCTTGTCGAATTCTATTCCATTAAGGAGAACTTTGAATATTCCAGGAGCCAAACCACGCTCAATAACAACCTCAATACTTTTACATTGTAAGGTTATTCTGACCCAAAGTTCTTTATTAATTCTATTTGGAAGGTCAGATAATTTAACTCCTTCGATTTTGCCGTAAAGCGCAAAAACTATCGCGTTAGCAATAGTTGTCTTGCCTTCACCATTTTTACCCAGTGTTAAAAATAGTTCAGATTTATCATCTTCAAATCTTATAGTTTGAACTTGATTACCGTAAGATGCAAAGTTTTTTAGTTCAATACTTTGTATTTTCATATTTAATCCATTTGATTATTATATGCGTAAAAATCGTGAAGTTTCTTTAAACGATCTTTGATTTGTGTTTTAACATCTTCAGCATGTATAGTATTATCAACATAGATATTACAAAGATGCAGAATATTATAGTTCTTGTACAGGTCTTCGATCTGGTCCATATCGTATGAATCCTCGTCTAGGAATGTGTCCTGTTCGTAGATATTGGGGTCAATTTTTCTACTTATTGTTTGTACTTTATTTATAAGTCTTGAAAGAGCAGAGGTCGTTGCAATATTTGATGGGACATAAAGGTCTACAAAATTGTTTCTAATGGCATCTTTAAATTCTCCAAGAGGTGTATTATAAAGATTGGTTAGATTAAATTTAACAAACTTTGGTGATATTGTATTCTCAAAGAAAGTTTCTTGCATATCTTCTAAATTAACCAAGTCAAATCCTTTAGTGTTATCCATATCAGATCGTGTCAATTCATAAGGTGTACCAACCATTCTCAGTTGGCCTCTTCGCTGTCTATAATGAATATGTCCTGAATAAACTGCGGTAAATCGGTCATAAGTTGTTGAATCAGTTCCATGGTGATTATCAACCTTCTTATTTAATTTAATACCTCGCACTTCTGAATGGCAAAATACAATTTCAGAGTTTGGAAACAAATCTAAAGTTTCTACTTCATGTTCAACATCTCTTCTCCATGGCATTAATAAGACTTCTCTTCCACCCCAATTAAAAGTTTGAGGTTCTTTGTAGATGCTTACATTTGGAATCCATTTAAGAGCATCAATAGAACTTACATCATTACTTTTCTTTGCCCAAATATCATGGTTTCCACAAATTATATGGGTTGGTAGAATATTTCCAAGTCTTTCAAATAGATCAATAGCATAATGAAGTACTCTAATGTTTACACTTTGTCTATTATCGAATGCATCTCCAACTTGAACCAATATATCTCCATCTTCGTAGTTTTCTAGTAAGGTCGGGATGAATTGATTATCATAAAAATCTTTTTGCATTTCTAACCATTCCAAAGAACTCGAACGGACTCCTAGATGCATATCACCTAGAATCCAAATTCTTTTTACCGGTTTGTTTAAATTTGCTTGTTGAATCATAAGTTAGAATAATCTATTTATATGCTTTTTCTTGAGTACGTTTGTCTTCTTGTCTAATACCTCGATTAGCTCCTCTTTAAATTTATTTCCTAATGACTGGTAGAATTTGGTTGGATTAACATTAAAGTAATCACATAATTCTGAAAATACTTCAATGATTGAATGATTTGGTCGGAGCTCATCTGAAATAAATTCATAGATTTCGTTAATTTCATTCTTTTTTAATTTAACAGTTTCGTTAAACTCATTAATATTATTGAAGTGTTTGAATCTTGAGGATTCAATTAGCTCATGAATCTTTGTGATTATTATTTGCGTTTCAATTTTGTCCTCTTCATCTCGATTGTCTAGATAGCTTGGTGCAATTTCAAAAGAAAATGAAGTGTTTAATTCAAATTCACTCTCTGCAAATGTATTGTCGAATATTTTATCTCTTTGTGTTCTCATTTTTATAAGTTGTGTATGTTTGAATTTGTAACATCGTCAGTTTCAGTAAGTCTCATATATTGATAATTAATATCTAGGCGGCATTTAACGCCCTTACCTTCACCATCTCTAATTTTTAGTACTTTAAGCCAGTATTCAAATGATGCTCGCATAATATCATCTTGAATAATTCCAAGCATTAAATCTGCGGTATGTGAAAGTCCTGCAGATTCTGCAACATCTCCCATTCCAATATCACTTGAATTATAATTGTTTCGATTAATCTGCGTTGCAGTAACTATCAACCAACCATTTCTTACTCCCATTGCACGTAAATCTTCAGCGATCTGCTTGATTTTAAGGTACATATTTTCAGAGTTTGGATTTCTATAATTTGCTAAGATATTTATGTAGTCAATAACAATAGCTCCTAGCTTTATTTTACGTTCTTCTTCGATTTGTTTTAAATAGGCTTCAATATCTGGTACGGTAGCTTGAGATGTCGGAAATTGTTTTACAAAAAGATTTCCAGGTGGTGTTAAACCATCACCTACATTTTCAAGCTTTCTTTTAATTAAATCTTTATTTTGGGCTTTTGCATCATATTCATTCATTGGAATTGTAAGTAGGTTTGCTCCAATTCTTTTAAGAACTTTATGAGCTGCCATCTCTGCTGAAACAAATGCAGTGTTAACTCCCATTTTAACAAAATTTGCAGCGTCATTTGCTAAGAAAATAGACTTACCAATATTTTGTTCTCCAACATAAACTATTAATGAACCATCTTTGTCATAACCTCCAGAAAGTAATCTGTCTAAAAAGTTATATCCAGTTGAAAATTTAGCTCGACCTTCTTGGTAGTGGTCTCCTGCATTAAAGAAATCTAATCCAATATCTGAGTTAAATACAATTGAATTTCGGTCATTGATTAAACTTTTAACTTTTGAGATAATAGAATCTGCATTCTCTGGAGTAACTTCAGTAGTCTTAATATATTCAATAGTGTCTATTAGGGTAGTATCGAACGTTCTCCATTTAATCCAAGCCTCAGCCGTAGAAACTAGCCATTCCTCATCATATTGAGTAAGGTCAGTTTTATAAACCAATTCAATAATTCCTTCATCTACTTTTCCTTTAAATTTAGGACTTTGAGAAAGGATTTTCATCTGATCTGCCTTTGGCGATTCATGGAATTTCTCATAGAACTTCGTTGCTAAAAAGTGCATCGTATCTATTTCGTCTGAAGTATAAAAGCCTTTATGTATTTTTTCTAAGTACTTTGGTTTTGCCAAAGATAACTTAAAGAATATTTTTTCAAAATCTTGTCCGAATTTCATATATTTTTTTAGATTATAAGCGTATTTAAAAGAAAGTTTCTTATTGGAACGGGTTAATTAGTATCTTATAAGCCTCTTTTCCCTCTTCAAAATTGGTTTGTTCAATTAAACCAAGTCCAATTGCTTGTTGTAAACCTTTCTCCGCATTTTCAATATTACCACATGCATGATATGTCATCAATGAGTGTTTTGTAAAATTGTTTCGAGGACGGTCTGGTTTTTTCATAGTTTCGACAACATAAACATGTATAATATCAAAGGCATCCGGAAAACTTTCTAGTTGTTCATGGATGCCTAAAATATATTTAATGGGTAGTTTGTCTTCATCTAGTCGATTAAGATTCACTTCCATATTATTCAGTATCTAAGTCCTCGTTTAATAAGTCTCCAATTTCATTATTAAGAGTTTCTGCCGAAGTATTGTAATTAAAAATTGGCTTAAGGTGTGTGTTAATTTGCTCAAGTACCTCTCTTGTAAATACCTTTTCAGTAAAGAATTCTGCATTAGAAACAGTCTCGTCAAGATGTTTACAAATCCATCCTCTTGCAGTTGCTTTAGGAGTTTTAACACCTTTCTCGATAGAACCTCTTGTGATTCCACAAATATCCCATGTCGCATATTGTTCTAATCCAACATAAGGATTCATACCTTTGGTAAAATCAAGGTGGAATTTAATTGGGTGAGGTTTAGCAAAACGATTCTTGTCAGGCTTAGCGGTTACAACGATACCAACTTTTTTATCACCATCTTTCAATTGTGCCTTATTTAACATAAGAACTATTGAAGCGGCATACTCTGGTCCTGTACCACCTCCGGCAACTTGTCGTGAGATAAAATCTTGGGTTTGGTATGTGTGATTTGTAAATAAGAATGGAATCTTTAAGTCAGCCAATGGAGTCATAATAATTCTAAAGATTGACTTTAACATTTTAGAACGTGTCATATCTGCCTTTTCGCTTCCAGTCGCAGCATCATCGATTTCTTTTTGTGTTGCAAGGTTACCGGCACTATCTAATATAATCATTATCTTTTGAATCTCTCCGCCTTTTCTTTTAACCTCTTGCATTCTTTGAGTAATTGAAGTTACTGAAGTTCTAAATGCTTGTACAGTATTTACAGGCTGGTAGTTTACTTTAGTTACATCAATACCAAATTTTACCATCTGGTCTTTGTCAACTGCAGCTTCTGAATCATAATAGATTACATAGTAACCCATATTAATTGCTTCTCGAACTGAATTAAGTGTCAAGAAAGTTTTACCTGTTCCTGATGGTCCAGCAATCGAGCAAGACCTATTGTTAGGCCATCCTCCAAATAAATCTCCAGATAGGCATGCGTTTAAATGATAGTTTCCAGTATGAATCCATTCAGTAACTTCGGAGAAGTCTGATTTATCCATAACAGATCCTAGTGGGTTTAAACTTGCAAGTTCTGCGTTTAAATCGTCAAATGTAAATCTATTTTTTGCCATTTTTGTATTGTTTTGTTTCTTTTTTTCTAAGGTCTTCAAGCTCTTCTATTAGAACTTTAGTCTCATTTTGTATTATTGACATTTGAGTCATAAGAGATTCAAGACGTGTGTTGATTCTCTTGTAATGATTGACATAGTCTTTTTGGTCTGCTGTTAGGTCATCGATGTTTATATCCATATTTTAAAATAATGATGTTGAATAAATTAAGTTTCTATTTAGTGTATGTAAACCAACTGCGGTTAGAACCCGGTTCAATGGATCTATAACACTCTTTTCGAATTGTGTTTCATAGTCAACGGTTGGCGCAATTTCATAAGGATGAGCTCCAGGTTGGTATGCAAATATTTCGCAAGTTCCATGTTTACAGTGGTATAGTTTTAACTTTTCACCATTACCAATCATCTTGTATTTGTTCTTATACTTTGGATTTTGATTCATTAGGAAATTATAAAATCCTGCAGCTTTAACGTTTGGTGGACATTTTAAACCATATTGAAATTCTACCGTATCGTCTATGATATATTTTTCAATATTATTAGTTCTTTTATTAAAACATATCTCATCAACACTTGCTAATTGAAATTCTTTTTTACATTGTTTCAAATAATCTACAAGTCTTTTTAATAAGGACGCTGTAGGTTTTTCTGAAAGAATCAGTTTAAGAATCTCAGTCAACTGCTTTCTTGCAAGAGCTGGAGTTGAACTTTGAATTGTATCAAATCCGATGGTTTTAACTTTCTTAAGCGAAGGGTAACGTTCTTCGATTCCAATTTTATCTTCCCAAGCAATATTTTGCAAGTATTTTTTCTTAGCTAACCAAATTCCAGAGTATGCAATCGTTTCTAATTCAAACTGAAGGAAGTTTTCTGTATTAGTTGCTTCCGCATATTTCTCCATACACTTAAAGATATATTCTTTAAGTCTGAAGTTATACAATTTCATAATAAATTGGTCAATCGATACCTTGTCTCCGAGCCATTCAATAGATTCATACATCTCTTCAAATTGTACGTAACAAGAATCGGTATCAATATAAACAACAGAAGGTCTCACCAACTTGTTTTTAACTTGAATATTAAAAAACTCATGAACTACTTTATCTTTAGTCCAAAACTCTTGAAAATACTTATTTAGTATCTTCTCAGAATATAGAATCGCAGACTGTCCCTGTAAGGTAATAGATTCTGCGATGTCTATATTAAAAAAGTGAAACCATTTGTTACCGAAGGCGCCATAGATCGAGTTAAGCATTACTTTTACTGCTTGTTCATAGGCTCCAAACTTTGCTGACAACATAGAATAATGCTCAACCAATGTTTTAATTTCATCTTGTGATAAATCACTTTCTGGTTTTAGTATTAATTCTTCGATTGTCATAAATTATTCAGCTGTTTGGCAAGTAGCGATAGTTAGTAATGTTTCTGAATCTTTTGAGCGTAATACTACCCTGTTATCCATAACATTTGCTGAATAATCTTCTTTGTCTAAAAGGTTTAAATATTTTTTGAAAAGAGTTACATTGCCAGGATTATTTCCTTGGAATGAATCAGTTACAAGGTAGTTGTAAGTTTTACCTTTCATTCTAACACCTTCTGCATTAGTTGAGATAGTGAAAGTCTCTTCTTTGTCCAATCCGAAAAGAGAACGAACTTTTGAAGTTGCAGTATAATCCATGTCAAATACATAGTTTGCTGCGTCAATATTAAAGATTCCTGCAATTTGAGCATCTGTAAGGTCTTTATAACCTAATGAAGGCTCAGAACATGCAAGTTTAATTTCCAATTCATTGTTGAAAATACGGAATTCAGTTGCTACGAAATCCTCGTCATTTTCTACGAATTCAATTTCAGCTTGGATGTTTCCAAATTCAAATTGTTTAAATGCGTCAGTTAAACGACCAGCATCAAAGAAAGCAATTTTTAATTCTTTTGATGTGTTAATAGCACCGTCTTCCAATTGGAATACTTGCGACACTGGAATTCTGTGATGTTTTACAGCATCTCTTTGTGGAAGATAGGCGGATGCCTGTACCACTTCATCCTTGATTTTAAAGTAGATAAAGGTATCGATAACCTTAAGTCTATTCACAAAACCGATGAAATTGTTTTGGTCTACTTTGTCAATTTTAATTTTCATATTTAGTGTTTAAATTATTTTAATATTATAGACAAAAATTGGGTTTTGTTTCACATAAAAAAACCTGTCATTACTGACAGGTTAAACTCGTTTGAGTCGGTCCTCTGATTCTATCCTGAGGAGGGGTTCTTATTTAGATTTTCTTAATTCGTCAAAGACAACAATTAAAAAAAATAGACCAATTATACCAATAAAGAAAGGTAAGCAATTCGGATCAGAGTTCACTTCATGAAATGATATTTTATAATGTTTTTACTAGACGAACTGAATAGGCTTGCCCTGCTCCAGTAAAGTATTCTTGTTTTCCTGTACCAAAGTTTTGAACCCAAACTGCATTTTTACCAAATGTTTCAGAAGACATGTAAAACGCGTTCATTCTAAGGTTAGGTAGTAGGGTAACATTTTGGTACATTGTTTCCAATTCATCTTTAGTCGGTACTCTCCAACCTTTGCCCATTTTTTTGGCTAAACGATTTGCATTAACCAATTTAAGGTCTGCGCCATTAAGTTCAGTTAAGTCGCGTTCTGCAACTTCTATATTACCAATCGTAACAGGATTTCCTATTACGTCTGATGCTGTATATAATCCAGCGATTTCATTAACGAAATCTTCAAATAATTTAATGTGTTTCATATTATTTGTACTCATTTTCATATTTAGACTTTAACTCTTCCCATGCAGCTTTATACTTTGCTGGAATTTTATCAGGTCCATAAACTCTAGAATTAGATTTTTTAGATGAACCTACTTTATAGTTTTCACCTGTGTAGTATTCCATAAATTCATCTCCAACCTTTCTAGAACCATCGTCTTTAACGTAGATACCATAAGTAATATAAGTATCTGAATCTAAATGTCCTTCTAAAATATCACAAGATGGATTGTGATTTTTATGTGAGTTAAATTGATAATCAAGAAATTTTACGGCTTCGTTGATAAATTGTTCAAATAATTTAATGTGTTTCATTATCGTTTTTTATTTTTATTAATTATATATCTGATTTTGATATACAAATATAAACATTAATTTTTAAACCGGAAAACTTTTTATGTTAAATTTTAAAATAAAAAAGCAGGGAGTAGCGAATTCCCTGCTTAACACCTCCGTGAACTAGTCCCGGTCCTAAAATGCAATCATGTTTCAGATTGCCGGTTCATTATGCCGAACAGCTATCGCATTCAAGAATATCTCTTGCAAATGATTGCGCTGAACTTTGGCTAAATTGGTAGTATAATGTTTTAACCCCTTCCTCGTGAGCATAAAGATACAATGTATTAATATCTTTAGCGGGTACTGAAGGATGAATCATCAAATTTAGTGACTGTGATTGGTCAATAAAATGTTGTCTTTGAGCCGCTTGCAGTACAATTTCTTTTGGACTGATTTCAACGAAAGATTTAAAAACTTCTTTGGTTGGAAAGTCTAAATGTTGTACACTTCCGTCTCTCTTTAAGATTCCTTCCCAAACTTCTGGTGTATTTAAACCATATTTGTCCAGCTCTTGAATTAAGAAAGGATTTTTGTAAATTGTTTTTGACTTGGCCAAATCTTTAATAAAATAATTAGATTTGATTGGTTCAATTCCCATACTTACTTGTCCTAAAATAAATGAACTACTTTTGGTTGGAGCAATCGCAACTAGAGTAGTGTTAGCGTATCCTGGTCGGATTGATTTGTAACCTTTCTCATCATGCAATAATCTAGAAGCCGCTTCACTCTTTTCTTTTAGTGTTGAAAAGATTTCATGATTCAATTGTTTTGCTTGAAGTGAATCAAAACTGATTAATTTAGATTGAAACAATGAATGATAACCAAGGACTCCAAGTCCTAAGGCTCTGTGGTCATTTGCAAATCTCCATGCTCTTTTCATTCCAGGCATATTATAAGATTTATTTATGAACTCATTCATAACTGCGTTTAAGAACATTGTATAAACTTCGATAGCATCAGTTTCTTTAATTTCGTCCCAGTGTAATAGGTTAATAGAACCTAAACAACAAACAAATGAATTGAATGAATCTGTTGGTAATTGAATTTCACTACAAAGGTTACTTGCAGTAATATCAAGTCCTAATTCTTTGTATGGCGAATTATTGTTTGAGTTATCTTTAAACATAATATATGGAAAACCAAACTCATTACGTCTTTGAATTACCTTAGCCCAAATTTTACGTTTTTCAGCATCTCCTGATTTCATATCAGCGATCCAAGCATCAGTAACAGTAACTCCATATTGTAGGTTTTGAATTGGATTCCCTTCAGTTCCAATATCTAAGAATTCTAAAATGTCATTATGTTCAACTGGTAACCAAACCGCGCATGCTCCTCTTCGGGCTTCTGATTGTTTACAAACATCAACTGTTGTATCATATAATCTGGCATAGTGTACTGGACCATCGGCAGTTCCTCCTGTCGAAATCTTAGTACCTCTTGCCCGGATGTTTCCTAAAAATGCAGAAGTTCCTCCTCCGTATTTTGACATCATTCCAACTTCTCTACTTCCATTTAAGATACTATCTAAAGTATCATCTACATTACTTCCATAACAACTAACCGGAAGTCCTTTGTCTTTTCCATAATTAATCCAAACTGGAGTTGATAAACTATAGAATCCTCTAGTCATATAGTCCTCAAACTTTTTTGCAAATCCTTCAATTTTTAAGTCTTTTTCTGCGGTATTTGCTACATCTTTAATTCGCTGCTCTGGAGATTCAGTAATATAACCTCTAGATAAAAATGTTCTACTGTCTTCGTTAAGCCAGTAATTCTTCTCGTAATCCATTTAGTTTAATTTGTTTTTAATTTTAAAATAAGTCGTCTTCGGTAATTGCCTTAGACTTTTTGTTGTAGTCAATTGATTTTTTGTAGAAGAAATCACCTTCTTTTGTTGAAAGAATCTCAACATCAAACCATAGAGATTTTTCAATTTCTGTAAAATCAACTTCAAATACTGGTTTCATTCCAATTCGTTGTAGGGAATTATTAAAACGATTTTGAATAAATTGTTTGATAGTTTCTTTTGGTAAGAAATCAAGTTCACCATTTTCAAAGATCCAATCAAGAATTTTAACCTCTGCTAGGTATGCTTTCTTACATGCAGAATCTATAAGTTGTTCAAATTCCTCATCAAACCATTCTGGATTTTCTCTTCTAATAATGTTAATTAATTCAGATCCGAAGTTTCCGTGGATTTCCTCCTCTTTACTTGTCGCTTCAACTACATTTGAAATACCTTTAAATAGATTTTTTTCTTTGTTAAAGGACATCATAATAAAGAATTGGCTAAATAGACTAACATGTTCTATAAACAATGAAAATAGCAATACGGATTTCGTATACATTTTATTGTCCTTACTTCTTGTACCATCCAAATACTTTGTCAAGTATGCAATTCTATCTTTAATTGCTGGAATCTCTACTACATGTTGGAATTCATCTTCTAATCCTAGGATTCTTAATAATTGTGCGTAAGCATCTTTGTGTCGCACTTCACTTTCGGCAAATGTCATACCAACATCTCCAATTTCAGTGATTGGCATTCTTTTGTAAAGATCTGCCCAAAAAGTTTTAACATTAACTTCAATTTGTGCAATTGCTAGCATCGATCTTTTAATTACTTCACGCTCTGGATCAGTGACTTTAGTCATAAAATCATCGATATCTGTTGTAAAATTAAATTCGGTGTGAATCCAATATGAGTGACGGATTGCGTCTTTGTATGCTAATAGTGAAGGGTATTCGTAAGGTAAAATATTTACGCGTTTTTGAAAGATATTGCTCATTGGTGATAATTTATTTTAGAAGTTTATATATAAGTTTTATTGGAGCAGTTTTTTCAACCGGTCAGCTTTTGTGTAATATTCATAAGAAGTTTTTTTATAATCTTTACGTTGTGCATATAGGTCACTTAATATCTTTCTGAGAATAGAATCTTCGGTCTTATAAACTACGCCATTATCACAAACGATAACCTCTTTATTTTTTCTGCGCTCTTCAATTTCACTTTTATAAATCTTTTCAATATATGCATCGGGAGATATATTAAATTGTCTCATTATCGAAGGATATAGTGAAGCAAAATCGAATGCACTTACACCTTCATAGAATCCTAAGATTGGTTCTTTTACAAATGCTCCAGCATATTGGCCATCTTTTTGGCTATCAGATTTCTCTTCACTTCCAATTCGCATTCCTTGCTCAGCAAGTTTTCTTGCCATAATTGCTTCAGTAACTGCCACTGGAGAACTTGCTTTGTATAACGGCATATTTGTAATATTTGCCAGTGTTAGTAGTACCTCCATCGACTTCAACTTCTGGTCAATGTAATATACAAGCACTGAATCGACAACATTGTAATATATGTACTTGACAAAGTTATCCCGGTATAAGTCCTGTAGTGATCCAGTGAACTTGATTTTGTTAACGTTCAAGACTTGACTTGAAACATAATCTAATGAATTGGATTCTTTAACTTTTACAGTTCGGTCATATTTGTCATACAATTGCATATAGTCAAGAATTCCGATATGAAGAGGACGACCATCTGTATGATCGATTGAATGGGTCATACCAACTTCTTTAATATCGATTTGAAGTCTTTTACATCGATTAACGATATACTGCCAGTCATAGTTGATAAAATTCCACCCAGTCATCATAGGAAACTTTGGTAAGAATTTCATTAAGAATGTGTAAACCATATCGTACTCAGACTTGAACTTATGGTACTTAAATTCCCAGTCCTGGTCAAAATCTTTGAAGTACTCATTAGTATCGTCTTGAATCTTTTGGATTTTATCTGAAGCCATATCTTCCAGTCCAAGCACGATTGCTTTACGGTCTGGAGTAATTATTGAGAATGAAAGAATTCTACTTTTGGCCTCTTCGGCTTTTGGAAAGCCATCAACAATTTCAGTTTCAATATCGACAAAATAAGTCTTTGGCATATTATATGCTGTTAGGTCTTTTTTGTCCTTCTCTGAAAGATTATCTAAAAAATAAAGAATTGAAAACTTATTAAATTGTTTTCCATATCCTAATTTAACAGGACGGCCATCCCAGTTTTTATAGTCTGGACTGGCCGCTCTGTCTTTTTCATCACAAACATACCAATTTTGGAATTTATCCACTGGGTATTGTTTAAATGCTACTTCTCCCTTGTCATTATAGTATGAAATGATAACATCTTTTTCACGCTGCTCGATGTCAAGTATCATTAATAGTTATTTTTCTGACGTTGAACGTTTGCTTCTGCTTTTGCGAAGTAGTAATTATAGGCTGTTTTGGCATCCAATCCAATCGATGCTGCATAGTTAAATACAAAGTGGATTATGTCGACCCATTCCATATACAATTCTTTTTTATCATCTTCCGATAGGTCACTGATTTTCAGGGTTTCATACTTTGAAAAGTCTTTTTTCCAGTATTTCCAAACTGCATTTCCACTACCATCTTTAATACCACCAAGAGCATCGGTCATTTCATGAATTTCATCAATAACAGCGTGTGTGTTAACATGCCAAAAGTTCATAATCTCTCTAAGTGTCATATCTTCGAAATTAAAACCATAGGTTTGCTCTTGCATTTTCTTTTGATTTTCCATGATGTCAGCTAAATGTGTAGTTGATTCATTGTAGAAGTCATTAACTTCCAGGTCTTTACATTGATTGTCTATATTTGCCATAAGTTTTTTATATAATAGTTTTATAGGTAATTTTGAACTTGTTTAAAATAAACATGAACTTTTAAATGATGGAGCTTCAATCTCACAAGATTCACCAATTTGTTCTTTTGAAATTGGAGCATTTGCACGGTTTAAGGCCATCTTTTTACTATCTCTCAATCGTAAAAATACACCAAACTGACAACAACTAATTTCAGTACCAAATGTAGTAAACCTTCCAGTCTCTGTGATTGTTTGTAAGTAGTCAAAATTCTCTCCTGTAAAATCAAAGAATTCATGTTGAGTGTCCCGGATTTGTCTGATGACTTTAGCTCCAACGTCAGATGAAATTGAAAAACCTAAGTCTTCATAGAACCAGTTGATTGTAATCATCGCACCAACTCCGGGTGCAACAAAATCATCATCTTCGTTAAGATTTCCAGATAAACTATTTGGTCGCAATAGATCAGGAGTACCGATTTCAGGCATTCTGGCAAGGTTGGTACTAAAATGGTAACCATAATAGTTTCCAATTCCTCGATGAGAAGTTAAAAATTCAAAAGACTCTTCCATCGTCGGTTTCTTAGCATAGAATTCTGCAAAACGTGGACCTAGTAGAGTAAACCAAAAAAACATATCGCTTGTTCGACTCTGTCTGATTGGATCTGGTTCGGCATTTATTAATACATCATAAGGAGTTTTAAGTACTCGGGCATAGTTTCTTGATTCAGTCTGAAGACTTGTTCGTAATTCAGTAGTGCCATAAATCTTTTCTCCACGTCTTTTTGCATTTTCCATGTTAACCATACACTGTAGAACATACTTCTCATCATTAACTAATCGGTCATATTTGACAAATGGAAATCCAGTGTCGTGCGTTAATAGACTAATTGTATTTGACGGTCCATAGAATTTTACAATCGCTGCATTAATAAGACGGTCTTCAAATGTACAGTCTGGATTGTAGAACACATTTTCATTTAACCAAATAATCTCATCGTGAAAAGAACGATTTGGATGGAAGTATGGAACTGAACGTCCATCTACTATAAATCCATGTCCAAACGTGTTTTCTTTTCCAGTTCCTTCACGGTGCCGAAAGGTATCAAAAGTACATGTTTTTGCAAAACGAACCTCATATTCTCTTCGATTCATTTCATGAACAAAATCTCGAATAAGTTGTCTTTTTTCTACAGGAATTAAATCCAATAGGGCTTGAGAATCCATCTCAAGCAGTTTTTTGTTTGAAGTCATTTTAAGTTTATTTTTTAAAGAAGCAATCGTGCGCTATTAAATTATCGGTAAATATAATCAATGGAACTATTCTAGAATGTGAATAAATTGACTGTAGCCTTTCCATTACTTGGTACATTTCAGCTCTGTGTTTTCCAGCGTGTAATTCAATAAATAAATATTTAGGTTGATAATCTATTAAGGTATCGATTAGCGTATATTCAGCAGATTCAATATCCATTTTAATTATATCCGGATTGTATTTCTTTAGTAATTTTTTTAGATGGATATTTTCAACTGAATCATATTCATTAAACTTTACCTTGTTCTCAATTGAAGTTGAGCAATGCGCATTTTGACTTGACGATTTGAATATCTTTAGTGTTTTATCAGGAAGTCCAGAAACTGCAGCATATATTAAATCCACATAATCATCATTTTTAAATGTTGATTGTAATTTTTCAAAGTTTCGGGCATCACATTCTACAGTACAAACTTTGCTTGCTCCGGAATCTATTGCAATTTGAGTAAAAGCACCAATATTGGCTCCAAGGTCTAAACAAACTGTTCCATTATAATCAATTTCAGGAACTAAGTAATTAGAAATGCTTTCACCAATCATAGTATCGTCAACACCTTCTGATGCACCTAGTATTTTAACATACTTCTTTTTAAGTCGAGTCCTTTCTAATTTTGAAATTGGAAACTCTGGAAGTTTAACCCTACTCATCTTATTTTTGTACTAATTTTGATACAATATTAACCAATTCTACATCAGGACAATTTTCCTGAAGGATTTGATATTGTATTGGGTCATCTTCAAAAAAACGTGAAACAATAACACCTTCACCCTTTAAACGGTTAATAGTATGGGCTTTGTGATGCCCAGAATGTCTTCTTGCCGCAACTGTATGATTTCCACGTTCCTCTAGAGTCATTGGATTAAAATACACTTTGCATTTAATTCCTCTCTCTTTAAGGATTGCGAGAACCTCGTCCTGTTCATCGACACATCTTCCGGTAATAACAAAATCTGTGGTTGCTCTTGGAGTTATTCCAATTGAGATTACTCCATCAAAATCGTATCCGTAGATATCGACTGATTTTTTAGTTTTAAATATATTTAACATGCTAAAAGTTTTGATAAAAAAAGGGAGAGTTATTCTCTCCCTTTTGGATTAATTGGATTGTTAGTTTTTTGTTTTAGCAACTAACTGGTTTCTTGTAGAATCTGTTAGGCGTCTTGCAGCCAATTCAGTACACTCATAAACAGCGTCAGAGAACATCATCTGGTCTGGTGGAGTTTTTTGTGTAAACGCTGAAGGACCTCTTAAGGCTCCTACAACTCCTAATTCTCTTGCAACTCTTAAGTAACGAACTGCGTCGATTACAACTCCTGCAGAGTTTGGAGAGTCTTGTACACTTAATTGAGCATCAAAAAGAACTGGTGCTCCACCGAATCCTGTAAGTTCTAAACGGAAGTTAGCAACTTTATTATCACCATAGAATGCGATATATTCAGAAGGACCTGCATGTAAGAATGAATCTTCAGTTGAGATTCCTCTAATTTCGTTTTGAGCACGAATAACGTTTTCTTTAGAAATCTTTTTAGATGCTAGACGAGATTTGTCTTCCATGTTTAAGAAATCTGTGTTACCTCCAACGTTTCTTTGGATGTGCGCTTTTACATGATGTCCTCTTTCAAAGGCAAGTTCTTGTAACATTTGAGAAAGAATACTTGCTCCAAATTGAGAACGCATATCATCTCCGATAATTGGAATACCTGCATCGATAAATCTTTGCTCCCAAGCTGGGTCAGATGCGATAAAAACTGGAATACAGTTTACTAAAGAGATTCCTGTTTCAAGACAAATTTCAGCCCAGAATTCAGTTGTTTTTTGTGAACCTACTGGTAAGTAGTTAATAAGTACTTCAACACCGTGGTCTTTTAATTTAGCAATAATTGAATCTTTCCACTCACGTGATTTTTTTGGAGTCCAATCAGTACGGTTCATGTCTGTAGAATTTCTTAGTTTTTCGTCAACTAAGAAACGATTTTGCTCTGGATAGTTGTCCATAAGAGCTGCGTAACCATCAATAACAGGTGATTCATAAACTGGTGCTGTAGAAGTAATAACATCAACGATGTCATACGCACAGTTTGGTCTTTGTTTAAGGGCATATCCTAATGTTTGATTAACTTTACGTTCATCAATTTCAAAGGCACATTCAAATTCAATATTTTCTGCCTTGTAACCTCCAATATCGGACTTCATCATTCCGGTAATATCATTTGGATTTTCTGTGTAATATTGTACACCTTCAACTAATGATTTAGCGCAATTTCCGGCTCCAATAATTCCTACTTTAATTTTCTTCATTGTTCTTAAAATTTAATTTATAATTTTTATACTTGTTTTATTTAAAAAGTTTCAAAAAAGAGTATTGATAGTCTTCTTTAGGACAACATTTTTTTCGGACGTCTCGAAATCATATTGGTAAAACTCTCTAGATAGGTGAACAGAACCTGGCTTTTCCATGTAAGTATCGGCAAAATATTGAGGTTCTGCTGAATACCAGTGAATTGGCCATTCGATTACGTTCATATTATATATAGCCGAGAGTTTGTCAACCTCTTCGTTAAATATCTCCATCAATTGAGTCCGTTCTCGTTGAGTTCCGATAAATGGAGTATTTTTGTAGTACCCAGTTTTTGGGATTCTACGACCTTCGAATTCGATTGGCAATAATTTTACAATGGTATTCTTTTGGATTCCTAAAGATTTAAGGTGTTCAAAGTAATTTGTTACTAGACTTTTAACTGCATCAATAGGTTTTTCTTGTCGACATAGGTGATGTCGAACATCAATGTTTCCAAAGTATGTAATTAGGTGCTCGGTTCCTTCAGGAATATATGAGGCCATTCCTTCTTTCAAGACTCCAAATAGTGTTTTACCATCATTTCGACTAATATTTGCACCAGGATGGTACACTGAAACTGAATGAGAATCTCCCAATACAAATGTTTTTGAATCTAATTTTAATTCAATTGTTTGGGTTTCTAAACTTCTTTTGGTAAGCTCTGCTGTATTAAGAGATGCCCATAAAGGAGAACATGATTTCATTCGACTTTCGGCAAATTGGCCAACATTTGGCATTTCTCGATTCAAACAATATATAGTTCCACTAAAATCTAAGAATCTTTTAATTCTCTCTGCTGGTTCATCAGTAGCTCCACCAAATAGATTATAAGAACCTTGGAATTCCATTGGAAGCGCTACTAGCCAGATATCATATTGGTGAATATCTTCTGACTTTGTAAGTACTTCAACTTCTAATCCTAGAGACCTCAATTGATTAGCTAATAAGAAGGCCCATGCACTTTTATGAGAGGCCTTCTTTGAGCTATAAGTTGTTACAACATCATCAATTGCAATCTTCTTTCCCTTTAATGATTCTAAAACTTCGTAAATATTAACCATTGAAAGCGTCATCTATATCGTTTCTATTTTCTTCAATGTAATTGTCTAATCCTTGGATATATGCAACTGCATCTAATAAATTATCACGCTTGTGATTGTATGATTCTCTCGAGAATTTAAGTGCAACTAGCGCTTTAAACATGTGTTCACCAGTAACTTCAAGTCCGGTCATACCTTTAAAAATCATTGCAGCTCGATCCATACCTTCTGAGAAAGGACCATAATTTCTGTCTGCTTCTTCTGAGCGGTTGTTTACAATTCCGCTTGCTTCATCTAAAATATTCATAAATTGTGTTTAGTTATTATATGTTATATATTGGTTTTGTTTTTTATGCACTTATTAACGACCAGTTTCCATTTCAAACTGACGTTTTTCATGGTCATGCTCACTATAAACATTACAGTTTAAGTAAGCTCCATATTTTGAATAATCTCCAATATATGAAGTCGATGTGCGAACTTCTGATGGGTTAATATTAAAACAAAAATCATACTCTTCTTGGGTCAAGTATGTTTGGTTATTCATAATTTGATTGTAACGTTCTTGCGTTGAAATTGAAGTCATAATATGTTTGTTTAAATTAGATATGTAAATATAATACAAAAAATCGACATAAAAAAATCCTGACTAAAAAAGTTATTAACAATTTTGTCAGGATTAAATTATTACGGGATCGTTTTTCGTGATTTTCTTCCCGGCGGAATAACCCATTTTATAGTCTTCGGCATTTACTTTCGCGAGCGTCTACTAAACTTCGACCCATCCTACCGGTTACCTATTGGGGTGGTGTGACTTGCGATCCATTTTTTATCCTGGTTAAACTTCCATTTGCCTGTTATACTTGATACTATCTCTGTAATACATCTGGCTATCATAGCTGTGTTTGTACTTTTTGCTGTACCGATCCACCTGGTTCCAATGTTTGCGTAGTTTATAATTGCTTGTATCGTTTGCTGTAAGGAACCAATTATTTTTATTTAATTATTACGAATAAACCTCCTCTAGATGACGCAGATTCAGTGTTACCATTAGCTAAAGTAACTTTAGATAGTACTTCACCACCTAATTCTTTAGCAACTTCTTCTGCTACTGAATTTACTTCAAAGAAAACAACACTACCTCCATTATCTGCTAGTATGTTATATCCATCGCCTTCTACTACATTTGGCTTTTTAATCATTTTATTGATAGGACCATTTACTGATTTACTATCAATGTTAATAATGTAAGTACCACTGCGACTTTTATAAGCTTTTGGACTTTGAGCATTTTCTATAGGCTCATATACATTATGGTCCGATTCATTTACAAAATCTTCGAATAGTTTAATGTGTTTCATCTTTGAGATATATTTCTTTTATATATTCTTATACAATTGGAGCGTATCTCTCACTCAAAATTGTTTTATCCATTATTTGTTGTGGAGATTCGATATCTCCACCAAGTAAACTTGTCATAATTGCTGGAGAGAATCCAGAAACTAATGCAGTTCCTTTAGCATCAAATGCAACTGGTACTCCTCCGTTTCGGGATTGAATATTCCAGTAAACAATTTGAGGTACCCTGTAACCTGCATCGGCATAAAGGGTTTCAATCATCTTCTGAGCAGTTGGATTCCAGTGGCTTTCTCTACCGTAACCTTTTCCTGTTGCCGAATTAAATTCCATATCCGATAGGATTAAGATTTTGTTTGGCATTTTGTCTTGAGACAATTTGTGCTTAGTGGCCTGATCTAGGATCAGTTTGAATGTAGCCTCAAGATCTGTTGACATTCCCCAATCAGAGTCTGACATCTGTGTGTAGCGATCATTCAGTGAGCCACTTAATACTTGTAACTGTGGTTTACTTGAGAATGTGATAAATGCATCTTTGAAAAGACCTTCATTTCTTTCAGAAATATAAAGACCTAAAGAGATTGCAACATTCATACAAGTTACAGTTTTACTTCCACCAGCTGGAGTTGACATAGAACCTGAAACATCTACTACTGGTAAAATCATATCGTTTGCACCTTCCAAATAGTTTGGTAAGGCTTTCCATTGTTCGTTTGCTACGGTTGCATTTCCACGTTCTAATGATGTAATAACGTCATAAGGATAAACTGCACCTGCATTAATTTTAGCCTCACCTTTTACAAGAGAAGCAATGTACGCTGAATAACTTTCGTATGCATTTTTACCAAAGGCTTTTTGGTATCTAGCCGAAGCAACTGAAGGTAATTTACCAAAATCAATAGAATTCCAGTCTTTAGCACACATTTTAGTTTCAACTACATTAGTTAAACCTACAAGAGATTTTCTGTATTGTTTTGGGGACATTCCAGTAAATTTACGTAACTTTTCAGCTATTGGACCTTTACGTGGCATCCATTTAGCACATAAACCGTTTTCGTTGATTAATGCATCAGAGATTAGGGTGAATGCATCTTTTTCAAGATATGTTCCTGATAGGGCTAATAAGTCATCCCAACGACCATACTCTGAGATTAAGTGTAAGTTTGGTTTAAGTACTAAGTCGTGGTTTTCTGCTAAATAAACTAAAATGTCCTTGAAAACTTGACGTTCTCCAGCTCCACCTCGAACATCTCTGGCCCAGAAAAGTAGTTTCATAGCACGCTTCGGATCTTCATTAAATGCTTTAGAGAAAGTTGCAATCAAACGTTGCTTGTCTTGTCCTCTCATAGCTCCAATGTTAAAGAAAAGGTCAACGCAAGCATTCAATGAACTCGAGTTTGTCGCCATTCCATTTTCAGTTACTATATCTTCTTGTCTTAATGCGTCTAAGAATTCCATTTTGTTTATTTTTAAGTTCTTAATTTATACTTAGGATTTTTAATTTGTTTCAAAATAATTTGTTTTTTTAAAATTATTCTTAGCCAATAGAGATTTACAATCCATTCTAGCTCCTCTGTTTGAATATTGTCTTCGAGAGCAGTAATCATTATGAATGTGTCGATCATCTGTTTGGCTGATTCTAGTTGCCTCAGAGTATCACATGATTCGATAGTCACATTTATCTTTTCAGTGGCCAGTTCTGACCATCTAACATAATTGTCTGGTTTAAAAAAATATTGCATCATTGTTAAATTAAAAAAACCTCAGTAGTTATACTGAGGTTTTAAATATTGTTTCAATTTTATTATTTGTTACTTTAAATAACCATAATCATCTAATTTTCCATTATGACGAAGTTCTTGGTATCTACTACCTAAATCAAAAAGAGTACCAAAATGATTTCCATTTTTATCAAAGAAATAAATGGTATCTCCATCTTCTTTATATTCGTATCTTTCTTTCATATTTCGCAAAAGATCAGTTTTTAAACCAACTAAAATTTTACTTTTAGAATTACTATAATCTACGATTTTTTGCACAGATTCATTAATAAATTGTTCAAAGGATTTAAACTTCTTTAAGAACTCTTTACGTCTCTTTTTTTCCTCTTCCTCATCCTCTTTGTCATCTTTCCCAAAATTTGGAATGTCTCCAGAACCGACTTCAGTTTGTGAAGGTAGAGCAGTTGCTCCCATTCCTCCAATACTTTCAGGAGAAACCATCTCATCTAATTCATGATAACCGTCGTTTGCCTGTTTAATATAATTATAAGACTGTGAAATATGGTCTTGCAACCATCCTGGTAAGTCCTTTTCTTCTCTTCCAATTTTCTGAAGTAATTCACCAACTGCTTTTGAAATTGCATTAAGTTGACTCATTGCCATTCCAACTTCATGGTCTTCAGCTTCTTTAACATATTCAGGAAGTCCTTCGTGTTTTGTACTTGCAAAATCTTTCAATTGTTGAAGTGTCATAGAATCTGCAAGGTCTTTAACCTCTTGGCTTGCATCTTTAGGGTCCATATCTCCTTTTTTAAGAGCGTATGCCATTCCCATTAATTGTTGTTGTGCTTTACTCGTACTTGGCATATTACTTTTGGTCTATTTGTATGATTTCAGAACCTCTGATTTCAACGTTATTTTCTCCAATTTCGGCATCATATCCACCGTAAATGTCTTCTCCACCTGCAATTGCAGTATTTAACATACCTCCTAATTTGTTCTTAAATTTAGAACCATCAACATCATCCATAAAACCAATATTAATTACAAAGTCTCCGGGAATTCTAATATGTAAAGGAGCACCATCTCTATTCAATCTATTAATAGTATCTGGTTCCCATGAAAGATTTAGTCCTTTGACGTGTACATATACAACTTGGTCCATATCTTTTACAACCTTTTTAATTTCATCTAGGATGATTTTTTCGGCAGTTTTGGTAAAATCCCACCATGCACCATTAACCTCTTCTAAAGTATCTGCTGCATCTCCTTCAAAAGTGGCAGTTTCAATTTCTTTTTTAAAAGCCTGCATAACTTTACCAATAATACCTTTAGAGGTATAAGGTCCAGTCATTCTGTATGCTTTTTCATTTAAGAAATCTTCAAATAATTTTATGTGTTTCATTATTTTATAGGATTTTTATTCATTGCAGCGTCTTGGTTTTTCTCTTGCCAATTGTAAGATACTTTGTCTTCAGTAATAGGTCCACCTTTTGCCCATGTGTAACATGTTCGAGCTGAATGGCATTTAAAATGATGCATCCAACAGTATCCTAATTTACCATCGTCGTCACTAATCTCGCCAGGCATACAGTCTAACATTCTTGGTGATATGTCGAAAGCAACACAATTTCCACATGTTGATTTTTTAGCAGCTTCAACACTAGTATTCCAATGATCAGCTATATGCTCCCAAAAACCTGCAGGTTCATCAACATTAAGAGGTCCATATTCAATAAAGTCTGCTTTAATTGCGCGGTCTCTATTATTAGTGTTAACCTTTAAGTCCTTTGTCGGTACAGGGCAACTAGTTGCTTCTTTAAATTCTTCGAAAAGTTTTATAGTTTTCATATTATTTTACCTTAGGGTATTTAGTCTTAATTTCTTTATAGAATTTCTTGTAATTAGTAGCATTCATGTGGTCTTCAGCTGCTCTAAGCAAATCATCTAAAGAAGTCCATTGAACATCCGCTAATTGATCTTGTGTTGTTGAAACTTGAGCCATACGATCTAAAATTCCAAAAATAATATCATCTGTTAATTTTGTTTCGGTACTTGGTTTTTCTTTACCTGCTGCTCTTTTAAGTGTCCACCAATCAACTTTCTTTGGAATTTGATATGATACAATTCCTCTTTGTTGGTCATTGGGACTAGTTTCTCCAGGTTTACCAATATTACTTTTAATATTATCCAGGTCTAAGTTATCATCAAATCCTTTTAATGCCTTTTGAATATCTTTAGTTGAATCTATATCTGCCATATCTGGTTCACTCCTAAGAAACATTCTATCAGTTGAACTCATATTAAAATAAATTCCTTTAACAGGTGAAATAGCTTTGATAAATTGTTTTTGATACTCATCAGAATCTAGACCATTGTTATATCCTGGAAAGGTTTGCATCCTAGCTTCACCTACAAATTGTTCAAATAATTTGATATGTTTCATCTTACCAAGCGTAATTTTTAGCGTCTACTTTCTTAACGTAGTCAACGATTGTTTTAGAACTTTCTTTCATTCTACCTTCATAGAATTTTCCGCTATAACCAGATGCAGCCTCTTTTTCAATATCTACAGCGTATGCAACATATCTGTTATATTCATCTAGGATGTTTTTCATTAAGTTAGAAGCATCGCTCATTTTGATTTCTCTACCTCTAGGGTCTAGTCCAATAATAAGTTCTCCATATTTTCCTTTTTCAGCTTTAGTTAGGGCATCTTTGATTTGTGTAGCAAGAGTATCAATAGCTCCTAATACAATTGAATCCATCGGCATTTCTGAAGCTTTTTGGGCTAATATTTGGTTATAACGGGCTTTGTTTTCTGCTTTAAAGTCTTTATCACTTTTAAAAGCAGTAGCTCCACGTTTATCATCGGCTCTTTTTGATACTAATGACGTTGTAGAATATCTTGCTTTAAGGACATCTAAGTCAATAACATAAACAGTATCGGCTAATTCAGCTACTTTAGTAAGTGAAGTGATTCCAGAACCATCGTATCTTTTACTGTCTCTTTTGTCAAATCCTGCTGCATCTTCTCTAGAACTTGCTTTTGATATAGTTTCAGTTTTTGAGTATCTATTATATCCGGTAGAGTACCATTCATTTTGTCCATTAGTCATTGCTAATAGGGTGTTTGATTGGATAATTCCATTATTGTATCTACTTGGAATTCTACCAGCTTCAATATATGGATTCTCTTTTTGGTTAGTTACTATATAGAAGTAAATTGCGTTAGCTCTTTTTTCTTTACGAGCAGTTTGAGGGTCCATTTCAATAATGTCATAATCTTCGATTTGGTCAATTGCCAATTTTGAGAAGTTATAGAATGCTCCTGCAAGGTCTTTAGTACCTGCACTTCCTACAGAGAAAAGGTTAGATAATTTAGCACTTTTAAATGCCTCGTTTAATGTACCTTCATTTAATTTGTTTTCAACAAATTCTGCGAAAGATTCGTAAATAAATTTTGTTTTCATATCGTTGTTATTTTTGTTTTCGTCTAAGTCAATAACCCAAGCATATTCAACGTACTTGATAGCGTCTTCAGGATTTACATCCCATTTAAGTGCCGCATCTAATACGATTTTTCTTGTAATTTTGCTATTTGGGTATTTTGCAATTTCTTTTTCAAATCCTCCAGGAACCCAAATCTTAGGTGCCTTAGTAGTAGCTTCAAATATTTGCTTTAATCTTCCTTTTAATAGTTTTTTAACCTCTATTGACATATTGGTTTTATTATTATCGAATTCTTTAGAATTTCCTAATTCTTCTCTATTAAAAGCATTTAATTTATCATCAAAATACTCATCAGCATCAAGGTCTTCTATATTATCGTCAACATCTAACCATTCATCATCTACAAATTGTTTAGCTAATTTTTTATAGTTTAATCCTTCATTCATAGTAGCTTCAGAAACCATAACATTTTTAAGGATTCTTGAACCTGTTTTTGATAGGGTAATTCCATCTTCAGATACATTAAAACACTGAGCGTTTCTTCTCAACCATCTTTTAGAATCTGTAGTCATTTCTTTAAGAATATTATTAAAATCTTCTTGAGAAAGTTTACCATCTTTAATAGCTTCTAGCATTTTGTTACGAACTTTAGCAGCTTTACCTACAGTAACTGCAGGATTTTTATCAGTATAATGCCTTTTGATTGTGATGTTTCTTTCATTAACTACTGATTCTTTAATAGCATTTTTAACATCGCCTAATGTAGATATTTCCATGTTGGTTGCAACTGTTAAAAAATCAAATGCATCTTCATATTCTCCACGATCCCAGAGTTTGTCAAATTCTTCAATATCATCTTCATCACCGATTAGAGCATATCCTGGATCAATTCCAATTTCTTTATTAATAAAGTCGATAGTTTTTTTAATGTCAGATTTTTTAAATCCAGTTTCATTAACTACTGATTCATTTAAACCAAACTCTCTGATATCGTTTTGTCCATTGTCAAATGATTTTTGAATAGCCGCTAATGCTTCTTTTCTATCGCTTGCAGATTCAAACCCAATTTCGTCATCGCTAAATGCTTTTGAATATTTTTTCCATGAGTCTTTTGATAAATCAGCAACTTTTCTTAAGTTGATTACTGTAGATTCTATACGGTATTTTGAAGCAGTTCCGGATGGGTAATTGTTAGTTGATAAACCTAAAACTAAATTAGCCTCATCTAAAGAAGATTCTTTAATAATTTTATCATCTTTATGGAAAATGTATTCCATTTTCTTACCAGTTTTCTTAAATTCACCGCTATAAGAAACTTCTCCATCTTTATTTTTAAAAACTTTATCAACTACAAATTCTCCATCAGATGAAGCGTAAGGAATTACAATACTTCCTTTTTTAACAGTAGCTTCATTTGTAACTGATTCTGATAATTTATTAAGATTTTTAACAATAGTATCTACTGAATCATTCCATTTACCATAAACAGGACTTCCAGGTACGGCATTGTTTACAACATCACCATTTGCATGTATAGTATAAGAACCTCCATCGAACTCTTCTCCATTACAATCGATGTCGAATGAATCCTCTTCTAATGTTCTAGTGTTAACGGTGCATTTGCTACCATCTGCCTTTGAAAGGGCTTTAGCATAAAGTTCTGCAACTTTTTTAGTTTTTTCTACAGATAACCCCATCGGTTTAGAGCTTTCGTTTAAGAATTGATCAAAATTCATATGATTTTTATATTTATTTATGTTTTATATATCTTTGTTAATAAATTGTTCGAATGTCATGATTTCATTAGTAACTGATTCTGTAACAACTCCCATTGCATCTTCAATTTTAGATTTAAGTTCATTATACATCGAATGAACTGCCTTTGGTGTTAGATTGTTAAATTGTTTTTCATTACCATCTAATAGAGCATTTCTAACTGCAGTAGCCGAAATATCATCGTCAGTTCTTGGAATTTCAAAAAGTCCAAAATCAGCTCTACAATTTAATTGGTCTCTATAAGAATCATTATTAACTTGATAACCATAGCTTGTCATTCTATCACTTCCCGTTCCCCAAAGTACTGGCTCATATTTAGGTCTCATTTCATTAAACATGATATCGATACCTCCAGTTGGAACTACAAATATTTCTTTTAAGAATGGATATTGTTTTTTAACATGATTGAACATATCGATTTGGGTCTTTTCATCGTATGGTCTGCTAAATTCATCACCTTTCTTTTTGGTTTTTGATTTAACTAGGAATACAACTACTGGAAATCCATTCTCTTTATGTATAGTTTCTAAAACTTTTGCATGGCCTAATGTAAACGGCTGGAATCTTCCAACAAACATATTTACTGGTTGTTTTCCTTGTTCAACATGAGTAAGTTTAAGTGCCTCGTTTAAATTAACTGAAGATTTGATTTTATCACGCAACATAAAATTTTGGTAGTCATAGATTGCATTTTCATCAGTGTTTTCAACAAATATTTTATCGTTGATTTTTTCAATAATTTCGTTTAAACGTTCCATAGTATCTTGGTCTATTAAATCTGAAGTTTTAGTTCTTTTCTTTCTAAAAGAACCTAAAATCATTTTAAAAAGTTCTGCTAGAATATCGTTAGAAACATATTTTAAGGTTTTTTCATCGGTAATATACTTTGAGTTTAATTTAAAAGATTCTGCTGATGAAAATTCAGCGCTTTCAAAATTAACTCCAATATATTTTGAAGAGTTCTTGTCAACATATTCATTAAATATAATTGACATTATTTCAAGATATCGATAATCTGCTCGGTCATCTTCAAGCTGTACTTCATCGATCTTAAATTGAGTTATAAATTCTAAAAAGTCGGTGACTGCAATTTGATACATGTGACTTGAAGAGTTATCAATTGGATTTTTTCTTGTAAAATCTTCTAATTTAAAAGATTTTATAGATTTTTCATCGATAAAATTAACAACCAATCCATCGAATTCCTCATCAATATCAGAATTTAGGGCAGTTTCAAAAGCACTAGGATTAAAAAGTTTAACTATTTTACTGGTAAAACTTAATTTGTCCTTTGTTTCTGGTAAATAGTCGAATGATTCACTAAATTCTCTATCACTCATTCCAAGCAATTCTAGTAACTCATCTCTTTGTAATTGAGATAAATAGCCATCAAATAATATGCTTGGCTGTTGAACATCAAGAATTTTTGCCCATTTATTTAAGATTACCGGGTCATTAATAGTTTTCTTAACTTTATTACCTTCTCCAAGTTGTTGGATATGCGTTAAGATTAAATTATTTTTTGGAGTTTTTATGTATTTAATTTTAGATACATTAACTTCTGGTAGGTATTCAAAACCAAATCTCCAATCAATTGGCATTTGATTTTTAGTAGCACTTGGTAAACTTTGCATGTAGTTGATTGCAATCTCATATAGAGATATAATTGTTCTATCAACTAAATTTAGTTTGTCTGAATTTGAAGATTTAAAATATTCAAATCCATCAAGATTTCTTTTAACAAGAAATGTAGGCGCAGAAACTTTCTCAGTTACTAACACCCTATTTTTTAACATCTCAATAAAGGTTTCTCTATTGGTTTCGTTAAAATACTCTCTTAATTTTTGTAATGCCATCTCTTTGTTTTTATTAATTAATTATGATGAACTTTTTGATACTTCAAATACTCTTCGTTGTTCGTCTAAATAAACTTTAGTATCTACCCAAATAGAACCTAACTTTGTTTCTTTCTTAGGGTCAGTTATATCAGTAAATGTCAATAGGGTTACATTAACCTCTTCTCCTCTTTTAGACTGTAGTGCTAATTGATAATCATTCAACCAATACTGTGAATTGTGAATTCTGTATTTTGGAGTATCGATGATATTTCCATGTGGTTTTACTTCAAAATATTGATAGTGAACAAACATAGTTTCTCCTTCAAAATCCCAAATCCATTCCATTGCCGTATCTGTTGTTTTTGCAGTAAGTGGCATTAATTTCTTAAAGAATGTTTCGTCTAATGAATTAGATTTCTTTAATACTTCAGGTTTAAAGTTATTAATTGTTGATTCATATAGTTGTCTAGTTTCAACAAATTTTTCGAATAGTTTTACGTGTTTCATTTTATCTTCCATATTTTATAATTCCCATCAACTGATTAATCGCAGCGAATGTTCCTGTTAATTTGTACATGTGTCCTTTGTATGAAAATACAATACCTTCAGTCGGTATAATAGATTGGATTCCTCCAATTCTTTCAAGTCTATCAAGTTCTTTTGCAACTTTCTCGATTTGAGTAAGGTCTCCATTTAGTTTAATTTTATCGGCTTCAGTTCTGATTTCATTATGTAGCCTTTGCATTTCTTTTTCAGGAGAAGCAGCAACAAAGTTACTTGCATTCTTTAAGATAACACTTCCAAGTTCTAAGAAAAGGTCTTCAAATGGTCTAATGTTTTCTTTGAATTTTACTTTAAAGTCTTCTTTGTCAAATTTCTTAACAGCATCTGATTGTTGTTTTGTTAATTCTTTGTCTAAAGAGCGCATGTTTAATGTTTTCTTATCATCATATGCCCATCTAAGTAATAATCCTTCTTTAATATTTTGTGGATATTCTCCGAATAAATTTTCAATTTGCTCTCTCCACCACATTTCATGGTATCTTGCAACTGCATCAGCATCTGTTAATTTATAACGATTTTTAAGAGCATCAAGTTTTCCTAGGAATTTAGACTGATTCTCTTCAAAATTCATATCTTTTTGTAGTTTAATAACCTGCGGAGGGATTATTGTAAATGTTTTTCCAATATCAGCGTTTAGGGATTTAAGTACTCCAGTAACACTTTTTGCCGCACTATTGTCATCTCCAACTATATTTCCTGCACCATCAGTTTTCTTGATACCATGGAATTGAATTACATCAACATCGTAGTGAATTACATTAGGATTTGCAGAATATATCAACTCCATGTTCATGAAGTTTAGGCCATTCTGGAACACTTCCTCTTGTGTTTTTGCCGGCAACTTTATAAGCAGGGTTGCTAAATCAGCGGCTGCAAATTGGAAAGTATCTTGTACTAATTTGCTAGCATGTCCCTCAAATTTATTTTGGAAATCCTTAAGGCTCATAGGATTTTGCAACTCAGTTTTATTTCTGGCAAATTTAACTTCACCATTTTGAATAGTTGCAAATACGTTTTGACCGTCTGTTTTTTCAGTAGGTTCCTCTTCAAAGTTCAATTCACCTTGAAGTCCACCAATAATCATATTCTTGAAGTCTCCGAATGTTAGGTCATTATTATCGAATGGATGGGACATGTGTCCAGCAGCTCCACCTTCTAATAGTAACTGTTCATTCAATTTAACTTCATACTTTTCAGTTATGAATCGATTAAAATTAAGGATTCTTGTTTTCATATTTTAATTACTTTGCAACTCTGTTGCTTTTAATGTTTTCCATTGCGATATCATCAATCAATCTTGTAAAAGAACTTAGGGTTGCAGCGGTATAAAATCCATCTTCACCAGGACCTGCATTGTTTGCTCCTACTTTATAAGCTTGAATGTGTCCAGCAAGTTCTAATGCTGCATCTCCCCATCCGGTGTCATTTCCTCCATTAGATTTAGCACGTTTAATTGCATCATTAGTAAGTGCTACTAAATCGTTTGCACCTCTAAATGCTTCGGGTTTTTTACTACTTTTCTTACCAGAAACGTTATTGTGTTCAATATCATCAAGGCCCATATTATTAACCAGTTCTTGGAATAATGATGGTGTTTGTGGACCATACCATTTGTCTGCCTTTGGGTCAATAGTACTATCAATATATTTTCCAAGGTCTGTTAGGTAATCAAGTACATTTTGACCATTACCGCCACGTGCAAATATTTTTTTAGAGGCGTCTTTTACGTATTTTACGTAGTCATTTTTTCCTTCGTTAATAAATTGTTCGAATAATTGTATGTGTTTCATATTATAAATTGCTTAGTTTATTGTTTAAATCAAGTATTGCAGAATTAATTTTTATTTTCTGATTATCAAGTTCAAGAAGTGACATTTTAAGAGTTGCTATTTGCGCTTGAATTGCAGATTTTGGGTCATCTACCTTTTGATTCAAATCATTTACTTTATTTCTAAGTTCTTTTCTTTTTAGGAATATGTCGTGTGATTTAGCCGACAAATCAGATCTTGCATCTGTATAGTCAGATTCATTTAAGAACTCTTCAAATAAGTTAATGTGTTTCATAGTGTAAATATAATAAAAATACCTGACATGGTAAAACATCAGGTATTATTTATTTGAATTATTTTTAAGATTCTTGAGCTATCATTGCATCGATAACATCAGATGAAATCCATCCTTTTGCTTTAACAAATTCTTTTGCAAGTTTTAAAACTTTCTTTTCTCCAGCAGATGTTACCTCATTTTCTTTACCGTTTTCATTATTATCATTCCAATCTTCAACGCAACCTTCTACTTCTTGCTGTAGTTGAAAATTACCTGGATTTTTACTTTTTGTAGAATCTTCATGATAATCTTCCCAGTAGTTTGCATCAAATGCTTCAGTAACAACTGATTCTCCAAGAGAACTTGTTAGCATTCCAACCGCAGCTCCATAATCTCCATCACATTTTTTAAGAATTCCATCAACTACTTCTCCAGCTTTAGCTTCATCAAAGTCTTCTCCGAATGCTTTTTTCAAAACAGCCATCGCATATTCTTTAAATTCGTCATCAGATTTAACTTCAGCTTCATTAACCGTAGATTCAAATACTAACGTAACATCCTTAACGTTAAGAGTTTTAACTAAATCTCCTAATTTATCATATAAATCATTTAATTCATCTTCAGTGTGGTGTTTATATCCTTTCTTTAAGTTTATATTTGCACTACCAAATTTAGCCATATAATCATCTTTTCCTTCAGTAACTACTGATTCTTTAGCAGATCCAGCGGCTTTAGCTCTTTTTAATTGGGCTTTTTTGATTCTGTCCGTTTCTTCTCTATGGTCTCTTAATTTCTTTAATTTCTTTAATTGCTCAGCTTTACGAGTTGCTTCAGCACTTGGACCAGAACGTTGATAACCACTTTCAGTTACTGTAGATTCAGCAACATTGTTTTCCCACCATGTTTTAAGTTCATTAAAATCAGATTTACCCATGTTAGAAATCATGTATTCGATAATATCATTGTCGTAATCTTCAGCCTCATCTCTGTAACCTCCTGGAGTATCGATATAATCTTTACCCATGATTCTTTTGATTCTTTGTTCTGGCATACCATCGATTTCCTCACAGAATTCTTCAAAGTCTTTAGTTGATTTGAATTTTTCAGCTTCATTAACTACTGATTCATTTGCGTAAGCTCCTAATTCGCTGAATTTAACTTTTTTACCTGCTTTTTCTTCATCATTTTCATCAGAATGCGCTAATAAACCTGCATCAAATAATCTTTTAAGAACTTCTCCTTTAACCAGACTATAGTCGATAGCATTACTTGAATTTTCCCAAGTATCACCTACATATTCTGGATCGATCCAACCATAACCTGATTTAATATCTTTAATTAAGGTCTGTACATCTTTGTCAAATTGCTTAGTACCTTCATTAACTACTGACTCGATCAATTCCATATTATATGCATTTGAAATGTCAGTTTTAATTTCTCCAGTTTCTTTTGAATGCAACTTCATAGTTTTACCATCAGGATTTAATTTAATGAATGTAACTTCACCGTAGTCTGATGTGTATTTGTGGTTTGGCTTTAAGTCTTTTGCTTTACCTTCGTAAACAGTTCCAGCAACCTCATCATAATTGTTAAATTTCTTAGCAGATTTTTTAACAGTGTTTAATTGTTTAATGATAGAATCAATTACTCCAGGGTCAATATCATTTCCAGCATTTGCACTATTAAATAAGTTGGTTAAATTTTTAGATGCTAAGTATAATTCGTTACCAATAACATCTTTTGGTAATCGGTTGAATGCTTCAGAAACGGTAGATTCATTACATAATGAATAAAGTTCTTGCGCAATCTTTTTTGCTTTTGAACCAGAATGTCCGTAAGTTTCTACAGTATCTAATGCATCTTCCATCGACATACCATGTAGTTCTTCCATATCACCATCTCTTTCATCTAAAAGATCGTCTAGTATATTTGAAGCCTCATCAGCCTCTTTTGATTCAGAAACTACCAATTCTAGGTCTTTATCTTTATCAGCAATTGTTGCATCAAGTTCAGCTTCTAGGGCTTTCTTTTGAGCAGTCATTTCTTTTAATTTTCCAAGTAATGATTCTTTAGCAGAACCTTCAGCAACTTTCCAATTTTGTGCGGTAGCTTGCATTGAAGTTGTTAACTTAGACCAGTCATATTGAATTTTAGCAATTGAACGAGCTTCATCAATAGATTCTACTGATTCATTTTTCTTTTGAGATGCTTTTAAATCTTCAAGTTCTTTTTTCAATTTAGGGTCTAATTGTCTTTCAATTCCCCAGTTAAAACTTGCATTTATTAACATATTCAATGGTAAGTTTTCATTTTTCTTACCGAATACGGATGTTTTAATCCAGTTTAAATAATGTTCAGCTAAATCTTTTGATAATTTAATACCTTCTGCTCTTGAAGAATCTCCATCAACAATAGATTGAAGTATCTTTTTAGCCATTCCGTGTGAACCTTCATTAACTACAGATTCTTGTATAAAACTAATATCTTTAAGATATAATTCATAGTCAGAACCATCTTGTGTATATCCAGTAAAAGAATCTCCTTTGTCATCTTTTAATTCTTTAGGGTCAACTGAATACCAGTCATTTCCAACAAAAACTTCTACAGGTTTTCCACTAGTTTGAGTATATAAGTCATGTGCAGTTTTACCTGTGAATTTGGTTCTTTTAGCCTCTTCGACTTTGTAAGTTTCACCATCAACTTCGAATTCATCTTCGTCATCTTCTTTTGCTTTTTTAACAGCAGCTCCGAACGCATTACCTTCGTTTTTTTCGCTTTCGCTAAGACCAGTGTCTTTCTTAATGGTTACTTTATATTTTTTACCATTAAATTCAAACTCAGATTTTCCATCTTGTTTAGCTTTACTGGCTGCAAAAATAAATGCATTTCCCTCTTCTAGTTTTTTAGGTTCTCCTAATTTATTAAGCTCATCTTCAATATCTTCTGCCTCATCTTCTGAAACTGTTCCAAACATTTTGTTAATTAGGGCTTGTTTTTTCTCTTCATCTAACTCAGATAGAGAAGTTAAACCCATTTCATCAAGGATTGCTCCAATTTTACCAACAGTTTCCTGTCTTTTTGCATTGTTTGTTTCTCTTAGTTTCATTGTATTTTCCTGATTCTTAACTTCAGTAAAACTCTTAAATGAAGAGATTTTGTTAACTTGTGCCATATTTGATATGTTTTTTTATTACGTTATTATGTTTATATATCTCCATCAAAATCCACTTTCTTTACAGTGTATTCAAATTTCTCTTGTTTATATATAGATTGTCGCACCTTTCCGTGCTTGTATAGATAATTATCCCATTCAACTGTTCTAATATCATCGACGAAATCAACAATTAATACTTTGTCTTTTGAGTGATGTTGTCGAAGTCCACGTCCAATTGATTGTCTAATAATTACCTCTGATTTGAATGATTCGGTAAAAAATATGTTGTGAATTTTCTTAATTGAAATACCTGTAGAAAATGTTCCAAAACTTGCAACAATTACAATTTCATCACCAGCCTCCATTTTCTTTTTGTATTCCTCTCTAATTTCTGAAGCAGTTCCACCATCAACATAAAATACTCGTTTGTTACTCTCTTGTCGCAGCTTTTCATAAAGTCGCTGTCCATGTTCTATTCGATGAAAAAGTACTAATGAGTTTCTAGGTACTCTTGCAATTACATTTGAAATAAAATTAAGTCTGGCTTCGCTTGTGATTACAAAGTTTTGCTCCAATGAGAACACATCTTTATTTTCATATCGGTTTTGGGCCAATTCCATAAAGGCAGTTCGCTGTTTTGGAGTTGCATAGTTCATTTCAATAACTTTAACTACGCATTGAGCAATATGCCCCTGCTCTTGTAAGAAACTTGCCTTAACTTCACTAATAACAGGTCCAGTTTGGCTCATTAGGGTTAATTTGTCAAGTGTACCATCTTTAGGTATTGTACCTGAAAGTCCAAATCTATATTTTGCATTAACACATTTACTCAGGATTTCTTTGATACTGGCTCCTTTTGCTTTGTGAGTTTCATCAACAATAACTGCGTCGAATTCTGCAAAATAGGCAGCATCTTTTTTAATTAGTGATTGATAGGTCCCAATAATTATATTTTTATTCTTTTTAACCTCTTGTCCTGCAAATATTTGTTGGATTCGTAGATCAATTCTATTTTTACAATTATATTCATGGAAATCTTCATGGGCTTGGACTACTAATGAAACGTTTGGAACAATGAAAAGAATCTTTTGAGCATGTCCCTTTTCAAGCATATATGCAACGGTCATGAAGCTAATCAATGTCTTACCTGCTGAAGTTGCAAGTTCTGCTAGACACTTTCTAAATTTTAAAATGTTATATGCAGTTTCTATTTGATAATCACGTGGAGTAAATTGTGAACCTTTAAAGAATTCTAGTGCCCATTCCTCAAACTGTTCTGCATTAATGTTGGAGTCAATAAGTCTCTTAATACCCTCGATTTTAAGTTCGTATCGGTATTCTTTACATATTGTCATAACATGACGCCAAAGTCCGGCTGGAATCCATTTATCATCTTTAATATATGATACGTATCCATCCCAAACTCCGCGTTTTACTAGAGGGTGAAACCTCCAACTTTCTATTCTTTTGGTCAGAGAGATTCGAATCTGCTCTAACTCAATTTCGGTAGCTTCATCAATTCTTAAAAATTGATTATCATCCGTTAATGTTAAAATCAAATCTCATTTGATATTTTTATAAACGACTAATGTCCAACCTATTTTTGATTGCAAAGCCCATGTTGTCGAGTGTTTTAATTGATCCCTCAAAAAAACCTTTTTGAGTCACTAATAACTCAAGGATGTTTGTATCGTCTGCGATGTCCGCATCAACGAATTTTTCGCGCATTTTATCGGTGAGCTTATAGTCATAACTATAATACTCAATCCATTTATCTTTATACTTTTTATCTACTACTGATTTTTGGGTTTTGATTCTATTACCCATGGTTGCTAAGTGCTCAACCAATATTTGTCGATAACTTAAAGTGTACGCGCTTACGTCTTCTAGATTATTACCTAACTTAAGTTCCTCAGTTAGACCCTTTATTTTTTGGGTCCAATCTTCTCGCTGTTTAATTAAGTATTCGTCAAGTTGTGTTATCTTGTCTTTGACTTCTGACATATATGATGCTTTTTAAAAAAGTGAATTTCCTTTATTGTTTTCCTTAATGAAAACTGAACTTTTTAACCGGGCCTTTAATCTTGGCTTAGTCATTTTAAATTCTTTTTCAGTGTGTGAATATGCTGATGCGCTAAAATCTAGCATCATCTTAATATTCTTTCTTTTGTTTTTTTCGTTTTCAAAATCTTCGAATTCTTGGGCAACCATTTCTAAAAAATCTATTTTTATCATAGGTAATATGCATCTAGTCGAGAGTTAGTAAAATACTTTTGAATCTGTGCAAGGCATTTATTTTTTGTTAGCCAAGACGCGATCACCAAATCGTTTAAATCACCTATTTGTTTAGGATATTTATCTCTTTCATCTTTGTTCAATTTTAGCAAGTACTCTTCCCATTCCTGGTCAATTTTAGTATCTTTGAAAAACTTTTCCCATGTAAATATTTGTTTGCCTCTTCTAATCTTTTCCATCATCTTCTTTTTACCAGTAGTATCATTATCAAACATATATCTAATTGTAGGTATTTCATCAAATTCTAAGGTTGAACGGCCTGCTGTTGCTAATCCAATCGAATTCTGCATAAACATTGCATCAATAGGTCCTTCAAACATCGTAACATCACGTTCAAAGTCAACCATCATTACTCCAAATAAGGTTGAAAGTTTCTTAACACCAATCAATTCTTCATCAGTCAGCACAATCTCCCGTTGAATCTCTTGATACATCTTCTCAATGTCATAAGTTAAATAACGAGAATTAGAACGCTTGTCGATTGAACGAGTTTGAAATCCGATAACTTTATCATTTGGAGCTAAATTGAGAACTGCAATTCTTTTATCTCTAGGCGAATACATAAAACGATGCATTTGAGAAGACAATAATCTGTTTTTAAGATAGAAAAATGCAGGGTCTCCTGGTTCTACTTCTTTAAATTTAAACCATTCCATTAACTCTTTTCGAGTTGGAGCCATATCATATGTGAGTTTAAAAACATCATGCTCTAGGACTTCAATCTCATTAGTTTCCATCTTATGTTCTTGAATATAATCAATAACTTGAATGGAATCATCAGTACTTTGAAATTTTATATGATGGTCTTTTAATAATTGGTATGCGTTTGAATGGACACTGCAGTTAAAACAATGGTATTGTAAAGTGTCCCAGTAGAGATTTCCTCTCTTCTTTTTATGGTCAGTTGTTGAGTCACCACAATAAGGACATGCCATCGTAATTCTACCCGGCATCTCTTTAATCATATGCTTGCTAGGCTCATTGTGGGCTTTTACAATTGCTTGTTTAACCAAGCTCCTGATTTTTATCTTTAAATCTTCTGTGATTTTTTGACTTTGCATACTATTATATAGAAAAAAAGGGCTAAGTTTAATTAGCCCTTTAGTTTATAAAATAACTTTAGATTAAATATCTAAGTCGTTCAAGAATGAATCTAAGTCATCAGATGAATCTACATTAGTAGAACCTCCTGGAGTTCCTACCATTTCCGATGGGAATTCAAAATCAGTAGATTCTGAAGTTGGTTCAGATTTTGCTGGAGCTTTTTTAGCTGCAGGTTTATTAACAACTGAATCTATTGAACTTCCTGGATTTAAGTAATTTCTAAGAATAGAATTAACAAAATCAAGAGTTTCTCCGTCCCATGCTTTGTATTCGTAAGGCTCTAAACTTGGAGCTGCTTCCAATTCTGCTTTAATAGCACCCATTGATTCAGGAGTACGTGTTGCACCTTTACCATCAATTTCAACTGGTGAAGTTTTTGAAGAGAACTTTGATTTATCGTAGTTGTTAAATTCTCCTTGTCTTGTAATAATCAATTCGAAGTTTTTACCTGCAAATAGGTCAAATACTTGAGTTGGTTCTCCAAATGCTGGTTTTAATTCCTCATCGATTTTCTCTTTGATTTTGTAACCAAATTTAAAAACCTTGTATTGTCCTTCTAATTCAGGGTTTTGTGGGTCTTTAATGATTTTAATAAGTGCAAAGTATTGTTCACGTCTTTTAAGTTTATCACTCATTTTACGGTCAACTGCTGAGTCACTTTTACGTAACTTAAAGAATACGTCAGCGATAGGACATGGAGCTCCAACTGTCGATGGAGAATCTACCATTTTACCGTCACCATTAGCATTTGTTAGCCAATGTACGTATTTTTTCACTAAAGAGTTTCTAGGGTTTGTTGGGTTTGGAACAAAGCGAATCATTGCTTTATAAGTTCCATCTTTACCATCGTCTGCTGTAGGTTTGTAAAGATCGCTTCCAGATGAAGCTTGAGTTTCGTGTGTGTCGACGTCATTTACGCCAAGATTAAAAATGTCAAATTCTGCCATGTCTTTAATTGCTTTAATTTTGTTAAACTTTAATTTAATAAGTCTTAAGGGCCCTTTAATTACTTATGATATTTATATAGAAACTTTCTTTTTTGTTTCAAGAATCTATATTAATTATATATCTTTTTATTAGGAAACATGTCCCTGAAAGCATAAAGTTACCTTCTTAAAATATTTTTTAAGATTCTTGAAACAAAAACTCATACGTTGAATATAACTAAAGTCTTTAAGCCTCCGGGTAAAATAAACTCCGAGCTAAGTGGTTTAAAAAATAGGCATCCACCAAATCATCTAAAGGTTTTGGAACTTTTTTAGTCTCTCCGATGTGGGTTTTACAGTATTTAAGCAGTGACGAGGTTTCAAGCACTGAATCGTTTAAAACGTTATCCAGGAATTTAACCCAAAGTTCATCCTTCTTCATGTTACCCTTTCCAGCATGCTTCTTAATGGTTGAAGGCGCGATGGTCATCATATCTAAGACTTTAAGCCTTGACATTAATTCCATCTTTAAGATTGCAGCTCCAGCCGCCATATCAATAATATTATTAGTTCCGCTAGAAGAACCATAAGAGGAGCCTTCGAAAGCAATCACAAAAGAGGAATCATCGCCTGCAATTTCAATAATCATATTAATAATGTCATTTGCAGTTTGAGTGTGTCTCTGGATTTTAATCATTTCGCTTTTCGAATAGGCTTCGTTATTCGTCCAATCCGGCTGATGAGAGATCTGGGTATCTTCAAGTAGATGTAATTCCTCTTGGAGTTTTTGTTCTGATTTGGTACCTGTGTTTGGTTTTAAATACCCAATAAAATAGTACTTGTTACCTGAGAAGATACAAATACCTGGAGAATTTAAGGAAAAGTCAATCGTTACAAAATTCATATTTAGATTTTACTACCAAGAGAAGAACCAAGAGCGGCTCCTACTAGCCTTGAGGTTAACATGTCATACATAATACCACTTTGGATTCCTAAGATATTAGCAATCGTTTTCCCAATAGTTTTACCAAGTGCAAAACCTGCAAGTCCACCAAAGATACTACCTAAAATACCTTCATTAGTAATCTCTTCGTTAAAAGCCTGGATGTTATATGTTCCATCCACGTTTTTATAAGTATTTGAAAATTGCTCTAGGGCAGCATCAACTTTTGCTTCAAGTTCTTCAGTCCATTCGGTTTGAAGAGACTCATTTAATACTTGAAGTTCAGTCTCTGTTATATTTTGTTCTGCTATGTAATCTAAAAATGTTTTCATGTTAGTTATCTATTTCTAATATTATATTGAATTTGTTATAGTAAAAATTAAGGTCAAATGTTGTAAATTCCGCGATGTTCGAACTCATATTTAACTCCAAATCTGAAATTGAATTAAGTATTGGTTTTTCAAAAACAGCGCTCATTAAGTGAATTCCTTCCGCATCCATTATTTGAAGTTTAATATCATTAATAAAAGGCTCTTTAACTGTCTTTGAATAATAATATAGTAAAGTATCTTGCATAATCCAATAATTTATATAACCATCTAGGAGCTGCATCGTTACTTTAAACTGTCTATCGATAGTATTTTGTATTGGAATTGAACCTCTGTGATATGTTACAGTACCATCATTTGGTGAAACTTCAACAGGGTCAAAACTAATTCCTGGAAGCCCAACGCCTTGGATCGAATAGTTTATAAAATCTATAGGTTCTGTAACTAAATTACCTGGCATTCTATTCAAATACTTTCGATACTTGTCAGCTACCTCTTTAGGAATAAAAGTCCTAGGAAACTTAAAATTGAATAAATTATTTCTGCTATTTAATATCATTATATGATGTTTACATTTCCGTAGTACAACAGTGATTCAGTACTTCCGTTTTTTATGTTAATATAAAATTTGTCTGCATTCTGATTTGTATCACTTTGGTCAAATCTAACCGCTACGCTTTTTGGTACTTTAAAGAAAACTTCTCCAACTCCTAAGTCGACTCCTGGAAAACTAGGATCGTGAGATATTTGTTGTTCAATAGTTCCACTTTTAATAATAAGTATCAAATCTTCCGCATTAACTAGACTTATACTTTTCATCGAATCTCCATCAGGTTGAGCAATTTTAAATTTAACATAATTATCAGAAACTTTTGAAAGATTAATAATTCCATCCCCTTCTTTTTTATAATCCATCGATGTTGTATCATTTACTGCTGCTCCATCGACTGTTACTGAAGTACTTCCTGCCATAATTCTATAAGTATCTAAGGCTACAGGAACATATTTAGTTTCTCCAACACTAGGTCTGATAGAATTTACAAATTGATTAAGTTCTCTATTAGTACTTGTATTTGGCAGAGTATTATAAACTACGCTTGGCGCAAAATTAGAATTAAGAGCCAGTTTCAGTAATTTCTTACCATATTTTTTAGGTTGAGCATATATTAAAGAAGCAGTCTTTACGATTTGAGTATTATCTGTTTCATTGTAAATTCTTAAATTAACCGATAATAAAAAGTTACTTGATACTGAAGAGTTTAAAATAACCGGGCGAAATACAATGGCTTCATCATAATTTGAAGTTTGTGTAAACGTATTATTAAAGGTGTTAATATAATTAAGACCTAATTGTTCTGCAACTTGAACCTCATAAAATAAGGTAATGTCATCTCCAGAAGTTGCGATTCTTCCTGTTATATAATTTTCAAATGCAGGTTGATTTCCATTATAAGTACCATAGATTTTAAAATAATCTCCATCAGTTGCATGTTCAACATGAACTGCAATATCAGTGTACTCATCCTCTTGAGCCAGCGTTAATGATTTTCCTTCAGCAACATTAATATAATCATAACCTCCGAGAGTAATTACACTATCGATTAATTTAAAATCAAATTCATAATTAGCAGTTGTTGGAATAGAATCAGCCCCAGATACACCAAAGAAAGTATTTTTAAATTTCTCGTTTGGAATATCTATAGTTGAAAACATTTCCACTAAAGAAGGAACTTTAATTTCAATATACTTAGAATATGAAGATTCTCCTAATATAAATGGGTTTGGATTTTGAATTTCAAAACTTGAAGAGTTTAAATAAACCGTTGAATTAAAATAATTATAGATTCCAGAGTTTCTTTTAATCTTTGTTTGGAATAAGAAACCATCATAACCTCTACCACTAAAAGAATATCCTGTTCTTAAATGTAACTTAATTGTATCATAACATACTGCTTCTACATCAATTGTTGGAACTGGCTGTAAACCAGTAGAATCAGTTCCTAGCCATTCAGTAGAATCTAAATAACTTAAACTATTCTCAAGAAGAGCCATTGTACCTGCAGTATCAGTAGGAACTGCGTAATATCTTCCAGACTGTCCAGCTCCGGTTCTAATATCATTTCCAGTGTCTGCTAATGGAACTGAAAATAGGGAACTTGCACGGTCTGAAACTTGGATTTCTCCTCCAGTAAATTCGGTACTTGCTAAATTAGTATATTCATAAGCATATTTTCCATTAGTTGTCGGTGTATAAATATAAGTAGTTCCAGCTCCTGATAAATAACCATTTCCGCCTGGAATATTAAATCCAGCAGGATTATTAATAGAAACATCGCTCAAGTCAAATTTATAAGTACTTCCATTTTTTAACAATAGCATTCTTGAAGCGAAATTATTAATAACTACAAACCCATTAGAAGTTGTAACTACAAACTCTACAACATCTGCTCCTAATTCGTGTATTAAAAATCTTGATGCACTATTATCGGCATCAACTGTGTTTAAATACTTAATTTGACTTCCATTATTGTCATTTTCGATTTTGACCAAATCAGCGTTTGATTGGTCATGATACATGAATTCTAATAATACGTCGTCGTCTAATTTAACGAATCTTGATGATTTTGCCATTACTCTATAATTTTTTAAAACCTAAGCCATTTTGGAGACCATATAAGTCCTACATTTAATGAAGGTCCGATACTAACAACTTTATTATTATTTAGGTTAATTCCATAACCAACTCCAACTCCAAGTGACCAACCTGATTTTTTTTCAAGTTTTTGGTTTAATTTGTCGTTAACTAAATTAATATTTTCAATATTAGTAAATAATACTCCAGGAGAAGGTGATGTAATTTTTAGTTTGTTAACACCTTCTTCGTTTATAATTGCAGCCTTAAGTTCAATTCCTTGCTCAAAGTTAAATTTATTTGAAAGAACTTTGATATTGTTTGTCTTTTTATTTCTTAAAATGTCAACAGTTCCATTGAACTTCCTCCAATTATATTTATCCCAATTTTTTTCATCATTAATAGATATTGTCGCAGTTGAATCACTTGTTTGAACAACTAGACTTTGGGCATTAATAATAGAATCTTTTATTTTAATTTCAGCTCTTAACAATGAATTTACTCCTTTAAGGTCTTTATTAAGACCCAGAGATTTTTGATAATCGCCGATAACTTTTTTATTTTCAGCGGTTAAGGTATTAATATCAAACTCATACGCCAATTTAATTGCAACTAATTCTCCATTTTTATTTCTTTCGAATTTAATAGTATCTTGAGATGCTTTGAGATTGTTATAATTTCTGTTTGAAACCTTTTGCGCAATTTCAGCATCATGTTTGAGCGTTGAATTTCTATCACATTGATGCAATAATAATAAAACAATAATCACTAAAACTATGAATTGGATAGTGTTCTTGTTTGTCGGAATGTATTTTTTAAAGTCTATCATAATTAATCGTATTTATACTTGGTTTTAGTATGGTGCGCAATTATTTGTAATTGTGCTTTCTTGATAGATAATAGTGCCTACAAATGTAGTCACTATATATTGATATCCGGTACCAAATTCAGGTTGATTATATTGATCAAAATAATACCAGTTTATATTTTCCGCAGATTCATATGAGTTACTATTGGGATTAAACCACCAATAATATGCCACAGGACTAGAACTATTTGTATATATTACGTATGGGTAACCGCATGCTCCTCCTAAACCAGCTTCCATACCTTTTATATATATTTCCGGTAAAGATTCATACGTTCCAGTATCTGGTATAATTATTGCAGTACCACTCCACATTATAGTAGTAGATCCTCCACTTGGAAAATTAGTATCACTTAACGTTACTTCAATTGTAGTTGAATCAACTAAAGTTTTACTAATTATTTGAATTCTACTCGGTGAGCCAGGTTGAAGAGTTAAGTTATCAACTTGAGTTTGTGTAAAATAATATCCACCATTAGCAGTTATTGTAACTGGAAAGGAATATGTCGATCCTTGAATTTGAGATGCTTGTTTAATGGAATCCAATGTTCCATCAGTTCCATCATCTACTGCAGTTGCATACGCAGGGCGGTACTCAGGGGTCGATAATAAATAAGAATGTTGTACTGTTAAAGGACTAATATATGCTGCCGTATTAATATTTAAAGTTGCGGTTTCTGAAGTGGCAGGATGTGAACTTATATTAATAACTATAGAAATTGTAGTTGGATCGCCCGGAGCTACAGTTATACCTCCTTCTAGAATCGTAGCATATGCTGGTAATCCGGTAATACTTTCCGGAGTAACAACTGCCGACCAATAATATCCAGCCGGAAGAGTAACGGTCGACGTGAATGAATATGAATCACCAACTACATGATCAGTTATTGTATTTAACGGATGTGGATTTGGTACAAGATTTTCCATCGCATCATCCAATAAAAATGTTAGTATAATTGGTGGATTTTGGCTTCCACCTCCATCGAACCAATATAAATCAGTTTTCCCTAAATAAATAATTTGAGGTAGTTGTTTGATTTTAAAAGTTGTTCCAGTACCAGTACCTACATTACCTGAAGATGTATCCACTGTAGAAGTAATATTATAAACTAATGTGGAAACTGAAGTTGCAGTCATATTTATGTTTGAACCTCCGGTGATATGTCTTCTAAAATTTGATGTAATTGCACTACCCTGTCCTGCTGGATTTTCAGAAAACGGGTTGTCATCTATAATGTAATTAAATTGACCTATCGAAGGAACTTGATGAGTATCAACTCCATTTGTCCATTGTTTCCCATGACAAAGATACCATCCTTTGTAGTTTCCTACTCCTTTACCTGCCGATATACGTATCGGACTTGTATCACCTTGTGATGTTATACTTTCAGTATTTATAAACTTAGTGTTATCCGCAAATATAGAAGGTAAAATTGAAACTATAGTACCAAAAGGAACGGTTCCTCCAAGTTCTTGTACACTTTTAAATGTAACCCTTCCAGTATTATCTGCTGAAATGGCAATTTCATTAATATCTGCACCTTGATTTCCAATAATTAAACCATTTATAATTGAAGCAGGAGAATCAAATGTTGTTTTAGTTTTAAAGAATGTTCCACTTAAATTAATTAATAAACTATCTGGAGATGAAATTGAACTACGAAAACTAGTGCTTGCAGATCTATATGTACTTATTGAATTCTCAATTTCGAGAAATCCCATTGTCATTTGATCTTTTCCACCGAATTTTTCTAATCTAAAATCATAAGCGTTGCCAGGGATATCCCCATTTAAAAATCTTAAATTAGAAATAGAATACGGTTGTCTATAGATATTCCATTGATACTGTGTTTTTCCTCCAACTAATTCAGATTTTGTCCCGGATTCCGGATCGCTTTCAACATAACCAATACTTACAACTGGAGCGGGATAGGAGTTGTTTCCAGAATGAATAGGTATTAAAGTATCTGCATCAATATTTCCAGGAGCGATCTTTTTCCAATAGTTACTAGAAATTGGACTTTGAGGTCCTTGGAATCCAGCATCTCCTATAGGTCCTTGGAATCCCGGCTGCCCAGTAGTACCTTGAGTTCCGGTCTGTCCAATAGGACCTTGAGGACCTCGAGGTCCTCCTCCATTTGCAACAAGTTGATCAAAATTATAATTGACATTGTCAAGTTTAATATTGTCAGAATCTGAAGTGTTTATATGTTTAAGACTAATTGGCATACCTATCTATATTTAGATTATATATTCTAATTTTTAGAGAGTATACTATTATAGTTTTTGAATAAACAAGGTAACTATAGATGGTTGAGCATTATTATGTGCTGATCCACCGCCTATCGGTCTTGTAGAAAACTCCTTATTAGGCTTTGAAGTACTTCCGGGCCTATCAGTAAGTTGAACATTTAAAGCAGCAGGAGGTCCGTCTGTATATAGAGGTGGTACATTACTAGAATGCGAATATATATTTCCAGCCCATCCTCCACCGTCATTACCGTGTGTTGGATATTTATGTCCATGCTCCGGCATTTCACCAGTAGTTAAAATATGTGTTTTTTCACCAAAAGTAACTGGTACGCCATTAGCATACATATTCGGTTGAGCAATACTAGTACCATTATCGTCGGTAGCTGTAGTTCCCCAACCAACAGAAACTCTACCTGTTCGGTTTTTTGTTAAACCATTATATCCGTTACAAATCGCCCATCCTAATCTTTCATTAGTTCCTATTCCATTTGCATCGAAGTTATTCGAAATATATGCATCAGTGCAGTCAATTTCTTTTATGTCTCCGGTTAGCCATTGGCTGTTTGCAAAAGCTAAAATAGCTTCTTCAGCATCTATATGCCTCTCTGCTGTTATATTACTTCCAGGAGCTAGCTTTTCGGAAATAATTTGTAATACTTCATTATATGTCGCCATAATTTATTTTTATTTTTATTAACCTGCATTATAATCTGATAATGCATAGTCAGTTTGATTATAGTCTGTTGTTATAAGTTGTCCTTCGCCTAATTGTGACCAATATAAATTACTTACTCCTAAATAAACAATTTGAGGTAGTTTTTTAATTTTAAATTGTATACCTGAATTATTTGATGAGATTTGTGGATCATTTGAATCATTTGAAAGATCAATATCATACAAAGCGCTACTCTCTCCGGATTCATCTGCATCCACAAAAATAAGAGCTCCTCCAATTAATTGAATTTCATCATTAGTTACACTTTTATATCCTTGACTATTAGGATCCGCAGACTGTGGATTATTAATAATTTGATATGAATATGAATTAAGATCAGGAACTTGCCATTTGTAAAAATCAGGATTATTAGGATCAGTAATAACACCATCTGTCCACCTTTGTCCATTACAAACATACCAACCTAGATAATCTCCAATTCCAGCTCCCATTTTTATTTTTATAGGATTATTTAGATCTGAATTTGTATCGATGATTTGACTATAAACAAATCTAGACGGGTCACTAAATATTGAAGGTAATATAGAAATAATAGTACCTATTTTAACACTACCTCCTAATTCTTCTGTCGTTTTAAAAGTTACATTACCAGCACTGTTAATTGCAGTTACTATTTTATTTACATCTGCGCCTTGATTCCCAATACGTAATGCTGCATTAAAAGTAACCTGTTTTTCAAAAAAAGTATTTCCTAGAGTTGATCCACCAGATGTTGAAATATTAAATAAATCAACTGCAGTATTTCCAGTACTTTTAATAATATGAGATTTTGCTTTTAAATTTAACTGTGAATTTTGATTATCAATAAAACCTAGATATAATTTAGATAATCCATCAGAATTATCCATGGTAATATCAAACGCATTACCAAAAACACCTGAACTTTTAAATCTTAAATTAGAAGCAACATTGCTACTACGTCTATTAACAACCCATTGATATTTTGGTAAACCATTGGGTTGCTGCTGTGCTTCATATCCAGTATCTTCATCTGTGTAGCCGGCAGCAATAACAGAAGCATATAATGGAGCAGGATCGATATTGTCAATAGGATGCTTTGAAAACATAGTTGCCATTACATTTCCACCATCTATTAAATTCTGAGAAACGACTACCCAATATGAATCAGAACCTCCTACGTCCGGTCCTTTGGTTCCTTGACTTCCTCTACCACCCTGAACTCCTAATGCTCCTTTAAATCCTTGAGCACCATCATTTCCATTTGATCCTATATAACCTTTAGGACCTCCACCATTTGCAATAAGCTGATCAAAATTATAGTTAATTTTGTCCAGCTTAATATTATCAGTATCGAGTACTCTTATCTGTTTAAGGTTAATTGTCATTTAGATTTATATATTATTTTAATTATAACTAACATTCCAATACGTCTATTATTTGACCAGTTGCCGACGCTCCTCCTACGTTTAATTTTCCATAATCAACAGGAGATTCACCAAAAAGAGGACCATTCAAATATACTTTAGTATATTTACCAATTGTATTTGGTCTGTTTTGGTCTTTTATATTAATTAACGGAGGTGTAGCAGTTAATTCTCCAGTAATTAGTGAATATTCACCTTCATCCCATCCAACTGTAACATATAACGCAGATCCATAAGCCATAACATGTTCAGCTAGCGTTGTTCCAGATGGAGGAGGTGTTAACTCAGTATTTGCAGCAACATATGTTATGTGAATCATCTGCGTTGCATCACAAACAGATGCCGGTTCTGGCACTAATGGAGTAGGAGTAAGTTGGATTGCGCTATTATAACCCGGGTCATATAGATTGCCATTGCTTGGTTGGTATATTTCTACTCTACAAACATAATCTCTAGTAAATGAAAAACCAACAAATATACTTCCATTCCAATATCTTCTAACTCCGGATGTACCTTCACGGTACCATCCTTTAGGTGCATTAGTTCCGACAGGATACTCCGGTTGATCGTCAGACCATTTTAAAGTAGTCGCATTAATAAACAATGGTGCATTATACTGAAGATATAAATCACCAACAAAATTGCTAGGTCCATTTAATTCTTCAACAAGTAGGCTAGTTATCAAATTATTAGTTGTTCCTCCGCCACTACATGTAGCTCCTCTTTGAGTAAAATCAGTTCCATTCCAAAATATTGGATATCCATCAATATTTTTATACCATCCGGATGACACATAATCTGTTGTTCCATTATTAAACAATTTATATGTTGAAGGAATTGTAAACGTATTCCAATCTGTGTTTCCAGTCCAACTATAATACATATCAACTGGAAGAGAGCACGACATAAGAGCTCCAATAGTTCCTGGTTTCATTATTGGTTCTGTTAGCGTAATTGCATTTGTAGTAATAGGAGGCACATAAACTCCAGTATTCGACCATTTTAAATCATGATTTTCTAAGTAAACTATATGAATCATTCTACTAGTTTCGTAGAGTCCAGAAGTACCCATAGTAATAGAACTAATTCCAGGAGATGTATTATTATTTAGAAATTCATTAGTATATCCTACGGTATATATTCCAGCTGCACTTGGTACTGCTGAAATTCGCATATCATATCCTCCAATTAATATTGGAGCATCTTCTAGAATTGTAATTGGATTTTGAGCATCACCATTAGCACCTATAGTATAACTAAAGTTATTTAGATTTGGAGTTAAAAATTGATTAAAACCGCCAACTGTTTCCCATGTCTCTCCATTGCAAAGATACCATCCTTCATAATCAGTACCTGCCTTTCCTCTTCCATAAATATTATTTAATGGAGAACCGGCAGTTACGTTTATCGAATCATTTAACCAAAAGTGATCAGTGATAAATTCATTTGCTCTAATTGAAACTATAGAACCTATTGGAAATGTTCCAAAAACGTCTTTAACGCTTTTCCATTCAACATCACCATTAGTATTTGTCGATACAAGAACCCTATCTTCAGCAGCACCTGGTGTAAATCTAAATACATCTTGAGATGTTACTATTGTTCCAGCTGCACTGCCTAAATTAAATGGCCCACCAATCCCACCATTATTGATAGTAATTTGGGAGTCAGTAATAACGATTGAATTATTTAATAAAGAATTAGTAATGCTACCTGTTTTGAGCACTATAGTCTGTGCAACATATATAATCTTAAAATTTGAATCTGTTAAATCCGGAGTAATCTCAAAATTTGGATTACTACTATTAGATCCAAACTTAAAATTATAACCATTAAAACCTCCGTTATCTTCGACTCTTAGATTAACCCAAGAACTATCTTTAGTTTTTATAACTTGAATCGGCGTGTCAATTGGATTAACTCCATCATTATATTCGCTATCATTACCTAGAAATCCAATTCTTAAAGCAACTGGCGCTGATTGAATATCAGTAGCAGGGTTTTTTCTAGGAAATAAATATCCCGGTAAACCATTACCTTCTGGAAAATAATCCCAATCATTTAAACTCTCTGCTCCTTGAGGACCTTGGTAACCTTGAAGACCCTTATATCCAGTGTCTCCTTGAGCTCCCATATTTCCATCTCCACCATCTGCTCCGATAGTACCCTGAGGCCCTGGCATTCCTCCATTTGAAAGCTGATCAAAATTATAATTAATCTTATCGATTTTATCTTTAGACCACCAGACTCCACTATTTGGATTAAGATCGGTTACAAAAAGTTCTTTTATATTAATAGCCATTAATTATGCTTGTATTTTAACATGTATTTTAAAGTTATATGAATATCCATATTTTTTATTATATATTAGTCTAAAACTTAAACCGTCATTTTGATAACTTTGAATATTGAAATTAGTTAACTCTACATAATTATCAGCAGTTAATTGTGATGTTTGAGTAACCGACACGAAACTCGTTTCTAATCCCTTACCTTCAATTCCATAAATTTTAATTGAATCAATAATAAAACGAGGGGATATATTTGATTTTGAATAGATTTGCAAATCATCTTTTATCGAAGATTTATCTCCATATGAATTTGCAGCTTTAACGTATCTTCCGAAATATCTTTCAATTCCATCTTCAGTTAATTCATTTAATATTGCAGTTGATAAATAAAAATCTGCAATTACTTGAGATTCATCTTCAATCCAATGTATGGATGCTGTATTAGATTGTACAAACCTAATTTTATCTAAAACTTCAATTGAAAGCTCTTGAACATTATCAAATTTAGTTATATCATAAGTATCTCTGACCTTCATGATTGTTGATGCCATGAATGTTTTCTTTTCTACAGGACTTAATGTTCCATTTGTTGTTTCAGATTCTCCACCACTAAGGGCTCTTGTGAAATAATCTTTAGAATACTTAGATTTAAAAACATTAATCTCTTTTTTATCAATTGCAATCTCTCCAATCATCGGATATAATGGTAATTTATCAGTTGTTTGAGAAAGTTTTAATATATTTTTCGAGTCTTGCTCATTAACTTTATGATAAAAATAGTTACTAATAAAACCATAGTTGTTTGTATTTTCTTTAAAAGAATCAAAAGAGATTCCTTTACCATTTAACTTGTTGTACGCAATTAAAACAGATTCTTTTAACGCAGTTGTTGGAACTAATGGATCCTCTTCTATTTTAAGTACTTTTTTATCTGAATTAATATCTGAAAAAGTTATAATATCATTAAAAATAGGATTATAATCTCCATTCATTCTTCTCAAAATAGATACATATCCTCCATCTTTTCTATCTTCTACGATATTACCAATTTGATTTGAAGATAGTCTAAACGCTTTTGGTCTTTCTGGATCTGAAGTTGGTTGTATAATAGAAGGTTTAACAACATCGACACCTGATTCTACCGAAAGAACAAAATCATTTTTTGATAGAGTTCCATCTTCAGCAATTGTAACATAGTTTACTTGTCCAAATGAATTAAATCTTTTAGAATATTTATAAGCACTAATTGAATCTAATAAATTTGCAAACTCATTTTTACCTCCTTGTGAATAATCAAAAGGTCCAGTTTCAGCTACCAAAGACATAAATTGTGGATCTAATCGACCCTCTAGAGGATATGGAGCAATAGGCGGATCATTAGGATTTATTGGTTGCGTCGGATTCGGTACAAATTTATACGGGTGTCCACTTACTAATATTGAAGTGTCATCAATAACATCGATAACTTTTACTGCGTATGTATCTCCTGTCACTGTGAAATATATCCATGAATATTCGCCAATAGAATTTCTCTTAACAAACTCAGTAAACTTCGCAGTGCCATTATTTATTGATATAATCGATGCCTTAATAATAAAAGGAGTATCAGGGTCTGAATCTGGCTCTGGAGTTGATCCAATAAAATCAATACGAAATGGAATTCTAGTATCTATAATATCACCGCCTAATGTTAAATCGTTTATAGTGTATAGCAAGTATCTATTAATATCTTCTTCTGTTATGTCATTTTCAATAATCTTTAATTCTATGTTAACACAAATAAATTTAAACTTGTCATTTTTAACACAATTAAAAACAATTGAATTTGATGGAATAGTATCATCGCTACTGTATGACAGATATGCTCCAAACTTATAATCACTTATGTCAATTCCTTTCAAGAACTCAGTTGGAATTTCATTTGTAATTTCTTTTCTTTTTTGGAAAACATATCTAAGACCTCTAAAAACTGCCGATGAATTTTTTTCAAAATTACCTATATCAAATTTAGACCATAATCTTTTTGATTTATTATCAAACCACGACTGTGCAGAGTTGCTTGTATCAAAATAACCAGTCCAATTAAAATGTTTATCAAAATAATTAAACGTAGTACTTTTTAATTTATCAATGGTTAATCCTCCATCACCTGCAAAATCTAAATAATTATTTAAGTCTTTTCTAGAGCCTAAAATGCTAGTTGGAATTCTATTTAAGTGAAAATGTTCCATATTCAAGGATTCAATATTTCTTTTTGAATCCAATTCTATATTTGGCGATAAATTATCATCTCCAAACGCCTCGTTTACATTTAAAACATAAGGTAAATTTCTACCATTTGATGAATTCTTAAGTTCATATTTACAAATAGTCGGAACAACTCTACTTAAAAGAGCAGTTTCCTTAAGACTATTTTCTTTAAGACGGTCATATTCATTTAAGAGTTGAGTTTTTGCGACTGTTTCTGAAGTTTCCGCGGATAAAATATCTCTAAGACCTGAATAGAATAATGATGCAGTAGTTGTTGAAGACTCATCAAAATCATAAACCAAATCTCCTAGGTCTGAGTTTCTTGTTGAGTAAAAATCAAAATCAAAATCTTTAAAATCATATGCAGCAAATTTACCATGAACCGTTTTATATTCATCATAAACCTCATATACTCTATCATTTGAAAGTTTTGTAGCTCTATCTAAAATAACTCTATAGTAATTTGTATCAAATGGGTCTTGGTTAATCTCTATAATTCTAACAAATTTATCAGAATCTTTTTGTTTTAAGTATTCTCCAACTTGAACATTTCCAATTTCTGAAGATTTAACAAGAACTGATTGTCCTTCAGATGATCCAGCAATAGTTGTCCATATATTCCAAACATTTGGAATATTAGCGTTTAGTCCAATATCATCAAATTCACCATTATCAACATTAATAAAATCAACTAAATTAGTATTGTATACTCCGAATGCGGTTTGTTTTCTTTTATTTCCAGCAACTATCTCTTCAATAATTATCGAAGTGCCAATAACTTTTGTTTTATAAGTTATAATTTCTCCATTGTTAATTGCAGAAGCTAAAGCAATTGCTATTTGTTGTAGACTTCCATCGCTTGAGAATCTATTTCCTACAGCTCTAGCGACTGGTAAGGTTGGATCTGCAATAACAATATAGTCTCCTAAATTGTATTGTGAAATTTGAATTTCAGTTTTATCTCCAATAAAAATTCTATCATTAGCACTTGGAATATCTTTTATTGTAATCTTAATAAATCCTTTATAACTTGGCTCTTTAAGATCTGCCGTTATTTTCTTACCATTTTTTGCATATCCAATAAAAGATTTTTCATTACTATCATTTTGAGATATTAAAAATTTATAAGACCAAACTTCTGGTATAGATAGTCCAGGATTTCCAGCATTTATTAATTTACTTGATGCATTTTTGATATTATAAAAAGTACCTGATTTATCTTTAACATATTGTAAGGTTGGAATTTGAAATTGGTCACTTCCAGGAAACATATCAATATCAACCAAAGGAATTGGAGCTTGAGATATATCATAAAAAGTTTTATAACTATTGTATTCGGCATTTAATTGACTATTCGTAAGTCCAATAGAACCAAAACTACCTTCATCAATATCATCGGCATAAATACCAAAGTATCTATAGATTTTATAGTTTTCTGCAGTATAATCATCGAACAAAAATTCTAAATTAATTATATTAGCAGAAACAATACCATTCCTTTCAAATCCATTAGTTATGGTTTGATTGCTAAAAATCTCAGGATAATCAACTTGAACATAATCTCTGTCTAATTGTTCTGTTTTAACTGTAAATCCACCGTTAACGATATCAATACCATTAAATGTTGATTGAGAACCTTCTTTAAAGTTTATAGTAAGCGCTGAGTTTGGAAATCTTTTATCGTTAACATGAGTATTTAAGTACTCTCCAATTTTTGAAGATTTACCCAAATCAAACGTTTTAATTATTGTAGCATTTTTAAGAAGTTCTAAAATCCTAGAATTTTGTCCAGTAGTATTTTCAGTATAATCTGTGTTATAATCAACATCTTCAATTCTATAAATTACAAATTTAGAAGGTACTTGTTTTTCAAGCCAAATTGGAGCAAATATTTTATATTGCTCATCATATAATTTAGTAATATTTTGGATTGCGCCATATTGATACTGATCTTCATATTGAAATTCATAATCAGAAAATAGAGCAATATCAGAAGATGCTCTAAGAGTTTCGTATCTTTGCGTTAGCGGAAGCTGTTTATAAAAATTAGCAATATCGATAGAATATATCCCGGAAGATTTAATCTCATATTTTTGAAATTCAATTTTAGAAAGTTCTTTGTTTGCTCTAAAAGAACTTAAAAACAAGTCGCCATTTGAGTTAACAAGCAACTTTGAATTACTCGTTAACTTTGGATTTGTTCTTAATAAAGCAAAAGATTTATTATCTATTGAATTGTTTACAGCATCAGTATTAATTATAGCCATCTAGGACACCTCTTTTTATTTATATTATATATCCCAGATTATGGAACAATATAAAGAGTATATGCCTTAGTAGAACTAATTAATAATTATTAATATCTGGAAAGGAAAGATTTAAGAAGTCATCAGATAAATATCTACGTCTTCCTCTTCCCGGTTGATAATTATTTTGATATTTAGTTAACATAGTACTTGTTACATTGTTAATATTTCTACCTTCAGCCGCATATTTAGATGTTACTTCAATATCAAATTTAAAATCATTACTTCCAAAATCAATTATATCAATACCTATTTTTTTAGCATAACTTAAGTTTGTAAAAGTATTATCTAAAACTCCACCAACTCTACCAGTTCCAGTAGCCTTAGGTCCATAATAATCAGTCATACGGTACTGATAAACCAAATCAACTGACACAGCATTTGCACTTCCACCTGGAATTAGCTTTTTACCACTTTTATTAGAAGCATCTACCACTAACGAATTAGTGTTTAGTGGAGAAATATAAAGGAATGAACCGCATGATCGACCGCCTAATAAGTATTGGTCTTCTGGAGAGAATCCTGCTTTACCAGTTTGTCGTAGACCTGCAATATTGGTATTACTTATAGTATCAATTATTCTAAGAGGTGTTTGTTTTTTACCATTTAGATCTGTTGCTCTTAGAGAAGCTGTTTTTGGCATTCCAACCGTTCCATTACTTGCAATATTTCCTAAAGATGGAGAATTTGTACCACTCTGTAAAAGAGGGTGATCGACATGCAAATAAATACCATTTGTATATTGTAAATATGACATCGTGGTTGGAACTCCAATTGCAATTTTTTCAGGAATTCCTGTTGATGCTGCATAGCTTCCAGACCAAACAAAATCATTTGGACTAGAAGATAATGGAGCAAATGGAGTTCCATTTATACCATTAAAGTTTTTAAATCCATTAGTTCCAGATGGAGGAACTGTAGGAAATGTATATGAAATTCCATATTCATATAAATCATATGCACTATTAGTACCTGAATCTATTGCAGTATTAATATTACCGTCAACTCCTTCAGTGATTACATACAAATTATCATCATTTGCGATATTTCTAAATCTAGAGTAAATAAATTGCCCTTTTAACTGAGAAGACTGATCAGGACCACTATTAAGATAGTCTTTGGTAAGATCAGTGATATTTTGATACATTACCGGAACTAAATCATATCGACCTTCTACTGTATAATACGAGTTACTACCATATATTGGATCGATTGATGCAATTCCAGTTCCAAGTCCAAATTTTGTATTACTCGAAGAAACTGGAGCGGGAAGAGTAGTGTCTCCTACAATTCTAGATATTAACTCAAGATCAGTTGCTTTAGTATTTGATAATTCAATTTTAAAGTTTTTAGTAACAATTGCTCCTTTTCCATTAACCGCTGGAATTTCTTGGCTATAATAACCTGCAAACAACTGTACTGTTGAGTTATTTGTTACTGGTGTAACGTTTCCGTTTTCATCAATAATTCTTACAAGTAATTCTCCAGTTGTTTTCTCAATAACCGCTCTTAAGCTCAGAACCTCATTTTGAAGAGCTAATAACTTTTCATAAACAGTAATCGGTGCTTGGGTGTCTGTTATAAATCCAGAAGCTATTGTATTTGCACTATGGGCAAATGTTTGGCTGCCGACTGTAAAAGATTCTCCAACATGTTTGTATACACCTGCAGATTCTAAGTCTTGCTGAATTTGTACTTTTAATAAGTCAAGCTCATTAGCTTTAATAACATTTCCTAAATTGTCAGTATTAATTTCACCTTGTGGAAATTCTATTTTTTGAATTTCCGACCAGTCAGATTCTAAAGGATTCGCAGGGAATCCAGCTTCTGAAATTGATTTAATCATAAACTCAACGACTTCTCCAGGGTTAATTGAGATATCGAAAGAGTTAAAGTTTACTGCATTAGCATCCTCTTCGCTCTCTAGAATCCAACCATATTTTCCATTAGCATCCATTGCTCTCTTTCTAACAGGTCCACTAACTTCTACCCAATTTGAAAAAGCAGCTGTTTTTTCAGTTTGATTTGTAGCATCTACAAATTTTATTTGATCGATTGTTGAAGTTTTTCCTGAAGTAGAAACATATCTGTATCTAATTTTAAATTGTACAACTTCTTGCGATACTTGGTTTCCAATTGTTTTTGGTTCTGGTACCGCCCAAAATCCTCTAACTTTATACTTTGGAGATGCTGTTTGTAAATCTGCAGATTCTGCTGAAGATTTAATTTCACTAACAGTTGATGAAAAAAGTTTTGATTCAGATTCTCTTTGAGAAATTAATGAACTTAATTCATTTTTATGAGTATCACTTTCTGCTTGAGAAGCAAATTTCTTAGTATTAATTAAAGATTTTTTCTGTTTGATAGATTCATCAAGTTGTTTTAATGATTGCTCTGTAGATGATTTATCAGACTTTAATTGTTTAATTTTATCGGTTGTAGTATTGTCAGTTAAGTGTTTATTAATTTGAACAACTTTAAAGTTTTCAACATTAATAACAGGGGGTGTTGGAGTAATTCCAGACGCTGCAGGTGGAATATAATCTACCTTTAGCGATTTAAGGAATTGTCCAAAATCCGCAACTTCATTTTTATAATATTCAGCCAAGGTCATTTTATTACCGGCTTCATCATTCATTTCTAAACTATTAGAATAGAATCCAACTCCTGGTGAGAAATTCTCAGCAGGTATTTTTGAAATAGGATCGATTGGTTTAACAAAGATAACTTGTCTTTCATTAAATGCGACATTGATTTCGATATTCAAATCAGTATCAACTGCTTTATAAATTCCAAGCGAGTTAACTCCAAGCTTAATAGATTCAGAACCTTCGAGTAATAGTAACTCAACTTGTGTTGTTGAAGTATCTATAGAAAGAATTTGGTATCTTGTTCTATAATTACCAGAGTTAACAATAAGAGAATCTCCAGTCTTTAGCGTTTCAGTATCTTTAAGGGTTTTAGTTGAATCAGTAAACGTTAATTTGTTAAGCGTAAATAATTTAACAGTTTTAGTTTGGGTTGTTCCATCAATAACAACATTCTTTTGAGCATTGTCTATTTTAATAACATCAAAAAACCCAGTGTATTGGATCTTTCTAATAGGCATATCAATAACTTGAGAATCTAAATAGTACACAAAGTTATTATTGGTCAATTGCGTTTTAAAATCAGAGTAAACAAGTTCACTTCCTCCTTTATAAAGTTCATCAAATGCAGTGATTGAAGCCAGATCATTTTCATTGAATATGAATCTTTCAACATATACCTTTTCAGTTTCTACTGGAATTTGTTTGCTTACATCTAAATTAATTGTAAGTAATGGATTTAAAAAGTTTTCAAAGAAATCATTTAACTTAGTTGAAAACTGGGTAGGAGATGCAAGAGTTGTAATAGAAGGAGATGGTCCTTTTAATCTAGAAGTATGGATAGTTCTAAAAGAACCGTCTTTTAATCTAACATTTGCATTTGAACCTTCAAGCCCACTAATTGAACTCAAATTACTATTCAAACGATCAATTTCTCTTTTCAAGTACCCAAATGCAGGTATTTGAATAGTTTCCATTGTATTCGTTTTACTATTGAAAAGGTCAATACTAACAGTTTCCTTATCAGTAGTTATAGCTTCATTAATTCTTTTAAATGTTTCTAGTGAGTTAGTGTTTAACTCAAGAAACTGTTCAAGTAATTGTGATATTGAATTGCTAGCGCTCATATTATCTTATTATTTCAAGTTCAAATGTCTTGTTTATTTCATCTACACATATTAATTCAAAGTAAGGTTTTTGGCTTAAAATATTACTACTATCTATAGAAGCCTTTAAAACATAACTATTGTTTTTATCCGTGTATATATTTATTTTGTAATTTCCTAAAGTTGGAATTCCAATCGGTATTTGATTTTTAAAAGAAAACTTAATAGTTTGCCCATTTTTCCAAGTATTAATACTATCATCTAGGTATATATTCAAGTCTCCGGTCATTGTATTATTATCCGTATTAATTCTAATTAGATTCTCAAATGGTCGTATTCTTGTAATTAAACCAGTAGATGCAGCAAGATTTAAGTTAAATAAATTACTTGGAGCAATTAAAGAACCAGATATTCCTGGGATAAATTCATAATTAAAAATAGAATTTAATGTATATCCATTATTGTCATTAACTATCTTAATCATACTAGGGTTTGATTTGTCGATTTTTACCCCATCACCTGCTGCAAGTACATTAGTATTATATTGTATTTCGGTTGGAATAACTCCACTAATCATTTGATTCAACCTAGTGTTTACCGAAGTAATCATATCTAAGATTGAAGTTGACGATGCATAATTTAAAGATGCATTTTCAATTGTAGTTTCAAGTGATGAGATTCTTTCAGAAAAATCAGTTGAAGTGCTATATGCCATTAAATTTTCTAGTTCAGCCACTCTTTGTGCAATTGCAGCATAAGAATTTCCAGCATCAACCAGTAATTTAGCAGCATTTTCAAGAGCAGTTGTCGTATCCAAGAAAATATCCATGGAAAACGTAGAATAGTCATTTATATTCATTTCAACTCCTACATTATCTAATGAAGAGTTAAATTTTACATTTAACTTAAGAGCAAACGCATTTCCATTTAAACCAGTAACATCGTTTGGTTTGTATTTAGAAAGTTCAGGTATGTACATGCCTGAACTTGCTGGATCGTCTTTAAAGTTATCTAATATTAATATACCATAAAGATTTGTAGACTTATTAGAAATATTTGATTTTGAATATAGGTCATAATAAACTAATATTGCATTAAATCTAAAGTCTCCTCCTCTTTTAGAAAATTCTTGAAAATTATTTAATTTAGGGTCATTTGCAATTTTAGAATATACTGTTGAATTCCATTCAATACCATAATTGTATAAGTCAACCGGATCTATATTGATTTTGCCATTTGCATTATCAGCAAGAGCATCTAAATTTAAGAAAGCATCAGGATGTGTTTGTCCACCTCTTCCATTAATAACACCGGTTCCTAAACTAACATCATATGATGTTGCAGTTGTATTATAAGGAGTTGATTTGAATAATATTTCTGGAGTATATCCTACTGAAGATGGTACATTTACAAATATTTCATTGTACGTATTTCCTTGATAATTTTTATCATTTGAAACATCGATATTTCCAATATACTTTACAACTCTAGAATAACTATTACCAGTATCTGTTGTATCTTCATTTTCTATAGCTCTAGAATACCCACTTACAACTTGCTGTGAATTCGCAGTTTTAACTTCGAATGCACCTAAATGATGCAACCACTTAAATAATATCTTTTCAGCATCGGTAGAATAAATTGCACTATCAAAATCATCATCCGTTAGGATAAAATTCTCAAAATTAAGTGCATAGTTTTGTAAAGTTTGCGCGAAATGAACATTTGCATCTGAAGATGTTACTGGAGTATTATACGGATCTCCGGAAGCTTGATATAAGTTTTCAAATTGAATAAAGTTTGCTCCGGTGACTCCAGGATCTGATACAACTGGGATATCTATCAATGCAAACTTAGAGTACTCAAAATTTATATCAGGATTATAATAAGCCCTTGTTAAATCTCGAGCAGCACTTGAAAATGCATACATAGTACCTCCCTGTTCTTGGGGTATTCTTATTAATGGTGTTGCCATTTAAGCGATTTTGTTTTTATTAGTATGTTATAGTGCAACGAACAGCAGATACTATGTAGAAATTTCCACTTATATATCTTAAAGTAATTGAACCATTTTGTAATATCACAACATTCTGAGAAGGTCCAACTATATTAGTCTTGTCAAGCGTAATACTTCCTCCCTCTGCAATTAAGGTAATTTCTTGACCTTCATCTGCTGCTGCTAAAAGAATAGTAGTACTAAGCACAATTGCATTTAATACATAAGTTGTTTTATCATATGCAAGGGCAAGAGGAAGAGATATTGCATTATCATAAACAGAATGGATCAAGGCATTTCCAAGAACAACCTCTTTTGTAAACGTAGCTGATACGTTTGATATAACTTCTGTATTATTTACTTTAAATGCTTCTATACCACTATTAGTAATACTTAAACTACCGCCTGTAATTTGTCCTGTTAATGAAAGAGTTTGTGATGTTGTATTAAATAACGAAGCAATATTTGCCAATTCTCCATTAAGGGCAGCAAAATTATTATTTAATACGATTCTAGATGAAGAAACGCTGTCGGTTCCTAAGATTGTTGTTATACTTGCCATTTTAAATGATTTTTAATATATTTTTATTTATTGTGTTTTTATTTCCATTCACGTCGGTCAATTCCAATTCAACAGTATAATCACCTTTGTGTTTAAATAGATATGTCAGCCATGTATTACTATAATATATATCATTTACATTCTCGTTATTATTTTTAAGTGTCCATTTCTGGGCAACGATTCCTGGCATATTCGTAGTATCGTATGAGAATGTAACGTGATTTAATCTTTTAACTTCCATGTGAGTATCAATAACGCATAGGTCTTGATAATTAGGATTAAAACTTTCAAAATGAATTTCAGAATCTGGAAGTATTTCACCACCTAACGGATTATTAAAGCCAACACTAAAATAGTCATGCGTTCTTGAAGGTTCTTCAGATACTACTAACATATAGTTACATACATCTTCGGTACCATTAACATCAACATCAACTAATATTGGGTTGTAATTAAATTTAGTTAATATTGGATGCACTACTGGGTCTAATTGAGAAAGCTCATTTGCGATAGCATTCCACGCGGTTAAATTTGTATTTGATGTAGGATATGCTGCTTGGATTTCATATGAATCAGTAATTAATAGATTTGAATTAACATCATATTGAGTTATATAAAAATTGTAACCATTTGTGTATCCGTTAGATTGCAATAAATCCATCTTAAATGATGAGTTTATGTCGGCTCCAACTCTCGTCATATTCCAATTAATCTCGTCTCCATCTTCCCATAGTTGGGTTCTTAATTCTCTCCATTGATATGGCCCTGGAGTTTCAGCAAACCCAGATGTAGTAGTCGGATCGACATATCTTCTTACTGTAGAAAATTCCGGACCATCTTCTTCGTCGTGAACATAGTTTGCTCGGTCTAGAGTTAAATAATATGTTGCGATAACACTATCAACATCGATTGTATTCTCCCTAGCCCAATCCCAGTCACTACCTGCAACATTATAAGAGTACTTGTACTCATTCCAGTTTAATTGAGGTAACATTTTTTGGAATATTCCGTAAACTTCAACATTTTTGTTTTTAACTTCAAAGTAGTCAGGTTTTCTATAAGAGCTTCGAACATTATATAGGTCAAATATAGACAATTCAACGGAATAGGTTCCAGCGTATGGAAGTACTATAGGAAACTGTTGATATTGAGGGTGCCAAATATTTTCTTCGATAGGACCATTAAATACAGTTTCATAGTAACCGACAGGTCCTCTGAAGGATTTTGAATAACCTCTAGGTCCAAGTATTGTCCATTCTAATTCATAAATTCCCTGTCTCCACCAGTTATCCCATGTTAATAAGTTATATTGCTCATTTGCATATAAATAATCATAATTAGTAAAGTTTATGGTTGGAGGTGTACCTACAGGTACGCCAGTAGGGCATGAATTTCCAAGACATGTTGTATTAGGTCTAACTCCAGTAGCATTTGTAGGATGCGGTGGAAAATCTTCGAAAAAATTATATCCAACAGCACCGCCTACGTAATCTTTACCTGAATCTAACCATGTAAATTCCGCAGAATCCCAACTTCCTATAAATGAGTCCGCATTTAAAATAATAGGACAACCTACTGGAATTCCAACAAGAGTATTAAAACTTGATAGTTCATCAATATAATATCCATTATAGAAATTTATTATAGATTCCGAAATGATTTCTCTATCATCAATACCAATAGCACTAAAGTCTTGATTAATTCCTGTTAATTGCCAATCAACCTTTCTTAAGTCTTCAATATACAACTGTCTATCCTCAGGGTATCTACTAAAGTCAACCTTCTGTCCAGCGGTTTGGTCTTTAATAACATGCTGATTATTCCAAACGTTTAAATTAAATTGTGCAAAGTAATCACCTTCTCCAGTAATATCTACGATTTTAGCTTGAAGAGGTAAATATGTCGCTTGCAGTTTATTCTTAAGTCCATATAGTTTTATAAGTACTTCATCTGGGCTATAATCAACAGACTCAACTACAGTTGGAATATCCCACTCGTCGACATTACCATCAGCCTCATTTAATCGGTAGACAAGAGAAAATCTGCTAGTCTTTTTTAAATTTGAACTTGGTAATTGGTTTCCATTATTTTTATTTGCAAGAAATCCAACAGTATCTTGATTTGGAAGGGCAACTGCTTGCAGTTTTCCAAAGTTTTCTGCTTGTTCATTAATATTCAACCAATATTCTTTGATTGTTATTTTATTGTAACCGTAAAAATCGATAGCATTTAAGAGAGCTTTATAAGTACCGACAAATGGTTGTATTTGAGATGCTTGTAATAGGAGTTCTTTTCTTTTTTGATTCATTAAAATCCAGTCTGGAGACATCTCCAAAATGTTTGAATCTTTAAGTATGATATACTCTTCCTCGGATAGGGACATTCCCATATTTGATAAAAGAACCGATAATCTTTCGTCTTCAGATTCCGTCTCTCCATAGATTCTTATGCTTGCAATTAATACTTCTGGATCGCCATCTGCTATTTCATAAATATCAAGGATTCTTGTATGGTAATTATCTTCCTCACTCATAAGAGCAATGTTACACTTAACGGGAATCATTGGAATATTACTACTAATAATTTTAAAACCATCAGAGTTTGTTCCTACTGCAGTATTTGCGTTTAATATAGTATGAGTTTGAATATCATCTTTTTGAATTTCAAGAACTCCATTATTATTTTTAGCACTGTACATAAATATGTCCTCGCTAAATTCATAACCGCTAAAAAATTTGAATTTAAAAGTACTGGTAGTATTTCCAGTTCCGATTGGAGTAATAAACTTATCGCCTCCTAATTCACCTTGAACCTGCTCTAATATGTATATTGTTAGGGTTTCATATAGTCCAGTAGACACTTTCGGTAAATAACAAACTCCCTCCCATATATTCGTATCTGAATTATATAGGAGGTTTAGGTCATTTGATTCACTATCAAAAAATCTTAAATTTTGATTTGCCATTCTTATTTAACTTTTTTATCGTCTTTTCTAATTGTGTATGATTTATATGCCTTTAAATACGTTACAGAATCAACCCAATCAGCGACAACATGTTGCATCATCACTATAAAATCATACATTGTATTATTTCGTTGTATGTATTTTGATAACGAATTACTTAATATATTTGTTCGATAATCATTACCTTCATGTAATCTTTTGTCCATTGCTGAAAGTCGAGTATCATAACTTTTTACTTTACGAACTTTAAATAAATTACTTAAAATACCCATTACAATGCTTTTCTATTTTGAGCTTGAATTCTACTGAAAACAGTGTTTGGAACTGCAGGTTCATCAAAATAAACCGATAGTGCTGCCATCTCTCCAACTTTAGCATCATCTAAAACTGGTGCACCATCTCGATCTACCCATCCTCCTCTGAATAGAGCAACTTCTTCTTTCTCTAAAAGAATATCTCCAAAAGAGTCTAAATTAATTACATTTTCTGGAAGTGCGGCATTTGGTTCAAAGTTAACCAATGTTGTTTTTACATTTCTTTTAAAGAAAACGTATTTTTGTTTTCCATTTCCAATATCCTCAAGAGTTGTAGTTGATGGAGTTACCGTAACCGTGTCACTTACATAATATCCTAGTCTTCTAGCTGTCTCCTCCTTTTCAGAAACAAATCTAACATTCACTGAGTCGATTCCTTCAATTCCTTCTAATAGGGCAATAATGTCCGATTTTGGTAAACGGTCTCTTCGCGTGATACTAATTAAGTATTGAGATATTTTAGTTCTTATTTCTCCAAATAGGTTAATCTTATTAAATCCTTCAAAATATCTTACCTTAACATCCATTCTAAAATATTGAACTTTAGGTTCTACAATTTTAACTTCAGTAGTTACCATTTGTCTACCTGAATTTTCTAAAGTTCTAAGAATTCCATTCTTTTCCTCTTCTGAGAAAAAGAACTCCTCTTTATGCAGATTAAAATAGTCATTATTTTTAGTTAACTTTCTTTTTGTATCTGGCAACATGAATAGGTAAATCACATTGTCGTCATCAATATATCCGTCATCCGTAGTATTGTAAGCATCTAGGTATGAGAACATACCATATTTCGATAGAAATGACTCATAATTGTCTGGAGTTGCCAATACAAATGAGTGACTTTGTAAAGGTGCAATTAATTTTGTAAGTTCTATACTTTCAGGGTCAGAGCCCATTGTAGGTGAAACTGTAAATGAAGACTCTAATAATTTATTTAAGTCACACGAATTTCCAAGAGAATCAAACCCTTCAGTTTGAAATTTAAAATTAAGGTCTTTAGAACCTGTTAAATTACCTTTGATACCGTCTGAGACAATATATTCAACATCAATAGAAGAGCCTAGAGGTGGAATCATTCCAAATGAACCATTACCAAAATAAATATCTAGACCTCCAGTGATTCCTGTTTTAACAAGATACCCCTTAGTGCCGACTTGCATGTCATATAGTGAATCATATTTACTCCACAATTCGCTATTAACGCTAATTCGAACAGAGTCATTGTCTGTGTTCTTTTTGATAATTACATTAAACGATTGTAGTTTTTCACCGGAACCTGTTAGAGTTTGTTTTTCAATTTTACCCTGGATAACCGGTATGTATATATAATCAGGACTACTTTTTTGAATTATAAACTGATCATTGTTTGTTCTTAAGATATATTCCAGACCGTTTTTACTTGCCTTAATTACTGAATTTGCAGGAATATTTAAAGTATCTCCTTCAATATCATTAAATGCGCTAGTATTTAATCTTATTTTTAATTCACCTAAGGCAGATGAACCTCTAAATGCATCATGTCCTGCAAGTCTTGCAAGTCCATATATAGATTCTGGGTCTTGAGCGGTTAATATGTTTTGTTCAACAGTAGCATCTTCAATATAAAAGAATACTAAATTAGTAATTTCGGCTAGTACTTCAAGTATTTGAGAATATGGCGAAGCTGTTGTAAATAAATCGCTTGATCGCCCATATACTCTCGAAATATATGTTCGAGTATCGGCAATCATTTCAGTAGCCTTAATTCTGGCCTTTGATAAAAATTTTAATTCAGTCATCTCATTTATTTTTTTATATAGCGATTGTTATTCCAAACCTATAGTCAATAGATATATCTATAAAAACCATATTTTTTTCGGTTAATTCGGCAAATTCAACAGTAACATGAACTGGTATTTTTGCAGCTAGTGGAATATATCGCGAAATAGCACTTTGAACTACCCCTTGTAACATTGTATCATTATACATAAAAGAATATACATAATCTTCAAGATTAAGGCCAAATTCAGGGTCTCCCATCACATCGCCTTTTTCGGTAAATACCAATGTTTCGATTTGAGATATTATTAATGCAATATCTTCGTCGATCTGTAATTGGTCTTCGTCGTAATTAGGGTCTTCTAGTGATTTTATGTACAATTCCATAATAGTATATATTTGTTTAAGAATGGAACATCCAGTCGGTACCTTCGTCGCTTTTAATTTCTTCAATTAGTGAAGATAGTTCATCTTCACCGAGCCCTTTAATTAGGTCAGGATTAATTTGAATATTTCCAGGAAGAGAGAATCCAAATATTCCAAGTTTTTGTCCTAGCGAAATTTTAATCTTTGCAGAACAATATCTAAAAAATGCCTCATCTCCAAATAAAGCACATTCTGGAATTGTTTGATAAACTTTTAGAATTGTATCTTTTTTAGGAGTTTCTCCTGTGAATTTTAATTCATGCGTAAGTTGACTATAATGAAAACTATAAGGATTGTTAAAAATCTGTCGTGCTAAATCAAAAAACGATTCGTTGATTACGTAGTATTGTAAATTTTCTGCAGCCTGTCCCGTTTTAGAACCTCCATAAATTCCACCCATTAACATTCTTTCAATTGCAAAATCTCCTTGCGTAAAGTTAATATCCATACTTCCACCCCAAGAACTTCCTCTTTCCATGATTGCAAATACTGAAAATACTTCACCACCACCCGATGTAAGGTCCATTCCTGGAAGAGTAAAACTTCTAGTTAATTTAAAATGAGGGGATTGAAACATCGCCGCTGGAATTACCAAGAAGTTTTCTTGAACTGAATACTCGTAATTTTTATAAAACCATTTCTTTGCTCTTTTAACTATATTCTGAACCTCTGTTTTTGGAAGATTCATTGGAATCATACATGAACCTGTTATGTCAGCCGCAAGTTCATCTACAAATTTATTAAAACAGTCCGTATCCCATGTCGGATCTAGTAGACTTGAATTTCCAATCGCTGTTATATTACTCATCTTTTTATTTTATTTTTATATTGCTCTAGATTTAACGATTTCAACATCATTAAATTTAGCTAGTTTTTTATCGAATGAACCTTCTCTAAAGATTCCTCCATTCATTGTTCCTTTAAAGGTTCCTTTTCCATAAACATAACAATCATTTGCAGTGCACGTACCATGTACATATGAACCATCTAATTTAGAACTATTAAGCTGTGTTGATTGGTAGAAATTACAATAATGAATATCAGAACCATTAACGTCGCATCCATACATATCACATTCAGTAAATTCTCCTCGTAAAAAACAACTTACAAACTCATATCCTCTAAGGTCAACACAATATTCTAGACGACCTCCATTAACTTGAATTTTACCAGCATCGGTGTCATAATTAATATGTCCTTTGCTAAGGTCTCCATGTGTAAATAATTTCATAACTCTTTCTTTAACAGAAGGCCAGTATAGGTCAACTACCTTAGGATCGTCATTCATGTCGACGGTGAACTTAACATTTTTCCAATTATCTTTAATTGTCTTCCAGTCCTTTCTAGCATCGATTATTCTTTGGTTATCTGCAACTATTTTTTTTAATTCAATTGCATTTAACTCTGTGAAGTCTGGGTTTTCGGTTGATTTCCATAATTGAAGTAAAAAACGGTCGACTAAATAAAGAATCGTAGTTGTTTTCTTTTCCCAGTCCTCTCCTCCAATATAACGAAATTCAAGATAATTTTTATGTCTTTTGTCAAAATTTATTCCGTAGTATTTTGTATCTGGGTAGATAAAATTCTGTTGATTGATATGCTTTCCATCAAAGAAGTATGTGTCCTCTTTTGGTAGGACAAATTTGATAGATTTTGCGTATGCTGAGTTTTCTCTTTTAGGAAAGAATTTGAATACTTGTTCTTCATTAAAATCCAAAATGAATTTAAGAACGTTCATTTTAGAGATACGATACTTGTTTTCAATTTTTGATTTATCAAATGAAAGATTTAAGTGAATCGAAGACCTATCATTTGTATATCCATTCTCTTGAATCCATTGACAAACATTAATTATCATTAGACGAGCTGCAGTATATGGAAGGGCTCCAGTAACTAACTCAAGAAGTTTAGCTCCACCCGACATGTCAGGTTCTATTTTAAATTCATCGCGAGTTACTTCAAAATCGCTATGTGCTTTATCCTCGACGTGAATCTTTTTGCCAAGCAGTTTTTCAAGTTTTTTTGCAGTATCTTCAGCACTAAAATTTGAGTAGAACTCAAACTCTACGCCTACTAGAGCATTTTGCAAAATTTTAGATTCATTTAGATTATTCATTCAATTTGGATATATTAACTTAAGTTAAAGTATATATCCAAGTAAAAAATAACTATACCATAGAATCTCTTTTCGCTATAAGTTTTTGAAGTGATTTGTTAACACTTACTAACCATGTTTGTATTGAAGTAACATTAATTCGTTTCCAACTATCGATTTGAGCTTGGATGCTTCTTTCTTGTTCTTGATAGTAGTATGCTTCGTCATTATTATAATTTTTAGCAGCATCTCTCTTTACAATTTCTTTCCAAGTCGGCCATACATAATCACTTTTTGCCTTAATCTCATCATCTGTTAATTTAGAGTTAACTTCAAGTTTTTCTTGTTCTGTTTTAATACGTTGCTTGTAACTATTTATTTCTTTATTAATTTGTTCAAGCTTAGACATTTTCTTAATTTTGTCTGCATATTCTTTAGCAATTTCGGTAGCTCCAGTTTTTGGAATGCTGGTCTTAACAATATATCTATAGTGAAGTCTCTGAATGTTATGTCCTCCTGCATAAATCGCTTCAGTTTGGAAACTATAAGTGTTTTCTCCTCTTTGGATTTGAGCATCAATTTGAATATTTCCTTTAACGCTCTTACGCACGTTCATTGATAATAGTGAATCGGTTGGTAAGGTATACATTTCAATAGATTTAACCATATCGTATGTTAAATTGATTCTAGCATACTCTCTGTCGTATTTAGTGAACTCCTGTTTAAAGGTCTCAACAAACCATTTTTCTGTTGCAGCTAGCATTTCAACAATTGTAGGTTCTAACGAATCTAAAATAACATTAACAATATTATCTTGATTTGACTCATTTAAGAATTGTCCGTATGTTTTAAATTTGTTCATGTTTTATATATCTGTTTTAATTATAATGTAAATATAAACAAAAAAACCCAGATCCGAAAATCTGGGTTGTTAATTTTATGTTAAAGTTATTAACAATTATAGTTTCAAGAAAACCTTTCTAGTAGCTACGTCCATTCTTGTTATTTGAACGGTAATATTATCGTTCTTTGTAAGTGAATCAACCTTAACATTATCAGGAAGTTCGGATACGTGAAGTAATCCAACAATTCCATCTCCAACATCTACGAACACTCCATAATCTTTAACAGATTTTATTGTCCCTTTAACTTCAACTGGAAAACTTTTATACTTAGTAGCAACATCAGTCCATGGGTCAACAATTTCAACATGCTCTAATTGAGTCAACGTTATTTTATCGTTATTGATTATCTCTTTAATCTTAAATTCAATAACATCGCCTGGATTAATTTCTCTAGCCTTATGTTTTCTTGCCATTTCTGTGTTTAAATCATTTGCATGAATCATTCCAGTTAAACAATTATCAAATTCAACAAATACTCCGTATTTTGTAGAACCTGTTACGTTACCTTCTTTGGTTTCTCCAGGGGTATTTCTAAGGTCTTCAATAGCATTTGGAATAAGCGCTTGAAGATATTTTCTATGGGATACTATTACTGTTCCTTTTTCCGGAGAGAAACTCATCGGTACTACGTACATTTGTGTGTTAATTACAGAACCAAAGTCTGCAAGTTTATTAATACCAGCTAGGGATCCTGGCATAAAGCAATCAACTCCTTGAACATTAACAAAGTAACCTCCACCTGGAATCATACTTGTTACAGTTCCCATATATGCAGTATTTCCAGTTTCAGCAGATGCTAAAATTTCTCTTAATGTAGCAGCTTTGATACCAGCTTCAACAGAACCTAATACAAATCCTCTAGTACTTTTACTTTTTTCTGCTGTAATTTCAACAGATATTTCAGTTCCAGGAATTAATTTTGCTCTTGAGATTGTAGATTCTTTTGACAATTGAACATACACCATTTCACGATATCCAATATCGATAGATGCCCATTCCATGTCTACTGCATAAACTTTACCAGTATGCGTTTCTCCAGCATGTATTACATGTGTTTGATTATTTTCACTCCAGTGACTTTCCATTAAATTAAGAAGTTCTTGAGCATATGGTTCTCTAGAATAAACCTTAACACCATCTGGCGCTTTTACATGCTGGTTTATTTTTCTAAGAGTAGATGGGCAATCTGCAGAATATGCTTCCCAATCGAAGTTAGAGATATCGTTTGATAAATTCTCTGTTTGTTTAGTTAAAACGTCTTGTGACATTGTTTTTATTTTTAAAAGGTTAATAAATTATATATTTGTTTTTTTAGAATGCTAGCGGTGAAAATCCTATCATAGGTGCAGTACTTGTACCTACTGGTATTTTTCCATTGTATATGAATTTTAGGTCTAAAAGATGTTTTGAGCATGCAACTGCAACCGCAGTTGCAACTGCTTTAGTAGCTGTTTTTAATGTTGGTTCAATTTTAAATCTTTTACCAGTATTCCATGCTCTTCTTAAGTCTGCTCCTAGTTTTGCCTCATCTCCGTAATATATTGGAATGTAACTTCCAGGTTGGGGTATTAAACAAGGTAATATTGGAGGTGACGTTGCAAATGGTTGAGCTGCTGTAGATTTCCAATAATCAAGTATACATTTTGACATTACGCAATATGCATCATCCGCACCGCATGCATTTCCAGCTTTTTTGTTATCTTCTGCTATTTGATTAATATGACGGATTTTTAGGTTTCTATATCTAACCTTTTCAATATCATATTTAGCTAGTTTTGCCTTTAAACGAATTGGTTCGGTTTTCATAGACCATTGTTTAAACGTTTCATTTTTTGTACTTGATGCGGTCGCTGCAACTATTGGGTTTTTGGCTGGAGCTCCTGCTTGATCGTTGTCAATCCCTTTAACATAAGTAAATATGCAAATAAAAGTTGAAGTTATCCATTTTGGAATACTATTAGGCCTATCATCGTACTCTTCTTGGAATAATCTATCATTAGTTGCTACTTCTTTTTTAATCTTATTCTTAATCTTTATTACACGAAGAGATTGCACAGTTAACTCTCTATTTAATGTATCTATTTTTTTATCATCTTTTTTGAACTTTGCAATTGCTAATTCATTTTGGTATAACCTAATTTTTGCCATTATATAATCAATTGAATCAACTTCTTTAATTTCATTGATATTTTTTTTAACAATATCGATGTTAATTAACTGTAATTCTACTGTAAGTTTCTGATTCAACCTTTCAATTTTATCAGATACTGAAGTAGCACTTCCATTATAATTATTAAAATTTTTATATGCTAATTCAATTTTTTCTAGCGAAATTTCTGATTGAAGTAATTCAACATATGCATATCTTTTTTCAATTGATTTGAGATTAATTTTTGTATTTAATTTATCATACTTTTCTTTCGCTTTTCTAATAGATTCACGAGCTGAATCATATTGATTTCGATAATTATATCTAGTAACATTCGTTGAGTTATCGGCGTTTGTTTGAGGCAATCCATTAATTCCAGTATTAGTTTTTATAGATTCAGCTTCTTTGTCAAAAAATTCTAAAACCTTCTTACTTACTTTTTTGGCGAAATCTCCATGATATGGAAGTCTTTCAACCCAATCTAAATATTCTTCTGTTCCATCATTTTCATGTATTACTTTATTTGTAAGTTCATCAACTTGTTGAGCCTCTGTCATAGGTTTTACAAGTTGAAAAACAATAGGTGGATCCACTTTAATTTCAACTGCCTTTGTATCTTCTTTTATTTCTATTGAAGCGCTTCTATCTATATTTTTAATTTCTGCCTTTTTAGATGCATCCATTGCACTAATAAAAACATACTCATATTTACCAGGATCTGTAGGAGCCAAAAACTTTACAATTCCTGCGCTATCAGATGTCAATGCAGGTTGTATTAATCCATTTAATGAATATGTAAATTCATATGGAGAAGTTCCATCCCCGCCAACAACTGACATTGTTACATATCGAAGTTCTGGTTGATTGTCTACATTTTCAGAAGTTATATCAATATCTCCAAAAAGATTAGTTAATGGAACTATTGGTTTTGGAATTATACACGTAGTAGGAAACAATGGGTAAAATTCAAAAGGGTCTATTGTTTCCTTATTCTTAAGGGTCCACTCTTCAAATTCACAATCTGGATTCATGCTTAAATCTACTCCAGGAAGTTTTTCAAACATATCTTCATATAATGAGTTTCCAAATTTATCTTCTAATTGAGGTTCAAGAGATTTGAATAGCATATTGAATGCTTTTTTAAATCCTTCTTCAAGTATTGGTTTTTGTCCAGATTTATGGATATTTCCAAATGGAGTTTGTGAGGTTTTAACAGCATTAAAATATTCATTAGCAACAAACATACCGAAATCGTCTGGACCTTTAGAAGTTCTACTGGCCAGTTTTTTGGAAACGTTATTAATAAATATTGGCCACTGTGCAGGCATATTGTGTTAATTTATAGGATATTTATCCCAATTATTTATTCTTTTGCTGATATGTTATATGCGAACTTTTAAGACTTGAAATTGTCGAAGGAGTCGGTGGTGAAGGAGGTCCTGAAGGTCCTGTTGGAGTTGGATGGATATGTGCTTTATAATCATCCAATAGTTTATTTAACCATTTTTCTAAAGAGACTCCACGAACTGTAGGTTCATCTTCATTTTCACTTCCCTCTCCAGTATTACTTAAGAATACATTTCCAGAGTCTAGGAATATCTTGTCTTTAGTTGAAATTTTAATAAATCCCTTCTCATCAATTTGAATTAATGGACGTTCTTTAGCTCCAGTTCCTCTGGTAATTACCAATCCATCTTCAGGAGAATGATAGATTCTTATATTTCTTACTTCATCATATATTAATGAAACAACATCATGTGCGGCTCCCGACTTATCAAGAACATCTGCTTTAAGAGCTTTACTTTGATTGACTTGAAACCAATATTCAGGGTGATAGATATTACCATTATCAAAACGAACAGCAACTATAGTTCCAATATTTGGAGTATTATGAGAACCAACTAAATCTCTATTCATTGGTGTTGCCCATGGAATAGCATCATTGGGAAGTTTATCAAACTTCCCATATACTTTAACTCTGCATCTTCCCCAATTCTTAGGATCCGCATTATCTACAACCTCACCTATCCAATGGGTCTCCCTAATGTTATCCTTTTCTAATTCAGTATCTGTTGCCATTATTTATTATAAATGTTACCTAAGTTATTAATCGCCGCTTTATTAAGTCCTTGTCCTATTGTAGAACCTGGTAAGATTCCATACACATTAGCTTGAATGGCAGCTCCTATATTTCTTCCCGCAATTACATCATTTGCGGCACTTGTGACTGCTTGGTCTGCTCTTCTTATAACATTCGAAAATACATTTTCGAATTTAGGAATTCTGTTAAGCGTCTCATCCTTTAACCTTTGTAGAGCTTCTGCTTTCTTTTTTTCTGCAAGAGCTTTTAAGTCTCGTGCGGCACTTTCCTTTACTTTATCAACTTTACCTTTAAGTTTATCTTTAGCAAATTCAATAGGAGTTTTTGATGAGGATGAAAACATTTCTTGGTCAGGCGCGGGAGACAATTGAGCCTCTGCGTAACTTTGTTTAATGATTCCGTTTAACACTCTTGCTTCAACCTTTTCGATTTTTTCATATTTTATCGTAAGAGCTTCTTTTGCCATTTCAGGGTTTTTACTAAGATCTGCAAAAACAGTAGTTCCTGATGCTAAATCAAACTCACAGTATTTTGCACCTATTAAAAAGTAGGGACGACCTTCTGGTCCAGAAATACCTGCATTTTTATTTTCGGTATCAATTTTTGGTTTCATATTATCTGGAAATCCGGCAATAGCACTTTTATCTAGTTTTTTGGGAATCCCATTTACCTTTACATCTTCTACAATTGCAATCGATCGTACTTCAGTAACATATATCCACATTCTAAACTTTCTTAAGTTAGCAGGGATTATGTAACTCCACTTTCTCTCGTCAAATATTGCTCTTCTATATAAGTGCATTAAACCAGAAATTGTAAGATTTAAAGATTCTAATGTTTCAATTTCAAATTTTGCATCATCACCTCCAATGTATGCATTTTGAGGATTATATTGTTGCAGTCTTTCTAGTCCCTTAAATGATTGCCAAAACCATGGCAATTCTTTATTAATAGTTTCTAGTGTTTTTATAAAATTTTGTAAGTCATTGAGTCTTTCTGCATAAAAAGAGTCTTGCGCTGCCAATGGTTTTAAAAAATTAACAGCCCCACCTGCAAGAAGTGGAGAGCTTTCTATATCATAAAAATCGAATAATAAAGCAAAAGAAAGATACGTCGGATCTTGGTAAGGGTATTTCCTGTAGGAACCTTTTCTAAAATCCATTGGTGTTTTAAAATCTGACATGTATTATATATTATTTTTATTTTAACCTTTCATTAATTCAGCTTCATTCGCTGCTTCTGTATCCTTTAAAACATCTTCAAGTTTTTCACCTTCCACTTTACCATTTTTAGGAGGACTTGAATTCTTTTTCTGAGCATCAGAGCTTAATGTATATGAACCTACAAATGTTCCATAATCAGGTCCGTATTTAACATCCCATATATAAACTTTCTTACTTTCAGAAGAGGTAATTCCACTTTGATTAATAATATCTCCAGTTTTCCATGGATTCCATTTAAACTTAACATCTTTTTCAACCTTCTGCTCCTTATATGTTAATGTCACTTTTATAGTATACGCACCTTCTTTATCTTTAAACGTTGCTTTAGGGACTTCAAATATAGCATTGTATTTGTCCCCTGGATCTCCTTGGTCTTCTAATGTAACGTTAGCATCATATTCTTTTTCAAGAGGTCCTACAAATTTAACCTTAATTTTAGGAGTTTCTGTAACTAGCGTTTTATCATCAGCAGTCCACTTGAATCTTGGTTTAAATTCATACCAAGAACCTAACCTATCCGCGTATTTAAAGTAACTTAAGTCCAAATCTAATACTGGTTCTTTTGGTGGTTCTGGTGGTGGTGGCGGTTCAACAGGTTCTGGAGTAGGTGGTGGTACAGGAGGAGTAGGCGCAGGTGTAGCAGGTGTTGGTGCCGCGGCAACAGTCTCTGGATTAATATTATTAATTCTACTTGGCCATTCTCTTCTTAGCAATTTTAATTTTTGTTTAACAGAAGGATCCCCTGTCTTAAAGGTATATTCAATACCTCCAACAACATAATATGACGATAAAAATTCGTCTAGTACATATTTACCAGGTTCTACTGTTGATGCATCCGGATCTACTGTAGTATCGAACCCTTTTTCTTTTTTAGCATCTTTAATAACTTTATCTGCTCCTAATTTGTCCTGTTGATTTGTATAAATAGCAACCGGTATTTTTTGGTATAAATGGATCGCAGGATTAAAAGATGCCAATGAAACTTCCAATGACATTTTTTTAACCTCATCTAAGTTTTGAGCATTGCTTATTGCAGAATACTCGTAATTTAGATGAGTATGTGATGTTTCTGGATCTGCGTTTTTTCTACCAGTATATTTTGTCTTTGTTTCACCTTTATAACGATCTTCATCTCTTCGACCCTTCATAGGTTCCTCAATATCCGACATTTTCTTGCTTGCAAGAGGTTCAATTTCATGACTTACTAGTCCCTCATCTGAATCATCTTCAAAATATTGAAGAGTTCTTTTGTAACCATTTTTTTTGGTTTTACTTCCAGCACTATTTGCTAGAGACTGTGCCTCAATAAATAGGTTGGTACCTGCATCTCTTTTATGATTGGTTAATATAAGTGGTTTTTTAGTTTGATTTGCTGAATCATCTGATCCATTTCCAGGCATATCATTAAGTTCTCTATCATAAGAAGCAATAATGTCGTCAATAGATTCTTCTGATTCTAATAAAGTATTTAAGTTAACATAATTAACATAGTAGTATTGATCGATACAATACGTCTGGAAACTATCCTCATCAATGTACGAGTGTTTTACCAAATCTTCCAATGTATCAAATCTACTATTATAAGGTAAAACCAGGGTACATGAATCATCAGCAGAATCAATATTGGTTGCAACTCCAAGCTTTAAATCATTAGCAATTGCTTCAAGATGGTCTAGAGAAGTACCTTTCCCATAAGATTTGCATTCATCAGCATATAAACCGGGAACTTTAATCCTTCCTGAAAAATTATATTTTCCTCCTTTGACATTTGAGTTTTGTCTAGGTTGGTCAGCACTTGTAATATCGAAATCGATTCTAATATCTTTATACGATGTTTTGTCAAGGGTACCCATTCTAAAGTTAATAACATCACCATCTCTAGGGAATGTGTCAATTGTAAATAGACCTTGAGTATCTGCAAGAGTAAGGTCTATTGTTGGGAGAGACCCATTACAATCTAATACCATTTTCAAAACGTCTCGGTCACTAAAAACATATCCATTGATAGAAACCATTAGTATATAACCTTTACTAGTGTTAGCTTTAGTTGCATCACCTTCACCTTCACCGAACGATTCAAAAGTAACCTTGTCTAACTTAATAGTAGGCTCTGTTATTGTAAGAATATGATTATTAATTGATGCCATTAAATTACTATTTTACCGTTACCGATTTTAATATTAGTATCTCCTTCTTTTAAGATATTTGGAGGTAAAATTTGTTTTGCTCCATTTGGTTTTTGTGCTGCTTTTCTTTGTAAATATTCAAGTCGTTTAGCATCTTTAATTGGAAGTCTTTTAGTATCGACAAACTGGTCTCTAATTGAAGGTTCATTTGTTGTATTTAAAATTTTAATTTCTTTGACAACTTTAAGAGCTTCTCTATGGTTTGGAATATTAAGAACATCTCCTAATTTTATAGAAAATGGATTTGAAATGCCATTCCATTTTAATATGTAATCACAGTAGTTTGCATTTCTATAATATAGTAATGAAATTAAATCAATTCTACCAACCTGATCCTCAGTAACAGTATGTTCATTTATTGTTTCATTGTTTTCAATAAATACAAGAGTAGGCTTGGTAAATTTATATCTACCATCTACTAATTTCTTTTTATTTAGTGTATCAAACTGCATTATCCGTTACTTAATTTTCTAAAGTTATTTACAAAGGTATCTTTACCTGCTCCTTTTCTATCCTTGTTTCCATATTCATTAACATCAACTGTTTTGTTAATATCTGCAACATCATCAGGTTGAACATAGAATCGTCCCCTTCCTGAGTTAAACATTGATTCAATTTCTGCTTTATCTCTTGGTCGGCCTGGTTTTAACTTAATAACTGCAGTCATGTGTTCTGGAAAATCTTGAATTCCCATACCACCTTCAAATGTTATCTCACAGTCAGTCATACATAGGTTACCAATTACCATTATTGGATTAAGCGGATTCCCTACAGTTAAGTGCCAGTTTCCAGTAGGATCCCCTGTAAGTAATGAAGCTGCTGCCTGTCCTCCCTGTGGAGTATTAAACATATCCATCGCCATACCTCCAATAAGATTATTTAAAAACTTATTATCTTTAAGAGCTCCTAATGCACCTCCAATATCTCCGCTCATTAACGCTCCTGCAGCACCTGCCATTCCGGTTCCTGCTCCTTTGAACATTTTACCCATATCATCAACAATACTTCCTGCAAATCCAAGATAATCTCCTTCTCGAAGTTTACTTAAATTACCTAAAGGTTTTGCAACTGACCCATCTCCAATGTATCTAACAGAGCCTCCCCAAAAAGGAGCATTATTATATGTTAACGCTAGAATATTTGCAAGTTGGTCTAACATCATGATTTTAGGATTTGCTCCTTCAAATGCTCTAAGTTCATATTCAAACTTAATAGTAAATTCTTGTTCAAATTTAAGACCCTGTTCTCTAACTAATACGTTCTTAATAACATTCATTGGACCGAAAACATGGTTAGGATATGTAGCACTGAATGAATCAAATCCAGCATTTTGTTTATTTGCGTTTGCAGCAACTGCGTCTCTACCTGCTCCTCCATTTGCCATGGCAGAAAGAATTTTATTCCCTTCAACAATACTACCAAATTTTGCAGAAGCAGCTCCTTGCTGTGAATTTAATGTTTGCACTGTTGATTCTGCATCTTTCCATCCGTATCCATTTGTGAATTTTAATATATCTCCCATGTTATTTCCAGGAGTTTCGCCAAGCCAAGTTACTGCACGGGCAATATCCGGTTGTTGTATGCTTTCCATAGTTTTTCCATCTTGGGCAAGAGCCTGTGGAGTTACAATATCATCAGCAGCTGGATATGAGAATCTACGAAGTGTAATAAGCATATTGTTAGGGATTTTACCATAATATTTTGCCAATGCAAAATCTGAGTATTGGTATCTATATGCATAATTATCAGTAAGAGCCGAAGTTCTTTCTATAATCTGAGTTACTGTTGGATTTTTAAGGTCATTAATATTTATTTTTTGATAAACAGTATTTCCATCAATGTTAGATATAAATCCGTTTTTAGAAGAATCTAATGGATTTCCTCTATAATTAATTAGCGAATACTTATTAAAAGCAGAATATGGTCTTGCACCAACTGTTATCTTTTTACCTTCATTTCCAGGTTGAGTTGACTTATATACTTCAGAATCTACAATATCACTATAGTATTTGGACTTTCCGGTTTCGGCACCTAATATTGTAAAGGGTTGATCAGATGAAGCAGCTCTTTTTTGCGTTTGATCCTCTGTTTTTGGATCTTTTGCAACAGGTTTTCCGCTGCCCTTTGAACCCGAATGTACACCATCTGGATTTGAACCTTCAATATTTGCAGCATCTAATCCAGCTACATTTTTAACAGCACTAATAAATCCTTTTCCTATCGAGGATTCTTTAGTAGTTTTAAATGCAGATCCAGCCTTTTCCGTTACTTTATCAAACCAGCCTTTTTCTCCAGCCATTCCTATTAAATATATTTGTTTAGGTATATATCATCGAAACTGGCTATTCTAAATTATCATAGTCAATAGATAGAGGTCTATACAATAATTTATCAAAGTAATCTTTTTGAGTTCCTGCTCTTTTGTCTAAGAACTTTTTAATATGAGCTTCAAATACTCCTCGACTTTCATAATAATATGTGCCCTTTGAATATGCTGACCTTGTAGTAAGTTCATAAAGGTCTCTAATAGATTTTTCAACTAAGAAGTCTTGGATATTGTTCTGTAACTCATTAAGTTCATCGTATGTTCTAACGCACATTACCGAGTCAACAACAATCAAAAAAGTTTCCCATTTTGAATCAATATAGTTCTGAAGTTCTTTTACGTTTGGTATGTTTGTTCTAGAAATTCTGAAAATAGTATTCCCTCCCTCAAATGAGCGATCAAATTTCATATCAAACATATATCTTTTAAGAAAGTCTATGTCATCATAAAATTTAACAATTCTGATCTGGTATCTAGGCATTTTATCGTTAAACTCAATATCGTGGATTATTGCTTTAACAGGAAAAACAATATTGCTATATCTATTATTAGTTATTAGTACATTGATATATTCACCTTTTGAAAAAAGTTTATGTCTAATCATTTGGAATTAATTTAACACTGTCAAATTGAGAGAGTATCGTCTCGTCAATCTTTTTATATTTATCGATAATTATTAAAGAGATTAAGAGTTCTCTTTCAGTATTAGTTTGAATTAATTTTTTGAAGTTACTTACAATGTCAGAATCGAGGCTTCTAAATACATAAATTACGCGATCTACGTCCTTTGTGTCAGAGCGTAAGCATCGCGTAATTTCATTTATTATAGTTAATCCAATTATTGAGTCATTCGGGTCCCCACAATATGGGTCAGCTTTAATAAGTTTATTTTTAATACTAAAAAAGTCGATTATTTTAGTCGATTCTTTTATTGTACCTTTAATAAACTTGTTAAAATCTCTTCGTGACGGACACCAAACGCAATCAATTTGTAAGTTATTCATTAACTGTTAGCTTTCCACCCGATAATCTTTTAAGATCGGATTTGATAGCTTCTATTTTTTCATTTTTATCTTTATCATTTGGAATATAATCATTTCCCCATGACTCGATAATTTTGATTTGGTTTTTACTTTTGGAATTACCAAAAGAAAGACCTATGTCGATGCAAAGGTCTTCAATGAATTTAATTTTGGAAATTTGGTCAGAAAAATCATATACTACTGTTGATTCATAACTTTCTCCTCCAGCATTAATATTATCATCTACTACCGTTTTAATAACACCGTTATCTGCTAGTGTTATCTTAACTGTTTGCATTAAATCTCTCTATTAGTGAATCTTTAGCGTCCTTCATTAATTTTCTAGCAGCTTTTTTATCTTCTCTAAGAGTTTGTTTATTTTTAACAGCTAGTGTAAAAAATGCCTCGCTTAACATTTCAATTTCTGCGTCATTATATCCTATCTGTTTCCAAGTCTCTTTTAAACTTTCAGCTTTTTGAGCTAATTGTTCTTCTAATTGGTCCATGATTCTTTTTTCATGGGCTTCTTGTGCTGCTTTAGAACTTGCACGCAGACTTTCTCTTAGTTGAATACCTTCAGCAGAAAGTGGACTTAACATGTTTTTGATTTTTAAATAACCCATTGCGCTCAATTGAGCTCTTCTTTGTCTTCTAGAGACAGTTGCTGTTTTAGCCATTATAGTAATTGTTTATAAAAATTGATACTTCTTCAGTTAAATATTCTTGTAGTTTATTTATCTCAATTTGAGACACTGCTACTTTTGCAATAGTTTTGATTAGTTCTTCTCTGTCCTCGTCTGCATTATCTATTAACATATCAAATACCTTTTTATTTGGTATATTTAGATTAATTTTAGCTTCGAAAGGCTCAACATTTTTTTTGGAAAGTTTGTTAATCAATTGTTCTAATGGAGATTCCTTAGGTGCAATATATGCTGCTTTAGGTTCTTCATTTTTTATTACATTAATTCCTTTTGCTATACTAGATAATTGATCAGCTCCCGGAAATGGAATTTCACCATTTATAATCTCTTCTAAAAATTCAGGTAAAACTTCATTGTATATCTGAGATCCGTCTGTAAAATATGTAAATTCAGAATCTCTTTCTTTTACTTCAACTATTTTACCGAAGTTATCTCCGGCTTTCCATTGGTATTTTTTTACATCTTCTTTCACTAGTTCCATTTTTAATGTATTTTTATAATTATATTGTTTTTTGAAAAAATGTTTCTTAGTCCAATTCAAAAAAGACTGAATCACTTTCATTTCGATATTTATTTTTAAATTTATCTATGTAATCTACAGACTTTGAACTTCCTATTAATACATCTGCGTTTCTAACGTATTTTCTAAAAAAAGAAATACTTCCTTTACATTTAAGAAATTCTTTAAGAGCCTTTTTTTCAGGCACAAATATTTTATTAATACTCATTCCACGCTATTACTTGTTCAACTTCAATTTCTGCTTTTTTAAGTAGTTCAACACCGCTCATATCTCTATAATCTTCAGTGTAGTATACTTTTTTGATTCCGGCTTGTATGATTAATTTTGCACAATCAAAGCATGGACACGTTGTAGTATATAAATCGGCTCCTTCGCAACTCATTGTAGATTTTGCAACTTTCATAATTGCATTAGATTCTGCGTGTAAGACTTCTCGTTTGGTAACATGTCGATGAGCACAACATGAATTATCATTTGAAAGGGTCCATCCATTATCTTCTAAAAGTTCAGCGTTGTCAGGATTATCCCAATAAGTTGTTTCCACCATCTCGCATTCATTTTCGAACCCGTGGGGAGTACCATTGTAGCCAAATGAAATTACTTGTTTGTCTTTAACAATAACACATCCTACCTTTCTACGTTCAGCATAACTAAGTTTTGCGAACTGATATGCAACTTGCATATAAATTATCTCTGTCGGAATTTTGGGCATAAAAAAAGTCTATATATGTTATATTATATATAGACTTTTTATTTAGTTTACCGGTTGGACCGGATTTCTTTATTTTATATCTTCAGCGTCAGTAGCAACAGTAGCTTCTTTACTTTCATTAATTTTCTTACTGAAAGCCTCGCTCATTTTATTTAAACATGCTTCGTATGCTTCAGATTCCATGTCTTTTTTCATTTCTTTTACACAATTAGATGCCATACTAGCAACAAGTGATGCATTTTCAGCCATATATGTTTCTACAGTATGCTCATCATGCGCATCTTCTTCCCATGTTTTAGCTTCTGCAATAACTGCTTCATAACACTCTTTTAATAATTCAGAAACAGGTTTTGTCTCTTCTTTAATTTCTTCAGCCTCATCTCCGATGTTTGCTTCGCCAGCTTCGTCTAGTCCTTGAACCTCTTCTGCTTCCTCTTCTGTTTCTTCTTCAGATTTAACATCAGGAGTTCCTTTAGCAACAACGTCTGCTTCTATTTCTTCGGCTCTGTCCATTTCTGAGACAAATTCTTCGAATTTTTTAATACTTGCCATAATATATTTGTATTTTTATTTAATAATTAATTTTGTGTTGGAGAATTAGAACTATTTGATTTTAAAGTTTTTATTAATGTAGCAATTGCTGCATCTTGTCTTTTCCATGCTGTAGTTTTTTCAACTTCTTCTCCTACTCTTGGTCTATCCGGATTGTTAGGGTCAAGTCCAACTTTTTGAAATCTACCTTTAGAGGATACACCAATCATAGAACTAGTGTCATTATCTTCTCCTTCTCTCCAATAAATTTGTACCGCATAATCAAATGTAATTCCGTCTGACCCATTTTTTTCAATAGTAGTTTCGCTAGTAACTTCTGCCCATGGGCATTTTTTAGCAACAGTATCGATTACATACTTTCTAAATTCTTCAGAAGTTTGAACTTGTTTTTCGTTTACAAATTGTTCAAATAGTTTAATATGTTTCATTGTTTAGATTTTTATTTAGATTTTATATATCTTTATTTTTTAAATAACTGAAACTGTCTGATAAAAAGTAGTCTCGGAGTTTTAGATAGTGTATCAATATAAAGAATATTGAACCTCCTGGCATTACAACTATTGTTGCTAGACCTAATGTCTTAACCAGATTTATTAATTGTTTTGCAAACTTTTTACCCTCTTCGTCAGTTAAAGGTCTACGTTCTATAACGCATGTTGTTAAAAGTTTAGACATTGATTTTGTTTCAACGCCCTCTTTTTTAAGAGCCTCTAAAAATAGGTTAACATCCTTTTTTATCTTTTCTAACTCAATTGTTTTATTTTTCACAGAGTATAAATTCTTTTTGGTATTTTTGAAGAGCCAATTCTTTTGCTTTGGCCTCTATTTCTATATCTATTTCCATTCCATAGGTATCAATAAATTCATATAGATAATCGGCGTGTGCTCGTATAATAACACTAGGGTCTTCGTGTAGTTTTTTGGCACTTGAATAGTGACACAATTGGCGAATACCTTTAGGCCACGTACGAGCTGCTAAAAGAAGAGCATCTTGTTCGGACATCGGGTCTTCATAGCATCTATGGTGATGGTAGTCGAATGTGATTGGAGTACCAATTGCTTCGTAAATTCGGTAAAGGTCATTTACAGAGTATTGTGCAGGTTTATCGTCGTTTTCGAGGATTAAACGGGACTGTGCAGAAGGTGATAACAATTTAAAGTTTTCGATGAACCTTAGGATTGCTGATTCTTTGTCACCATACGAACCTCCAACATGAATATTCATCGAATAATATGGATTTGCCGGAAGACCCATCATATCTAATATAAATGCATGTTGATTAAGTTCTTTGATAGAATTATCGACAGTTTTTTGATTTGGACTAGGCAATACACAAAACTGACCAGGATGGAATCCAATTCGCTGACCGTATTTTTGTACAAGAGAACCCGCGCCTTTTAGTAAATTTGAAATTGTTGGCCAATTTGGCAAATCAGTAAGCTCATATTCGGACATCCATGGGAACATACTAGACGACATACGGTACAAAGTAACGCCGTTTTTATGATTCCATTTAATGATTTCTATCATGTCGCGGATATTTGCCTCTGCAAGTTCTCCAGCGTATTTGATACCTTTTGCGTCAAAGGTTTTTTTAATCATTGAACGCCCGATTTTAATACCACTCTTGTCAAGAGTCAAATTTATGCAACAATATCCGTAGTTAGCTCCCATGTATATTATATTAAGTTAATTTCAAAAGTTTATAGAGATACAAATATTGCCTCATCCTCATTAGGAGCCGATTCTAATCCAATACCATATCGATACATTAGAGTATCATATCTTCTCCAGTTTTTAACAAAAGCTAGTCCCATTGTATGCGCAGAAGGTTCAATATTTAAAAATCCACAATAATCAGGATGAGATTTGTTAAATTGATAATCTTCCGCAATTGTTTTGATAAATTGTTCCATGTCATCTAACGGTTCCTCATCGAAATAGGGCATCCCAACGTTATACATTAATTGACAGTAGAATTTAAGAGCCTTTACATTAATATTGTCTGCATTTGCAAATGCTCTTTGCAAATCATTATCTACCACAGCTTGGACAAAACCACCACCGACATATCCAATTTGCCATTTGGTACATAGGATTGATGTTCCTATTTGAATGATATGATTTGCATCACCATCCGCTAATTCTTTTAGTCCGGCATGCAAACCATTTACTGCAAGATAATTTACAACGAGTTCTTTTACAACTTCTATTTTTTTGAAAGTGTCCATCTTAATAATTTGTTTGAGGTTCGTATTTAGGGTAACGGTTACAGATATCGAAGATTCGCATAACTTTTGAAGCTAATTCGGTAGGTAATTGAAGGGCTTCAATTTGAATTTCAGCATATAAATACCCATCAAATAAACCGTACATCATGTTTTCTAAGTTTCTAGAGTAATCATTGTCTCCAATTTCTCTAATGATTTTCATAATTTCGGTTCTAGTTTCTGCAACCATGTTTTCTTGTCTATCAAATCTTGTGTAACTCATAATATTTCTTTGTTTTAATTAGATATGTAAATATAATCAATATTGTTGAAAGGGGAAAATCCGAAGTGTTAATTTTTTGTTAAAAATAAACTTCTGCAGTTTGTTCATAATGCTGGATTTCATTTAAACATTCATCGTAATTAGTAAACGTTAAATCAAAAGGTTCTCTACCATCGTAGTCTACTACTGTGATTGTAACTTCTCCATTACTTTTCATTTGTCTGTGTAAATCGATTTCTCTGTAAGTTGTCATTTTTTCTTTGTTTTAATTAGATATGTAAATATAATCAAAAAAACCCAGATTCGAAAATCTGGGTTGTTAAAGTTTTGTTAAATTATTTCCAGAATAGCTGGACACATATTATAATAAATGAAAGTATTAAACAAGTTATTGTCTTTGCATTTAGAGATTCATCCATCATAAAATATGTTAGGATAGAGAACGAAATCATACCCATTGCAAATCCAATAAATCTTCCTGGCCAAAGTTGACCATCGTAATATTCTGCAATCATTCTAGTTGCTTCTATAAAAACATATGATATTGTAGAACCTCCTATTACAGCAACTAGCAATGGGTTTCTTTTAAACCACGGCCACATGAACTGACCATTTGTTTGGAACCATATAAACGATTGTCCAAATAGAAACAAAAGAATTCCATATATTAATGCTCTCAAAATAAGGTTCCTGTTTCGGTCAGTAGGTGAGAAATAAAACTCATTCGATGTTGCTTACTCGGACCTAATGATTTAATTGCATCAATATGTGCTTTAGTACCATATCCTTTGTTTGAATTCCAACCATATCCAGGAATCTCAATATCCAAATCTTTCATAACAGCATCTCTTTCAGTTTTAGCTAGAATACTTGCAGCCGCTATTGAAATATATTTATTGTCTCCTCCGATTATAGTTTCAAAAGGAATTCCTTCAAATCCATGGAACTGGTCTCCATCAACTAATATAAAGTCAAATTGGGCATTTTTTTGAACTCCTTCTAAGCATCGTTGCATTCCAATTAAAGTTGCTTTTAAGATATTAGTTGATTCAATATCTTCCGGAGATATATGTACAATGCAATATGCAATTGCATTTTCCTCAACAATTCTACGAGCCTCTTTTCGTTGTTGTTCATTTAATAATTTTGAATCTTTGATTAAGGGGTTTTCAAAGCCAAATGGCATTATGCATGCGGCAACCGTAACAGGTCCACTTAGTGAACCTCGGCCAGCCTCATCAATGCCAATTTCTATAATTGATTCATCTCCAGAATAGGAGTGTTTAAGTAGTATTTGTCTGGTTTCCATCTATATGTTTTATACTTATTATATAGATGGATTCCAGATAGTTTCTTATTTCTCAGGGTTTTCAACTCTCCATTTGTCGTAACGATCTACCACGTCTTGAAGTATTTTAGCTCTTACAATATCTTTATTCTCAAAAACATGGACTCCAGTTCCTTTAATTCCGCTCATCAACTTCATAAATCCTGGAAGACCAGCACTAACCTTTGGTATATCATATTGACTAATATCACCAGTAACTAGAACCTTAGAATTTTTACCCATACGGGTTGTGAATAACATTAATTGTTTAAATGATGCATTTTGAGCCTCATCTAGAATCATAAATGAATCATCAAAGGTATCTCCTCGCATAAAGGCAAGTGGTTTAAATTCAATAGCACCTGAAGCGATCAGCCCTTCGGTTAATTCATCACCTACTATTTTTTTAAAATTTGAAATATATGATTGCATGTACGGATCAACTTTGTCTGCAATATCTCCAGGTAGGAATCCAAGTTTTTCTCCTGATTCTTGAATTGGTTTACATAGGATAATTTTTGAAACTCCTTTTGTTGCTAGCAACCATAGGGAAGTATAGCATGCAGTAAATGTTTTTGAGGTACCTGCTGGACCTGAACAGAACGTTATTTCATTTTTTTTGATTTTTTCAAAATAATCATATTGAGATGGTTTTAATTGTACTCCTACTAAATCTAATTCTTTTACTACTGTTTTTTTAGGACGTCCAATTGGAGCTTTTGTAGTCGTAGGTTTTGCCTTAGTTGTTTTTGATTTACTTTCCACTGTTCTTTTTTGCATACAATTTTTGTATATATTTAATCACCAGTCATCATGACAAGTTCTTTTAATTTCTTGAGTGATTCACATTTTTCATATTCCTCTAACTCAACAAAATATTCTATTAGGACATCTACGAATTTACTTCGCTGTCCAATTCCATGTGGAATATCTATCGTGTGACTTCCGTCGTTATAAACAATAAATCTATTAATGGTTTTTGTAAAATTTCTAGTAAGTATGTAATAGCTGGACCTCATCAGAGAATCTCTTTCCTCCCCTGTTATATCTCCCATCTTTCAGTGGTGTTTTTAAAAGTGGCTATAGCCACATATAGTATATATTTTAACCAGTAGAATTAAAGATATCCGGGCTAAAAAGGTTACTATATTATATTGCTTGATAACATTTCAATTATCTTTTTAAGTTCTTTACATTTTTCATAATCTTCATTATCTTTAAAAAACTTAAGAACCGTTTGCACTCCTTCTATTTTCTCTTCAATAGTTCCATCGTGCTTTAAGGCACCCATTTTACCATTAACAATAGAAGAGTACATTGCCTCCATCATATCTTCTTTAGAGGCTTCGTGTAGTCTTTTTATAAATTTTCTTGATTCCTCCGGGCTTTCTTCTTCAATACTGCTCATTTGGATTTTTTATCTTTTTAAGTAATTCTATTTCAGTTTCAGTTAAAGTTATAGGAAGAGTTCTAAGTTTCACCATAAGATTTCCGAATCCTTCTGCGTTATATATTGGCATTCCTTGTCCAACAACTCGTAGAAGTTGTGAATCATGAGAACCTTGAGGAACTTTGATTTTAATAGAATTTAGTTTGGTGTGGATTTCAAATTCTCCTCCGAGTAGAAGGTCAATCCAGTTTAGGGTTAATTCAACATAGATATCACTGCCATTAACAATAAGTTCAGGGTCTGGTAAAACATTGACAGTTAATATGATATCGCCAGGAGGCGCAGATGAATTTACAGGGTGATTTGCTCCTTTACCTGGGACTTTAAGTTTTGTTCCAGTTTGGATTCCTCGAGGTATATTGATATTAAATCCACCAGTACCGACATCAATATATTTTCTGACACCTTCATATGATTCCTCAACTGTTATATTTAATGTAACTCTAACATCATATCCTCTTGCTTGACCGCCAAAGGATTGATTAAACATGTCGGTAAAATCACCTCCAAAACCATGGAAAGCGTGTTGCCATGCAGATGTGGTGTCCTGGTTTCTTTGGAAATTTCCAAATGGATTATGTCCTCTAGATGGATTATCATACTGTTCTTTTTTGACAGGGTCAGAAAGAGTTTCGTATGCTTCAGATATTTTTTTGAATTGCGAGTCGTCTCCTCCTGTTTTGTCAGGATGGTGTTCTTTTACAAGCTTTCTATAAGATTTTTTAATCTCTTCTGGAGTAGCACCCTTTGAAACGTTAAGAGTTTCGTAATAATTCATTAGAGTCTATTTTTTGGAATTTCTAACTCTAACTGTTTGTTTCATTACTGGAATTGGTGCAGATTTAACTTGTTTAATGCTATCTGCTTTTTTCTCGGCAACTAGAGCTGCTTGACCTTTTTTATAAGTTGCAATTTCTCTTAGTTGTTTGTTTTCCATACAGATTGCAATTCTTTCTAGACTATCTGCAATCTTTTTTAAATATTCTTCGTTCATATCGATATACTTTATTAGTACATTATATATTAAAGAAAAAAGGTCCTATAGGACCTTTGCTTTCTTAAGTATCTTATTTATTTGGGCGCATTTTTCGTACTCTTCAAGCTCTTCAAAAAGCTCTAACATATCTCCTAGAATTTTAACAATAGGTTTAATATCAAGTTCTTGTTTTTCCATTAATTTAAAATCAACTCCTTTAGAAATTATTTCAGCATAATTTTCATTTGCAAGCTTGATTTTTAAATCATACATTACGTTATTCATTTCGGCTTCTTTTTTAATAGTGTCGATTTCGTCTTCTTGTTCTTCAAATAAATTGTTAAAGTCTTCGTCCATAATTATAAGGTTTTAATTTGATATGTAAATATAATACAAATTCCTGACACAGAAAAACTTTTTATCAAAAAGTTATTAACAATTTAAAATGGTACCTCATCTACCATATCCATTCCTGATATTTTAAGCATCACATTCATAGTGGCTTTAACATCTCCTTCACAATATGTTTTTATTCTTTCAATACTACCATTCCAATACTCTTCAGTTGTACTACTTGCTTCCATTATAGTTTTAGGAGATGGAATATTAAGAGTGTTACAAATTAAATCTAGTGATGCACTATTCCAACCTGCAAATTTCCAAATTTCATAAGTATCTACTAGACAGTTTTCCCAAGGTTTTTTCTTTTGTAAATGAAATTGATGAGGTATTGCTACTCCGTTTACAATGGATCTTTTTATTAGATATGGAAAATCAAAGTTTTTAATATTATGTCCAGTAAATTGAACTGAAGGACTTTGATTAAAAACAGCTTGAGCTGTACCCATAAACTCTTTAAGAATTTCTATTTCGCTACCTTTATAGAAAGAACGAATTTTTGAGGTTGTAATACCATCTTGGAATTTAATTTGTCCCATAGAAATTACAATAACTTTGCTAAATTCTGGACTAAGCGCCGACATATGAGTATACATTTCCGCATCAGTAAGTTTTGCCAAATGAGATTCAGTATTTCTATGCTGTTCTGCTTTTTTTGCCCAATGCTTTATTCCGCCTGGTCTTTTAATACAGAATTCTTCGTAATTCGGATATTCTGAAGATGTTTCAATGTCAATAAATAACATTGACTTTAGTTCGGTAGTATTATACATTCTTTGAGTCGTTTAAATCTTTAAAAATCTTATAAATTGATATTGGGTATACACATTTTTTTACACTTCTATCTGACTTTTCATTCATCCAATAATATGGGACTCCATGTAATTTAGTCAGTGAATCAATTAAAGAAACTAATTGACCATACATAAGAATCCCTGCAAATTTAAAATAGTAATTCTCACCAATCTTTGGTTTAACTACGTAAATTTTAGGTTCTTTTTTATCTTTTGCCATATACTAATTATACACAAAAAAATAAAAAAGTTTAAAGATGTGTAGTGTCAACGTGGTCATGTGACTGTCGAAGTATCATATATCGATCATATGATATACTCATTTCGATCCATCCTCCAGTAATAGATTTGGGTACTTCGTGATGGTCAATTATATAGTTTGGTGGGGTAGTAACTCTTTCTAATAAAAAGTCCATCATCAAATCTGATTCTCTATTATGAACCCATATTTTTACAAATGTATTATTCATGTTCGTTATATATTATATTTGCCGCCATCTCTTCTTGATTAAATCTTGACACTGTATTTAACGGTGCACCTGGATTTTCGTCATACGCCCAATCTTTTAATCCTAACTCTTCAAACCTGTTTTTGATTTGCTCGTTATAATAATAACCTATTGTACGTACTCGTCTTTGAATATCTGCTCTTGATAGATTATGAGTATTCTGTCCATTTGCATTATTATATAAGAATTGAATATACCCTAATTTTGGTATTTTGCAAGTTATTGCTTTTAAGAAAGTTCTTACAACCAACTCATAATCATCGGCTATTACAAGACTTCTATTATGTCCTCCTATTTCAAAATAAGTAGATCGTCTCCATGCTCTTACGTGATTTGGTACACCAACTATATGTCTAATTGTTTTAGGATTAATATTCTGTTGATTAGAAACATTTAGTGTCTTTCCAGCATACTCTTCTTTTCTATATGATCCGTATCCAAGCGCAAATCCTTCGCTATATGTTAAAGAATTCCAGTTTTCATCAACTTCAACAGTGTCATTAAAAAAGAATCCGGCTTCTGGATGTTTTTTAGCTGCTTTATAAAGGTCTTCAGTACACCATGGAACTAATAAATCGTCATGGTCTAATTCAGCTAAAATAAAACCTTTAGCCATTGAGCAACATCTCCATTTAACCTCACCAATATTTCCACCGCTTTTTTCTCTAAAATCATAAAGGCGTACTCTTGGGTCTTTTGCTGCAATAGATTCTGCTATTTTTAATGTTTTACCACCATCAGTAGAGTCATTTACTAGTACCCATTCCCAATTGTTGTATGTTTGGTCTAGCAGCGATTGATATGTATTAAATAGTTTTTCACCAGTATTATATATTGGGGTAAAATATGATATCATTGAACTATCTTCTAATCCATCTGGGTTCAACAGACTTTCCATTAAACACTGATACGCGATTTGTCCAGCATCTCTAGTGGAAACTTCTTTGTCAAGATTTAACCATTTTCGTCTAAATTGAAGTGGCATGCTTGCCATTTCTGGAAAGTTTTCCCAAGATTCTCCTCTAGTTATAATAACGTCTGGTTTAAATGAGGCTAGGGATATTGTGATGTCTTTGTCATTTTTTAAATACTTAATCTCCAAACTATCATCTTCATAGTCAAGTATTTTAAGTGATTTTAATTCAGGCTCATCATGCCCAATATACAATACTTTAGGAACTTTTGCAGTTGATTTTTTCTGTAAGTAATTGTAGTGTGATAGTACTCTTCCCGTAAATGTAAACCATTCAGGATGTTCGGCATGAACGGAACTTATAAAGATTCCATCAGCTTGATAATCAGGCAAATATGAATATTCATATTCATTATAAACATCAATACTAACAATATATTGAGCTAAATCAACTCCCTGCACTTTCATAAATTTAGGATATGCTTTTCTATATGTTAAGTTTGTAAAATCTCTTCCGGCAACATGTTGTGAAACTACATGGATTTTTTTGTCTGGATTCTTTAAAGAAGATTGCAAAACATATTCATAGAAACCTTCATGCATGATATTATCATCATCTAAAAAATAAACCCAACCATCTGATAATTTTGAAATTATGGCAGAACATTGAGGATATAACATTCCTATAGCATCTCCTTTTTCAAAATGGTATGTTGTTAGATCGTCTTTTAAATCACATAGTAATTCTGCATCAATATCTTTAAGATTTGTAGTGTCAAATACTATGTGCCAATTTATTTCGCATCCATTTGGTATATTGTTAAAGACAGATTCTTTAACAGTCTTTAAATTCTGTAGGCGCGTTGCTCGAGTTATTATACTAATTTTCATATTATTTATATAATAAAAATGAAATTAGTTTATATTTTTTTGGGATTTATCTAGATACCATGCTTGATTCGGTTAAAAAGCATGCTCTTCATAATTGGTAACATACAATCAGCGTAAGGAGGTGGTGTTGTTTTAAATTTTGCATCAAATCTAAAAAATCTATAAGAAGTACTTTCTAATTCTGTTCTTTTAATAAACTCAGAAATCTCTTTGATTGAATTTTCTAACTCTTCAACTTTCTTTAAATTAAACTCGCTCCAATTTATTTTAAAAGATGAAGGTTCTATATAAGAATAGACGTGAATTTTTTGATTTACAATATCGATATAAAAAATGTACCCTTTGGTATTGAGATGCTTTTTCTCTGGAATCTCAGTAATTGTGCACTGTGATTCTACAATTCTCCATTTATCTCTAATAGTTCGATATAAATCTTCTAGTTTTTCTATTGCAACATCGCAAATATCATACATTGAATTGATACCATTAGTTTCTTCTGGATAATCATACTTTAAAGACATAGTATCAACATCAATTCCAGTAATTATTCTGGTTTTGCTTTCAATTTCGTCTCTTCCGTATTTAATATTATATAGTCTTTCGAGTTCTGTCTCTACTTCTAAAATAGCAGAATACAAGTTATTAGCAGAAATCATTTTTTTAATTTTATCGATTCCGGCTAGTAGCTTGTAATATTTTAACTCATAGTCATGAGGTGGCTCTATTAGCCAATTTGTTTCAAAGACGTTCATACCTATATCTATCTTAAGTATAATAAATTATATAGGTATTTTTGTTTTATATTACTATAATCTAGGACTTAGTTCTTTTAGTAATGGTGCTTTGAACTCTGTTTGGAGTTTTTCTAGGATTAACGGTAGTTAGTCCCCATTGTAGAATAAACCAACTTGCCTCTTTTTCAGCGGCTGCTTTTGAAATTTTAAGCACTTCTCGTATTCTTTCAACAGAATATTTAATAAATGTCTCTTCTTTCTCTGGAGTAGTTTTATAATCCATGTACCATGACGGGTTTGTTTTAACATCTTCGTATGTTACTCCATGGTCCTTAAGCTGATGGTTAATCAATTCAACAAAAAGCTCTCTTTGTTTTTCTCGGTTTGTCATAATGAAATTAATGAAATAAATGTATTTTTATCGTTTAGTCTTACAAAATCAGAATATGATATATCCACTAGGAATGAATCTTTAAAGTATGTCGGAGATATTGTAATTGGATACGTTTCTGCATCTAATTTTCCTTTAATTATTTTATCCAAATATTCAAGCTCGCCAGAATGTACGTAAAAATAGATTTTCATTTATTTTCTAGATTTTGATTTAACTGGATTAATAATCTCGTCGATTATACCGTACTTAAGTGCCTCTTCTGCGCTTAACCATAAATCTCGGGTAGCATCAGACATAACCTGCTCTGGTTTCTTGTCACAATATGAACCTAACAAATTAAATAGTTCTTTGTTGACTTTTTGCCATTCTGCCCAGTCTATTTCGGCATCTTGGATATTCCCACTGAATCCTCCTGAGGATTGGTGTAACATAGTAGTCGAGTGTCTTAGTGAACTTCTCTTGCCTTTAGTTCCAGCTCCTAATAGTACTGAACCCATCGAAGCTGCCATTCCTGTATTTACTGTTTTGATATCAGATTTAATCCATTCCATAACGTCAATCATAGAAAGCCCTGATTTTACAGAACCTCCTGGACTATCAATATGCATTGTTATATCTCGGTCATCTGTGCTATCTAAAAACATTAATTGAGCTTGTACAATAGTTGACATATTGTCATTAACAGGCCCTGCAACCCACAATAATCGATCGATCATCAACCTTGAAAATATATCCATTTGAGTAGCTCTTAATTGTCTCTCTTCTAGAATATAAGGTGTCATTGATGATTCAATTTGATTTTTATAGTAGTGCATGTTCATTGAACTTATGCCCTTGTCTAGCATTGCGTATCTTTCGAATTCTTTTCCGTGATTCATTATAGTTTCTTTAATAGTTTTTTAATTTGAGTACATCTTTCGTATTTTTCATGGAATGTATAGAAGTCCAGGCTTTTTAATATTGATTGCTTATAAGAACTTTTAGGAAGATCTGCATACTGTATATCTCCATTTTCATGGACAAAATAACATAATAATGTTTCTCTATCTTCTTTGTTAATATTTGCTTCGATAAAATCTACAATTCTGTCGTGAAATTCGCAATCGTTTGTAATTGAATTAAACCCATCTCCATCTATGTAGAATTCAGGGATATCTGTTCCTTTCATGCACTCAATCATATCTCTTTTATATTAAGATACCCTGATAATAAATTATAATATGTTTCTTTGGTCAACACATTATCTATCGTGGTATTTATATTATTTATCATCGAAATTCCTGAAGGGGTTAAACTCATAACTCCATTTTCAATATTAAAAATAGGTTCTAATAATTCCATTAAGTATTGTTTCTCGTGAAGAGGCTCGTGAACGATCCTTTCGGCTAATTCAAAATGTCTTTCGTAAAAGTGGATGTTATCAGCGTAATGATGGTATACTCCAAGTTCTAATTCTGGGTAAGTTGACTTTAACCAAAGGTAAACATGTTGTTGGACGAATGCAAAGAATGGAGCATCAAATGTAAGTCCATAAAAAATATCATTAGATCGCATTTGAACTTTCATATCTAGCTTATTGTGTCTGATTGAAAAGTTTAGGTACATAGTACATACAAAATCTTTATTACCTTCAAACTGGTATTTTGGCTGATTTAAGAAAGCAATTGCTTGTCTAGTGTTCTTGTCTGCTTTAAGAGAATCGACTACCCATTGTAATTGTTCTCCGAAAAGAAGAGAACCGTAATTTGAATTAATTTCGTTTGTTCCAGGATTTGTTATGTTTTTCCAGAATCCAGAAAATTTATTAATGTAGTCAATATTGGTATCTTTATTAAGGTACCATGCTAATTCGCCGGCAAAATACTTCCAATTAAACTCTCTACTATTAAAATTAGCAAATGGTTCTTTTGGATTAATTGGATATCCGGCATAAAGTAATTCGGTAACTTCAAGGTCTCTTGGTTTAGAGACCTCTCCGTGTATTTTTATATCTGAAATTATGTGTTTAAATTGGTGTGAGAATGTTTTCATGTTTATAATTTTATTATATTACGTCAAAAAAGAACATGTGAAAGAATCTTGCGTTCTCAATAGCATCGCCAAAATATTTACTTGGCGCATGAATTTGTTTAGAATCGAATAGAACTAAACGGTTGTATACATTACCAACCTCATCGATTTTATCAAAATTAGTTGAATCATAAAAATTTGCTTGAGCATTCTTGCCTTTAAATGTATCTTCAAACACAGAATAGTCTTCAAAATTATCAAATCTTTTTTTACCAGTATTTTTACCAGAATAGAAAGATGTACCTGTTTCGAATGGAGCATCTTTAGTTAAGAATACCATTCCTGCATACATCTGACTGTCAACATGAAATACGGGTAGATCGCTTGCTACACAATATTGGAATACTCCATTTGCATAACTTTCATAATTCCAGTTTATAATTTCGCGGCCAATTATCTTTTCTAATTTCTCTTTAGTGCCATCTAGAATAAACCTAGTTTGACTTCTTTTACCTTTGTGATAATCAGAGGGGTTGTATTCTAGATTATTCATTGCAAAATCTCTAATAAAGTCAGGATCTGCATAAAAATTATCAACTACAATTAGACTTTTATTTTCATTATAGAATCCAGAATAATAAGCAATAAAATTATCAATGCTTCCTGGATTATAAATAAGTTCTCCAAATTTAACTTGAATCTTTGCGCCTTTAGAGATATTAAAAACTAATCCAACACTATCATCTTCTAAAGGATAATATTTAGAAACATCTGGACGACTAATAACTGTTAATGGTATTTCAATATCATCGACTATCAATGAACTAACTGGTTTAAAGGAATCACCGTCTTTTACTAGAATCCAACCAGTTGCATTATAGTTATTATCGGATACTTTGGTAATTGAATCAAAAAACCAAAAAACGTTTGGATCTTTTGTAAAAGTGTTATAAATCATATGTTTGTTTTTTGTTTATTATACAATTATTTAAAAGAAAGTTTCTCATCTCCTTTTTTATATGAAATCGTGTACGTTTTATTTCCTTTAACAATTTCTTTAGCTAAAATACCATCTGCTAATAAGTCTTCAACATACGTTTGAATTGCTCTTTTAAGAGGTCTAGCTCCATATTGAGCATCATACCCACGTTCTGCTAAAAATACTATCGCCGTTTTTGCAACTTTAATAATATATTCTTGTTCAACCATTCTTTCAATTACTTTTTGAATTTCGATTTCTGCAATTTTAGCAACATCTTCTTGTTTTAATCCATCAAACAATACTATTTCATCCAATCTATTTAAGAATTCCGGAGCAAATTTGTTTTTAAGCTCTTTTCTGATAACAGTTTCCATTTCCATTTTGTGGGTGGCCGTAGAACTTGAACTTGAGAATCCGATTCCAGCCCCAAATTCTGCAACTCTTTTTGCTCCAACATTACTTGTCATAATAATGATAGTATTCGTAAAGTCAATAGTTCTACCAAGAGTATCTGTTAAACGACCCTCATCTAAAACCTGTAACAAGATATTGAAAATATCTGGGTGGGCCTTTTCAACTTCATCAAATAATACTACTGAATATGGTTTACGTCGGACTTGTTCTGTTAACTGTCCACCATCCTCATGTCCTTCATATCCCGGAGGAGAACCAATAAGTCTACTTACGTTAAACTTTTCTTGGTATTCTGACATGTCGATTCTGATTAAAGAATCCTCGCTTCCGAAATAATATTCAGAAAGGGCTTTAACAGTTTCAGTTTTACCAACTCCAGTAGGTCCAATAAACATAAATGAACCGATAGGTTTTTTAGATGAACTTACTCCAGTTCGGCTTCTTTTAATAACTCTACATAGACCTTCAACCGCAGTATCTTGCCCGATAATCATCGCTTTTAATTCATTTTCCATATCAATAACAATTCTGCTCTCGTCATCGGTCATTCTTGTTACCGGAATTCCAGTAGATTCAGAAATTACTTCAGCAATATCTTCATAAGTTACTGCCTTCTTATTTAGTCTAAGCGTCTCCTCCCATTCTTTGGTTCTTTTTGTTATCTCTTCTCGCTTACTAATTTCAAGGTCTCTTAAATTTCCGGCTTTTTCATAATTAGTAGCATCTGCTGCTTTTAACTTTGCGGCTTTTAATTTATCAGCTTCAATTTCAAGTTCTTTAATAATTTCTGGAATTTTTACCTCTTTTAAATGTACTTTTGCTCCAGCCTCGTCCATAACATCAATTGCTTTGTCCGGTAATTCTCTTTGAGTAATATATCGGTCAGATAATACTACACAGGCTTTAATAGCGTCAGGAGTATATGATACTGAATGGAAGTCTTCGTAATTTGGTTTAATTCTGTCTAGAATTTCGATTGCATCTTCAAGGGATGGTGGGTCTATAAAGATTTCTTGGAATCTTCTGGTAAGAGCTCCATCGGTTTCAATATTTTCACGATACTCATCGATTGTCGTAGCACCAATACATTGTACTTGTCCTCTTGCCAATGCCGGTTTTAAGATATTACTAGCATCTAATGAACCACTTACACCACCAGCGCCTACAATTGTGTGAATCTCATCAATAAAGACAATAACATCTGGGTTCTCTTTAAGTTCATCAACAATGTTTTTCATTCGTTCCTCAAATTCTCCACGGTATTTTGTACCTGCAACTACGTTTGCAATATTAAGAGCAATTATACGTTTATTAAGAAGAGTCATTGCAACTTTCTTTTCAACAATACGTTGCGCAATTGCTTCAACTAGTGCAGTTTTACCAACCCCAGGATCCCCTAAAATAATTGGATTGTTTTTCTTTCTACGAGAAAGGATTTGACATATTCTATGGACCTCTTTTTCTCTTCCGATGATAGGGTCAAGTTTCCCATCTGCCGCTAGTTTAGTTAAGTCCTCTCCGAATTGGTCAATGAATGGAGTATTTGTTTTCTTACTGGTCATATTGTGTATATTAATTTATTATGGTAGTATTATAATATGTGCGGATCCCTGTTATGAATGGGTACCTTTTAAATTGTTAACCGAACGTTGAACACATTCAGGACATAGAGATGCAGTGGCTTCGGCTCCTACAACAGTCCAGTTCTCGCATGGTCCATCTTCAGGCCCATATTCTGCCCATTTACTCTTTTCCGGTTCTGAATTCTGACAAATCATCGATACGACCTTACGGCCTTTAACTTCAGTTTCTTTAGTTTTCCACATAGTATATTTATTTTAGATTTATATTGAGTTATTCCAATTTGTTTCAGGGTAAACTTAAAGAACCTTTGAGTTAAGTGAAAAATTTTTATTCTGTAATTCAGACCGGGTGCACCCTCCTATTGCGTGGGAAAATTTGGGTTTCAATCATCAAAAAAATGAAATAATCTACCAGAACGATTGAACCGTTGAGGCCGTTTGAAATACATAAAGTCACATTGAGGGACTATTGGGCGGCCCTCCCCTAGCCCTATTAATACCTATTGGCACATCGGTCGTCACAGTATACTGAGCACTCTATTGGAGGTATCAGAATGGGTGTGTCCTTCCTGTAGATACTCTATATAATAACGGATGTACACTATAGGGGTTTTTAAATATCGTATACTATTAGATAGAATAGTTCTCTTTTTAATTAGAATCCCTACAGCACGCCCCCACCCCGCCCCTTTGGGACTCTATGGGATAGAGGTCAATTTTATTTTTTTCTATAGGATTTTTTTGAGAGCTTAGAGACTTGGAGTACCTCAGAGAGGTGAGAGAGCGGTGAGTCACCCTACCTTTCACCTTTGAGACTTGGATACTTCTTATATCCTCATAGGACCTATTAGTTTCAACGGGTTACTCTTTATTTCACAGTACACTTCGTGCCTGACACAGTACCCTCAGGTCAATCTGAGCCAACCATCGGTAATTGGTAACGGTCTTATTGGTTAATTATAGGTTCTTTATGTTTCTAGTAACGGTGATATCCATTCTATCGGTCTCAATTGGTCTTTGGTCACCTTCCGGACCTGGGTAATTTTTTGGGTAGGGCAACATTGAAGTACTCTGAGGGTGGGATGGACCATTGGCTACCATCGGAGGACCATCAGAGGACCATTGACGCTGGGAGGGTCTCTCAACATTGAGGTATTGATATTCCCGGACGGGGATAATTCGTCCACTTCTATGAAACACATTTATCAAAGGTCTATATTAGTTAGGAAGTCTAGAGCTTTGATCCTACAGTCCTTTGAGAACCTCTAGACCTGGCTTTTATAAGGATCCACCCTGGGTGCTGACCGCTCCGTAGACCTGCCCAACCGGTATTGAGGGTCAATGCACACGTGCCCTAGAGTCCAGTGGTGACTGGAAGAGTCCTGCTCTACCCTAGTTACCCTGTGTCTGTAGTGAACTATTAGTATTATTGTCATTCTTGTGCAGAGCACACCTGCATTGTGCAGGCATTGACCTGCATTGCCTATTGCAACAGTTGATCAGTGCACTACAGGTAGATAGGTCTATTGCCCTTACAACAATATTGAGCCTATTGAGCATATTGAACCTTTGAGGACATTGAGTAATCATTGAATTGCATTGATTATTGCTACAGGGCATTGAGCCGGGCATTGCTACAGGACATTGATCCTGGACATTGCGCCGGGCATTGATCTGGGGACATTGATCCTCCTATTTGAATCTGGGAGTATTGATCCTGGGAGAGTTGAAACGGAGATTAGGCGCGGAGATACTCTTCTGTTTATAAGCTGGGCCTAGGTCCCTTTCTGGTGCCTTATAAGGGGACATTGTATTTGTCTTGTCAAAACTTGTTATAGGGAATGGGGCTGGTTCCGATACCTTATTATTAGATGGGTCATATTGTTTTTGGCTAGTACGTTTTATAGGTGCACTATCTGGTTGTTTATTAACATTTGCGTTAGGGTCTCCATTATCGTGCCCGAAGTCACTATCTATAGAACCTCTATCTCCACCTGTATTGTTTGCTATCATATTACCCATTTGTGCATCTATAAGAGATTCTTTAAACCCCTTAGAACGAGGTTGAGGTGTTTGAGCTATATCGGTTTCCTTAGTTGGTGTTTGGGCCTGATCGCTTGACGATAGTGTTTGTTTATCGTATTGGACATTTTGATTGGCTGGATTATTTTGCTTTCGGGCAGTATCTGAGGTTGCCTTATTACCCTGTTGGGTTTGAGCATTAACATCACTTCCAGCCTTATTTATACCCGTTGCATCTATAGGAGATATTGAACTGTCTCCTGGGGATGGATTTAAACTACTAGGAACTGATGAGGTATCTGTCTTATTAGAGGTTTGAGTCTTAGCAGCATTTACCCTATCGCTTATACTAATTTGAGTTAGACCTATCTTCATATAGTTTTTCTAGTTCCATTTGGAGCTTTCTGATTTTTAGGAAGTTATTTGGATCCGTCATTTTAGTTTCCAATATCTCCTTGTTAAGTTGAGCAATACGTAATCTGTTTTCCATGATGATATGTGTTTAGGTTATACTCTATATATTATGCTTCCATTGGAACTTGGTAAGGAACGTATGCTCTATCAGCCCAAGTTTTAGCTCCTACTGCGCTATATTGTGCTTGGTTATAAAGGTTTGTATTTCTATATAGTTGATTAATCGTACCTACTGTTAGGTTACCCATTATTAACTCATCCATTAAGACTATTTTGTTCCCTTTACGGGCGAATAATGTTAGGTAATAATCTCCACCATCTGGGCAGAATTCAACTGTTTGTAAGGCACTTTTATTATAACCTGTGATGATTGATTCTGGGTAGGTCATGAAATATTCGTTTTCATAGTCTTTAGCATCTACTATGGTCATCCAACCCGCTTTACATTTTGTTATGAAACGGAATTTACCTTTTGTGTTTGGAAAGGCTCCTAATACGTTTACTGTTCGTACGTCTGTTGTGTTTACTAAATTTGTCATAATGGTGTGTTTTAATTAGATATGTAAATATAATCATTATTTGTGATTCCGGAAACTGTTTGCGCAAGTATTTTCAGAAAGTTATTAACAATTGTTGTTCATAAGTTTTTTGAGAAACTGTTTCGGGATTCATATAAATTGATTATATTTACATATGAAAAATAGCAAAATGACATAACGGGTTCGTATAGCACAAAGAATCGAGAGATTCGACACGGGCGGTCCTTTAAACCAGGGGAGGAAGAGTAGACTCCAGCTCGTCTTCTATTTAGAGGTCTGAAACGCCACTAGAAACTTTAACAAAAAATTAACATAAAATAGTTTCGGTTCTTGAAACTATTGATTATATTTACATATCTAATTAAAACAAAGAACTATGAAAATCACCATCAACATCCTTCCAGCCTTAGGTTCCCTAATCGCGTTCGGGCTTACGTATTCCTTATTAACTGGAACTCTTCAAAAATTCATACCATTCCATGGTACCCTTAATGAAATGACAACTACAATATGTCTATTTTGGATAGGTACTCTTTTATTGTTCTGCTCATTCGAAAAATTTAACAAATAATACTGAAACAAAACCAATTTTTAATATATAAATCTAAAATCTTATAACTATGGCAATTGCAACTCTTTCTAACACCTTAATTGAACAACGTAAAGTAGCTACATTGGAGGCTCAAAACCTTCGTAAAGTAGTACCATTCCGCGATATCAATTTAATAGATGGTGAATCTATCGAATATAATGGTCAAAAAATTAACCTTACACCTACTGCATTCAAAAATCTTTTAGGTCTATTAGGTATGAGTAACCAATTTGCTCAGAAATTCGAATCTCTCTTTACTAAAGAGGCTAAATCTCAGTTTATCAACACTATGAAAAATGCAATGGCATCTAATAGTGGTAAACTTTCTGAAGTAACCCTTGTACTTAACCCTATTAGTAAATCGGTAGTGGCTATCACCAAGAAAGATCAATTTGGTATATCTAACCAACAATTCATGGGAGTTGCTGAGAATATCATAGATAACCACGGTATGAACGTAACAAACTGGTCAGTAGACCCAGGAACTGGTATTGTAACTATTAATGCATTTAATCCTAAAGCGAATTTCGCAGTTCAAGGTTTATCTGATGAGGTATTTACTGGAGGTGTTACTTTCAAAAATTCACCTAAAGATGGTTTCCAAGTTCTTCCTTATGTTAATCGTCAGTTTTGTACTAATGGTTTAACTACTGCGTTTGCTGAGGAGTCTTATACTCTTCAATCTTTGGACCAAGGTTCTATGGAAAAGTTCTTTGAAAATATGAACGAATTACGTAAGAATAACTTTGCTCCTACTGGTTTTGCTGACCGTGTAAGAATGGCTCATAACACTCCTGCTTCCCTAAGCGAATTACAGTTTGCACATAACCTTATTGAACCATATGCTGGAGAACGTTCTAACACTTGGATTCCTTATGCTGAAAACATGAATGCATTCTATAATGCTGGTTTTGATAACATATCTGGTCAACAGATGAAACATGCTAAATCAAATACTTCTGTATGGGATGTTATCAATGGTGTTACTCACTTTGCAACCCATGGTGCTGGTATTATCGATACAGACATGCAAGACTATAATGCATCTGAATTAATGGTAAAATCTGGTAACCTATTCGGTAAAAAAGCTTTTGACCACGAAAATACTATGCCAGACCTTTTTAGAGGTAGAGACTTAGTACGTAGTGGTTCATTATTAAACTAATATTTGGTAGTCTGCATATCGGAATTAAAGGGACCATTCTCACATAGGTCCCTTTTTTATGTGAAATTGTTAATAACTTTTTGAAAATAATTTGAAAAACTGTTTCCAGTGTCGTGGATATTGATTATATTTACATATCTAATTTTAACAAAGAAACACCATGATGACTCAAGCACAAATCACCGAACAAAACGAAATCGAATCTAAATTGGCTCATAACTACGAGTTGACTCACAGAGAGAATATGATTTTACTATATTCTGATTTTCATAAGGATGCCTACGGTTTCCGTCCTCGTACTATTAATGTATATGCCTTAACCACTGAGGAACTGGAGGCTGATTTTGACCGTTTCGAAGCGACATGTAAGATTAATAGACACGAAGAGGAAATGGCCGAAATGGAGGCTGATATCGCGTTCCGTGCCCTTATAACTAATACAATCGCTATAGGTGCAAACGATGAGGTTACTGCATTACGTTGGATCGCTGAAGGTGCTGTAGAAGATTATGGTTATGACTATGAGCATTTCCTTTGGAACCAAGGTATAGCATACTCTGCCTACGGTAAGGAGTTGGCTAAGAGATTTGCTCCTATCTGGGGTAAAGCTCTTCAAACCCAGAAAGTTGCATAAACTTTAACAAACTTTTAACATTTAAAAGTTTCCGGTTTCCACAATATTGATTATATTTACATATCTAATTAAAACACCACATTATGAACAGACAATCTTACTTAATCCGCACACAACCTAACGAATTCATCGTTTTAGTAAACACGAAAAACCCAATTGACACAATCTTAATCGAGCCTGGTCATTCAAAATACACTTGGTTACAGAACCAAGACGCTAACCGTATTATCAACATCACCGAAACTGGTAGATGGACAAGTAACAAAGACTATAATAACGATTACGGAACTACAACATCCGTACAATCTGAAAACAAATGCGCTCCAGTTGAGGTAACATTAACCAAATTGGACGACTTAAATATCGATGATTCCCTATTTACCAGTCTTCCAACTGGAACTATCTTTGACCAATTTTGTTCAACTGAAGGTGGATTCCTACCTGGAACTAATATAATGGCTGCTGGAGCTCCTGGTGTCGGTAAGACTACAGTGTTATTAGAACTTCTATCTAAATTATCTGCCCAAGGTAAGCGAGTCTTATTTATATCTGCCGAAATGAACCAGATAGATATGGCCCGTTACCTTAAAAGATTCCCACATTGGGGACAATTACCTATTCTTTTCCTATCTGACTATACCGAGTCTTGTCCAAAAGGAGTTATTGAAGGCGTACTTAACCAAGGATGGGACGTTGTACTGACCGATTCATATACCGAAGTAAATGACACCATCAAGGAGGAATGTAACATGACAAGAGGTAAAACCGAAAAATGGTTCCTAGACCTAATGACTCAGCATAATAAAGGTGGTAACAGTACGAAAACCTATACAACCTTCGTAACTATCCTGCAATTATCTAAAGGTGGTAATTTCGTTGGTTCTAATAAACTGAAACACATGACAACTGCG